AACACAAAGCTCAAGTTATTGGTGGTCGTAAATTTACAGCCAGATATAATTCTGGAGGAGAAGATAGACTTATCAATGCTCTTTGTCAATATCTGATTGCTTCTGGAGAATATCCGTGGGTATTGGAATATATAGATAAAAATTCTAATTATTATATTCATAATGGATTCTTCAGAGCTCTCTTATTTGCAGAACTGAATGAACATATTGGTCGTCCATCCCATCAACGTATTATCGGTTCTAAGCTTTTAGGCTAGAAATAAACAGACGGTTTGTTCCGTCTGTTTATTTTTTTGTGTATTTAGCCAGCGAACTTTATAGTAACGGTAAATCTAATCAAATTTATTTACTTGGAAGGAGTACTGCCAATGGAACCGACATCAACAAAACTTGTTGATACTCTTAGAGATTGGAAATCTCTGGGAAAAGACAAAAGGGAATGTTTCAAAAAACTCATAGAAATTTTCAATACAGAGTATTTTGCTATAGATAAAGATTATAGATCTTATCCATTGTGTTTGTTAAGAGAAATCATTGAAAGTAGAATCAATGATAAGGTCTCTGTTTCTGATATTATGAGCGTTATATCGGATATTATAACCGATAATAAACTTATCGATGATCTTAGGAATACAGCTTCTTTATATGCGGATAATAAGAGAGTATCCACCAATGATGAAATTATTCAGAAACGATTTAAGCATATGCGTATTCGTTCTATGGATGACGATACATGTAGAATAGCTAGGTCTAACTTTAATTTCATTCTTATGTATGAAGTATGCCAAAAACTGGATACCTATACTATTACTCTTCCTGAGAAAATCAATTTGATGATAGAAGAATTGGTTTATTTATTTAATCGGTTTGATAGTAAATTTATAGATAATATTACAAATAAGAAACGTATCATTCTGACGGTCTTCTCTTATATCTTTGCCGTATATTCTGGAGAAAGTATACCGAAAGATATTATTCATAAAGTGATTATTGCAGCCATTGGTAAATTAGAAGCATCTGCCTATTTGAATATTCGTATCTTAGGAAAAAGTGAATTATACAAATATGCTAAATCGTTATGCGAACAGGATGCTACTCTTAATATTGGTGCAAATAAATATGTCAATATTATTGCAGATTATCAGAAATCTGGTAAGATCAACACTCATTTCAAAGATATGATGAGAGCATTAGGATCTCATGTAAAGATGACATGCGATATCGTGGATGCTTTGAATCTAGTTTATCTGTATTATATCTTTACAGATAAGTATAAAAATTTTGAAGATAAGACATCTTGTAAAGATGCTATCAAAGAATTTTCCAAAGGCGTATTGTATTCCAACAGATTCGATGATATATTGGCTATCTCTAAATCATATATTGATTATTTGATGGAATTCCAGTATTCTCTGAAGAATGATGTACAGTCTGATGATAATGAAATATCTGAAAGAGCTTTAGATGCTATTAAAGATATCACTAAAGTCGTTGAAGATATCAGAGAAGACATTGATGAATATCATATCAAGACACATGCTACTCCTATGACAGATGATAAAGAAGATGATGGATTAGGATTTCATGGATTATCTGAATATGAAAAAGATGTATTGAAGAAGTTTACAGAATCTGTAGCTGTATTCGATGCTATGACGATCGATCAGGAAGCTTTCTCTCAGACATTTGGGAATCCTGAAATCTTAGCGGAATGCCCCAATAGTATTATTGATACAATTACAAAGTTTGTTATCGATTATCCGAACGTCATCAATGAAGCGGAATTTGTCAATGCTCTTGATGGAGCATATAAATATATCTCCACCAATTTATTTAAAGATGATCATATCAATCCAGATTATATAACTAAGTTATCTACTATCAAAGCAGCACAGACTGCTATTTCTGATAAGAACCAAGAAGAAATGAAATCTATGTTGGTAGGTGGCTCCTCTAATATTACTCCTTATAAAGATATTAATATTACAGATATGCATACCGTAGAAGATTTCAATATCAATGACATCAACGATATTAAGAAATACTTAGACGAAAATCAATTGTCTATGGCCAGAGCAATTCGAGAAGCAGAATGTATTAATACAACTGCTCAGGATATCGTTCAGGAAATGAAAATTAGTTCTTATGTAACGTTAGCATTAGATAGAGCTAAGAAAGTCTTTGACACATTGAATGATAAACAGAAAGCTGCTTTTACTACAATGGATCGTATTGCTCATTCTATAGAAACATGGGATGATAAAGATGAACGCGATGATGCTCGTATGAGAATTGTCAATGGAAAGATGCTTCCTGCTTTATCCAAATGCTTTAAGACCGTATTGGCAGTAGGAGCATTGTCTTATTTTGTTTCTATCTATTTAGGTATTGTAGCTTTAGTCATGAAGTTTGTTAAAGCTAAGAATGCTGAAAAGAAAGAACGCCAGGCTATCGTTGATGAATTGGAAGTAGAGTTGGAAATGATTGATAAAAGAATTAATCATGCTTCTGATAATGGTCGTACCAAAGAAGAACGCAATCTGAGATTGTTAAAGAAGAAGTTAGCAACTCGGTATACACAGATTGCTTTGAAGAATATTGATAAATGGGATGGTTCTGTTGTTATGAAGACTGACGCAGAAGGCACCGTTTCCAAATATGCATTAAAAGACGAATAATGGAGGATCTTATGAACTATAATGAAGATACGTTAACCTCCAAAGAACGTAAGACAATAGATGATTCTCAGTTTGGATTACCAGAAGAAAGAAAATATCCATTAACCGATGCAGCTCATGTAAAATCTGCTATGGCGTATTTCAGATATTGTGATGCAGATAAGAAACATGCATTGGCTAAGAGAATCTTAAAAGCTGCTAAAAAATATGATGTAAAAGTATCAGAAGATTCTGCCGTATATAAAGCAGCCAATGAAGATGCTGACTTTATGTATACAATGAATGAAGAGTATTATGATAATTCCAGAGTTATCTTAGAAGCAGATGATGATGACTTCACCAATATGCTGGAAGATGACGACGATGATAAGAAAAAGAAAAAAGAAGATACGGATAATGAAGAGCCCGAAAACTTCTCTGATATCACAGACGCAGAAGACGATAACGATACTTCTTTTACAGACCAAGCAGATAAAGATGCAGAATCAGATGCTATAGAAAACGGAGATAAGAATTTTACAGACTTATCTGATACAGAAGATGATAAGCCAGCAGAAGACCCTGTTGAAAATCAACCAGCTGCAACAGATGAGCCACAAACTACAGAGCCGGCAGATAATACTGGGCCAACTTCAGAAGAACAGCCTGCTCCAGATCCAGATGCCAGTGGAGATGATCCTGGAGAATTTTCTGATATGGGAGATGCTGATCAAGATCCAACAGACAATCCTGCTGGTGCTGGGGATACTCCAGAAGATGGAACAGATGATTCTGGCGATTTCTCTGATATGACAGATGATGGAGAATCTGCTGAGGGAGATCAAACTGCAGATGCTACAACAGACACCACTCAACCAGCTGCATCGGGTGGAGATCCTGAATTGCAAGAATTACAACAGAGCGCGTTCTCCAATTTAACCGAAGAACAGTTACGTATTCGTGCTAATAATATCAAACAGTCTTTCATAGATTTACATAATGATATTGTTGATCTGGGTGATAGACTGGTTGTTGTTAATAAGAATACAGATAATATTGCTTCGGTTAATTTTGTTACCAATTCTCTGAATGAATTAAAAGAAATGATTGTTGATGCTGTATCTGATTCTTTCGATACCAGAACGTTAGTAGAAAACCAGGTATTATTACAGAGATTTATTGCTCATTATGGTATGCTGGTTCATATTATTGAAAAACTTCCTTCTAAAGTTAAATCAAAAGACTGATATTTGCCATAAATACACATACTCCATATGGAGTATGTGTACATTTTTGACGTTTCCTAATCTAATAATCAGAACAGTAATGTAAGGTCGTAAAAGTAACCAATAATCTGATGATTTAATAAAGGCCTTCTAATTATTTATTAAGAAATGAATCTGATATATGGATATCAGATGTGGTACACTTGTTTCGGGGATGAAACCAGCTTGCTGGTGAAACAATGGGTATTATATCTATACTATATAGAAGAGGAAAGATCTTAGTAATATATTGGAACATACCTGTGTATACTTCTACAATCAAACAATAATAGGAAGTATACAGGTCTATATTAAAAGCAGAGGAATGGAATCACAAATTCTCTTTTCGATCTTAAGAGGGTTAAAAGATTCGTTCTGATTCTTTTAACGAAAGTCTAAAGAAATATCAGATTGTTTAATAAAAAGATAATAAGAAATGTGTGTGAAACTAACGAATAAAACTTTATAAAAACCTGGTTAGAGATCTCAATCAGGTTTAGATTAAAGGAGGAAAGTTAATAATGGCTATTCTTAGCTCAATTGATAACAAGAAACTCGATCTCCGCGGATATGCATCCGATCCGATGCATGCTGTTGCAGAACAGTTCCTTGACGTTGCAAGAGGTGTTCATCAGGAAGCTGGCTATGATATCTTCAGAAATCCTGGCGAATTCTTCACAAGCGATCTTGCTAAAAACGAAATGAAGAAGTCCTTCGTAGAAGACTCCTTCGATCAGAATGATCCGAGATTCCAGAGCGCTGATGCTGTAGCTGAACATGTTGACAACATGGAAGCATTGTTCGAAAACGACGTAGCACAGATCCAGCAGGAATCCACTACACTCGGTGCTTATAACCCTGTAATCGGTATGGCTCTCCCGATGCATAAAAACATCCTGATGAACGCTGTATTTGATCAGGTTATGCCGAAAGACGTTGCACGTTCTCCGAAGTTCACACTGACCATGGAAACTCGTACCATGGTAGATGTTGATGGTAACGAATTCGACATCTTTGCAGAACAGAACAAGATTAAACCGGCAGTCGATGCTTCTATTCCGTCTGTTGATTTCTTTGTTGCTGCTACTGCTGCAGGTGCACTGGCTGGCGATGTAGCTCCGAAAGAAATTATCGGTTCTGCTGCTTCCCTCGGTGGTAACGGTGCTCGTGGTGACGCTCTGAACGGAAACCTCGTTCATGACGCATTCACTGCTGATCAGGTTCCGGATCGTATCCTCAGAAACACAACTCTCTCCATGAAGACCATGGTTAAGAGAATCATTGTTACAGGTTATGCTGCTGAAGGCGACCTGATTTATGATGATGCAAATCGTAAATTCAAAGTAGCTGAAACTGCTGATGTTGGTGCTGGTAAGAAACTGGTATTCGACGTTGACGGTATGTTCAACCCTGGCTATGGTGCTATGGATCGCGTTCTCAACAAGAGAATTGCTCTCTCTGTACCGGCTACTGCTACTACTTCTGTAAAAGTTACCATTAACCTGATGGGTAACGCTTCTCAGGGCAACAAGATTATGCTCATGAGTGCTCCGGCTATCAATGCTGATACTGGTGCGGTTATTGTTACAGGTAATGCTGGCTTTGTAGAAGGCGTTATTATTCATGCAGTTGTTGACGTATCTACAGCTCAGTTCCCGACCGTTAAATTCAAATGGTCTGCAATGACTAACTTCTACGAAATTCCGGAAGCTCCGCACATCACCTGCACAGTATCTCCGGAAGAAGTTAAAGATATCCAGGCTCTCTACGACGTAAACCAGGTAACAAAGCTTATGTCCATGATGAGACTTGGCCTGCTCCACTGGAAGGATGACTCCATTCTCCAGAACCTGAACGATAGCTTCCTCACAATGCCTGATGTAGCTAAAGTTTCTGGTGCTTTCGACTTCGCTCCGCCTCTCAACTACAACAACAACCCGGTTGAATGGCGTAAAGTTATGTTCATGGATAACCTTGATCAGTACGTAACCCGTATGCTCCAGGTTCTCAATGATGAAAATATGACAGTTGCAGTATTCGGACGTCCGGACCTCATCCGTCGTATTTCGCCGCAGTCCTACACTTATCAGACACCGTCCAACATCGGACCGGTTGAACTTGATTTCAAACGGACTGTTGTAACAAGCGAACATCGTGTTTACAACTTCATCTCCTCTCAGAAGATGAGAAATAACAATAACCTGATTGTACTGCTCATTCCTAGAAATAGCATGCGTATTACCTACAAGGTTATTGATTATCAGATGTATATTTCCAGCGAAATTCGTGATACGGTACAGTACGAGACCCCGGCTATGACCTGCTTCGAACGTTGGTTGTTCCTGCAGTATCAGCCTGTACAGGGCCGTATTCGTATCCTGAATCCGTCTGGCCTCAGGGAGAACGTAGCTATGGCAAGCGACAATGATTACATCGGAATCAACGCTATGAACGACAACACAGCTAATACTGAACAGTACAGCTCTGAAGTTAACGGCGTAATTGATGCCGCAGATGGCAGCCCGACTAAGGGTCATATCAAGATTCCGGCTAAACTGAACAACATTCCCTAATAGCTGAATCATATTACAGATTTAATTGGCTAGGGGTAGTCTATATGGCTACCCCTGGCTTTTTATATTTCTGATGAAAGGAGGACAACTTAATCTTGAATAAAGATCAAATCTTTGGATATATTGGTGATCTGAATGGCGATATCATTAATCTGAAAATGAGACCGGGAGATACAACCGTATTAAACGCTATCAAAGAGACGTTGAATAAATTGTTTCCCGATGCTGTATGTAGTGATGTAACGTATACATTGAATACGGACAAACAGTTTTTCGGAATTATTGTTATGCCAGTGCTGTCTGCACAGCAGGTCACTGAGATTATGACTTCTGATGATGAATATAGAATTAAATCTTATAAAGTTGAACTGGATTCCAAATTGTATTCTCCCATTCATGAATTGGATACGGATGAGATTGTATCTTTGCTGATTCATGAAGTAGGTGTATTGGTTACCAATGAAACACCTATTCGTAATGCAAGATACTTGATCAATTCTTATCTGACATATTCTAATACCACAATAAGATTGTCTGATTATATCAGTTATATAGAATTATTGGGATTTGGTATTAAAGAAGCTGCCAGACGTTCAGTATCTATTTTCCATAATGAGTATATGATTCCATTCCAGCTTGATGAAGCATATGATTTAACTAGTTTCTTAAAATCAGCTATTACGAAACTGGAAGGACAGTCGAATACCTATGGTACAATGGTAGACTCTAAGTCTATTATTATTAAATGGGTACTTAGATTGTATAAGAATATTTTGAAGTATCGTATTCAGGCTATTCATACCCTCCAGAAAGGGATTGATATCAGTGGTTCTCGATACGAACAGTTAGAGATGGATAAGATTATCCGTAGATTGAAACGAATCGATGACCATTCACTGATTACTGAAGCATCCGCATCGATTATGCGGTTCTTTGATAAGAACAAGAAAGCCAGCAGTAATGCATTAGAGCGTTTTAAAGCTAATGGCGTTAAGGCTTACTTTGATGATTATTATACCATTCAGTTTGAAGTGAACAATATGGATGATGATCGTGCTTTGGCTATTATGCTTTTGCATAAGATCAATTCTAGAATGTCTGTGATTGATGATTATATCACCACGGAAGATGGATTGAGTGTACAGACTGTAAAGCAATTACAAGATCTCTACCAAAAGTACGATAAACTGAGATATACTATTTCTTCTCAGAAGTTAAAATCTCCAAGAACTCTTCTTATTAATTATGGAGATGATTAAACATGGATAAGTACACTTCTATCTTAAGAAGTTTATCCAGGTATACTGATACTCTTGGAGCTACGATTCTTACATTTAAGAATCCAATTAAAATGGTGGTGGCCATCTATATTGTGATGGCAATTCTCCCGTTTATTGCTGCGTTTACATTTTTAATGATTCAAGCGATAGTACATAACCATCCTGATATAGACAAGTTTATTAAACTTGGTGCTACAATCATTGGAGAGCCTGCCATTTCATTTGTTACATTCATCTTAGGTCTCTGTATTAATGGAGAAAAGATGTTGAACAAAAAGATTTCAGAGAATGATAGTATTATGAAGTCTTACATGAAACGGAATAATATTATTATTCAAGCAAAACCCTATAGTGATCAGGATGATATAGGTAAGAAATGATTTAAATTATTTTGGTTATATAATATATTAATGATATGATGGTGATAGATAGCTCCCAATACCTATTACAGGTATTGGGGCTTCTATTGTTGATTATGATATGTACTCTAACAGTTAAAGTAAGAGGAGGAAACCAAAATGCCTTTAAATCAAGCTAAATCATTCAATAGCTTAGAAACCAAAAAATACTCATCTTATCAAAAACAATCACAAGAATATCGACCCACATTAGGTGGGTTAAAATTTTATAATACAGATCCTGATGCAATTACGCAATCCGCATTAATGACGGCTATGTGGAATGGAATGTTAAAGTTCTATATTGTTCCCAGAACAAATATTTCTGTTGGGAAATATGATTGGGATATTAAGAGCAGCACAGCGATCTATTTCAATCCTCATAAGGCAAAGATGTTCTCTGATATTCTAAAAAGATATAAGGAGAATCCAGAATCTAATGATGGGCTTGGTGTTATTTGTGGGAAATCATTGATTACAATAAATAATGGCAAATCGTTCAATAAAGAAAAATATCATTCTGCATTACGAATCATTCGATTCAATAAAGAAAATTCTGTAGAAGCAGAAGCTGCTTATCAGTTGAATACGGATTATTATCCTATGATTTCTCAGGTAGGAATTACAGACGGAGTTATAAATTATCAGCAGAATACACATGCTTTCCAGGATATTGAATTAGATATGATTATTGATCAATTGGATCAGTTTGTATTATCTATGACCAATGCGATGGCATACTCTTACATGGATGCGACAAATAAAGAATCTCAAAGAATTAGAAATGGGATCGATAATATCATTACTCGTGTAGGAGCAGAACCAGCCTGGAAGAAGATTAATAAGAAAGCAAATCCTGCTACAACACAAGATCAATATATGCAGAACTTATTTGATGAAGAAGATAATCCTACGGATAATGAACCGTCAGAAGATATTAAAAATGCATTCAATGATTTTTAATAGAAGATAAAGAAGAGATTCGCGTCTCTTCTTTTTTTTTTGAGGTATATATGGAAAATACAGCACAATTCAAACCAATAGATACTGGAATAGGCATAAATAATACATCCGGTCTTATGGAGTTTGAAGTATTGATGGATTTAGATTTAGCTATTGTTGGGTTTGTCTTGACTCATTTAAAGGAAGATCAATTAATTAGGCCAGAGATTGCAGCAGCAGAAACCATATCTGGTTTAAAAAACTTGCTATTATTCAGATCAGAAAGAAACCCATTGTCTATTATTATCAAAGATCAATATAAAAACTCTTATGATGAAATCTATCAAGATTTGATGAACAGTTATGGACAAGAAATTTATGATATGGTACGACCTACAGATATTGCTGTTTTTGTTCAATCTGCATATGATAGTCATGGATTGGTCAATATTACAATCAACTGTAAGAATGAGAAAGAAGTTAGCAAGATCAATAAATTAAGTCATAATAAGTATCGTACCAGATTGAATGAAACAGATATGAGTATGTATGATGGCTTATATATTAAATATCTACAGGATATTCCTACATATCAGCATGTAGATAAAAAACATATTTATAGTCTGAATACAATGTATAATATGAAAAAGACAGATACGGCATATGAAGTTTGTCCTGAAGTATTATTGTATGCAGAAACAAATATTATTAAGCTGATTGATCCATATGTGGATTTATCAGTACCAAAAGTGGAGGATTTATTATGGGCACAATTAGAGCAAAGGCAATAAACAATGTGGTTTCCAAGAGCATTTTGAGAGAAGTGCAAGATGAGACATTAGCAACAATTGCTAATGTATTACAGAACTCTTATGGACCGGATGGCTCTACCACAGAAATGAGATCTGTAGTAGATAAGAAAGATAGTGGACGTACAGATTATACCAAAGATGGGCATAAGATCTTAGGGGCCGTTAAGTTTAATAAACCCATCGAAATGTCTATTGTGGATGATCTGAGAAATGTAACCAGAAATACGGTAAAGACGGTAGGAGATGGTACTACCTCTTCTGTTATTCTGTCTTATAAACTGTTCCATAAATTGAATAATTATTGTAAAGAATACAATGTTTCTGAAAAAGAAATTCTGAAGAAAGTAGAAAACGTTGCGGAAAGAATCTATGAAATCATAGAAAAAGATGGACGTAAAGTTACCTTAGAAGACATCTATAATATTGCTTATACATCTACAGATGGTGATGAAGAGATTGCCCAGAATATTAAGAAGATCTATGAAGACTATGGTAACTCTGTCTATATCGATGTAGGCATTTCCAATACCACAGATAATATTCTGAAATCTTATGATGGATTTACTTTTGATGTAGGATACTTCAATGCAAACTTTATTAACAATGCAAAAGACTCTACTTGTGTAATTAGAGATCCTAAGATTTATATCTTTGAAGATCCTATTGATACGCCAGAAATGATGGCTCTGCTGGGAACAATTGTTACAGAAAATATCATTATGCCATTGGCTACACGCAATGAAGCAATGAGAGATGGTAAGAAAGACGCTCTTAGTATGCCTGGAGAAGTTCCTACTGTTATATTAGCTCCTAAGTATAGTGAAGATGTACGTTCCGAATTAGACCAGGTATTGCAGACTATTGGAAACTATCCGCCGGAACAGAGACCTAAACTGCTTATGGTTACTAATATTACTCGGTTAGATTATCTGTATGATTTGGCTAAATTGTCTGGAGCTAAGACAATTAAGAAATATATCGACCCCAATATTCAAAAGATTGATATTGAAAAGGGTATTGCTGCTACTCCGAAGAATGTACACTCTTTTGCTGGTAGTGCCGAACAGGTTATCTCCGATGCTAAGATGACAAAGATTATCAATCCAGCTATGATGTATAACAAAGATGGATCTAAGTCTTCTATGTATGAAAACTTGGTTAAATCATTAAAGTCTGAATTACAGAAATATGAAGAAACTAAAAAAGACGTTACCGAAATCTATAAACTGAAGAGACGTATTCAGACATTAGAATGTAATATGGTTGACTACTTGATTGGTGGTATTTCTTATACAGATAGAGATGCTAAGAAAGACTTGGTAGAAGATGCTGTATTGAATTGTAGATCTGCTGCAGAATATGGTGTAGGCTATGGAGCAAACTTCGAAGCGTTGAAAGCATGCTGCCAGTTAATGGTGGAAATTATGGGTAAAGAGCACGCTATTGACTATAGTCAGTACCCCTATGCGGAAGACCTTACAAAAGACGCTATTCGCTTAATACTGGATGCCTATAAGTCCCTGTTCCAATTGATTTACAACAAGGATAATACAGTATCTGAATCAAGACTCAATGAAATCGTTAATGATTCTTTGAAATATAACTGCCCATTGAATTTAAGAACAGGAGAATATGATAGAAAAGTATTATCTTCTATTCAATCCGATATTGTTATTCTGGATGCTATTGTTACTATTATTGGACTGATGTTTAAGACCAACCAGTATCTCTTGCCAGATCCGGCATTTAATACATATGATTTTGATAACTAATCATTTTTGATTTTATACATAACTTACTAATAATCATATATGTTGGTCTAAGGCTTTTATTAGCCTTAGACCTCCTTCTTTCTTTATAGGAGATTCTTTTATGATTATTAAGACAACATATTCTAACTATATAGACAACCCGGGAATTATCAAAGGCGTATCTACCAATGCGCAAATGAAGTTAATCAAAGCAGATTATAAAAGACGCTTCGATACCGTCATGGTTAGAGAAGCAGGAGAGATGGCATATTATTTATATAAAGATACGAGAGAATCTAATCGATACTATGCTCATCTGATGGTTCCTTCTGAAAATACAAAAGGAATTTATTATGACGTCGTTATAGAATTCAGTACAGATAAGCCAGATGTTATGTTATCCAATCTGAATATGTACAACGTCAGATTCTTCTCCAACGATCCAGCTTTTATTTTTACCTATGCATATACATTTAAGCATTCTGGACTAACCATAGATTGGTTAGAAAAGAAAATGAACAGAAAAGCATTAACAGATAAACCAGTTATACGTAATCCTAGAATGCAAACGGGATATGTGAAGTCTTTGTACTTTGCTTATTACTTCATGAAACTGAGAAGATTGTTTTTTGCTGAAGAAGCTTGGAAGACTGCTAAACCACTAAACAAAGCCAATGTCTTGAAAATGATTGCGGACTCTGAAACCAAATTGGGGGATATCAAACGAGTTAAAGAGATCCAAAAGAAGATCAAAGAGCAGGAGAGGCAAGACAAAGCGATTGTTAAAGATTTAACAGGGTATGCTTCTGATAATGTAAAGATCGTTAAGACAGCGGCTAAAGCATCTAAAGTTGGAAGAATCAAATCTGCTATTAAATCTGTCAGAACCGCCTCTGTTATAAAACGCATTGGACGCAAAAAATAAATTTAAATGTATATTATATAGACGAGAGTTAAGTGTATCTATTTTCAAAAGGAGGAAAATTGATGCCGAACGAAAACGAATTTGTTGAGGAAGTCATAAAAAGAGGCATAATCCCAATTGATGATTGGATGCCTCAATCTGAAGAGGAGGAGATATTTAAAATTATTGGTAATGCCATTCAATGTAACGAATGTGCGATTGCTTATGGAAATGAACCTGGATCATTAATGTCATTTTTTATGATGAGTGCTAAAAGAGGATACAACTCTAAAACACAAATTAAGAATGGTAAAGTGGTCGTAGGGTTTAGAAATCATTGTACACAATATTTAAATTATTTTGAAAAATTCTATGATACGAACCATGAATTAGTGGGTATCTATGGACAGATTAAGTACTTCATCGATTATATGGAAGATACATACACCGAACAGAATTTTATTAATGATCTGATTCGGTTTATTATCTCTTATGATGAACATGCCAATCCAACACTACATGCCAATATTCGTAAATTGGTAAAAGATAACTATATGGTTCATTTATCTTATTCCAATACTAAGAATCCTTGTTTGGAATATACAGATGAACATGCTGAGATCTTAATGGAAATCTCATTTATTCAAAATTGTATTATTCCATTGATTATGCATTTCGTATGGTCTAAACGGTATGATAATATCGAAATCAAAAATATCTTGCTGACTTGCTATGATTATATCATGCAGGAAATCAAGAGAGTTTATAATATAGACATTATTGCTAAATTGTACGAGACCACAATGACAAACGTACAGAAGTCTGTCAATAGCAATAAAGTATTATGGGATATGCAGGATATCAGAGGTCGTAATCCAACCTCTCATTCTATGAATACGATAGAAGATTTGATTATCCAAGTTTTCCCAAAATATACATTCAATAAAAACATTGTTTGTTTTAACTATGATGCTATAGGAAGAGAAGTTAAATATAAGGTTGTTGATGCACCTTATGAATTCCAGATGGCATCCGTATCATCTTCAGAAAGAGATGAAGATAACAATAGTGAAGCGGATAAGTTTGAAGCACATATTGCTAAGATTGATGAATCTATGGTTATACAATCCAACGTCAATTGCAGACATACAATGGAAACGATTAAACGAAAGTATGGTCCTTTTGATGAAGGAGAGATTGTATTCTATATGCATGAATTATCTAAAGAAGGAAAGCCAATTAAGAACCAGTTTCAATTTAACTTGGTGATGTATCCATTCTTTAAAGAATTCAAAGATATTCAAGCAGCTAGAATGATTTCTAATAGAGATTATGTTATTTGTATGCTGGCAGTTAAGAAGATGCTGCTCAGCAATGGTCAATCGTTGCTTCCTTATATTATTGCTGGAAAAGTCGAACGATTGGTTAGTAGAAAGAATGTCAATCGAAAGATTACCCAGCGTATTGGGATATCTGAATCTTATCCAAAAGTTGTTGCTAAATATGGTAATAAGAAGATTCAAGATGAAGGAATATTTGCTTTAATCTCTAAGATATTATCTTCTAAGTTTACTTATATCAATTATAGAAACAGAGAAGAACACGGACAGGTAATTCCGATACAACCATTACCAGAAAAACTATGTGAAGAAGTTCTTCAATATGTAATGATGATCTGACAATATGGTAGAGCGATATCGCTCTACCATATATTTTTTATAGTTAGGAGGTGAACAGAGATATGAAAGACCAAGCAACCTATGTATTGCAGTCATTATTAGAAAGACATTTTAAAGATGAGATGACTATTAGAAATGGAGAAGCTATTATACGTTGTCCATTCTGTGGAGACAGCAGTGCCTCTCATAAAGCTCATTTCTATATTAAGTTAGGCTCAGAAACAGAAGCCCCATTATATCATTGCTTTAAATGTGAGGCTAAAGGATTATTTACTCCAGATATTATTCGGACTATTATCCCAGACCAAAAGATTACACAGAAAGATATAGAAGACTTACAGATTATTGCAGAATCTATTACCGGAAAAGTAAATTTCTCTAAGATGAGAATAGGCTATCATAAGATATCCAGATCTGTCAACTATAATTATCAGATATTAGATATAGAATTAGCCAAAAAGAAATTAGATTATATCAACCAACGTTTAGGTTTGTCTATGTCTATAGAAGAAGCACAGAAGAATAAGATTGTATTCAATTTAAAAGAATTATTACAAATGAATCAACTATCCTCTACTGCTTTACCAGGAATTGTAGAAGATATTCATACATATTTTGTAGGCTTTCTATCTCTGGACAACTCTTATTTAATTATGAGAAATACAGAAGAGTCTAAGTCATATATTAAGTCTCGATATTATAATTATGAATTGTTTAATAAGAATCTGAAGCATATTCGCAATTATTGTATTCCTACACAGATTGATGTATTGTCTAAAGATCCAATTAAAGTTCATGTAGCAGAAGGATGCTTTGATATATTATCGATCTTTTATCATTTAAGAAATCAGAATAGACAAAATAATATTTATATTGCTTCTAATGGCAAAGGGTACTTTAACGTAGTTCGAACGTTAATAGAATCTTATGGATTGGAAAATATAGAAATTCATTATTATCCGGACAAAGATGTAAGCAATGAAGAATTGTCTCATTATATTCAGAAACTATTGGTCTTAAATATTCCTATCTATATTCATAGAAACAATTATAAAGGTGAAAAGGATTTTGGAGTATCTAAAGACAGAATTGATGAGATTGTTTGTAATATTTAATTAATTCTATAACAGTATATTGATGATAGAGAAGTTCGTAGGCGCTTACAGCAATTTTACTCACTATAAATTGGATATAGATGCGTCTAGTTTCTCTACACACGCCGTACTGTAGAGGTACGGTCTCTTAAAAAGGCCCACACAGCAAACCAAAACTTACAAAACGAACATACGCCTTGAAGCGTTTCAGCGTCTATTTCCCTTAAGATAGCGCAATCTTTAGGAGTCTGATAGCTGAGTCAAGAACTCAACAATTCCTAAGACCTAGATAGGGTCTTGTAATAAATTTGGATCTTAGGAATGAGTTCTATGATTTTATTTTATTTTTTATTGTATAATTCGATCTAAACCATTATTGGTTTAGATGATTCTTTATTCTATATGGGTGTGATATGATGACTAAAGAAGATATACTCAATGGATTGGTAGATGGAAAAACATATCATTTTGATGTAGACAATACATCCTATTGGATTTATAAAAATAAGTATAATATATGTATCGGTGTTTACTATATCAGTTCAGATAAAAGTAAACAGCTTGTAAATTCTAAAATATACAATATCGCATCCAGATTAGATGTAGAACATTTCTTCCAATTTTTACATAGATCTCGTATTATACAATAATCATATATTTTTATTTTTTATTAGGTGTGTAGAGACACTTAGGAGGTAATAAAAATGGATTTTATGAACATGATGAGAGCCAATGTGCTCACAAAAACAGAGAATGGTGCTATTGGTTATGAAAGTACTGGTCATGCATTAGTTGATTTAAATTTCTCTGTACCTATGTTGAGAAGGGCATTCTCTGAATTTAGAAAGCAAATTAAAAATTACAATAATGATCAAATCGATTATAATACGCTCAAATCAATGTGTATACAATTTGATTTATCTTATCATGAAGATAAAATTAGAACGATCAAATGGTTATTATATTTAAGAGATATCAAACATGGACTAGGAGAAAGAGATGCTTTCCGTTGTTTATTAGCACATCTGTCCGATATAGATCCGGATGCAACCATGAATATACTCTTATCTATGATTATTCAAGATATTGGTAGGTGGGATGATATAATTGATCTTTATTTTACCACATCCAATAGTAAAGTCAAAACTTTATGCAAATTAACCATTAATTCACAGTTAAAAATAGATATTAAAAATATGAAGGAAAATAAACCAATTAGTTTGTTGGCTAAATGGATTCCTTCTATGAATACATCTTCTGTGTATACTCGTAAAAGAGCAAGAGAATTGAAGAAAGCTTTACCAAGCTTCTGTAAGTATACAGATAAACAATATAGAAAACTCTTGTCTCAATTAAGAAAGTATCTCGATGTATTGGAAGTTAAAATGTCTGATAACCAATGGTACAATATCAATTATGAACATGTACCATCTAAAGCTAATTTGATATACAATGGTGCTTTCTTACGTCATGATGAAAATAGAAGAAGACAATATTTAGAAGATTTAAAACAAGGTAAAGCCAAGATCAATGCCAATAGTCTCTTCTTGTATGATATTGTACGTAAATACTGGAATGGCGGATTTGCTGAAAAAGATGATACATTAGAAGAACTTTGGAAGCATCAGACTCCTCCTGGATCTTTATTAGAAGACACATTGGTTATTCGAGATGGATCTGGTAGTATGAGATGCGCTATTAATGATTCATTGACCGCACAAAATGTAGCAGATTCTATTACATTGTATTGCGCAGAGCATATTAAATCCAAAGCGTTTAAGAATAAGTTTATTTCATTTAGCATGAGACCGTATATTGTAGATCTGAATATGTATCATACTTTATATGATAAACTGATTGCTCTGGCTCACTATGATGATTGCTCCAATACGGATATTGAATCTGTATTTAATTTAGTATTGAATACTGCAATTAATAATAATCTATCTCAAGAAGATCTTCCAAAGAATCTGATTATTATATCAGATATGGAATTTGATATGGCTATGGATGGTTCTACAGATCAAGCATTGTTTGATATGATTTCTGAGCGTTATAAAGCACATGGCTATACTATACCACGGCTTATCTTCTGGAACGTCAATTCTCGTACTGGTACCATCCCAATGACACGTAATTCCAATGGTTTGGTGCTTGTATCTGGCTTTTCTAAAACAATTGTAGAAATGATATTAACAGAAGAACTAGATCCATATAAAGCATTAATTAAGATCTTAGATCCAATGTATCCACAGATTGATCTTATGTTTACTGAACAGAACAAGTAAGTTCTAACATTATAGTAGGGCGCGGAACCCCATAACGATAGTTCTCAGAGAGTTTTATAATAGTTGCACTCTCTGAGAACACCTTGTATGACAATATATCCCATAGACTCATATGAGTCTATGGGAATTCTTTTGCTTAAGTAAGAGAAAGATAATAGCCAAATCTATAACTCTCAAATTTGTATATAACAGAGCCAATAATAGTATAAGTGGAAGAGTGTATATAGAGTTATCATCCTTCTCTAATTAAGACTCATCTGTATATGCATCTACAGACAAGTATATAAGATCGTGCCATCAGCAAGATATGATTTTGGATAAAGTCCTGTACGGTATAAGAAAGATGCGTTACCAAATAGAAGCAAAAACTGTATGACTTCAACCCTGATGGGATATCTTATACATAGCGGATAATGCTATGATTATTATAATGTTTAAGTGTATATAATTATATATCAGAGACTCATAAGAGTCTCTGATTCTTTTTTGTAATCTAAGTTCTTTTTATTTATATATTATAGAGATGAGAGAAGATATAGGTGGATCTATACCTTCTCCAAATCTATAAAAAGGAGGACTTAGAAATTATGGAGATTCATAATTCTATATCTGCCGAAGATACTCGACAGATGTACAAGAAAGCTTTGTTTGATCTGGAAAATAACTTTCCGATTAATGAAGCGAATAAGGAATACTACCACACCCTAAAGGAAACATTCCTTACTAATCTTGTTAAGATTCAAGATATCATTATATCTCAGTCTTAATTAAGATATGGAGTCTTGATAAAGACTCCTACAGCAATTTAAAGATCCGTCCTCCGGAGACCTTTATACAATAGTTATATACATTGTTAAAATCTCCGGAGGCTTATTTATATATCAATTTTATTTATAGTTCAAAAGGAGGACTAAAAAAATGGATGCTAAAAACTATAAGATTGTTGACAGAATTACCAACAAGATTGATGGCGAATTTTATCTGAGTGATTCAATATTGTACATATTCCCACTAAAGGCCTATACAAATATTAATATAGGTCAATTATTCCGATTCACCGCATTTGAATTGGATCAACAATATTGGTATGGAGAAGGAGAAGATGAGCATTTGATTGATACGATCATTTATGCAGACTATATCGATTCTGATGCTAATCGGCACGCTCAAGATATAGACTACGCATATCGATTGATTGATACATGTTTAGATCTTCCAGATCGTAAAATTACAAATATTAGAGTATTAGATACGATTGACTTTGAAGCTAAAATGAACTTCAAAACTGGAAGAATCTATTTCTTAGATACAAAAGCGGGAACCAAGAAGCAGCCGCATATTAGACCCATGATCCAATGGAATAAACCAAAATTGTGTCTATTTGGAGTGGGTGTAGTGACCGCACTATTTACTATTATATACTGGATATATACGATGGTTAGTCTATATACCGCCAGTGATTATAATAGTATGATTGCTTCTACAGCATTTATGATTTCTATCATATGTGCCAATATATGGTATACGTACTATATTTTAACAGAAACATAAGAATTGTCGGTGGACTATATAGTCCACCGATATTATTTTTTATTTATTTTATCGTATTCATATCTACGATAGTCTTACCATATTTATCAGCTACTTCGTGTTCAATTTTACATCCTCTAGCAGATGCCCAGTCTCCAATGAATACGACTACATCGGCTTCTGCCATAATCTTAAGACTTTCTCCTAAACAAGCAATAGGAGGTAGATCTTTAAACTCTGGTTTATAAGAATCTAATATTGTCACATCATCATTGTACTTTTCTCTAATGGCGGCTACAGCCTCGTTGCGGGCATTAACAATTTGCTCCTGGGACTTATCTTTCATCGACTGTGAAATAAAAATTTTCTTCATAAGATTCCTCCTATAAAATACAATACGATTATTATATAGATATTATAATAAAATTAAGTTTTTATTTTTTTTTTGATTATATATTATAAATATGAGAAATTCATTTATATTTTACAAAAGGAGAGATTAGAATGAACAAATTAGAAGTAGAAAAAATAGCAAATAAAATTTATAAAACAATAATGTCTCGTTGTAAAGATGAATATTCGAATATAAGTGATGAAGTGGTTGATACATTTATTAACGAGGTATCCGAATATCTTTTAAAATTATCAAGTAATCATCAGCCCAATGAGGCTGGTAAAATAACAGAGTTTACAATTGCATTTGACTCTGTAATGAGTAAATGTACCGATCCAAACGATCTTATCTATGCTTTCTATGAAATTGCAAAGAGAATAGATAAGATATCAGATCTTGAAATTCGAGTAAATGATGATGGAGAAGTAGAAGTTTGGCAATGCTATCCGGTTAAAGACAAATTAATGAAAAAATATCTAGACTTGATGAGCGATAGGATAGAAAGATAAATTATAAATCAAGAAGATATAAAGAAGTTCGTTTATATTTTACAAAAGGAGAAGATATGTATGACTGAACTAGAAATAAAAATATTAGCAAACAAAACATACGACTCAATGGTTTCGCAAATGAAAAATATACCAGGAACTACCGATAATGAAATTGATCTTTTTATGGATAAATTCACTAAGAATCTTCGTGAGATTTTAATTGAAAAGAATCCTGAACATAGTACAAAATTATTTAAAGAAGAATTTGATTCTGTAATAGATAAGTGTCATAATAAGGATGATCTTATTTACGTTTTTAACAAAATTGTTGACCAAATTAGTTTGGTGCCTTATCTCAATATTAAAATTGGTGAAAATGGTAAAGCTGAAATATATGAAAATTCTGTAGAAAATAATAAAAATGTTATAAATAAGGCTGCTGATAAATTATACAAAACGGTCTTTGATCGTGCTGAAACAGAAGAAATTAAACAAAATATGTTGTTAAACGTTGCATATATTATTGACTGTTGTATTCTTGAAAGCTGCAATACAACCCATTTTGATTTATTTGATGTAATTTATCATAATATTTTGGATGTTTATTTTAATCAAATCTGTCATATAGAGTTATCCAGAGATGATAGAAGAATTATTGTTAAAATGATTCTTATTATTCTTAATAGTTTAAATAAAAAATTAGCAAATCGCTATTTAAATATAGACGGTTTATTTATAAATAATACAATACCAGAATGGACTAGGTCATTACCTTCAGCGATAAAATTTTGGACAGATATTATACCTGATGACGATGATGAATATTTAGATCATATTGTAGAATCTGTTTTAAATAATATCAAAGATATTATGGATAAAATGAAATCATTTATACCAGTATTTAAAGAGCTTCGTAATAATGATGATAATATTTTGACAACCGATAATTATATCAATGAATTTTTAAGCAATGAAGGTTATGATATACCGGCAACACGTATTATCACTATCAATCCATGTTCATTTGACTATGAATGTAAATTTGGATTTTTAATAAATCAGTTAAAGAATATTATGAAGGAGGATAAATAAAATGGATCCAGTAGAAAGAAAGAAACTAAACAGCGAATTTATACACATGGTTGCAGATGCTCTTACAAAAGGAATGGATCCAAAAGCAGCCGACAAAGCGATTTATGATGATTTGGTGAACGAAATGACTAATAGCTTTACAGCAGATTCTAAAGAAGATGAACCGATTAATAATGATCAAAATATTACAGATATCAAAAACGATAATGATAACACAGTCAAACTCTATCATACCGTCTTTGATAATGAAAAATATAGATCGATAAAAGAAAAGATGTTATTAAATGTGGCATATATTATCAATTGTTTTATTCTTGAAAATTATGAAGAACGTATCGATAATGAATATAGCAAGTATAATAAAATATATTATACTATTAAAGATATATACTTTAAAGAACTCTGCGAGATAACTTTAACAAATGAAGATCGTGGAATATTAAATGCAATAATTATGAAGGTTCTTGATATGATTAATTGTCCGTGGATGCCGTATTATCCAGTAACACAAAATGCGATATCTGCAGTTATATTTGAATATAATATTGCAGCTAATGATGTAGATAAAGATCGCATTATTAATGATATTATTCATAATAGTGAAGATATTATAGATAGAATGAAATATTTATCTTTAGTATTTACGGTTCTATTTATCAATAAAGAGACAATTAATGATTATTGTGATCTAGACGCATCACGTATCATTTCTGTTAGCCCGCTCTCTTATAAATATAAAGAGAAACTCAGATATTTAATGAGTATATTGATTAGCTATCATACTGATTATAACGATGCTATAGATCGCAAATTTCTTAGCGATGCAATACAGGCAGAAAATAACGATTTTGAAACTAAGGAGTAAAAATGTCTACTGTGTTTTTAGGTCAAAAAAGAATTGCTAATACATTGAAGCAAGGAAAACGATCGTTTGTTATATCTTTCTCGGGTGGTTGTGATAGCACAACCATCCTTGATATTCTTTGTAAAGAGATCGAAAAGAATCATCTTAAAGATGAATGCGAAATATTTTTAGTATATCATCATATGGCATCCTTTAGACAACCTAATACGCTTACTCGAGAGTGTGATAGCATTTCGGATATTATGGATATATACAAAAATAAAGGATTCCGTATATATTTTATTAAGTTGAATAGCGAACTAGATGAGACATATACCGATCAAGAGCTCACTTATGGTAGTTATTTTGTTTTACCAGTAATGTGGATATTATCTATAGCCAGTACACTGCTCATAATACCACCTAGCAAAATACAGATATTCATGGGATATATCGATGGTGATGATGCAATACGATACAGAAAAGAGCTATTAGATATCTATTCTAATATTTTTAAGATATATGGAATAAAAGATACTGATATAGAATTTCCGTTAGAAAATACTTCTAAAGAAGACATCATCTTATATCTTCAGAAGAATGATTTATATGATAAAGTAACATACTGTGAAGCTAGGAATAACTGTAATGTAGATATATATGGAATTGACGCAACTCCAAAATGTAACTGTTGTAAAAGGCATCGTGAGGCTCTCTTACGTATTAAAAATATGAAAAATAAATCATCCGATACGAGCCCAGACGTATGAAAATACGTGGTCATAATATATATTACCACCTTAGACAATACACTAACCCAGCATTTCACACTTTGTATTATATAGTATGAAAGGAAGATGATGTAATGATTAAGAAATTAATAGTAGCATTAGCAGCAATGATGGGTATGTTTTTCTTAGGTACTGGAAATGTACAAGCAGAATGGGTTACTATGGAAGTAACTGCCTATACTCATACTGGCAATCCGACAGCATCTGGCGAATGGCCATATGTCGGCGGGGTTGCCGCCAACGATTTTGCTATAGGAAGTATCCTGGTTATCGATGGAATAGAATATGTGGTTAATGATCGTTCTGGAGCACCGCATATTATTGATATCTTTATGGACACCTATGATGAATGTATGCAATTCGGAAGGCAATATAAAGAAGTATATGTAAAAAGGTAATATAACTATGGATTGAAAGATAAGTTACATATAATATCAGAGACTCATATGAGTCTCTGATATATTTTTAATTATGTTTCAAAAGGATGGATAATATGAATATTGAGAAATATACATTTCTATTTAAACGTCCAGAATTATTAAATAATGAAGATAAATATCTGATGAATATAGCACATATACTTTTATGTATTCTAATTACCAATAAATCATCACAATATGATTCGGATATAGATAATGATAACCGTATCATTATAAATACTTATTCGTACTTAGTGCATAAATGTAAATTGGATATGAATTCTTTGGATAAAAGTATTATAATCTTTATATTGTATAATACTATGTATAAATTAGGAAATTTTCCACTTTTCGATGTTTATCCAGCTATTGATGGATACATAGATGATTTATATACCGATGAGTCGGATTCTGTGTGGGATATTAATAAAAAAGAAATAAAATATTGCATTATTGAATATACACAAAAACTTATTAGTTGTGTACAGAAGCTAACAATCATTATAACACTCCATTACTATTACGATAATCGTGATAAATCTTCTGATAAAAAGATAAGACCTCTAAATATAATAGATAAAGACAACTATAATAGTTATCCGATTCTTGATATTATTAACGATGATTTATTAAAGTATATGTTGATGAAGATTGGATATGCTGGCTCACATTTACTCCCCGAATTATAGAAATATTCCTATTTATTCTGATTATATGACAAATAGAAAGTTATCAGAGACTCATATGAGTCTCTGATACATTTATTTTTTTTTAATTTTTTATTACTATATCTTCTACAATATGAGTTACATTATCATTCATGTATTGCATATTGATTTCTTTAGAATATCGTAATTCTATACGTCCTTTCATAGGATCTGTTTCTATATGAGCATCATTTAATACTAGACTGTATGGCACTCTGGTGTCATCTGTAGTAGGTGTATAATGAGATACATGAACCACAGAACTCAAACTGGCATTGTCTGTACAATATAACCAAGTTTTGCCATTAATAGCATTTAACATTCTAAACTTAGCCAATGGCTCTCCATTATACTGTGGAACAATAATCTTCAAATATTCTATTCCTTTAGGAACAACAAAGGTAAATGATTTAGAAAGATATTGTTTACCATTCTTTTCTATAATAGGCCATTTAAATACCCCAGGAATGATTGGTTTAATAACTGGCTTAATAATCATATTCCCCTTAACAGTAAACTTGATTTCTTTTTTGTGTGTCTTTATAATTGTACCCATATTACATATTCCCCAATGAATAACCAGCCCCGGTAGCTATCATACCAATAAGAATCTTTTGGTATTTATGTCTGCGTTCCGTTCTCTTGACCCACTTCTCGTAATCGTTGAATTGTGTTTCTAATTTCTCGATCAGCTTCTTCATATTCTCTAAACTGTTGTTGGCTTCCATTAAGTTTCTCTCGGATTCCATGAGCTGTGTCATAAGCTGAATGATTTGCTGACTCTGCTGCGTCGATAGATTTTGTTCCGTCTGATTGTAATACTTTAAGCTGTTCAAAAGTCCTGTCAAGTTCTGCAGTTGTTGATTCTGCTTCTGAGAGAGTTCTTTCGAGGTCTTTAGCTGTGCTTTGAGCATCTCGTAATTGGTCTGCAGCAGATTGTATTGTTTCTGCTGATTTACGTTGTTGTCTTTGTAATTCCGTATTTGTATCTGAGATGCCTCCAGCTGTTTTTGAAGCAGATCGAACTGAGTCTGTAGCTCTTCGTACTGCGTCTTTAGTTTTAGCATTTTCTGACTTTGATTGTTGTATTGTATCTCTAATTTGTTCACCAGTTCCATGGTCGTTGTAGTGGAAGATGTAGTATCCAATGATTCCGCATATGATAACGATACCGAGGACAAGATACCACAGACTACGATCATTGAGCTTAATATATTCTTTAAATTTATCCATTTCAATTGTTAGTCCTCCTAATTATAAAAATAAGAGAGGTCTATAGAAGACCTCTCTTACACTACTATATATTACGGTATATCACTATCTCCAGTTATATCTACCCATAATTGATGCATCTTAATAGATTCTTGTAAAGAATCATCTCCTGGTTCAGTAATCTGGGTTACTTTATGAGAACCAATTTTATCAGTTACCCATTTGGTGGTGGCCAACTGATCAGTATATGTATCTATACTGGCTGTAGGAGCAGATGGTGTACCAGTAAACATAGGAGAATTTAAATCAGCCTTTAATAATAATTTGCTGTCTAATTCTGCTTTTAGTACATACCCATCCAAATTAATTTTTGGAGAACTAATTAATTCCCATTTATCTTCTGATGTATAGATATATTCTTTAAACAGATCTCCTTCATGACCACTAGGATCTTTTACTAAGTAGATGGTTGTTTTGGATATATCTGTTGTTGGAAGAGCATTGACAATCAAAATTTGGAATTTAGGAATAACAGACAATTCTGCTTTTGTAGCATAGTATGTATCAATTGCATTACCATTTTTATCCGCTATAGCTTTAGCCGCTGTACCTGTATAGTTATTTGGAGTCAATTGACCATCATATGTTTTATTTCCTCCAACCATCTTATACCATTTAATACCATTAGTGCTATTAGAAAGCATTTCGATATTATAGGTATCCATGTCTATAATACCAGTCATTTTACCACCAGATAACTTTAAGTAGTTATCCATAGCAGCAGTAAATGCGGCTTGAGATATAGCTCCATCACTATGAGTACCTGTATTACTATATAATTTAGTAATCCCTTTAATGGTATCGGTGGCTGTTGGAATATCATTCAGATCAGTAAATTTACCTGTAGTAGCTACCGTAGATAATGTAGCCTTATCCATTTTTTGATCTAATGCATTGGAGATAGACAATTGCGTCATTGTACCATCTACATTGGTTCCTGTAGAATTATAGATCTTAACAAAACCTTCTGTAGAAGAAGTAGCTATTCCTGGTTTATTGATTAAATCATTATAATTTCCTGTAGTGGCCACAGTGGCAAAAGAATCTTTAGCCGCTTTAATCGCTTTAAAAATACCATCTGAAGTGATGGGGTTTACAGACCCACCAATAGGCGTATTATCAAAAGTCAATGAAATATGCGCGTTATCCAATGCATGTTTAACAAATGCTGTTGTAGCAATTGTTGTATCATTAGATGTAGCGGCAGCCGTAGGAGCTTTAGGAGTTCCTGTAAATACAGGAGAATTCAATTTGGCATAATCATTCAGATTGGATGTAATCTGATTATGAACAAATTCAGTCGTAGCAATCTGCGTTGTTGATGTTCCTACCGCAGCAGTGGGAGCCGTAGGTGTACCGGTCAATGCTGTATTGTTAACGATATTGGTCTGATAATCGATCAGCTTAGCGTCAATAGCTGTTGGCACATATGTTTTAACAAATGCTGTTGTAGCGAGTCTGGTGCTATTATCGGTAACTGCTGGTGTAGGAGCTTTGGGTTGATTAATAAATACAGGAGAATCTAATAAAGCATATCTCTCCAAATGTAAGTCTAAATGCCCACCATTATTAATATCATCTATAATAGCCTGTGTAATTGCATCTTTATCTATTTGAGATGTAATAATACCATTTAACTTTTTCTTTAAGTCTACTATACTATCTACATCTGTTTCATAATGAATAATTTGTTCGATACCATCTTTAACCGTTCTAAATCTGGCTTTTCGTATGACGGTAGTATGAATAGGATCATCTGGCACGTTATTCACCCTCTCTATATAAATTCATGAATTTACTGAAATGTTGACTGGAATAAAAGAGATATTCCTTTATAGGAATATCTCACTTTAGGTTGGTTTCATAGAGTAATCTGGTCAGATTCAAACATCTTCCTTTATAATGACAATTAGGATTTCCAAAATAAACATCTTCTGTTTCTATATAAGTAAAAGTAACTTCATTGTATCCCTCTTTTATTTTTTCTGTCTGACCAGCATGAGAGATATATAAATCTTTTATCCAGAAATCAGAACGTTTCATATTGAAAGATATGGTTACTTTTTTATAGTCTTCAGACAACACAGCTTTTGCATCATGAATTGTCCAGCTATATTTCCAATCCAACGGATGAATATAATCTATGGTATAATGCTTATAGGAAGCAAAGTTATGAGTATCGCTAGATAGCTCTGTTTCTCCTCTAAGCAAGAAAACTTTAATAAATGTATTGTTATTACATTTATCAATTTGCATGAATCCTTTTTGATTGAGATTGGTCAGCATTTCTTTTGGAGTCATATCTAAAATCTCTAATAATTCTCTAAAGTCATATAATACATAAGTATTGTCTGTTGCTTGACTATATAGAACTATTGTACTGGATCCATCTCTTAATAAATCTGTATCTATAATTAACTTGTGATCATTATGGAAGAAATGAAAAATATGATCATCATATATATTCAGTTTGATATTCTCTTTCAGATCTGTTTTTCTGACAGCATCATCAAATACAAATAAATGCATTATTTCCTCCTAATGATCTTAGATAATTCTTGAAAAGCTTCTTTATGATGGTTTCTAAATTGTAATCCCCAAATAATGAGTCTCTTATAGAAATAACATTCTAACTCATGTTCTTTAGATTTAACACAAGCAGAACCACAATATCTATAATAAGAACATGTTTTACAATCTGTAAAGGTCTTATCAATGACATTGGCTAAATCTTGTTGCCATGTATCTGGAAATAGTTGATCATCTCTCATATATAAACAAGTATACATTTTTCCAGATGTATCTATTTTCTTTATATTACGATGAACACAATAGGTTTCACCATATTCATAGTTATTATTCAATAAAGAATTAACCAATATGAATAGTCCATTAATTCTATAATTCATAATACCATATTTCTCAAAATCTATAACATATTTGGATACATAGGTTTTGATTTGTTCAATCAAAGAAGTATAATCTTCTCTGGTTAATGCATATGGTTTATTAGACTCTGAAGTCATATGCATGATATGAGGATATAAAGAAAGTCTGACTGATATGACTTTCTCTTTCTCATTAAATTGATGCATAATATATTCTAAATCTGTATTTCCATGAAAGAGAGTACAAGAGATATTAACAAATGGATATTCTATTGGATGATCTAAAATATCTTTAGAACGTAATGCATTATTTCCATCATAAGAAAATGCCACTTTGAAATTATATTTTAAAAAGAATTCTCTATATTTATCAAAGAGAATTCCATTGGTTGTAATTCTATATGAATTTTCTGGCATAGCTTCTACTACTCTTTTGATATCATCCATATATAGAGTAGGTTCTCCACCAAAAAAACTAATATGAATTTTGCCCATAGACTTCAGATGAGCAATGAGCTCATCTGAAATATGGTTTTCTTCTTCAGATTCTATTCTATGGCAATAAGAACAATTCATGTTACACTTACTGCCTAAATATATGCTGATAGATTTCATGGCTTCTTCTCTAAGATTAAATTATATTCATTCCATACTTCATACCATTTTCTGCCCAACTTAATTTTTACTTTACCAGAGTAGTCAAATGGATATAAATGGACTTTAGCTATTCCTTTATTTAAAGAAACTCTCTTAGTATCCAATACACCACAAGAGCAATCTATTAATACATCTTCACAATCTATATCTCTGGTTAATTTAGTTGCAGAGAAGTTTCCTTTATACTTTTGAATAGTTAATTCAATCGGTACGTTTTTATAAGAAATGGGCGTTTGGAACGTTCCTTGTACACCATTCCCATACCTATCGGCCTTATACTCAATATCGTCTATTTTCAAAGAATAGCTATCCCAAAGTGTCGCTCTTGGATGACTTTGGGAAGGCAAATCTGCAGAACTGAACTCACCATACTCTACATCCATATCTGTTTGGATATTAAAGTTAGCTTTTGTTCCTACAAAGAATCTAATGATAATATCTTTCTCTGTACTGGAAATCATTCCGGTATCTATCTGGCACATAGTATCTCCATTAGAGAATAATTGTGCCATATCAGAATAATCCATTCGAATAGCTACGCCAAGACGATTCATATTTAAAAACTTATAAGCGGACTTAGTAGGAACTCTAAAGTTCTTTACAATAGAATTTGGATTGTTTACAAATACATAGGAAGTATAAGAATCCAATACTTCTACTCCATCTCTACCAGAAGCTAAATAAGCAGGATCCGTATTTTCGCAGCGTAGAGAAAGAAAGGTTCCTAATAAATCCATATTATATTTCAAATGAGTATCTGTGCTATCTTTATTAAATAATATCTTAAGCATCGCATTCAACCTCACAGTTCTCTACAACGATGGTATGACTTCCATTGGCTAATTTAAAGATATACCCAGTTAATTCTTCATCAGATTTTTTAATAGAAGCCGCTACATGAATATCTGTTGTATATGGTCTGGTTAAATCAGCTTCATCTTTATTTTTCATATTCATCAACCCATGTATGGTCTTCATTTTTGTATCTTTACCAACCCATAGAGTGGGAACAGTAGAGAACGTTTTATATGTCTTAACAGTTGTTTTCTGTATATCTATAATTCTGGTAGGAATAGTACCCGAGAGAACCCAATCCAACTTGGTAACATCTTTCAGATCTTTCGGTCCATCTATTGTTAAAATTTGTCCAGAAATAATCATCATTAACCTCCTCCTCCATCATCTCCACAGTTGCAATCGCAGTTTGGATTATAACATTCTTTATTGGTTTGGCAACTTTGACATGTCTGACAACCCTGGCAGGTTTGACATCCTTGACAAACCTGGCAAGTCTGACAGCAATTGGCTTGACAGCAATTATTGGAGAACTTGGTTTGTAAACTATGAATTGCATTCTGCAATGCTTTTACATTTGCAGAGGTTACTTTATCAGAAGAAGAGATATTAATCGGTACAGAAACTTTTTTAGATGAACTTAATGTAGTTATAGCCGTTTTGAGTTCTTCTAAATGCTGTCGTTTTATTGGTTTACCAGTTAAATCTGGATCTGTATATCCCATAATATCACCTCTTAACCCGAACCAGCGTCATCTACACAATTACAATCTTTAGATGGGCATTGCTCTATCCAATGTACTGTCTGGCAAGATTGGCACACTTGGCATCCTTGACAAGATTGAGTCTGGCAGGTTTGACAAAAAGTACAATTTCCACAATTATCTACATTGGCAGCATATGTATTGTTCAAAGCATCTAATGCATTCCGTATTTCCTGTATAGATGCTTTCTTAACAATATCTCCTTGATTTCCATTAGAGAATACTGTTTGAGGTATATTTCCATTTTTAGGCATTTTTTGACTCACCTACCATTTTCCCATATTCTTGTATTAAATTCAACATAGGCTCAAATACAGCTTTTTTTAATTTGCAATATGTTTCTTCTCTGGCTTGCTCAGAAACTAACTTACATCCACCATTACAGAATGCCAAAGCAACACAATCTTTACAAGTAGATCTCATATGGTCTGTATAATCTGTTTTCAACACCTCATTCAGATATTGGAAATAGGGAGTATATATTGTCCCAACCTTAGTAGAAGTATTATGACAAGTATACAGATTTCCTTCTAAATCCATATTCAATATAGCATATCCATTACCACAATTGCAGTAATATTTATTCCATACACCATTTTGTTTACCGTAGAATTGATTGATATGGTTATAGAGATCTTGAATAAACATTGTCTTTGTATAGGATTCTCTGGAATATTTGGAGTTGATTGTATCTAATAAGAATTCTTTTCCCATCTCTTCTATTTCATCTCTGACTCTTTGATAGTCTACATCCAGAATTTCTTTGTTTGTTATTCCTGTATCAAAGATCTGATCAATATTGATTCCTACTTGATATCCTTTGAGTTTATAATATTGGTTGGAGATCTCTTGCATACCTTCTAAAATTTCTTTTGGATATGCTTTAGATGACATAACCGCAGAAATAGATAGATGGTCTAAACGCAATAGTCTACGTCTTAATGGGGAGGACGAATCAAATGCATCAAATCCTCTGGTTTTCATAACATTAGGCCCATCCCAAGAGATAGTTACCCAAAAGTTATTCTTATTAAAAAATTCAACCATATGATCGTTCATCAATTTCCCATTAGTAATAACAGAATATGTACATCCTATATCTTTAGTCGCTTCTACGATTTCTTCTATATTAGGATAATATACCAATGGTTCTCCACCAAAGAATTGAAGATGAACGGGATGATCTTTCCCGTTCTCTTCGTTACATTCTTTGATAAACTCATAAATATCTGGATTGATCTTATTAGACAGTGGCTTATGAACCAGTGGATGCTGTAAGCAATATATACAGGATAAGTTACATCCATTCCCAAGCATAATAAAAATGGTTTTGGTTTGTCTTTTTAAAAACTTACCCATTTATATTATCTCCTAACAAGCATTCTAACTTTTCTAATTTCTGTATCTTTGTTATCTTCTAAGCAAATTCCTACATAATGGGTTATATCATCGCCTGGCTTTGCGATTTTGCCGACACCAGCCAAATCGGAAGGAATGATCTTATCTCCCTTATGAACTTCTCCGGCAACTTTAACATGAACACGACCCATTAATGCAACTGGAATATACTTCTCCATATTAAAGGATACAATATCTCTTGTATCATCTGGAGTCATACCACCAATAACATAAGCAAACTCATCAGAGTGTACACCAACTACAACAGAAGAATCTTTAGTTGCCTTAATATATTTTTCTTCATCAGAAGTTAAATCTAACGCAATAATATCTCCTGCTTCTGTATCTTCTCCTCTTTCAAAGAATTCTGCATAGTCATTATAGATAGCATTGACGCATTTCTGTGCAGTCAGTACACCAGGGAATACAGTATCCCCATTAGCATCCAAGAGTGTGGCAGAGCGTTTTACAGTAGAGAATGATCCATTGGGAGCTGCGGTCGCTTTTGTATATTGGCGAACGTAAATTGGCTCATTACCATCATCTGATGTAGCTATTTCTGCCCATCCAGTATCACTACCAGAATCACCAATTCTAATTCTGAATGCATCAGTACCAGCCATTCCCGCTCTAATTAAATCAACGGCAGAATTTACAGGGGCTGTTGTTTCAATCTTTTCCGCTTTATCAATCGTTCCATGGAATGTCTGAGCCGTAATATCTCTATCACAATTAATATTGCCATTAAATATTATATCAGATTTCAGCAATGCTTGGGGAGTACCAGAGGCACTCCAACCAAGAGAGAGTAAATTCAATGTATTATCGTCTTTAGACTTATACGACCCAAAGCATATATAATGAGAACCATCTGGGTCGTATCGAGAAGATATAACTTCCATCGGATTCATATTTCTATCATAGAAGAATAAATTATTGAAAGTACTTACTGCCGGAGGATTACCAAAGGTCATTTCGGAATCATATAATCCTAAACGATCTCTGACATCCAATGCACCTTCCATTACACCACCAATTAGCTTTACATATGTTTTATCAATCTGCTTACCATATTTATCAGCATCTGCTATAACAGCATGAGAAATTGTATCAGAGTATTTCATCTGTTTATCCCAGTTGGTAAATACATATGTAGTACCATCTGGAGATTTAGAAAATCCTCTGGTGTATAATTCATTCTGGTTGCCGGCATATAAGAATTGCATACCCCAACCTTTAACATTTTCCTGTACGACCAATCTAAAGTTACCAGCTGTATAGGGGCAATGTTTCAAAGTAGCAGAATATGCAGAACCAATGGATGCATAACAACCAGGAGTTGTATATGTATTTAAATCTTCATTCTTCTTAAATCTATAAACAGACTTATCGTCATTGGTATTATCTAATTTCCACCAAGCATGAGATAAAGAAGATGCTACACCAGAGGTCAAAGATGTATCAATGACTTCTTTCCATACGGCCGGCATCTTCTGTAATATATACAGCTTCTGTTCGTCAGTTCTATAATACAACATACCAGGAATCAATCCAGCCATTGGAAATTCTGTACCAGATCGATTGAATTCATCTGTAACTAGATAGAATCTACTGAACACTAAATCTTTAATTGGATTATTCTTAGTTCCAGTACGTGTAAAGACATCTCCATTATATCCATCAAACCATATCTGGGTTACTCGGATATCATTACTCTTAGCAGGATCTACGTCTGTCGGATAACTAAGCAATTGTCCAAACTGAGACGGCTGATTGGTAAAACAGTTATGAGTTGTATATGTGCAACAGAAATTACCCAACTTAGCAAAGCCCAATGTAGATTCATCCGTAGGCTTAAAGTTAACACCTAATTTATGCATAGCTCCATGAATGCCTACCGGATTATTCTTTGTATATTGGGCAAATAAAGATTTATGTGCGTCTGAATCATTATTATGGTCTTTCAGATTACTCTCAGTCAATAATTGATCCAGTTTATTGCCATTATCATAATATAAGTTATCATTTGCCATCGATTACGTCACCTCATTTATAAAGTCCAATTCTAACGATCATTGGTTTATTAATGTGTTGTAGTAGATTAATATACATTGAATCTGTAGGCCCATGCAGAGTCTTCTTTGTATATATCAGACAATTTGTTTTATCATCATTATAGACCGCAAACGTCGAATAATAATTAAAGTTACCAATCTTACCAATGATTCTATGACCTAAATCATCATAAAAATAAATAATGATTTCATTAATAAGATCAGTTGGATCATTGCCATTATTGGTTACATCATCAAAGGCAATCATCCATCTTCCAATAGTATCTTCTGTTATATCCAATTTACCATCATTAATATCGGAATCTGCATCGAAGCTATAAGTCATCAATCTTAACTTAACCGTGTCATCAGTTCCATAGATTCTGATATCTCTATTGGAAATTTTATTCTGCATTTCCAACATATATCCAGCGTGATATTCTTTATCATACCAATGATAAATTCTAGGTTCTACAGCATACGTTTCTCCTGTACTATATTCTTTTGTGGGAGAAAACTTAATTGGATAAACTGTATCTCCTGTATGATCACCAGATAACCTAGATACATACAGATCATCTGTTTTGATATCGTCCGCTCCAAACTTAGCAGGATTAGCATTGATTTTAACTTTTTTGTAATTATAGATATCTAAAGGAGTTAATGAATCTTTAGTATCTCCTATCGCCATATGAAGTATGGTATCATAATTTAATCTGGATTGAATTGACGTATCAAACACTTGAGGAGTAAATTTTACATACGTAGATACAGGAACTGCTGGTAAAGCCGTAATGATTGTATCTGTATTCAATACATCGGTGGCTTCATTGCTGGATTGTACAACGCCATTGATAATTACTTTGGAATAGATATAATGACGATCAGCAGATGTAACCTTAGCGGTATATGTCATTCCTTCCCTCATATAACAACTCTTAGTATAGATTCGTCCATACATATCAGTTACCGTTATATTCAGATAGGGAACGTGTCTAATTTCTAACCGATGATTAATCGTTCCTAAGTCTTCATTATCAAATGCTAATGTAGAAAATATTCTACAATTTTGGAAGGTTGCTGTATATTCATATTTATCATTATCATTTTCTGTATAGGGAGCATGTTTATCATCATGAGGATAAGAAACCAATACCCCAGCTCTATAATCATGATATCCGGTCATTGCTCTGACTGTAATTGTCTGATGATCAGATTGAATGATATTGAGATAATAATCTCCTATATCTTTATTAGGAATAACAGCAAATCTCCATTTGCTTCCAATATAAGCAAAGAATGATTCTGTATAATTTTCTCCAGAATATACCCATTTACCTTCCGCATTCTTAGTGATACCATAAGCAACAATAGTTTGGTTATCGGTTTGCATTATAGTCATTAAGACTTGTTTATCTTTGTCTTCTGGAGTGAATGCTTTGATAGTAATATCTCTGGCTAGCTTACCATTATTTGTACAATTCAGATATAAACCAGAAGGATTCTTATTATCTTTAAACCGAACTGTATATCGTGTATCATAAGGAGCAGAGAAGGTAGTTGTATGAACTACCGTCTCCTTTCCTTTAGTAACTACTTCTATTACAGCGTCGTTAGGTTGAACAATAGTGATAGTAAATTTTTTATATTTGGGATCATCGGATTTATTATGTTCTTTATCTACTGTATAGATTTCTCCATCATTATAGATTCTTTCATTATCATCATAGATATTGTCATATTTTGTATACTTCTTACCCACTCTTATTCAACTCCTTTCTCTACTGTAATTGTGCCATCCGGTTTAATTGTTGCTATTACGTTATAATCTGGCATAATACCATTCTTAGTAAATACGACTTCATTATGTAAAATAGCTCGACAAATATAAGTTGTTCCTGGACGTATACTATAAATACCTTCATTCACATCTTGATATCCGTCTCCAAATGATACTTGGATAACATATTGGCTGGATGTATGTGTATCTCTGGTAACAATCATCATAGGAACAAACGTTACTGCCTCTTCTATAGCTGCTGTAATATCAGACTCTACAATACCAGTTAATTCTCCAGTAGAACAGGTTATATTACCGGCAACGTAACCGTAATCCGCCACAGATCCTAATTCATAGCAATCTCCATCCGATACATCAAATTCCAACACATCTGTATCAGCTTTGGCTTCGTGTCTAATCTTATTAGTATCATCATACTGAGACCAAGTATTCATAAATAATGTTTCATTAACTGCTGGATAGAGTTTAATATGTCGTTTGATACTCTTCTTGGCTGGCTCTGCAACTAAGTTATCTAATGGATATCTATAATCTGCATGATAAATCTTATTGATCATGAATGGACCAATATATTTACATACTTGATAGGTAGAATCAGTAACATCAGCCGTAAATTTAAACTGAGATCCATATTTAACGCCCTCTACGGTACATGGAGCATTAAATTCGTTGGTGTGGCCTCCGGGATCTGTAATAGATAAATATACTCTCTGTTTATCCAAATTCAGATCTAAGATCTTTATTGTAAAGGTCTTAACTGTAGCCGGATTGGCTTTGATGGTTATATTACCATTGACCGTTCCAGATTTTATATTCGGATTACCAGGAATATATCCATCTCTGGATCCACTTACTTTAACAGTAAATTTAGATCCAGCAGGCGCTTTAAATGAATCTACATATACATTTCCATTACATGTAACAGAAATAATCTGATTTGGAGTCTGTTCTACAGTTACCGTATACATTTGTACTGATGTAGCTGGTGTGGCCGTAACAACCAAATCTTTATTTAAATTACTATAATAATATCCCGGAGTTCCATTAATCATAGTTTTACCAGGTTTATATCCTGTATCTGCTTCTATAGTCATATATAGACTATCTTTTTCTTGTGCTACGAAAGAAGTATGATATTTCTTACCAGATAATGTGCTGGATATAGTAATTTTCTGATTAGGAGTCTGTACGACTTTTACCGTATAATGCAACGCATTATTCTTAGGATCATACAGCTTCTTAAATTCTGTAACCAATGGAGAACAATTAATGATATTCAGATCATATCTTGTCTTTAGATTTCTGGTTACTTTCTTAACAGAATTAGATATATCAAATACATTGGATTTAGGAACCAATAAACCATTAACAAAGATCATTAGCATTTCTTTATTTAGATTACGATCAATCTGATGGTCATCAAAATAAATATAACCAGACTGAGGAATATACCCTACAGTACCTATATTGGTATTTCCAGTATAGAAGAATACGGCCGTTATAGTTCTTTTCTTATCTTTTTCATAAGGTAAGTCTTTGAATTTTACGATACGAGTATTTCTATCTATTGTATATCTGGAAGCATCTATATAAGATCCACCATAGAATAGCATAACTCGTTCGGATAAATTGATCGGTTCTATATATACATAGGGAAGTTTAATAGAAGAAGTTTCTTCATAGGTTAATTCAGTATTGTATTCCTTCTTAGTGATCGTTGTATATCCTGGAGTATAACAGAATACAAAATCAATCTGATCTCCTTGTTTAATACTATCCAGATCATCTATAAAGGTAATGTATTTTTTATCCGTATCTTTATTTTCTGTCTGGGTATATTGAGATTCCGGAACAAATAATCCTCTTAAGAAGATCATATATGGAGCATCTGAATATCCAGTCAATTCTTTATCGGGATAAGGAATTTCAAATGTCTTTTGATTGTCCTCTTCTGCTACTTGATGACGCTCTACAAACTGTATACGATCTTTATCAGAAACTTTATAGGGTACTCTGAGAGAATTAATCGTCTTATATAATAAGAAGATATTGATATCATCATTCTTAGTTAAGATATTCTTCTCTTTAAACTTCAGGGTATTCCCAGCTATACTATAATGAGCAGGAGATACAAATCCATTATTAATAAAGACAAAAATATTAGAAGTAGAATATCTCAAACTTACTTCATTGGGGATTTGAATCTGATCGTCTTCTTTAGCTACCAATTCATAAGAATGGAAGTTTACATTATTGAAGTTATCAGAACCGTCTGTAGTATAAATAGCAGTTATAGTTTCTCCAGCATGTAAGTTGTTATAGTTTCTTCCTAAAATGAATTGATTATTTACGATAGAGTAATGAGACTGAGGAATCAATTCTCCTTTTCTAAAGAAGATATATGACTTCGGATTATCAGAGAATGGTAATTGCAATGCCCATTGTCCATCAGTCACTACTGGGAGATTGACATAATTAACAAATGCATTATTATCTTCAATCTTATCTCTATCTGTTTCTATAACCAATGCAACTTCTGTATTCGCAGGAACTACATGACGAAAATGAATTTTATTAGGAGCAGTAAACGTATACTCATTAGAGTTTAATAACTTTGTGCCTGTAAATACATAGACCGAATTATTGCTGACAATATCTCCTAATGAAGTAACATCAAATGTCATTTCTACTGTATCGATAGGCATCTTCTTATACGTTGTAATGAAGTTTAACGTATTAGATTTAGACAAAGCGTCTGTTGTTTCCCAATCTGCTCTATAATACGGAAACAAGAATACCAAATCATCATCATAAATCAGATAATCATCCGCATCAGGGAATTCAATATAATACTTATCATCTTCGTTAACGATATGATATTTATCAGTAGACATTCTAATTCCATGAGCAATAACTATAAATGAATTATAATCATGAACAGGATATTCTTTATATGGAGCAGGAATTAAGAACTTTCTTTGTATAGGTTCTGTAGCTTTAATCTTGAATGGTTTGACAACTAGGTCACCAGAACCATTCATACGATTAAATGAGTTATTCGAAATATAGAAGACATCTAATGTATCCTGAGGGGTTAATTCAGATGTAAAATAGATAGCCTTCTGATCAATCAAATTATTATCTAAAGAAGGAATCATAATCTTATAGAATACAGAGTTTAATAGTCTTCCATTTAAGAATATGAAATAATTGTTTGGATTGTATCCAGAACGGAAAGCATAGGGTAATGGTAAAGACATCGTCTTTGTCATAATAGGAATTCGTTTATAGATAAACTGATTACGAGATCCATAATACAATTTATGCTTCTTATATTTAGGATTCTTAGGAATGATTTTATTATTAATAGCATCTATAGTATACGGTATAGGGCAAAGATTATATTCGCCCTTAACCGTAGTATAAAGAATAATATCTTCTTGTGCAATGTAATAGTATCCATTATCTATAGGCAGATAATCTAACCCATCTACAGGATAAGGAATAATTTCGTTGCAGATATTTCTGAAATAACAAACCTCATACCCCTTGATATTAGTGGTAGAGTAATTGTAAGTTTTATCTGACATTTATATTTCTACCTCCTAAATACCAAATAATTCAAATGTAAATTGAGTATCTATTAGGGTATCGCGATTCATGCCCTCGATTCCCCATAAGTTAAATCCATTTTCTCTATATTTTGAAGGATCTCTTGACGATGGATCTGGCCAACCAGCAAATTTAATAATCGTATCATAATAGAAAATTTTGCCCCAATATCCGCCGCGCTCTGTACGAAGATAAGCAGGATCTAATCGATGATATACTCTATCTTCATCATATAGCGGATCACATTCTCTATTAAATTTATCCACATAGTATTTATCCATAACAATATCGCTAAAATCTGTATGATTATAAGATGATAATGGAGTAACTGCATGAATTTTAACTTTTTGTACTCGGTATGCATCTTTACCACCGTCTTCATTAGATATATTGAAATATGTTCGATATACCCACCAGCCTCCAGTATATTTATGCTTTCCAGTTTTTTTATATTCTTGCGGGTATAAATTATATTCATTCGGCGGACGCCAGCCGTTGTACATTCTACTATAAAATGCTTCTATACAAACTTTATAACCATTACTTTCCAAAATTCTATTAGGTTCGACCCATCCAACTTCATCCATCATACTTCCGCCATATTCTAATCTATCGTCAGTATAGAAACTACAATATCCAGCTCCACGATCATATCGAGCTTTGAGCATATGGAAAGTCTTATTGTTTGGAGCAATCTGAGCCTCTTGTGCAGAAACTGTTATATCTGAAGATATAACTCCAGAAGATGGACCATTTAAGCCAGGCGAGAGATATCCCTGTTCTGGAATAACTCGAGCATACCATTGTGTTCCAGCACGTATACCATAATCTGAAGTATGATCCGCACCATCAGATTCTACAAATACAGTCTGATGTGCTGATTGAATGATATGAACTGTATACCAGTTAAGTACGGCCGGTGTAGCCATAATTGTAATATTAGATGTAACAGTTGTCTTATCAATATTAACTTTACCAGCATTATAACCAGTTTCTACATTGACAATTCTTGTAGTAATTTCAGCTCCATATGGAACTTCAAATGTATTGGTATGTGGCTGTCCATTATAGACAACTTCAATCGTCTGATGATCGGACTGTTGAATATTGATTGTATACATCTTTCTTACAGCGGGTTCTGCACTAATAACAATTTCTCCGTTATCTCCTACAGTACCAGTAGCTGTTAAGATTTGACGTTGCTTTTCATTGTCATTCTGTACATGAATACTTCCTAAACCATTATCGGATGCTTTAGGTTTACCTGCATTATATCCATTATCCGAAGTTACAGAGACATTATACGTATCTCCATAATTTACATGGAAAGAGTCTCGTTCATAATACGTCTTGCCTTTATAAATAACTTCTAAGAGTTGATTATCAGTGGGCAAAATCTTTATGGTATATTCCTTAAGAATAACTGCTCCGACCGTACATACAGTATCTTTTGTAATAACTCCATTTCCAGGATCTGTGATACGTCCAGGAGAATATCCTTTTTTCTTAGATGTGGCAGATAACGTATATGTCTGACTATATGTTCCAGTAAATGTAGTGGTATATGTTTTACCATTGCATACTGCTTTGAAATCCTGATTGACAGGATCCAGATTGCGTAATACGATATTGTATATATGAAGATTTGCTACCGATGCTCTAATCGTAGTATCTGCTTTAACAGTTACTTCGGTTAAGTTCAATTTACCTACATCATATCCAGTATCCGCACTAATGGATGCTTTAATCTTTGTAGCATATGGAACAGTAAACGATACTTCTGTATCTTTACATATATATTCTGTTCCAGGACTAACCGAACCAGGCTTCATATCATTACCTACTATCGTTACACGAATTGTCTGATGGGCAGATGGAATAATTCTAACTGTTCTAATCATTGGAATAGCATCTGTAGCAGACAGACTTGTATTTTCATAAATAATACCATCTGTCATATTTGGTTCGCCAGCAAAATATCCAGGATCAGCTACAACCCATACTTTAATTTCAGATCCATCTTCCGTCATAAATCCGCCAGGATTCGTTCTACTATCGTATACCATACCATTACACTCTGCAAAAATAGTCTGATTTTCTGTATGAACAAAAGTAACTTTATTATCACCAGATCTAGGTAAATCTTTGAAATAAAACTGATCATTGGTATATTTAATAGTATTATACCATTTAGGAAGCATACCACGTTTAAAGAGAATGACATGCGTATTATTCTTATAATCCATCTTATCATAAATATCTCTACTCATGATAATATGATCAGTAACGAATGTATTATTCTTAAATACGCTCATTCCTTTCAGAATAACATCTTTGCCAATATATTTATCTTTATTAACGTTGGTTAGTTGTACAGCATACTTAGACGTATCATCTTTAATTGTACTACCAATCAGTTTATTTACATTTGATGAAGTAATACGAATAGGAATTTCTTTTCTAAGCTTCATAAAGATCGTTTTATTCAAAAACTTATTTTTATTCTGCTCAGTCAATTCTACCAACGTATAATCATTGACCATTACATAGGAATGTAGTAATACGTCTAGATCATTTTCTGTCAAAAGAATTTTGATTGTTCTCTTTAAACAATTCATAGTTTCTTCTGAGTATTCTTCCATATTAACTGGTCTAACGTGTTCATAAACCTCATCGTATTTGTTCTTATTATATCCAAAGATATATCCCATAGAAGTATCGATATTATCATCAAAGGTTTTCTGATGTACATGACCAAAATCAAATTCAGTCTTTAAATATTGTAAACTGATAGGAGCTTTATCTTGATCTGTATCTGGATAGATAACATATTTTCTGACATCTTCCATATTTGGAATCAAAGACAAATTATCTTCAGACTGATTTTCATTGATATACCAAATAACGATGACTCTATATTTCGTTTTACCATCTGTTGTCATATTGAATATATTGGCGGCAGATATGGTATATTTATCCTGATCAATTAGAGTTCCATCTTCTTTGAATACATAGATATTGGCTTTGGTAATCTTATGAGTTAGATTTGTATCTAAATACAAATTATCAAATCTAGTTCCAGAATATTCCAAGCATCTTACATTGGTATTAGTCGTGGATATAATATAATCATTCCCACAAGATTTATTTTTCTCAAACCCAAATAACTTAATACCCTTCTCAGGAATAAATCCATGATCAGAATATGTTACTCTAAATGGAATATGAATTAAATCTACTTTTTTTATCTGAGTTTGTCTAGGCAGCTTAGATACAAACAAAGTTACATATCGATCAGATCGTACAACATTAATATCTTCCCACGGAATAAATTTTCCATTGATCATCAGCATATATCCACCAATCCATTTGGTCTTATATGCTGTCAGATAATTCATATTGAACTTCTGTCTATTGATATTATTGCTTAAGAAGAAATTATCTACTGCACTATAGAGTCTAATACCAATTGCATTATAGTCTCTATTAACAACAAAGACCCCGTCTTTAGCATATATATCTGCATTGGTTGTCAGATACCAATCTCCATCAGTCACTTTAACCAATGTATTTTTATTATAAGAAACACCTTTCTTATGTTCAGAAGCTCTCTGTATCTGATCTACGGTTAAATCGGACTCATAGATTCTCTTCCAAGAAGAAGATGCTCCAGGAATGGCTTTATTATTATTAACCAAAGATTTATAGAAGAATCTGCTTCTATATTCGTCAGGGGCTAAATGAGATTCGTTTTGAGTACAAACAAAAGTCTGTCCATTATAATCTACTTTATCTCCCTTTTGATATGTATTAGTATAAGTACACATCTTCCAGGCTAAGAATGGAGTCCATTGTACGATATGAGTCTTAGGTTCAAATATATTATCATCTACGTTAGAATAGTATAGTACACCATCTTGTTTAACAATATCACCTTTCATAAATGGATTGGGTTCAGACCAGTCTTCTAAAGAACTCAGACTTCCTCCAACTTCTTTCCATTTAGAGATATCTCCAGGAGTATGATTAATATTATTAGCTATAGTAGATTGATAAGCAATATCATTATATCTGACCAAATCATTTTCTTTATAGACATCGTAGTCAGTCCATTTTGGAGTATCTTCAGGAACATCCACTTCAGTTTCATCTACTTTTAACCAATAGCAAGGTACATCCTTGTTATAGTTAATCTGAGATTGATAAACTCTCTTCTTATATATACATTTCTGCATATATTTGTACATTGCTTTTCTTAGAGACCACGTCGGGTGATTGTTAGAAGCCCAATCGATCTGTGTCCAATCTTTATTGGTTCCTGGAATAGAATCATTCTTATTCTTATTGCTGGCATATAGATCTCCAGAATTATAAGAGACCTTATCCAGTACAGAATAGGCTCCATGTATAACAGGTCTAATCCAGTCGGGAATATTGGTATCAATTGGTTCATAAACTTCATTTAAGCGATAAGGAATCAATCCATGTTGTCTATAATAAATGGCTCTTTTAGTATTGAATCGTTTCCATTCGATAGTATTTACAATATCATCATATCTGGAATATTCTCGTTCATCTTCTGTCCATATGTTTTCTGGAGATTCTTCGGTTAAAGCAGGATCAATAATATTCATCAAATAGTCGGTAGGAACATCAATTGTACTATCTGCATTAATTGTCAGAGCATGTCTCATAACAACTAAATCATCCAGATATCCCTTCATTGTTCCAAAGATCAAATGATCTTCATCATATCCTTTACCAACCATACATACAGAAGAAGTAAACTCATAGATAGCAGAAGCTCCATTTAATGTAGATACTAACTGCCCATTCAGATACAATCCTGTCTGTCCATTACTTCTGATAGCGGCAATATGATTCCATTCATTCTTCTTATATAAAGCGGAAATATCATTCGATTCTATTTTTCTATGCGCTCTATCTACCAATACTAATTTTAATGTATGATGAACGTCATCATACTTCATATAGAAGGAATTGTTATCTGTCTTATTCAGACTATTCCCATTGATAAAATATTGATTCAGATTGGATTCTGTCGGATCACTATTAAACCATACCGATATCGTCATATCTGTGGTTCCATTAATGGTAAACTTTCCACCATTCATTTTCTTTAACTGAGAAATTTCCCCATCAAAATATGCACATTCCCCAGTAAATCTTCCGGCCGCAGAATAATCGATAGATTCTGTTCGCACGTTTTTATGAATGACCATGGAATTCCATGTTGTTTTTGCTAAATCTGTTGATCCTTCATTCTTTCTGAATCGTAAATTAATCAGAACGTCATAATCCATTAATTCTCACCTTCTTAAAAATAATGGATGAAGGCATTAACCTTCACCCAATTATTTATGATCAAATTAAATATTAGTATTTTCGTAGATTAGAATCTTGCCCATTTCTACTAAGTCTTTATTCAGAATCTTCTCAATTGTTTTCTGGTTATTGAGATAAACTCCGCAATATGCATCTGTAACCATTGTCAGGAATGATGGCAAGAATTCGATTCCCAAAATAGATCCAGCTCCATATAAGAACATCCATTTTTCCAGAACTAAACCAATAGTCAGCTTATCCAGTTTAAATACTTCTTTAACTGTATCTACAAATCCAGGTAAAGAATCAAAATCTAATCCTTCTGTACGGATGCTAAATATATTGGCTTGAGACTGAGTAATCCCAGCAGCTTTAACTGCAATGGATTCAATCTTATCTTCATCGGAAATAGCTAATATAGAATTTAAGAAGAACTTAGAAGCCATATACATCATCTTTTCTCTATTATCTGGAATAACAGAGATATTTCCGATATAGTCTATAATATGTGTAAAGAGTTTTGCATAAGCTCTTGTATATAATGTAGTATCTGCAGATCTCTTAGAGAATACGCCAGGAATACCATAATACATCATATTCAGTTTTGCAGAATAAATATAAGCCAGTAATACATTCGTATTAACTTTATATCTTCCATTAGCACCAGTTTTAATAACATTGGTGCAATCAATAAATACGTTGATCTTTTTATTGCCTTTCAGATCTTTAGCTGCAAATACTTTGATTGGTCTGGGAAGTGAATCTTTAGGCCAAATCAAATGAGTATTCTTAGAATTCAAAATCTTAAGAGTGTTTGTAGGAACATTGGCTCTCTTAACTTCTAAGGCTACATCTTCTACAAATGCTTCTGTATTTTTATTGATTCTCTCTGCATGCATAATCGCATCAGTCATAATCTTAGTATATCCAGCCATCTTGTTGTATATAAAGCAACTGGTAATTGGGGATGCTGTAGATTTTACGTCTGACATAATTTCAGTCTTCCTTTCTTATTTAAGTTAGTTTCTGTACAAACTCAATAGTTATTAGTATGTTTTCCAGATTAATTAGCAATCTATTTGTATAAATACATTATCATAAGAGTTTTAAGGAGGATTATTATGGACACCAAAACAACCGATCAATTATTAGATCTCATTTCTAAAGATTATCCTACGTTAAAAGATATTAAGGGAATAAAAGCACCAGATAGATATACATACAATGGAGTCAACGTGCCGAGAGTAACTTCTATATTAGACAAAACAATTGGTAGACCAGGAATTGCATCATGGGCCAATAGCTTAGGATTTAAGCATATTGGTTATCATAAAGCTCTTAATGCTGCTGCCGCTATAGGAACAGAAACCCATAATTATATAGAGAACTATATCCAAAATGATATTAAGGATATTACAGAACTCAAAGAATCTGAAAGTTGTATTGCTGCCTTCCATTCTTGGTGGGATTCATTAAAAGAAATGTATACGGTCAAAGTTATTGGAGAAGAACAAAAAATGGCATGCCCATGGTATGGTGGAACCTATGATCTTCTCTTGGATATCAATGGAGAAAAGATGCTGGTGGATTTTAAAACATCCAATGCAATCAAACCAGAATATTTCTATCAATTAGCAGCTTATCGATATCTGATCAATTTGAATTATGGATATGATATTGATAGTTGTATGATCTTAAGACTATCTAAAACTGATGGGTCTTATGAATCCAATTACATTGATCTGCATACGCCTAATGGAGCTCAATTTATGCAACACGCTTCCGATACATTCTTCTCATTATTGAACTCTTATTTTAGATTGTCTACTTCAGAATACGAATATAAAACGATGTGTAATGGGGATGATATTGTATGACGGCATTTATGGATTTATATGTTAAATGTACATACCCTCTAAACTATATGATCACACATATATGGAGCAAACCTTTTTATTATATACTTAGACCAATCCTCTATTGGTTAATGAGACAGAAATTATTAGATATTATATTCCATATAGATTCTATAGAAGAGCTTATCTACGAATTCATTATGTTTATGGATAATGCACATCGGATACCGGTCAATCAATTAACCGGTATATCTAAGTTTTATGATGATCCTAATAGACCCAACCAGTTTATTTATACTATTAAAAAAGATGCTTTGGTAGATAACAATACTGTCATCATATGTCAATTGAGCTCCAGAGATAATCATATGTGTATTCGTATCGATTTGAATATCAATACATCTCCTTGCTTAACCAATTTGGTATGCTCATTTGGAGAGGGTACCGATACGTATATGCGAGTAGATACTCCATCTGTTTTGATGAAGTATAAAAAAGATATTATCGAATTGCTTAAAGAGGAAATCATAGATCATGTGTGGTATGTATATACAGAAATAATTGACCAAGTGATGTTTAAGAAACCCAATAAGAATTCCACTGGAGAGTAATCTCCAGTGGATATTATTTACTAAGTTAAAAGATTTACAAGGATATATTATATATTAGAAATACAATCATTAATAAACAAAAACATAACCAAATCTAGGGAGGAAAACTATGAGTTTAAATCCAAATGGAATGTTTATTGAGGCTCATATAGCCGATCTACATTTTGGAGCATTAGATCCAAAATATCAATACAAAATTTTAAAAGAGCAGTATATATCTAAACTAGAAGCTATGCCTATTCTGGATATAGTTTCTGTCAACGGAGATATATTTCATCATAAATTTATGGCAAACTCGGATGCTGTATCTGTAGCTTGTTATTTTATTACTGACTTAATCAGAGTATGTGAAGAGAAACATGCTACTCTGATGATTATTGCTGGGACATATTCTCATGATGCGGATCAGATCAAACTGTTTTATCCTTTAGCAGAAAGATCATCTAATACCGATATTCGTATCATAGAAAATGTGAAGTTTGAATATGTCAAAGGAAAGAAGATTCTATGTATTCCAGAATTATATGGTAAAGGAAAAGAATTCTATAATGGATTCTTAAGGAATTCTGGATTATATGATGCTTGTTATATGCATGGAACTTATGTAGGAGCTATCTTTGGAAAGAATTCTCCAGATTTAGATTCTCAAAGAGAACCAGTATTTTGTATGGAAGATTTCCAATATTGTTTGGGTCCTATTATATCAGGTCATGTACATCAAGCAGCTTGTTTTGATTCTCATTTCTATTATTGTGGTTCACCTTATCGGTGGACATTTGGAGATGAGGGTGAAAAAGGATTTTATATTCTGTTACAAGATATAACGACTCATCGATATGCATTAGACTTTGAGCCTATTATATCTGATAAATATATCACTATGAATTTAGATGATATGATTCATAAAGATCCTAAGAAGATTATCGATTATATTGAGGATAGAGTACGAAATGAACAAATTAAATTCATTCGTTTAGAAATCACTCAAAACAATCCAGATACTATCAATGCGCTACAGACATTCTATCGCAATAATAAGAATGTATCCATTCTAAATAAAGCGAAAGATGAAACTGTAGTCAAATCCATGGAAGAAGCCAAAGAGAAGTATGAAGAATATAATTACATCTTTGATCCAAATATATCTCCTGAAGTAAAACTCACTCGGTATATTAATCAATGTATGAATACAGTCTTTATTACTCCTAAAGATTTGGTAGATATTCTAAATGATTTATAGTACAACACCAAATTAACATTTGGGAGAGGATGATTATCTTTGAAGGAGAAAAAGAAACTATTCAAAAAGGATGGTAAAACAGTTCTGAAATTATCCTTATCAACGTTAGATGGGTTTTGTACTTATGCGTTGAGTGAAAATGAACATATTAGACCATCCGCTTTAGTTGCTCTACGAAATATTGTAGAGAATATAGATGAAACAGAATATGAATCGGATCCTGCAAGCAAAGAAAGATTATTGCTTTGCAGAGATATCGTTAATACTAAGATTAACCACAGAATCAATAATAAACAATTAGTTTTAGAAGAAGTATTGGGAGCTTCTGGAAATAAGTATCCCGATATTGATTTCAATTCTTTCAGAGAATTGAATAGCAACGACGTTAATTATATTGAAAGTACAGTTATCCCTAAGTATGCGGATAATTTATATATATTCGACCATGCTGAGAAAATGAAAGACTTAGCCATCAATATTATGATTTCCAATACACAAAATATGGATCAAAATATTGACGCATTAAGAGATGAAATCTCAGAAACGCATAAGGCTTTAATTCAGCATAAAGTAGTCGAAGAAGAAAACGAAATCGGATTGAATGATGAAGTTCGAAATATTAAGCTATTAGAATGTATCAAAGAAATCCGAGAACCCTCTCATGTATTAAAAACGGGCATTACTATGCTGAATGAATTATTGAGAGGAGGCTTTGAACAATCTCGAGAATATTGTTTCTTCGCATTACCTGGGGAAGGTAAATCGACAACTCTTAAAGAAATCGCTATCAATATCTTAAAGCATAATAAAGGTTATATCTGTAGAGATAAAACTAAGAAACCTTTATTGTTATACTTCAGTATGGAAAACAGATTGCAAGAAGATATGCAATTGTTGTTAAATATGGCTGGGTATAATATTGATATTAGAGATCAACGATATACAGCAGAACAGATCTTAGATATGTGGAACAATTCCATTTTCAATGATCCAGATGGAATTAAGTTTGTATATATATATAAGTCTGTATATTCTGTTACTACACAGTATATCAGAGATAAGATCGATCAATTTGCCGATGAGGGATATGAAACAATTGCAGTCATTCAAGACTATATGAAACGTATTATGCCCTCAATTAGAGAAGATGACGAAAGATTAAAATTAGGGGTTATCAGTAATGAATTTAGAGCAATTGCAATTGATTATCAACTCTCATTCATTACTGCATCACAATTGAATAGAGAAGGGTCTAAGGATATTATTCCTAAGAGAGATACGGGAGAATATGATAAGGTTATGTCCAGCATTGACAGTTATTATATTGGTGAGTCTGGACTGATTAATGAAAACTTAGATTATTCAATATTCTTAGTACCATTCTGGATGGATCAAGAGAAGAAAATTAAATATTTGGGGTTCAAAGCAGTTAAGAGAAGATATGGTGGAAATACGACATTCAATACATTCTATCAACCTTATTCAATAGAATGCCCGATCAAATTACAAGAAGATTATAATAAACCTACATTAGGAGTTCGGTCATTGACTTCTAATCCACATACATCAACGTTTACTAATTCAGCAGTTACCTATATCTCTAAAGATGAAGCAACACAGAAGATCAAAGAGAAGTCTTTAGCAGATATTGGATTCAGTGGTGGTAATTATGCAACTGGATTAAAGAGTGCTGGTAAATTGGTAGATGCGGTTACACTATTCGATGAAGAATCTACTCCAGAAGAAGTTCGAGTAGAAAATCTAAGAAAGTTCTTATCATCTTATGGTGTAGTATTACAATTAGATGACCTAAGCAAATATGTCACAATAAGTACTACGTGAGTCGATATCGACTCACGTATTCTTTTTTATTTTTTATGTGTGAATAGAATTATATCTGTTAATACTGGGCAATTCATTAATCTGAATGGCAGACAATGCATCATTTAGTACCCCAATAGGCAGCATTCGAATCGGGTTCATATCATGAAATTCTTTGACATCGCATATACCGTTCAATAATAAAATCAAATAATACATTTCTGTATTCCCATATATATCTGCACAAAGACGTTTGGGATTGTAATTATACTTTTTGAGCTCTTCTTTTGATAATTTGATATAGATACACAGTCGTTTCAATTCTACTAAGTAATCATCGAGCACATTCTTTACGATGTACTTGATATTGGCTTGTGTCATCTGATAGCTGAGTTTATCAAAGGATGGAATTCTATTGTTAGCGTTCTTACCAGCCATAATAAATTCATCCAATGTATGAGAGTAGATAGGATTAGATTGCCCATCTGTAATTACTCCAGAAGCACTTGGGACCAATGGCATTAGAATTCACCTCCTACAATAACTGGTTTAGTAATATCACCACTATTAAATGTAACGATAAATCTTGTTCCAGGGGGAATAAATTTGACCGGATATTTTCTGGCTACGTCTGTAGGTATTTCCAGCATAATGGTTGATGCCGTATTTACATTTCCAATCGGTATGCTGCCTTTATTTTTATTCAATAAATTTTTCTTAGATAAGCTGGCATGAGCAATTGTCGTTGTATTATCTTTCAGTCCAACCAATGAACTAAGTCTGAATGGGAATTTACCACATTCATATTTATTACAAGTATCCAACAATATGGCTATGGCAGTTGTAGATACTCCACTGGAGTCGTCCATATGTATTTACCCCCAAATCGTTAAGAAAATATATATTATATCTATAGTAAGTTCAATTATAGTATTGTTAAACTAAGGAGAGATTAGTATGTCAGTACGCGACGAACTAAACAAAGAGTATTATGAAAAAGTGAAATTAGAAAATGCAATGAAATTCTCTAACTTTGTATTCCAACGAATAGGGCTAGAGATCGACGAACAAACGGGATATTTATATTGTCCAGATATTATAGACTACCAATCTCAGAAACCATTGGCTTTTGTATTCGATGGATTTAAATATGTGCCATTTAAGAAGCCATATTGTGATTTAGCAGAAACACGTGCAGAAGATACTAAGTTGTTTGACCCATATAATAATATGGCTCTTATGCAGCAATGCTTAGGATGGTTTATGGTTCACCAATTAGGAATAGATACGAATAATGAAGTCTTATCTATGGGCATTAGCAATAGAAAGATGAATGATCCGGGATATGCATTCATTGCTTATTTCAATAAGCCAGAATTAGATGGTCATATTTATAATAGAGACTGTCTGAAATATATGGATTTGATTCTGATGTTGGATGACGGTTTGATTATTGAATATGATCAACTAAGACGAATGGATATGGAATCTTATGATAAGTTTGATTTCAGTAAGAGACCTAAAGTTCCCAGAAAGAAGAAAGAAGATGAATGATGTCGTCTTAACCGAGCAACAAGAAGAACTGGTCAATCGTATTATTGATTGGTTCTGGAATTCTAAAGAACCCATCTCCAGCTATACCGGAGAAGCGGGTTGCGGTAAAACCGTTGTTATGTCAGAAGTAATCAGACGACTGGGATTGCATGAATGGGAAGTAGCTCCTATGTGCTACACTGGTACGGCTGCTTTGGTATTGCGTTCTAAGGGATTAACCAATTCAAGAACCATTCATTCATGGATATTTAAGCCTGTATTTGTTAGAGACACTGAACAATATGACGCTTATCTGAATAGATATAAAACAAAACTTATCTTTGTAGATAAACAATTACCACCAGATGTAAAGTTAATCTGTATCGACGAAGCCAGCTTTGTTCCTATGAGCTTAAAACAAAAGCTATTGGATAAAGGTGTAAAGATTCTTTGTTGTGGAGATCTTAACCAACTACCACCAGTTGGAGATAATCCTGCATTCTTAATAGAAAAGGATATCTTTAAATTGACTCAGATTATGAGACAAGATAAAGATTCTGGTATTGTGCAGATTGCTCATAAGATTCTAAATGGAGAAGAATTATATCCTGGTACATATGATAACGTAGATATCATAGAGCAAGAAGACTTAACAGACGATATGCTGATGAATGCAGATATGATACTCTGTGGTAAGAATGTTACCAGAGATAAATACAATACAAAAATGAGACAATTAAGAGGAATAGATCCTAAACGAAAAATTCCAGAACATGGAGAGAAAGTCATATGTAGAAAAAACAATTGGAGATATGATTTAGACGGAATCAGTTTAGCAAATGGATTAACCGGTACAGTGGTTAATTATCCTACAGTAGCTTCTATATCCAAAGATCGGTCATGGTTTAAAATTAATTTTAAACCATTTGCTTTTAATAGAACCTTTATAGATCTAAAATGTTCTTTTGAATACTTCAATGCATCCAAAGAGAAAAAAGACGTTTTACGCAACTCTAAATATACGAGAGGAGAGCGGTTTGAGCTTGCCTATTGTATCACAACGCATTTATCACAGGGTTCCCAGTATAATGATGGAATATACATCTCAGAATGGCTGGGAGGCGATATTATGAAACATTTAGACTATACAGGTATCACTCGATTTGCTAAACATTGTACATTTGTACTTAGAAGCAGAAAACAGTATTGGTAATTTCTATAAATTTAGTTGAAATGATATATTATATTCATGAGGTATTGTTACCTCATGAATATTTTTATTTCAAAAGGAGGATATTTTTTATGAGTATGATATTTAGAAAGAACCTGGTTAATGCAATGACAGTTGAAGACCAGGAACAAGAAGAAAAAGAATTACGTTATTTGCTGCTTGTTTATACAGAAGAGACTAAGGGGGAACCTATTCAAATCTTTGATATTGTTGATGGACGAGCAGCTGCATTAGATAGAATCTATGTATTCTATGAAGAATATGGTACGATTGATTGGTTTAAGTCGACCATTATTAGCGAAAAAGTTACGCCTCAGAATGGAATTAGTTTCTATTCCTTCATGAGGTATGTATTTGAAACCAAGCCAGAAGACTTTGTACTTCCTAATGTAGGAAACTATGAAGATCTGATTGATCTAATATCTGAAGATCCTGCATATAATGAGTATTGTGAAAAGCATCATTTATATACGGATGACGATTTAGATACATTCTACGATAAAGATATGGCTCATAATATTTAAGGAGAATAACGATGAGTAGTCAACCTCAAGTTCTTCTACGAGCTGTATATGATTCTATGATAGATTCATTTTCCACAGAAGATACAGGAACCTTAGAAGAATTGATGATCAATACTCCTAAGGTTAAAACGAAACAAAACAAAGGTAAAAGAATATATGCGATCTATGCGTATTTGATTACTATTGAAATTAAAAATCATGTATATCGATTAACAGACTATGATAAAGATCATGGAAAAATAGAATGGAAACCTAAAGACAATGATAAAGTTTTCGAAGAAAGTGTATCTAGATGTATACGAGTAAGTCAAGAGGGATCTCCAATATGGCAATTTATGTATTTGACAGCCATATTTGATCCACCAAAAGACCGAGTTCAATTCGAATTACGTTTGATTAAATATTGGGTAAAGAATTTCGATCAATTTCAGAATGATCCATATTTATTGCCCAAATACAATGAACAAGCAGCATCGTTAGTCAAAGCTATATATACATATATGATTAAGAAAGGAGAATGATATTCAATGTATAATTCCAAATCATTCAAAAGACCTAAGAAACAACAGAAAGCATCTAAGTTCTTCGAAGGATATATTCAGAGGTATGGCGAAAACTTCTTACAGTATATCACAGAGCCAGCGGCTATTGCCAGATTAAAAAGAGATATGCATAGGTTAATTAAAGATATTGCCTATGGGAATGTAAATATCAATAAGTATGGACGATATTTTACACCACAATTCAATTTCTGGCTAATTGAAGTTGTAGATGAAGAATATGTAAGAAAGTCTACTATCTTATCTGCTTTAAATCTTTATTGTACCACTTATCCTGGCGATGAGAATTCACTTAGGGTTAGAGCAGAAGCCAATGAAAGTTATCATGCATATAGAATCATTTATGAGCGCATTTACGCATTAAATAAAACTGGTGATCTCAATAACATTACAGTATTACCCAACGCGTTGAAGTACTCATACAAGAATACAATTTAATTACAAATACAACAAATATGTAATTAGAATTTGCATTCTAGTTGGGTATTTGTTTGTTATTTGTGATTAGAGGTGAGATTCTATGGATAAACAGTATGTTATTGCTATTCGTAACGTGTTTGAACAGATCAAGATCAAGACATCTGATGGGGTAGAACATGTACCTACTATGGTATTGAAACTCGATAATGATGCCTGGATTGATGACAGTAAATGTGAACTGTTTTGGGATGATGCTAAAGAAGTATGCTTCTATTATCATTACAACCAGCTTCGCAACATGACACCGGCTATGATTGGTCGAGATCATGTATCTGTACCTGCTGTATTGTCTGCATTTGATTATGGAGAAATACAGGAGATGAAGATCTTATTGTCTAAAGATGCGCTGAAATCTTCGTTTGATGCTATTCAAAATTCTGGTGCTAAAGCCAGAGTGGATGCTACTCAGGTAGGATTAAATAATGCATTAAAGAAAAAGATCTTTGATAAATACGTTAGCCAGACTTGTCCGGCTACAGACATGGACCTGTACGATAAAGGTTTAAATGGTAAACCGATAGATAACCCGTACAAGTAAGTTTTAAAAACTGTTATAATTATATAATATTACTATGAGGCTCTATGCCTCTTTTAATATTTCCATGGAGAGATTAAAAATTATTTTAAGGAGGAAACAAACATGGAGAATTTTTATGGTCAGACTGGGTATGGATTTTATCCGCAGCAGGCTCCAACACCGCCCGCTACCAATCAGCTTTTGAACCCAGAAGAGATTGCACTGTTGCGGCAAAAAGCGCCGCAGAAACAGGAGTTCTTTACAGCAATGTCTCCTATTGACAACTTAAAGACAAAGTGTGTTCACCACGACAATGGACGTGGTACAATTCGTCATATCGGAGACGGTGTGTATGAATGTACTATTTGTGGTGAACGTTTTAAACCAGTTGAACCTGGAACAGATATCAGTCAGACTATAAGTGATCTGAAAGACATCGTAGAATCTATTAAGTTCTATTATGGTGGTATCGATCCGGAAGCTGGTAAGAGAATTTATCCGGCATTCTATGTTCTGAGTCAGATTCCTCAGATGTGGAAAGTTGCATCTGATTATGCTAAGTCTTATGCACCACAGCAGGCTCAGCCGAACATGCAGGGTGGATATGATGGATTTAATACCATCGGTATGTATAGCCAGGTATTCTCCGGCAACGGTATGAATCCCTATATGGCTAATCCGGCAGGATTCCAGCAGCCGATGATGCCTCAGCAGTATCCGGCTCCTATGGCACCTCAGTATCCTGCACCGCAGATGCAGCCACAGGCTCCGATGTATAACCAGATGCCTCAGCAGCAGCCTATGCCGCCGATGCAGTATCCGCAGCAGCCGGCACCTGCTCCTCAGTATGCTCCGGCCGGTATGCCGCAGTATAGAGCAGATCAGGCACAGCAATTCTCTGGTGCTTCCAATCCCATTGGTGGTCAGGTAGTAGAAAATACTGCTGTAGCTGTTCCGAAGCCTGCAACTGCAACACAGAATGTAACAGTTGCAACTCCTGAAAATGGAGAAACCAAGACTTACGTCGGATAAGTCTAATTAATTTCCTCTAAATATACACAACTATAAATACACAAATCGAAGAATGGGAAGAGCAGTCTAATCTGCTCTTCCTTGACTTTGATTCATTAATTTTTAAAAAGGAGTAAACGATATGGATGACGATAAGTCAAAGAAAGATGATATCTGTGATGATAATGGTGAAATTGTTCATCTAGATATAGCGACTTGTGCCGATAAAGAAACTCTAATTAAAATGATAGCAGAATTTGTCAATGTATTTATACCTGATGATATTGCCAATGCATCAATAAAAAATCCAAGTATGCTTCTGATTATGCATAAAGATCTATGTGGACGTATAGGAGGATTTGATATTGTGCATAGGGCGACTAAGACTGTCGTAGCTGGTATTGACGCTACGCCCGATGGTCAACCATTGCCAGCAGATTTTATGGAAGATATGGAAGCAAAACTTAAAGAAGTTCGAGAACACAAAAATGATTTTGCTTCTATGTTCGATAATGATCTGGGAGAAAATATGTCTGAGGAAGAAATCAAAGAACGATTAAAACATGCTAACTAAAAGTCTACGATACTAGAAACTTGTTAATAAGAAATTGTTAATGAGAGAAAGGAGTATTGAATTGACAGACTTTAAGAAGAACATTCAAGAATATTCTAAAAGTATTAAAACAATCAAAGAGTTTGCTAAAGCAGTTCAGCAAGCTCCTGGTATGTATATCGGCAGTATTGGAAATAAAGGTTTTATCAATTGCTGTCGGGAATTATTACAGAATGCAACCGATGAACTTCAAAAGATAGACTCTCCTTGTACAGAAGTATGGGTAGAGTTCTATGAAGATAATCATCAGTTCGTAGTAACAGATAATGGGCGAGGAATTCCGTTTAAAGATATGCATCGTATCTATGCAGAAGAACATACTTCGTCTAACTATGTAAAAACAGCAGGAAATTATTCTTCGGGCAGACATGGGGTAGGTGCTAAAGTAACCAATGCATTGTCTGAAGATTTTATAGTATTATCCAGAATTTGTAAGCAATATAGTTCTACAGGAAAACCTATGGGATTATCTATGAGTTTCCATGAAGGAATTGCGGAAAACAAATCTGGAACTCCTTATCCCAATAAGGAGAACTTCCAAGGAACCAAAGTATCTTTCACCCCATTAGAAAGAATCATGGGAAAGATTACTGTTACTTGTGAAGAAGTATTGGGTCTAATCGATATTATTCTGCCTTTACTCAAAATTGGAGCTATTATTAACTTCAAAGGAGTGAAGAAAGATGGGAAAGAAATCAATATCCGTAGAGTGAATGAGTATGGGATTGATACCTATCTTATGAATAGTCAATTCAAGCCTGTCATGAATCCAATTCATCTAAGTGATGATAATGGAACCATGAGGGCTGATATTAGTTTCACGTATGATGCCAACGGTCTTGATGAACAAGACACGGTATATTCATTTGCCAATATGTGTCCTACCATTAGTGCAGGTAGTACTCATGCGCAAGCTTTTGTCGATGCATTATCAAATTATTTTAGAAATTATATGAACAAGATTTATCTTGGGAATAAATCTAAGATAACGACAATCAACAGCGATATCAGAGCCGGATTAAAAGCGGTTGTATCCGTTATGCATCTGGAACCGATCTTTGCTGGTCAGGCAAAAGAATTATTATCGAATGAAGATATTAAACCATTTATTAAAGACCTCGTAGATAGAGGATTGGATGAATGGAGTCGTTCGAATGCAAATGATCTACAACGTCTATGTAAATATTTCAAAGACGTTGGCAATCTACGTATGAAAACTAATAGCGAAAAGATCCAATTAACTAAGACAGCTGTATCTGTATTTACTGGATTACCATCCAAGTATCAGAAGCCATCTGGTAAGAAGAATTTAGAGCTTATTCTGGTCGAAGGTGACTCAGCTATGTCTCCATGCCGAGAAGCATGTGATCCTACAAAGCAGGGCATTATGCCACTCCGAGGAAAAGTATCGAATGCAATGACTCGTTCTAAGAAGGAATTCTTTAATAACGAAGAATGTAAAGCAATATATACTCTTCTAGATTGTGGAGAAGGCAGACGTTGTGATGTATCCAAATGTAAATTTGATAAGATCATATTCCTCGGAGATGCTGACGTAGATGGGCTTCATATCAGAACATTGTTGTTGAAAATGTTCTTGGTATATTATAGACCATTGGTGGAAGCTGGTAGAGTTTATGCAGCAGTACCACCATTGTTTGCTATCAAAGGACCTAATGGAGAAGCTAAAGAATTCTTTACAGATCGTTCTGACTTTATCCGTTATGTATACACTAAGTTTGCTAAGCATAATGTAATTAAGAGTTCTACAGGATCTGTTTTACCAACTTCTAAGGTTGTACAACTATTGAATGATAATATCGATTATCTCTTCAATATGAACGTACTGTCTCAGAACTATGCGATAGAGCCAAACCTATTAGAATTCTTATATAGTCTAATTCTGAACCAATTACCTATATCTTCTATCAAGAAAGAATTGAAGAAGCAGTATAAGTATTTACAGGTCAGAGAAGAGAACCATATCTTAGTAGTAGATGGCCTAGCTAACGATAAAGTACAAACAGCCGTATTCAATCAGAATATGTTGAATGACTGTAATGAACGAATTGCTCGATTCATTATGCATTCTGATCCTAATGGATATATTCTGAATGATGTTAAAGTAAGTCTGTATAAACTGATGGAGGAATTCAACAGATATACACCAAAAGGTTTACAACGCTTTAAAGGGTTGGGTGAAATGGATGCTCCTGAATTGGGAATATCCGCTCTACATCCTGAATTCAATAGAACTTTGATTCGATATACAACCAACGATATCATCAAGGAAATCGAAGAAATCAGGAGAATTGATTCGGACAAATCTGAATTATTAAAAGATATTGAATAAAAGTAAAGGAGATGGTCTATATAGACCATCTCTGAATCTTTTGTGATCTATTTCTTTTTTAGTTATATATTATATATCTGAGAAGTTATTATATTTTCAAAAGGAGGAAGTATTATGAATGTAATGGAATATCATGAAAGCGGATAGTTAAGATTATCCCTATTTACCTGGGATATACCCAGGTTATTATATATTCAAATTTCCAAATATGCATAGTAAAACAAAGGAGTATGTAAAATGGAAAAAGAATTAGTTAATGAAAGTTTTAGTGAAGATGTAAACATCAAGGAGTCTGTATTGATTGGACTAAGAGCTCAAAATAAGATTCCGAAGAAACCTATGGCCGATATGTCCAAACGTATTAAAAAGGCTAAAGAAATTGTTAAGACCATGACAGAATCTGAAAAGAAGATTTATGTCACCAGAGATTACAATATTTTCAAAGTATTGGTTGGAAATCGTGCTGTATTGTCGGAACGCGTATTAAAGATTACTCGTTCTATTGTACAGCATGGATATATTACTAACCCTCTGATTGTTAATGAAAACATGGAAGTTATTGATGGTCAGGGTAGATTACAAGCATTACGAGCTCTTCATCTTCCGGTAGAGTATATTATTCAGCCAGGATTAGATGTAGATGATTGCATTGCTATGAATGTCATTACGTCTAATTGGAAACCATACGATTATATTGCATCATATGCAGAGCTTGGAGATGAAAATTATATTCGTATTAAGAAGCTCTTTGATACATATTGGGATCTTGGTGCTAAGAATATTTATCAAGTATTGGGATTGTATCATAAAAGCAGATATGGTGCCACGGGTAGTATTAAGTCTGGCTCTTGTACAGTTTCTGAAGAACAGTACAACTATGCTAAGAATATTCTGGAAGAAACTCATACTTATTTGCATATGACCAGATCGTCCGAATATGATAGAGGTATAAATGGTAAAGGAACTAAGACCGCATTTTTCTCTGGGATCATTTGGATTCTGATGCATGTACCAAATATCGATAAGGATCGTCTCTATAAAGTATTGAATGAAAAGCATAGCTTTATGATGCCATTCGTTAATATTGAGACATGTGTAGAGTCTATTGGAAATCTATATAACAAAGGACTTCGTAATAAGATCAATTTCTCTTTACTTTTAGCAGAAGTGAAGAATTCCACATTATTTAAGTCCAAGGAGGAAGCAGAAGAATGATTGACTTCAATGAAGAGAAGATGAGAGAATTAAAAGAGATTGTAACGAATAGAGATGGTGTTGTGTATTGTCAAAAAGGAAATATGGATAAGTTTATCGAGCGTATTATTACTCCGACCTATCTATTTTCTATATTGGAATATATGATCAGAGACAATGTTAAGGATAGACCTGTATTAAACACAGAAGAGAAGTTTGTTATCAATGTTATACAATCAAACTCTGTTGCTGTATCAAATAAACGGCTATCTCGTTATATTTGGCATACAGCATATTCTAAGGCATACTTAGCTAATATTGTTCCAGAATGGTATTTGAATGGGCACTATCTGGATGATAATCCTATTCTAGAAAAAGCATTGGCTTCTCTGAGAACAATCTTTACATCTAAGGAAACTCCATCCTTTGAATCTGTATTGAAAGATATTGTTGAGGATAAGTATTCTTTAACTGATGAGACGGTAGATCGTACAATTATGGTGAATACCTTATATACAATTTACCATATGCTGAAGTTCATTATGCAGCAGAATATATATTCTACGTTAAATGATGAAACTTCACGTATTCATCATATTGCTGTTAAAATGTATTATGAATTTAGAGATTTGGATGATAAAGAATTTAATGGATTTTTTGATACTCCATGGAAAGATGCAGTAGGTGATAGAACATGAGACCATATATTAAAAGACAAAGAACAATCTTACATACCAATAAGATTGAAGGAAACTGCCATTGCGGCAGTTGTTGCAATCATCATGCAAACGTTCTTCATAGTGATGAACCAGTATATATTGTTAATCTGAATAATGATGTTTTCACTATCAGAAACATATACAATCAGTGGGATGTAAAAGAGCAGAGTGCCGAATTGAATGCTACACTGGGTGAGAAACTATCCACATTTGAAAAGTTTCAGAAGTTGTTCACAGATTATCTCAAAAAGAATAAGAAGATGCTTGAACAGATGACCAATAATGGGTATGCTAAAAAGACTGGCAACCCCGTTACATCTACAATCTTTACTCGGCTGGGAGCTAATAGTATATTGGCAGTATTCATTGCTGAGCTTATGCACGATATTAATCCAGAACAAAAGTATGAAGACAAGTATAAGTAATTGTAAAACAGGAGACCAAACTCTCCTGTTTTATTTTTATATTGGAGAGGATAACAATATGAGCGAAAATAATAATACTGAATATTTACTCAAAGTGATTAAAGGATTGTATAACTCTGATTCCATTGACTTAAATAACGAAATATTTACTATTAAAGATATATATACATATTATAAAAATCTGAATATAATCGAATCAGAAACTTTTCCTACCAATATCAATAAGACATTGACATATGAAGAATTTGTAGATAAATGTTTATATTTGATAGATACTGCGAATATAACTATGAAAATGATGTTCGAAGAAGGATTTATTAGGCAACTAACACCCGATAGTGCATCTATTATTTTCAATAATGCAGGTATGATTGTGATTTTATCATTTTTTGATTTTCATTATTCGACATTGGATTGTATATTGAAAAGACAGCTGAGTGATAAGGAGAATAAAGATGAATGAAGAATTGGTAGAATATAAAGAGAAAGAATTAATTGCGTCTAAGCAAACACCAACAATCATACATTCTATCGTAGACAACATTCAATCAGAAGAATGTTCATCCGTCAATATAACCATAGTTCATCATAATGATATGGATGGTATATTCTCTGCTCTAATGATTAGAGAATTATTGAAAACATTTGATTCTCCAAAAATCGATATTCATTATGTGGAATATAATTATCAAGCTGGATATGATTTGGTTGATAAGATTCCGTTAGGATCTGAAGTATTCATCGTTGACCTTTCATTATCAGAATCCCAGATTAAGAATATTTTGCATAGAGTCAGCAATATACTGATTATCGATCATCATATGACGTCTATTGGGATTCTTAAAGATCTCATAGACAGTGATGAAGATATTATGAAACGTGGCGATTTGGCATTTTATATTGACGTTAAGGGTTGTGGAGCTATGAATATCTATAATCTATTTAAAGATGTCCACTATAAGAATAAGAATAAAAAGATTTCTGATGTGGTCAATCCCAAGACCATTGACCTAGTGGACCAATACGATCGTTGGGATCGTAAGATCAACGACTATCGTAATTGTGATTATTTGAATACCTATTGCTGGGAATCTAGCAGTTTATTTGTAAATTCTAATATTATGGATAAACTATTATATAATAGGGATTTTTTGCAAGAAGCTTTACAAGTCGGAGAAGAACTATATGAATTACAACAACAAAAATACAAAGTCAAATTTGCAGCTTTTCATAGAAAAGGCCTTTTCCATATTGATGGTCATATCTATCGTGTGTGCTATATGTTCGGTTTTGGCAATTCCATTGCATTTGGAGACGATCTGAATAAGTACGATTTCTGTATGCTGATCAATAGACCGGATATGTATGGAAATATAAAAGTCAGCATGTATAGTGCTGAAAATAGAGTAGAAGTAAATGAATTATGCGAAAAACTGGGTGGAGGAGGACATCCTCATGCCGCAGGATTCTCTATGAGCAGTATAGATGAACTGTTTAAGTATATTCAATAATTCATTTAAAATTACAAAGAGCCATAATGGCTCTTTGTAATCTATTTCTTTTTTGATTATATATTATATAGATGGAAAGAAGTATAATGTACAAATACTTCTTAAATTGTTTTAGTCAAAAGGAGGACTATAATGATTATTTTGAGACCATTCACAGAGACGGTTTTCCCAAACGGATTGACTCAGTACATGTACAGATTCAATCTGATCATCGACGACGAATTCATTGGTAGATATCAGGCCTCAGTCTGCTACAATGAAGAGAAACCATCAAGAGTATCTATTAAAATCATGACGATACCAGTCGATGAATGGAATGATCCTGTTATTCTCAACACGACGTATAAATCTGTTGGCAAGTATTGTAAAGATACAAAAGCCAAAGTTGAGAAGATCATCAAAGATGCTGTACGCGGATTTGTCGGAGGATCTTCTACTAAGAATAGAGTCTATATAGCACATTATGCTACAGACGCGAATGGTTAAATTGGAACACTGGCTCATATGAGCCAGTGTTTATTTTTTGTAATCTAAGTTCTTTTTATTTATATACTATAGAGATGAAAGAGAATATAGCTGGAACTATATTCTCTTATCCCTATAAAAAGGAGGACTTGGATTATGAATAAGCATAATTCAATTAGTGCTAAAGAGTATATCAGTACTCTTAGAAAAGCACTATCTGATCTGGAGTCAATCCCGATAACAGATCAGAACAAAGAATGCTATTACAAAATGAAAATAGCATTTCTCAACAATCTTGTGAAAACACAAGATTACATCTTAGAATCGTAATGATTCTTTTAGAGTCTTGTGATAAGGCTCTTACGGCTATATGTCCAAGAGAAAGCTTGCCTCCTGTGAGCTTTCTCTTTAATTATATGTATTATTTTTTGTATTTTTCAATATTTTCCATACCTAAATCTAGAATAAAAACATACTCATAATAGTTATATAAGGCTTGAGAGGTGCTAATATGGCAATTACATCCAAACAACGTAAAGAAGTAGAACTCTTAATCTATAAAGTAATGGATATTTTAGACCCCACAGAACAGAATAAAACCTGGTATATGAATAAATTCAAAGGCATGACCAATGATCAATTCTATGAGTATTTTAAGCAAGAATTTCCATTGAAGTTTCAAATGAGAACATTTGAAATCGAACCAAAGATGGATCAGATTACTAAAGCTTTAGACACCATTCATGTACCACTAATGGAAAAACTATATATGCCATTCTTATACACAGACAATAAAGGCAGACCAGTTAAAACTAACTATGATGCTATGGTTGTCTATGTTCCTATAAAGAAAATGAAGCAGTTCTTAGCTAAGAAGAACTCTATGTCCATCAATATTGATGAACGAAATATGAAGAATGGTAGACTGATCAATAAGGATAAGAATGGAAATATGTCTGATAGAGAGATGGAATGCTTAGCTGTAATGGGATTGCCCAATACAATGAGAGAGTTTTCAACTTATAGAGCAGATGCTATGAGAGCAAAAGATGCTTTTTATGCTACCATTTCAGAAAAGAATATGGTGTCCTTAAAAGATGTAGAAGTTTCTAAACAAGACTCTATTGCTCGTAATACATTCAATGCTTATTTGATTGGAGCTGGTATAGCCAGCAATTTGATTATGACAGGATACTATTTACCACATACAGTAGATAAGAGAACAGAAAATAGGATTCATAGAGAAAGCTAATTTGAGTTATATATTATTATTAAGAGTACCAAATTTAGGTACGACGTTTTATTCCAAAAGGAGAAAAGAACATGGATAAAAAAGATTACAGAGTGTACAAAGTAATGAACACAAAAACGAAGAAGTATGTAATTACTGCTTCATCCTTAGACAGAGAAGCATTTGTTGCTAGACAGCTTACCGTAGATACCAATACTCTTCGGTTTTATGACAAAACAATTACTGAAAAATATCTGTCAGTAAGAGTTATCAAAGTGCTTAAGAATGCAGAAAAGAAAGATGCTATTGCTTGGGGTAAAGCATACAGAATAAAGCATATGGAAGATAAACTGCTTCTGAATAAGCCGTATATTCCCAAGAAAACGGCAAAGAAAGTTGTAAAGAAACCGGCCGCTAAGAAGAAAGTAACTAAACCTGTAGCCAAAAAGGCTAAGAAATCTAAAAAGTAATTTAATTCAAAACTTATGAGTAATCCAATTATTAAAAAAGGAGGTATTATATCATGAGTGATAAAGAAGAAAAGATCTCGGTTATTACCGAAGATGGCGATCTTGGTGGTATGGTAGAAGAACTATCTGAAAAAGATCAGAAGACCTATCAAGAATCTAAAGAAAAAGAAAAGAAATAAGAGAGTCTATTCTAATTTTATCTCTATACCTTCTATATGAAGGAAACTAACAAAGACAACGAGTTATACCTAAGGGTATAACTCTTTTCTTTTTGACATATACTTCAACTATCGTATTCGAATTCTTAAGGAGATGCTAAGTATGTATTGTACGAAAAACTCCAAAAGAACGGGAATTGCTAAGAAGATGTATATTGCCGTACTTTTGTATATTGTTTATTGTGTGTCAAATATTGTATTATGGGGAAATCTAATGGACGTCTCCATTAAAGTAAATGCCATGCAGAAACAATTAACCGAAGCACAAACAGCTAATGAAAACGTGCTAGATGTGTTATACGAAATTCGTGATAACCAGAAACAAATTGATCAAAAACAGGAAAAAGTTTTAGAAGAACATGCAACTAATGTATCTTACATTAAAAATATGGGATATAATAACTATTCCGATTTGTCTAATGTAGATATGAAACTGACAACCAAGGATATGAATAAAATTATCGACTATTGGGTGTTCCATATGGGCGTTCAATCCAACTTTCAGGGCAAAGGAGACGTGTTTATCAAGGCCTCTCAAGAAACTGGACTTAACCCAATTTATATCCTAGCCCATGCTGCTATAGAATCCGCATGGGGAACATCATACATTGCCAGAACTAAACACAATTATTTTGGTATCAATTGTATTGATGCAGACCCTGGTCGGGGTTTTGTTATGGGCGACTCCATAGAAGAAGGAATTATTAATGGAGCCAAGTGGATTGCAAAACATTACTATAATAATGGTTATACTACGTTGCAATCCATGAAAGATGCCAATTACGCAACAGATCCAAATTGGCCATATGCAATATCCAATATTATGGATAGATCAACTAACGCATTGTAGTATCCGACAAATAAATCAAAACAGGCCATAAGACCTGTTTTGATTTTATATTTTTATGGAGGGTATACAAATGAATAAGAAAAAGATAAAGAATAAAAAGGCTAAATCAATGCCTATCGATGTAGGATTTGGAATGCCATATTTACATATAGTCGACATTAATGTTGGCGAGCTAAACCCTCTATACTTTACCAATCAAGACAATTTCCAATTTCAAATAAATATGGAAACAAGCCCTAAGAAATATGTATACGGTAATACAAAAGATCATCTTCCCACTTTACTTATCAATTTAGGGAAGAACACTTTAAAAATAGAGTATTACGGTTTACACAATGGGGTCAATATATACCGAAATACCTATCTAAAAACCAAATCAATCAAAGGTCAATTCACCAAAGCATCTAAGAGAGATAAACTGCAATATAAAGCAATGTTTAATATCTTTCTCAAAGATACTGAGGGGTGTCTTGCTACCAATGATGAAAATTATTATGACGATGAAGGAGATGATTATTGATGTTACTGAAAGCAAAAATACTTTGCTTAGGTGGAGGAGCCAACAAAGCAGGTATCGAATTGATGAAAGAGATTCCTGAATTAGCAAGCTCCATTATTCTAATCAATACTACACTCAAAGATATTCCGACCGAATATAGAGAAAATGCTGTAGAACTGGTTGGAGATTATAAAGGCTGTGCTAAAGAACGAGCAGTGGCCAGAGATATTATGATTTCTAATTTAAAATCTGGAGATTTTGATTATCCGGCAGATCCAGACGATGCCATGACTATTATTGTCACATCAGCAGAAGGTGGTACTGGATCCGGAGCTACTCCAATCTTAGCTAAATATATTAGTTCTGTATATAAGACCCATGTTCATATTTTTGTATTTACCGGATTCAACTCTGATGTCAGAGGAATCAAGAATACAGTAGATTTGTTTAAAGAGCTGGATTCCGATTATACAGTAGAATCTATTTCCAATGCTAAGTTCTTAGATGAAGCTCATGGAAATAGAACTAAAGCAGAACAGATGGCAAACAAAAAGTTCTGTCAGAGCATCAGAATACTGTTGGGTGGTACTATTACCGAGTCAAGTCAAAATATCGACGAATCCGATTTATTGAAGCTCGTAAACACCCCTGGATTCATGGTTATAGAAGACGTAGATTTGGGAAAAGTAAAGAATGTAGATTCTTATAATACCAAATTGATTGAAGCTATAGATGATTCCAAATCATTAAATGTAGAACCTACCTGTAAACGTAGAGGAACTATTCTGAATATCTCAGATAAAGAAGCAGATTATGTAGACTATAATAATGAAGTTCTGAAAGAAAGATTTGGTCTTCCCTTCGAAGCATTCTCTCATATTCAGAAACTTCATGATCACAACTATCTTCAGTTTATCATTAGCGGATTAAAAATGCCTATTGAAGATATTGAGAATGCTTATGAAGAATTTGTTAAGAATTCTGATTCTGTAGATAAATCTAAAGATGATTTCTTCTCTAAAGAATTTGTTACAGACTCTACGGGATTTGATACGCTTCGTAGTAAGAAATCTACAGAAGATGTCAGATTGGCTAAAGATGATTTCTTTAGTGAACTTACTGGAGATACAGTAAAAACGGAAAAAGGCAAATTTACCAAAACCATTACAGTAGATCCAGAATTCTAATTGTTAGGGAAAGGAGGTTACGTTAATATGATTACAAATGATTATATTGATTCATCAATTATAGATTTTTTAGATCATATTGATGAATCCTCTGATTCTGAAATCTTTTATACAATGAAACAAAAGTATGGAGATATTATCTTTGAGATCTATGAGAATAGACATAGATATACACAGCTCTTATTGAACTCTAGATTTATCTCTATACTTTATCAAGTGATATATACAATCAATGTAGATGATTTCTTAAAGATGTGCTGTGATTCATTGTTATACTATGCCATCACATCTTTACATCCCGATAATTATATCAAAGGTTTGATCTTCATGCTGGGAGAGCTAATCAATAAAGAAGAGATTGATCAATTGAAAGCATTAAAGCATATTGATTATGAACTTCTAACATTCTTAGCGATTACTAACCATTCTATTAAGGATGATATAGAAAGAGTATCCAGAGTAAACTTTACTTTGTGTACGTCTACTAAGTCTGTATTGACTATAGCAGACCTAAGATATATTTATGCTGTATTTTATTCTAAGGAGTTTTCTGCTCTATTGATGGGTACTGTCTTCGATACAACGATTGATCGAGGTATAGAAAAAGAAGAACCCTGGGTAACTCCTATTGTAGAAGGAAATAACGCGCAAATCAAGAACACGATTCTATTGATCTTGGAGAACTTAGATACATCGGCTATCATTCACTATCTGAAGATGATTGGTGATGAATTCTCTAGAAGAAATTTCAATGAATATGCTATTGGTTTGAGCTTTAGACAATTGAATACAATTAACTTTAATAAGATCAATATCATCAGACAGCAATTACAGTCTGAAGGTGTTGATATTCCTTAATATAATAAGAAGTATGCATAGCCTATATAGGCTATGCATATACTTTATGTCATAGGAGAAAGTAATATGGATGCATCCTTAATTCAAGAATATGGAATAGAGACAATATTATCTATAGAAGATATTAAGAATATTGTCTATGATACTTACGATTATACCAATGGAAAGATTAATCCACTCATTATTTGTGCAGAATTGTCTTATTCTACTGAAGGATATGTTACTCGGTATAATGCATCTATGTATCTGAATACGATTACAATTTATTTAGATACTATAGTCAGATATATACAATTCGCATTTGCCAACAATTTACCCAGACAGAGAGGATTCATAGCGGAAGTAGTTATTCATGAGTTATCTCATCTGAATCAATATAAAGCTAAGAATACTTACACTTTTAATAGACATTCTATACAATATAGAAACTATAAAGATATTGAGTTGGGTAATAAGTACAATACTCTCTTATTTATCAGAGAGCATAAGAATGATTTGATTAAAGCATTAAAAGTTCCTGTGGTATTTGATCAGACATATCAACATCTATCTTATGAAGAACTTAAATCTAATGTAAATAAATACTACATTCCAATGTCTAAAGAAAAAGCTTTTGATGAACTAGATATGATTTGTAAAGAATCATTACGAGTTCCATTAGAAACATATGTAGACAGAAAGACAATGGATCTTAATGATGCATATGATCTAATTAGAACAGCTATTGCTAAGTCTGGAGGATTATCATGATTGATGAAGGACTTATTAAAGAATTACAACTTCTATTCGAATATATATCAAAGGATAATAATTCTGGATTAATTCGGGAAATTGTAAAATCTTTTCTGTATCAAGATGGACAATTTATGTTAACCTCTGAAGATATTCAAACTCTTAGGAAACATGGATTGGATATCTATATTACAGATAATACCTCATCTGTAGATCTTAAGCCATCTACAGATTACAGACTGTTTATTAAAGATAAACATAATGGTGTATATATCTGTACTATATCTAAAGATGATTTTCTTAAAGTATGTAGCGCATAATAGACTCCCATAGCCTATATGGGCTATGGGAATATCATCTTTATTTTTTATTTGATTATTAAAGATTTGTCTTTATATTTCTCATAAGCAGACTTTTTAAAGATTTTAGCTTTAGCCTTTTCGGGCTTTAGTTTAGGCAAATGACGTCTATATACAATTCTAGAGGTTGCATTATTCATCGTCTTATCTTTAATCTGATATCCTTCATTAAATTCGTGTACAGCGTCATTAAAGCCTTGTCTATAAGCCTGTCTGTATTCTTCTTCTGTGTATAGCATAATATATCACCATCAAATTGTAATCATAATATTCTGATAACGATTGCTTGCTGAGACGTATCCGTCACGAAGTTGCTGTACAATATCGTCTCGTCTATTAGCATAATCTTGAAGTATATCAATTTGTAATTCTGCTGTAGCATATGGAGTATTGATATTATTATAGTACTTCAAATTATTATAAAGGAATATTGCTACATCAGATACCGCCAATTGTTCAAATGTCTCCATCTTAGTAGGCTCAATAGTCATCAAGTTAGGAGCATGAACGACGAACAAATGAATTGGAATTGCTTTTAGCATTTCCAGCATATTGTTACTAAGATTAGATTGGAGTCTAACCATATTCGGTGGTTTGAACTCTACATAGATTCCTGCTTTGAAGATACTGGCATGGTCTACCATCTGTTGCTGCATGGCAATACCTTCAACATCCAGTCCATTCAAGAAGAAATCAAACGTAGAATAGAATCCCGAACCAAATCCAAAGGCAGGCATATTCTTACTTAAGATATGCCAATCAATATCTCCTATACCAATAATATTGACAGAAGGACATACATTTTCATCAATTAAATAATATGGACCTTTTCTTCTATCTGCTGTCAGATAGTAGGTCATTTCATAGGGAAAAAATCTAGAAAATGTATTCAACGTTTCTTTAGATATAACATTATCAAACCAAACATCTTTGTTTAAAGTATCTGGAAGATTTAATTGTTTCGTTCCTAAACGATGTTCTATTAGATCAAGTAATTGGCTTTGTCTATTTACAATACCAACTCCAGGCATATAAATCAACTCTCCTTTCATAAAGAGGCTTAATTAATAAAATGTTTTATTATAAGAATATCATAAACTTCCCCATAAACATTTAAATAAATACTTTTTTAGTTAGAAAGGAGAATTATAAATGGAGAATACTACTTTCTCTTTTGATAATATGGCTCAAAAGATTTTTACTCCTAATAGCATGGGGGTAAAATTCAATAAAGAGAGTAAAAACCCATCTTTGACAACTTCTATTATGAAGCAGTCTGTATTGATTGCTGATGATGATGTTAAGATTGACCAAGCTGATTCTTATAAAGATGCGATCTATAGAATTAAAGAATCTGAAAAGATTATTTCTAAGAAAATACTGTTTGATCTATACAGATTTCAAATGTCTCTTACAATGGATCATGGCGGTATGTATGGTAAGTCTTACAAATACACAAACTTATCTGAACCCATTCCTTGCTTGAAGAAATTAAGCATGGTCTTGACACAGATTGAAACTATGATGAATAATTATAGTGGAGTAGGTGTAGTATCTGATAAAGCTAAGAGTTATTATGACGCATTAAATGAAATGATTCATCATATCAATGATGATAAAAGAACAATCATTGGAGATATGACCGGATGTCATGAAGTCACAGATGCCGATTTGGTTGCCAAAACATATGCTCATTTTAGAGGCGGAGACAAGATTGAAATTATTCAGTTGACATCAGACGATAAAATTGGATCCAGACTGAGTGAAATCAAAGAAAATATAGATAAAATTACAGACTCTGTAGCTCTGTATAATTCTTCTCTGAACGATGTTATCAAGAGATTGAATAAGATTAGATCAGAGTTAGCTATTCATTATAGAGCAATGGATGATCAGCAGGGTAGGCAGATTGATTTTAGAAAACAGGAATTGTCCAATACAATTTGCTCTTATTTTAATAAGTATCTCAAATATGCTAATATTATCTATTCTATGAAAGCTGATGCTTTATCAGAATACTTAAATCCAGATAAATCTGATAGTTATATTTGTGATCAGTTTAAAATTACAGAATCTTATGATATTAGTGACGATGAAGACGCTTTGATTGATGAAGACACAGATTTGTCTGATCTCTATACATTCAGTGAAACCAAAGATGTTATTTATTCTAATCAACTGATTGCTTTGGAATCTGAATTTGCAAATACGGTTGTATATGATCTGATTAATGAGGCAGATGAAAATAGCAGCAAAACAATCTGGGAACGTATCAAAGCTCTCTTTGCTAAAATTAAAGAAGCTATTCTTAATTTCTTTGGCATGGCTGCTAAGAAGTTACAGAATATTAAGAACGATAAATCTTTACTTGGCAATATGCAGAAAGCATTGGACGCTACTGCAAATGAATATGAAGTTGAAGTACCATCTGTCAACTTAGATGCAGCATTATCCAGATCTGTTAATCTGAATATGAAAGACTTCCAGTTCTTCTATGAAAAGATTATGTCTAATGAAAATACTTCTGATGAAAAGACAGCAGTTCCGAAATTACTTGCCGCTATTATTCCGGAAATGAATAATCTAGAAGGACTCGATGATACTAAAACCTGTCAGAGATATTTGAAGAACTATTTTGCTGGCAATGATCTGACCAAAGTAAAAGAAATTAAAGATGACAATGTAACCTATGTTATGTCTAAACTGACAGCAGCAAATATGAAGACAACTACAGTCGCTAAACTCTTTGCTCAGGTTGATGCTATAGCAGAGTTGAAAGTTCCTGCACAGTTTGGTAATAAACTTCAGAATAAATTAGAAGCTGCTCAGAGATATAAGGATCAGGAATTGAATAAGATTAAAACGACTCCAGCTGCGGCTAATGGAACACAAGAATCTGTAAATATCAAAAAGATCTTAGAAGAATACTTTAATGATATTGATGGAATAGAATCTTATAATGAAGGTCCAGATACAAATGCTGGTGAAACTAAACCACAGCCTAATAATGATAAGGCTGGAACTCCTCCTCCGCCGGCTAATGCAAATAATTCTACTGGTAATAATCCTCAGTCAGATCAGAAGAATGATGACCAGCAGAAATCGGAAGATAAGAAAAATGCTCCTAATCCGGAAGCTGAAAAGAAGATTAAATCTCTTGAAACTGCTTTCAATATTTACTCCAAAGTAGTTAATAATATTCTTAGCTGTGAAGGCGATGCATTGAAAGCAATCTATAATGATTACTATAACAAGATTCTTAAATCTTTAATAGAGCGCAAAAAACTGGATGAAGTTCCTGAAGAAAAACCCGAGGAAGGTCAGACAACAGAAACTAAACCAGAAGAAAAGAAAGAAGAAACTCCTGAACAGAATAACGAACAACAGGCAAAATAATCTATTTAATCTATATAATAAGTCTACCACACCATTTTTGGTGTGGTAGATAATATTTTTGACATACTAATAATTTGGAAAGGAGGTATTAAGATTGGAATCATTACAAGGAAGTGCTTTATTTCCTGATGAAACTCCAGTACCAGCATTACAACAACCTCGACCAGCAAACAGACAGATTTATTATCAGATGTCTACATCAAATAAGTCTTTCTTAGAGATGCATTATTTTTTGAAGTCTCAAGATATAAAAAATAATAGATTCATGTTAGCTTTATTTGATCCTGACTTAGCAGGAGTAGATCCATATGATCCTATGCTAAGTACGCAAATGAAGATTAAGATTCTTAAAGAAGTACAAATTAATTATTGGTATTTCTTAAGAGAAGTAGTTAGAGTTACAGCCAACGGTCATCCTAAAGGTGTACCATATCAGTTAAACAGAGGTAACTTAGCATATAACTTCTGTGCAATGTATAATTTAAATCTCTTCTTTGAAATGCCTCGTCAGATTGGTAAGACGATGGCGGCCAATGTAAGATATTTATATATTTACAATTTTGCTTCAACGAACTCTAATATTATCTTCATGAATAAAAATAACCAGGACTCTAAACGAAACCTGGAATCATTTAAAGCGATACGAGATCTATTGCCAACATACTTACAATTGTCCCAGGAATTTTCTATGGTCAATGGTAAGAAGAAAAGACTTCCGTCTACAGTTACCAATATCCAGCATCCGATTAACCATAATATTATTCGTACCGTACCAGGTGCTCGTAATGAAACAGCAGCGGCTAACTTATTACGTGGTCAGACTGTTACGTTATGGTGGGCGGACGAATGGGCATTTACTGCTTATAACCAAACCATTATGATTAACTCTATGCCTGCATTGACCAAAGCGTTTGAAAATGCAAAAGCAGCAGGAGTTCCTCATGGCATTACAATCACAACAACAGCAGGTATACTATCTTCTCATGAAGGCCAGTTTGCTTTTGATATGATTAACAATGCTACACCATTCTCTGAGAGATGGTATGATCTGACATATGAGCAGATTATGAATATTGTTTCCAGCAATATGAACTCTGTCTTTGTATATATTAAGTATAACTATAGACAGCTTGGACTTGGTGAAGAATGGTTCTATAATCAGTGTAAGAGTATGCTCTGGAAAATGGTAGACATACGTCGAGAAATTTTGTTGGAGTGGATTGATACTCCTGAGAACTCCCCATTCAGTCAAGATGATTTGGAAGCTCTTAGAGGTATGCTACACGAACCAATTCGTTCACTACTTATTCTTAACAAATATTCGTTTAATATTTATGATACGGTTCCGGTTAGTGTAACCGGTATTCCAATTAATCCTCCTATTATCGGAGTTGACGTATCTGGCGGATATAAACGAGACTATACGGCTATATCTGTTATAGATTCTGCCACTACTAAATTTATTGGCGGAATCAAATGTAACTATATGAGTATTCCTGACTTAGCCAGAGTATTAATATGGTTGGTTAAAACAATGATGCCCAATGCGGTAGTTAATATCGAAAGAAATGGAGTAGCTTAACAGCAATCTCAGTATATAGAGTAATCTATATATTTCAACAGGGTTAATTGCTTTGAAAGAGGAGCAAAAGTAATCTCCTCTGTTTAGCAGCGAAAGCATCTTAATTAAGATGAGACGTTCAACGATCATCTCCTGACGGGAGAGTAGAACCACAAGCATATGGTGGAAGAAAAATCCTGGCCCTACTATAAATAATTATAGAGGGATGACAAATGATCTGCACACGTTCTGTAATGGAAGGTGCATTGGAATTGACCAAGCGTTATAGAGTTGCGTCTATAATGAAACAGATTGGGTTTTGGCGCATCGTTAATATCCAAGCTTAAAGAGCCTGGTGGTATTAAGGAAAACTTATATTACGAAATTAAAGATCGTATTATAGAAGAAACTTCTGATTCTTTGGGAAGACCTATTCGTCGTAAACAAAGAACAAAAGTATATGGTTTAGATTCATCCAAAGATGTACGAGACCTCTTGATAGAGATATTAAGAGAACGTATGGAACGTCATAAAGATAAAATATATTCTCCAGTCATGTTTGATGAATTATCAAAGATGGTTGTTAAGAGAAATGGTAAAGTGGAACACTCAGACAATTCACATGACGATCTGGTATTCTCTTACTTAATGGCTCTTTATGTATGGTATGAAGGAAAGAATCTAAAAGAAAACTTTGGTATTAATAAGTCTACTATTAAGACAGAAGATTCTGTAGATGATTCTGTTGGTAGAGAACTAGAAGAACGCTATACAGAAATTGTAGAAGAACTTAAACTTCCTCCAGAAGAACAATCTGAATCTCTTAAGCAAATGAACGATCAGCTTAAGATGATGAAGATGGGTATGGGCATGATGTTCAATGAATTTGTGCAAAAACAAAGAGCTAATGAACAACAAATGCTTATGGATATGCTGCAAAATAAAGCAGTACGAGAAGCATATTCTAAAGCTACACAGATTCCTGTATCTGAATTGGAAGGAATGAGTAAGTCTAATAAGTTCAGAGTTCCTGATTCTGTATTTACTTCTTTTGGAGAAGATCCAGAAGAACGTATACAAAAAGAAATTGCTAAAAATATGAATTTCCAAAATTTTGATACCGGAGAATATTCGGGTCATATGAGAGGAGAGTAATCTATTATGTTATTCGACGACGATGAAGATATAGAATTTGAATTTTCATTACAAGAAGAATGCGAAATCTATAGTGAGACTGTAGATAAGAAGCTAATGAGAACAACCAATAAGGTTCTTAAGAAAGCTGGAGCAGATAAAGAACAGAGATTTGCTGGTTTGAAAACAGTAGCTCGTATGACTGCTACCAAACAGGATGGATCTTATACTGTTCCCTATAATAAATTGGGAATTAATGATAAGAGTAAGAATGTAGGATACAGCCGTCCTGGGCAGCTTAGCGAAAGAATTGATAAAACATTAGAAAAACATCCTAAATTAGCAAAGAAGTATGATAAGCATATGCTTCATGCTATGAGAAATAGAATGATTGATCGCCTTAAAAATGATATCTAATACATTAAGGTAATCATCATATCATTATACTCCTAAGAAAGGAAGTCAAATTATGTTATATACAGAAGAAGATCTCCAGAGATCATATGCAGAAGGCTACAATGCTGCCTGTGATGAACTCGAAGCTATGATTGAAGAATCTGAATATGAATTCTCTCTTGTTCAGGAATCCAAGAAACATTCTAAGAAGGATGATGACGAAGATTCTGAAGACAAAAAGAGCAAGAAGAAATCTAAGAAAGACAAAGAAGAAGACGACGAAGAGAAAAAAGATAAAAAAGAGGATGAAGAAGAAGATCTGACTGCTCTTGAATCTGCTCTTCTCGAAGCTCAGAAATAATTATATTTCAATCATAAAGATCTCCAGAGCTATATAGCTCTGGAGATTATTTTCCCATAAACTTCCTTAGTCTTAACATTCTATTAAATGATTTTTAAATTTAAAGGAGGTTTCTATAATGCCCATTCATTATTCAGAAGGAGCTTTTCCTCTGTCTTTATATTCTAATAATTATATTACTACATATAAAAATGGATATCATTTAGAGCATATTTGTGGATGTAACTGGAATCCTATGTATAACATCCAGGATGAAATTAAAAAACATAGTGTAGCTTTGATGGTTACTGATGTAGCTGTACAGAGTCAGACATCTTTGACTGTAACGATTTCTTTCTCTGATGGTACATCTGAAAAAGTAGAGCTTTGTAAAGGAACTAAGTATAAAATTCAGTACTTAGATAATGGAGTCATCAATTCTATTGTCGGCGTAGTTACTGGTATTGGTAAAGTAAATACCAATGGGGTATGCACATGCAACTGCTGCACTGGAGAAGATTATATTATTACAGTAGATGCATCTGTAGATTATGCTTCTAATGTCGTTAATATTAGAACGTCTAATATTAGAGGTATTTCTAAATACAATCAGTATGCTGATGAAGATACCACTATATTGAATGCAAGAACGGCAGGAGCTACAGTAGCTGGTGATGTAACCAATCTTTCCATTTCTTCTGCTACAGTTGATAAAGATGGCAATATTACGGCAGGTACATTAACCAATGCTGTCTTAGATAAAGATAATTGCATCATTACAGATTCCTGTGCTGTAGGAATGAATGGTAATGGTCATGAGATTGTGGTGGCTAAAGCTCATATCATTATGGGTACAGCAGTTTCTGGAACAATCACTTCTGGTAAAGTAGATGAGTTTACTATTTCTGGAGGAGTAACTGATCCAGTAACTAAAATAACAACCAATTGCTTGCTTACTGCTAAGAAAGGTACAATTGTTGCTACTGGATGTAAAGTAGTAGGGGCTAAAGCATATAAAGGTAAATTAATTACTCCTATATTAGAGAATAGTACAGTAACTGGTGGTAAGAGATCTGGTAAAGATATGATTACTACAGGAGCTACTGTCATTGGAGAGATTGCTTACAATGGCGCTATTACAGGTGGTACTTTATATGGTGGTATAGCTGTTGGATTGATTGATGGAGAACCCTATGCAATCATCAATGGTATTACTACTGGTGGTACAACTCTGAAATCTACTGTAACTGGTGGTAGAGTTGTAGGTGGTAAAAAGATTGAAAATACAATCGTTGGAGCTACTGTCTATGGTGGTGTAGCGGAAGCTGGAGTAACAACTTGTGGTACAACTAAATTAGGAGATGCCGATAGCTTTATTCGTCCAGAATCTGTTTCTTTACCTGGAGAAATTATTTGTAAGTGTCCTAAGATCTATCCTAATTATCATAGAAACTTAATTGATGTAATTATTTGGTGGAAAACCGTTCAGGGATACCCCTTAACTTCTAATTACGATACTGTATATAATGGTGGCTGATCAAAATAAGAAGACTCTATATAGAGTCTTCTTATTCAGTTTTGCCTGCTTAAACATTTATGTAAGTCTCATAGGAAGGAGGAAATATGCCTAATATGAATGAACAATTACCACCATTTCTTAGAAGAAAAGGTGATTCTATTTTATATAATGGCAACGGAAATTTCTATTTTTATATCCCAGAAAAATACTTTGAAAGAAATATAGCATACTATAATGGAGAATACATTTCTACATTAGGAGTTATGAGCTATGCTATGAAAGAAAACGGAAAGATGTCTGCTTTGAAACAGTTCAATTATCCAACCAGAATATTGACCAAACCATTCAAAGTAGAAAAAATGAAGTCTATTAAATTAATTAAAGAATCTGAACCATTGGACTATAGAGTTCTATGCTATAAAAAAGATGATGCTATCTTGGTAGAAACTAAAGTCCCTCAAAGTGTAGATAATACAGAAGATATGATCTCTCTGTTTATTATTAACGGTTTCATTCCTAATACAATACCATATGATCAGATTCAAAATTATATTGTAGACAATTGTACGTACAACGGAGCTAAGTATAAAATCTCTCTGCAGTTGTTTGGAATTATTATATCCGAACTCTGTAGAAGTAAAAAGGATATAAACGTTCCATTCAGACTTTCTAAAGATAATGATATGAATAATTACAAATCCATCAGTATCAAAGTAATTCCCAGATTGATTAGTGCCTATAGTGCTATTACATCTGAAAACATAAATGAAGCTCTTATATACGCTTCATTGAACGATAATAAAGTCCAGAGTCCTCTGGAAAGAATCGTAACTGGTGAAGATGTATAATGTGAAAGAGTCGTATAAGAACATATCATTAAAGTTTACTTTGTTTTTTACTTGCTATAAAATCAAGGTGAGTTTTTAATTTTTAACTATTATTAAAGGAGGAATTATAATAATGGCAGCTCCAGATACTAGATTTATCTGGGATGATCAATCCGTTATTAACCCCAACACTGCTGTTGGAAATGATGGTGTAGACCGCCCAGTGCTTATGACAGTATTCTCCTCTGATAAAGGACCGGAAAAATTCCAGAAGGAACTTTCAGGAGAAGATTTCTTTGCTCTATATGGAGACAATCCCAATTATTTCAAACATGGCCAGGCTCTCGTACAGGCAGCGGCTATTGCTAATGCTGGTGGTTTACAGTATGCAAAGCGTGTTGTTGCTCCAGATTCTAAACTGGCTAACTTGGCTCTTATCGCTACAGTTAGAGCTGATAAAATTCAGAAAACCAATGCTAAAGGTAAACCTCTCTATTACAAAACAGAAGTTGATCAGACTTACTGGGCTGTAAAAGAAGAAGCAGATATTCCTGATGCTTACAAGACTAAGAGAATTACCACAGATATCAATACAGATGCTTGGGAGGATTATACTCCCGAAATGATTGAAGTATTTGATACTGACTCCTGGGATGAAGTTCCTCAGCCGACTGTAAAAGCAGTTGACGCTCTGTCTTGGGAAGAAATTTCTCAGCCTATGGTAGAAGTTGTAGATACAGCTTCTTGGCAGGAAGTACCACAGCCTAAGATTAAAGTTCTTGATACTGATTCTTGGGAAAAGACTGGTGACAATGTAACGCCTCCGTCTGATGCTTCCACTTATACAGAATATGCTGACTCTGCTGTTTCTACTTATGCAGTAGGCGCTAAGGTTAAAGTAACTAAAGGTGCTGTAATTACTTATTACAAAGCTAAAGTTGCTCATAAACCTTTGATGAAAGAAGTTCCTGACGATAACGTTCCGGAATATTCTGTAGCTAATGTATCTACTTATACTGTAAATACAATCGTTAAATCTGGCACAAAGTTCTATAAGGCTAAAGTTGCTCATAAACCTTTGATGAAAGAAGTTCCGGATACAACTATTCCTGCATATTCCGATACTGATGTACCGACCTATGGTGTAGGCAAAGTTGTTAAATCTGGCACAAAGTTCTATAAGGCTAAAGTTGCTCATAAACCTTTGATGATTGATGTACCTGATGAACATGTTCCGGAATATTCTGTAGCTAATATTAGCACTTATACAGTTGGAACAGTTGTTAAGTTTGAAACCAAGTTCTATAAAGCTAAGGTTGCTAATAAAGCTCTTAAGAAACAGGTTCAGGAATCCATTGATAACTACAACGAAGCTGCTGTAGATACCTATATTGTAGGTTCTAAAGTTAAAGAAGCTAGTCATTACTACAAAGCTAAAGTAGAAAAGACTTCTCTCTATAAGATTGTATGGGATATCAATGTTCCTGCTTATGCTCCTGGCACTGCCTATGCTGTAGGTAAGTTTGTTGTATATGGCGGCAAATATTATGCTGCGGCTCAGGCTATTACTGGTACAGAAGTTGGCGTAGATACAACTCCTGGTGTAACTGTTCAGGTAGAAACCACAGACTCCAAGACCAATGATATATCGAATACACCGATCAAAGTTGATGCAGCTATGATCAAGTATTCTTTGAAAGCTGTTCCTCTGACAGAACAGATTAACAATACAGATGATATTGATAAAGTATTCAACTCTGTAGTAGCTACAGTAGAAGAAACTAAAGATACACTGGTTGTTCCGGAAACCGGAGAAAAGAACTATGTTCTCTTCACTCTGACTGATACAGGCCGTGGTATTTCTAATAAGAAGATTCGTATTTATGCTGATACATCTGTTCGTAGACCGGTTAGATATATTAAATACGTAATGAAAGTATTGGAAGGTAATAAAGAGCTTGAAACTCATTACTTCACATTTGACAATCTGATTGTTGAATCCTCTGATGGTAGTGCTGCTAATGCTAAGAACAAAGCTGTAGATCAGGTTATTAACCAGAACTCCAGAAATATTCGTTGTAAATATTATGAAAGCGAATGGAATAAATTCGTAGATGATGTTTCTGAAAAGTCTAAACTGACTAAGAATGAAGTAGCTCATATGGATATTCTGTTTGCCTTCGATCGCTACGGTAAAGTATCTAATGCTGTAGGCATTGATCCGGCTGGCGATAATCTCTCTGTAGAAAATGGTATTCTTCTCCAAAATGGTGATAACGGCGCATTTGGTGATTATCCGATTGCTCTTCCGGAAATCCTTAATTCTGTTGGAGATTCTACAGGCATGTCTCTCTATGATAATCAGGTTCTCAGAGTATTCAATGGTTCTTTCGCTGACGATATCTATGATCTCGACAACACAAGAATTGATGCCATCTTTGATGCCAACTATAAGAGAGATATTAAAGATGCTATCCATGAATTGGTTACATTCCGTGAAGACTGCTTCTTCTTCCGTGATTTCGGACTTGGTCTGACCACACTTAATGAAATTGAAGCTGTTAACGATACTTATAAGAAGAATAAGTTCGTAGCCAACTACATCAATAGCTATGATGTCATTGAACCGTATTACAGAAAACAGGTTAACGTAACCATTATGTACAACCTGGTAACACGTTTCGTTGGTCATTATCTGAATGGCGTTAACCGTCCGTTCTGCGGACAGGCTTATGGAGTTACCTTTGAAAATGATATCATTCCTGGTACCATTAACTTCTCGCCGAAACGTACTCCGCAGACTGATGAAAATGCTCAGACATACAACCAGAAAGAATGGTTTGATAATGAACGTCTGAACTACATCGCTTACTATTCTGGTATTCCTACACTGGATACTGAATATACATCTCAGACTGAATATACTCAGCTGTCCTGGATTAACAATGTTCTGCTTGTTCAGAAGATTATTCATGAAATCCGTAAACAGTGCCCGAAGAATCGTTATACATTCCTCGATGGTCAGGATCTGCTCAGATATAAAGCTGACGTAGAAGCTGTTCTCAACCGCTATAAGAGCCAGTTCAAAGAAATTGGTGTAGAATATGCTGAAGATGAACAGTATGAACTGAATAAGATTTTCTATGCTGTAATCAAAGTCAAGTTCAGAGATTTCATCCAGAGTGAAATCTTCAAGATTACAATGATTAACTAATCTAGATGAAAGGAGAACCTAACTAATTATGGCTGAATATATTAATAACATATTTGACGGAATGAAAGAACCTCGTGACGTCACTGGTTATATGCTGACCAGAGGTGTAGCAGATTATTCTGACCTCTATCAGTTCAATAACTACGAAACAGGTTACGGCTTCTTGATTTGTCTTAAGATTCCGACATTCCTGACAATTCTGGCTGACCAGAACTCTAAATACAAATCTCTCATTCATTCTTATCAACATATTCTTGAATATGATTTTAAGAGTCTGAGCGGTATTGAAGATATTACGGTAGATACCAATGATCTTCAGGATGGTATCAACTCTCTTAACGTTATCACTAAGGTTAATGAACAGTCTGCTTCTCAGTTCTCTATGAGATACTATGAACGTTCTGGTTCTATCATTACCAAAGTACATGAACTGTTCCTGCGTGGTGTAAAAGATCCTCGTACACAGGTTAAGAGATATAATGGTATTCTCCAGCCTGGTAAAGATAAGTCCCTTATCGAACCTGGTTATGAGAATGAAACCTTCCAGTTCCTGTATTTCAACACAGATAATACAGCTCGTGAAATTGAAAAGGCTTACTTGCTCGTAGCTTGCCAGCCGACTGCAGCTGAAACATCTATGTATGAATACACCAAAGGTGATATCAACTGGAGAGAATTGAACGTTCAGTTCAATGGATATCCGATCACCGGTAAAGGTGTAACTATGAAGGCTCAGGAATTCCTGGATTGGATTAATGAACGTACCGTATTCGAAGAATCCAGATTTGGTTACAATGCTCTTATCGATATGGCTAAACCGTCCGATAAGAATGATGAACCGAAGTCCGCTATTGCTAACGGATATAGTTCTTTCCATTAATACAAAAAATAAATATATAGATTTCTCCAGAGACTATATAGTCTCTGGAGATTTTTATTTTCATATGTACATGTAAGTAAAGAAGCTTACTGGAGGCAAACTTCTTTGGTTCTGTAGAATCTATTAAGATTCTAATATGATATCTTGTATTTTTACAAGATTATCGAGGAGCTTATCTTTCATCGTGAGATAGTTCTCCTTAGTCTGATGAGGTCTAATAACCTCTAAATCAGACAACGCCTGTTTAAGTATGTTGCGATACTTGTAAGCGTAATTTATGGAATTATAGTTTTCCATAATTTCTAAGTCCTCCTTTTTATAGATTTGGAGAAGGTATAGATCCACCTATATCTTCTCTCATATCTATAATATATAAATAAAAAGAACTTAGATTACAAAAAAGAATCAGAGACTCTTATGAGTCTCTGATATACTTTATGCTTCTGTTGCATAGTCATAAATAACATTACCATCTACGGTCATAGTTGGGTCAGAATTCTTTAATATAATAATATCCATATTGCTCATATTGAGTTCCGTATTATGAGAGATCATAATGCACTGCTGGAAATTCATATTGTTCATTAAAGATATTAGAGAGTTAAAGAATACTAATCTGTTATTGGTGTCCAGTCCGCCATCCAATTCATCCAACTTAACTATGTTATAGATAGAAGAGGATTTACTTAATAATGCAAAACTAATAATCATACTGATCATGCAAATTTGAGATGTAGACATGCTAGAAATATCATCATTCATAATACCGGATCCTAATACTGGCATACGGAACTCTTTCTCATTAATAACGAATGGTTGTAGCATGAATTCTCCACCAAAGAAAGAGGATAGTATTTCATTAGATATTCCTAAGATATTGTTCATATACATATTCATATAGACTGTCTGTATACCTGTTGTGGGCGAACAATACTTCTTAATAGTTTCTACTTTCTCATAAGATGATCTATATTCTTTATACTCTTTAACATAATCGTTATATAGAACGATCTTATACTTAGACTCATTGATCATTTTCGTGAGCGCAGGAATTTGATGAGATACCAAATCATCCAATACAACTTTCTTATCAGATAATTCTTTATCCAGTATATCATACTCTTTCATATTTTCCTGTTGTTTGTTATATTCCTCTGTAAGAAGAGTATATTGTTTCGTATATTCTTCTTTTTGCTTCTTTCTTTCCAGAGTATGTTCCATATGCTCTATGTGAAGCTTCTGATTATCAATTGTAGATTGCAAGTCTTTAATCTTCCGATACATTCCAGATATTTCTGTATTTAAAGATTGTAGTTTCTCTTTAGATTCAGACAATTCTTTAGTAATGAACTCAGCTAATTCTTGATTAGAACGTAATGAGTTACATTCTTTCTGGAGTCTTTCTATATCGCTCTGATAAGACTTAGATTCTATAAAGAAGTTTCTGATATTATCATAATACTGGAAGTCTAAAATATACCAACTGGCATTAGAAGATAATAATAAAGATTCTAATGCAGGCCTAAAATCTTCTTTAGACATAATATGATGAATATTAAACTTATCCATAGATTTCATACAAGATGGCTTCATAATCTCTGTATTAGATCCAAAAATATGAATCATATCTGATAGACACCGTTCTATAATATCTTCTTCTTCAACCTGTGCTTTATATTTAATAATATCTTTGGTTAAATCTTCTATCTGTTTAGATAATCTATCATAATCAGAATCTGGTAATATACTATTATGAGCATTCATGATTGTCTTTATAAATGGGCAATCATGTTTATGAGGACAATCTTCGGGTATCATAGAAAAATCTTTGGATTGCTCTTTAAAGAACTCCTGTTTCTCTAAGATCATCTTCATATTAGACAGACTATCTTTCATACTATCTAATTCATTCTTAGATGTCTTTCGAGCATATGGTTTTCCGTAAACTTGGTTGCAGAATAACTCGATAGCCTGTTTCAATGTTTTATAATCATACTTGTCTCTCATCATAGAGATATAATGAGAAATGGTAGACATTGTATCATATATATAATCATATTCTGTTTCTGATATTTCTTCATGTCTATCAAAACCATGTTTATGACACATTGAATTAAACTCTTCTTGTTTTTTCTTGATTTCTGCTATCCTAAACTCATACGAATCAATGAGTTTGAGATCACCCATTGAGCTTAAACGAATTTCTAACGACTCTACCCTATCTCTATACGAGGATACCTCAGATAAACGCTTATCATACATATTTTGTAAATTTTCTAATTGATTCTTATGTGTATGATAAGATAATTCTTCTTCTGATTTCATAGATTCAGTAATTGACTCATCAATATTATATCTGGATAGCTTCTGTTTTAATTCATAGATAGATTGTTTCAATTCTCTATAAGAATCTGGATTAAAGTTAGAAGACTTAGAGAGTTCTTCTAACTTCGCTTGTATTTTAGACATTTCTACCAATAGTACAGTTTTCTGTTCATCTAAATCTTCTAACTGTTTATTCATCAATTTGATATTGGTAGCAATAATCTTAGTATCTCCAATAGATTCTAACTTAGTATTGAAGGAGTTTACCATAGCCTTTAACTGATTAGACTTCTTAGATATCTTTTTATAGATATCATTGAATGCATCTAATTCCGATATCTTCTTATTGATAAACTTCTTACGTTCGGATGGATTCTTATCCGCTAACCCTCTATCATCAGAAGATAATTGTGCCAATGTTAAGAACCCCATATCAATATCTAAGAGATCGCATATGATAGATTTTCCATCATTGACATTCTTATTGGTATTAACATCTTTTCCATTATAGATAACCGTACATTGGGTAGATTTTCTGTTTCCATTATGATCTATCGGATATACATAAGTAATATCCAGAATAGATCCATCATTCAATTGATATACAATATTCTTAGATGCTTGTACTCCTGGTAAGAGATAATAGTTTGTATCACTAAACGGATGGATCGCTTTAAATAAACTTGACTTACCCGAACCATTATCTCCTTTAATTACCGTGATATTATTCATACATTTAGAGAAATCTATACAGATATGGTTTAGCCCCATACCATTATAGATTCCAATATAATTATTTAATTCCAATCTATATAGTCGCACAATAGTACCTCCTATATAAAAATGTATTTGACTTGATTCATTCTTATAATATCTAATTTAGATAAAGTTTGACAAAAAATAAACCCAGTCCTATATAGGACTGGGTATTTGAACTATTTCCAAATTAGAAATAGTTGGTACGTAATTGGGTATCTTGTAAGAATTCTCTATCCAATGTCTTCATAAAATACTCCATATCATCAGAAGATTTAAACTTAGATTGTGCATAAGTAGATTCTTTGTATATATCATAGTCAATATCTGTACGACTAGAGATCACTCCGTATGCTACATACAAAGCAGCCAATTTGAAATAATCATTTTCATCAACGATAGGTACATCGTATAGTACAGATGACTCAATATACTTTTTGGGATTTACAGTTAGTACGATCTTTCTCATCAATTGCGCAATATAATCTATGCTATCATCTAATTTAGTGATATAGTTTAGATATTTTGTGCTGATGATGAATATCTTCTTATCATGAAGATATGGATCTTTTCCTGTCATATTATACCATTGTGGTAAATCCGTTGTAATGATTGAATTATACAGAATATCCCCGATAAACATCTTTTCTGGTTTTTCTAAATAATATTCATGTTTACAAATAGCCAAGTATATATCAATATCTTCTGTATATGCAATTCTGGAATAATAGTCTATATGATCTGGATTAAAGAAATCATGATAGTCTTTAAGTTTTAATTTAGATTTTACTGTTGGAATAATACATCTGTCTATAAACTCAGAGGATGGGTTTAATGGCTTCTTTAAATATGCCGGAGCCATAATAACCTTCATAATTGATTTAAAGCTAAATACAGAATGCATAATTTATTCCTCCTAATAATTATTTATCATTTCTAATACGTTTCATTATAGTATCGGTCAACTTATATTTATCATCTACAGACATTTCAATATTTGATGAGGATATATAAGCATCAACTACCATCCAACATACCATATTCTTTGATGGTAAGAAACCAACCAATAAAATTAATATCATAGATGCTATAAAACATTTTTTAACTTTTTTACGATAGGCAGCACATCTCTCTAATACATCTTTATCAAACTCATAATTAATTCTTTCATAATATATTATACTATAAAGGATTGATAAAATAAATAATGCTGATGCTATAAATATTAATGCCATATATAGATTATTATATAAATTTATGCAATAGTATATCCATTGTGGTATAATAAGTTCATTCATATTAACTCTCTCCTTTTAATAAAATTATAATAATAATAAGTATAGATGATTGGGAATATTCCCAATCATCTATATAATATATATCTATCTTTCGATTTAATTTTCTATTTACTATAAAAAAAAATAAAGCCGCACAGAAGTATAGCTTTATTTTTCTCTTAATTATACCTGAAACAATAATAGCACATGGATCTCTATATTTGGTTGATACAGATAACCTTGTATGGATCATTAGAAATATCGTGATACCATCCAATCATATGATTCTCTGCTTCTTTTTGATACAGGTCGTAATGTTGGGATCATTCGTATGATATGATACGTAGTCGCATATATAGATTCATTATCAGAAATTGTTACAATACAATGTACTGATTCGTTATAATTTGAGGATACAAATCTTATCTATTGACTCATTATTATATAGTGACACAATATAGATTCGTGATTCTCTCAGTTAATTTGATACAGTATCGGTTTATGGATCATTGCTTTGTAATGATACAAATCTCGTATGGTGATTCGATTCTATAGTTTGATACAATCTTACATGATGTCTCAATAAATTGTAATGATACAGATCGTTGTTATTGATTCGCTCTTATATATCGATACTATCTGGTTTTTCTGGGTCATTCATGCATATTGATGATACAAATCGGCTATACTGATTCATTAAGCTTTATTGTTACAATATCATCTTTCGATTCAATCATGATTTTTGATACTGTCGTACAATTTTGTTTCATTATTCTATACTGATACAAATCAATTTCTAGTGATTCTCTATTTTGTATTGATACTGAATCGTTGTCTAATGGATCAATGAATTCATATGTTACAATACACTATGCTGTTTCATTATATAATCATGATACAATCAAGTTTGATGATTCATTAAAAGGAGTGGTACACTCTCAGTGTTTTGATTCATTTGTAGCATTTGTTACAATCTTGTAATATGATTCTTTGAGATATGCTGATACAGATCTTTTCTATTGAATCATTGATATTATATGATACAAATCGACGAAGATGATTCTCTATAAAATTTTGGTACTCAAGAACATCATGGATCAATAAAGTCAATGGCACACTATGCGTAATCTGTTTCACTCTGAGATTAGTGATACAATCATTGATTATGATTCGATCTGTGATTAACGATACAAAATCCTTTCTTGTCTCATTTATAGGATCTGTTACAATTTCAATTATTGATTCATTCGTGAATAATGGAACGCTATGAGAAAATGATTCATTATAAAACAATGTTACGATCGTGTAATATGACTCATTCATTAAGACTGTTACTATACAAGTTTATGATTCACTCAGTCATACTGTTTCAATAACGAGCTATGGTTCATTGTGATAAATTGATACAATCGTTTACATGATTCATTCAAAAAATACGATACATATTACCATTTTCTGATTCTCTCTGAAATTTGGATACTGTCTGCTTTTCCGGATCAATCAAAAGATTATGTTACAAATTCTATTATTGTTTCGCTGATATCAAATGATACATCCAATGTCCATTGGCTCATTCCTATGATATGAAACGATATACGATAGTGATTCGATCGGTGAATGTTGATACAAATTTCCTTTCTTGTCTCATTATATCTTATATGATACTATATATTATATTGATTCGATAAAATCGGTTGTTACGATTATTCTATCTGACTCATTATGTCAAAATGTTACAAATCATACCAAATGATTCTTTTAGTCATAATGGTACACTTTGATTACGTGAATCCCTATTGATAGATGACACGTGTCGTATAATATGGGTCATTATCAGAAATTGTTACGATACAATGCGATGATTCACTATGTGATATTGATACAAGCACCATATTATGGTTCGATATAAAACATTGTTACAATTAATTCATATGGCTCCATCTAGTATAATGGTACACTATTTCTAATTGTGTCTTTTTAAGAATTTGATACAATACATACTTATGAATCACTATTATGATTTGATACAAACCACATATCCTCAGGTTCATTAGTTACGCAATGATACAAATTATTCTCCCTGACTCATTCTGAAATGCGTGATACAATATCTTGCTTTGATTCGTTCATAATACATGTTACGATATATTAGACTGACTCATTCAAGTGAACTGATACTGTCGATTATAATGATTCTCTCCAACTCATCGATACGATTCTATTAAATAGGATCTTTAAAATTAGATGGTACACTCATGTCAGATGAATCATTTCAAAATGATGGTACACTATTACCTCTGGATTCACTCCATAATAATGATACATATTCCAACGCACAGGGTTCGATAGAATACATTGGCACGATTAACTCATATGTCTGACAAAAATAATAATGGGGCAAATGATTATATTCATCTACCCCACATATTATCTATGTGTCGATTAGTCTTTAGAAAGATACAAAGACTTATCAAAATTCGGCACCTCATATTTATGAGCATGCCCTAAGATTCCGATCGCATATGGTACCGGAGGTTCTTTATGATTCTCCATAATATACCATACTTCGAACAGATGAGATAAGAACATCTTAACTGCATATCGTTTCGCACGAGATTCGATATGACCAGGCGTTAATTTCCCACTCTTATATGTCTCAATAACTTCCTTCTTCTGGAAGTTCTTTTTCAGCAGAGCCTTAGCGGCCTCTGCTGCATATTCACCAGCTTCATTCTTAGCCAGTTCATACTGTTTTCTTTCATAATAAAGATGGCCATAAACATCGCCATCTCTGTTACGGGATTTAACGAAGCTTTCGCCAAGCTTCCAGCAAAGTGTTTTTAATTCCCCATTCCAGGGTCTCTTTTCCTTTGCTTTCCATTCTACTGTCGGATCAAGTCCGGCATATCTCCAAATAGCGCCAGCTGTCTGACATTTAGAAATATCGATCATGGAATACAGACCCACTGAAATAACCGGTCCGATACCATAAATACTGTTCATCCACTGACAAACAGGATTGTTTTTAGAGAAAGCTTCCAACATCGATTTGGCTTCTTTCTCCATTGCTAAATATTGCTCACCCATAAATGTAATACATTCACAAGGCTGAGCAGGCTTAATTTTCTTCGAAGCATCTACCACTTCTGCGCTCAATGCTCTTGCTTGTGCAAAAGAAGCTTCGCGCATTTTCTGTGTTTGATAATACAATTTAACCAGATATCTAACTTCATCTCTGGTCAGTAATTTAGCAGCGTTTCTAACATCCCTGCTAAGTTTAGCAATCGGTGTTGCCTTGATCTGTGCTGTTTCGTTCATTTTTGTAGTCCTCCTTTTGTTTTCGACTTAACTTTAAACGAAATGTAACTACTAATAGAGCTATTAAAATAGTAAGCTCTTTCATGTATATAATATATAATTCAAAAAAATATAGATTACATAGTACTCAGAGCACATATGTGCTCTGAGTATTTTTATGAGTATTAACGATATCTATTTTTAAACATAACTGCTTCTATTAAAGGACGCTTCTTAAGCTTAGAACAAATGAATTCTTTAACATAATCTTCTCCATCTTTGATTGTAGAACCTGGATGATTAATTATATAATTTCTCATTTTTTCATATAAAGTAGAATGAGTATACCCGATGCATAGACCCCAACCTAATATGGTATTTTTAATACCATCTATTTCAATAATATGAGCACTAGATTTGAATCTATTATTATCACTCATGGTAATCCATCTACAATTTTCTGGGGAATAATCTTTATCAGGATCTATTCTATCTATGGATAAATCATCTTCATATCCATGAGAAAATGCCCAGTCTTGAAATTTCCATGGTTCTTTTAACCATTCATCGCACACTCTAATTCCTTTATCATAATACCATTTATTATCTCGTCTGCCTTCTTTATAGCATCTACGTTTTATACCTTTGAATATATGACGTAATCTTTGAGATTTCCAGTACACATGCTCGCATTTTTGAGTATTTATTGCTTTATTAATAGTCGATAAGGTCATACCTTTTTTCTCAATGTATCCGCATTTAAGACATTGAGTTACATATAGTTTACGATTAGGTCTTGAATGATCTTTAATCACTTCAATAATTTTATATTTTCCTATAACTTTACCAATATAATATTCATCTGGAACATGAATATGCTGACATTTAGATGTCTTTTTCAAAGATAATGCGCGCAAACTTGCAGCCGTCATACCATTAGTCGTATCTACATATCCACATTTTAAGCATTGTGTACTAAACAAAGTTTGGCCATTTTTTGATTTTCCAATAATACCTAATATTTTATATTTTCCAATTGTTTTTCCTATTAGTGTTTCTGACCTAGTATACATAACAATCCTTCTTTCTTACTATTATATATCCGAGTACTATATAGTACTCGGATATATAATATATAATCTAATTAAAATTCAGGATCATTAAATTTAATTTGTCCCAGTTCAGTACCATTCATAGTTAAACTATATAGAGCCATAACACCCTCATTAGTAGTCTGAGCAATATTCATACCAGCTAACGTGATATAATGTCTCTTAGAATTTAATTGTTCTCTAAGTTCAGCATTGGCTTCAATAGAATATACAGGTTTAACGGTAACTTGGTCTCCATCCATATTTTGTAATAATAATTACAAACTTTCGACTATATCATATATACTTAAAAGTATATCCTGCCACTTCGGTTTCCCTACTCTACTCGGTTCAATATTATTTAATATTGCTTTTCGATAGTCTGTGAGCCTTCATCCTACTAAGCATAGGATGCTTGGTTGCGGATTGTGCAAATATATAGATTTTACCATACCACTCATCATTACTGAGTGCCATTATGTGTATTACTACCATAACTTGGTTTATATATTCTTATGCGTTTTCCCGCAGTTCAACAGGTTTTTGTTAAAGAAGACTACAATGGATGTAACATGCTTAAATATACTAACATATATTTAAATGTTAAGTTTGCAAGGATCGGATCTATAGTCTCCTCCCACGGAGGACAAATAGAGGTTGCTCATATTTAGAGTATCTATAAATTTGTCTGTTGTATTCGTTCCAATAAGTTCTTTACGAATATATGGGTAATGTTTATATAATTTACCGTTAACTAACATAGGTTCTGTTTTAACAGTCGAACTTACATTGATACCACACGGAAATTGATTATAACAGCTATCTATTGGATATCTGGTAATCAATATCATCTTATCTTGAATAACTTCCATTGCTGCTAAATATAATAAATCACACCACGTCATAGGACGTTCTAAAATAGGCATCTTCTCATCAGGAGTTAAGAATCCTGTTTCATCTCTAATCTTTTCTGGTGGTATTAGATTGCCTCTAAACCATATACCAACATCTGGATATTTTCTATCTTCCGTGGGCATTCTAATAGGTCTAAATCGATCTGCTACACCATGTACAAAACGATCTAATTCTTCTCTTAGAATATCATCAGAAAAAGATATTCTGAAATCTTTTAATTTAACCTTTACAGTCTTAATTGGCTTACCATTTTTATCTCTAATAATATAATCTCTAACGGGTTGCGATGTATATTCATTAGAGAAAAAGTTTCTTACATATGTTAAAATATATGGATAATAATTGACAATAACAGATGCTAATGGAACAGATGCATGATCTAGATCTGTCAACATATCGTCTCTATTTTCTACTTTTAGATTTGGAGCTGTAATAACCAATCTAGAAGAATAATCTGCTGTCTTAGATTGTACGGCAGAACGTATAACACCAAATTTACCTGCCATACCAGATCCAGTAGAAACACCATTGATATTACCTTTAGTAAAATATTCATAAATATTTAGTAAAATATCTTGAATACGTCCTATAACAGAATCATACAATGTTAATCCATATTCGTCATATTCTTTTAAAGAATTAGCTGTACGTAATAGAGAAGCATACAGCATATTGATATCTCCAACTCCTACATGTCTATCCTGTGTAGATACATCTCTGTAGTATGCTGGTATAACTGGATAATTCTGAATAAACATAAATTCTCTAAAACGTTCTAAGAACTTAATATTGTTCTTTCGATCTATAGAATTAGATCCCGGTCTGAAATGAATATTGTTTCTATTCTTATATAAGAATTTTAATCCGGTTTCTCCACCATCTTCTTCTGAAGATGGTTCTAAATATCCTTCTTTTGTTAATTTGAAGTATGTAGTACCATGTACACACTGAGGTAAGTTACGATCTATCTTCTGCCATATAGAATAGAACAATGGATGGATAAAATGAGGCCCACCCAAATTGATATAAGCAAATGTATTAGCCCGATCTTGCATCGTAATCCCAAAGATTTCGTTTGATAATAACCCATCCGGAGTGGGGGAATTATTAGAAACAAAAAAGATCGGATTTGTAATCTGTTTGAGCTCATTTACTTTAATAAATTTATCTATATCCAACGGCTTAATAGACAAAAAATCTTTTTGTTCAGCCAACGATAAGACCTCCTTTATATACTAACCTTACATTACCTAAATGTAGAATTCATCAAAAATCCAATTTTGTAATCTAACTTTTTCTAAATTATATAATATATAGGTGAGAAAAGGATATGTATAATCATGAAATGCATATCGCCAGTTATCAAATTTTCTATGATACCTGGAAAAATTTGGTCAAACAAAAGGAGGACTACACATCATGAAATTCACATTAAAAGGTTTTACAATCAACGGCAAGAATATCGAGGGCGTTAATCTTGACTTCAAATTAGATGAAGTTAACGTCGAAATGACTGTCGAAGAAATGGTTCAAAATGGTAAGGATGTAATGAACATTGTTACCACATTCCGTGAAATGATTAACGACCAGGAAGTGCGGAATGACCAAAGTAGAAAGATGGCCAATGAGATCAACCAGCTCAGAGAGAAAAATCGTTTACTTCGAGACGATATCGAGGGACTTGATAGAGATGTTGAAAAGCTCGATAAGGAAAATACCGAACTTAACGAAAAGCTCGGCGAACTCGACCTCGAGAATACGAGATTGAAGATGGATTTGAAAGCAATGAATTCATAATCCATATCGGTCAAAGAAAATAAAAGAGACTCGTATGAGTCTCTTTTATTTTTTAATTGTTTTAATAATAAGCTCTTTCTTTTTTGTAATCTTAGAAGATATATGAACCTGGGTGGAGAATAGTTCTAATTGTATATTCTCATACAGCTTCAATAAGTCTTCTATATTTTTAACTGGAATAATCTTAATTTTAAATATCTCTTTGGAAGCTTCCATAGATTCAATAGCAATCTCAATTTCATCCTGACTGAAATACTGATTGAGTATTCTATATACAGCAACACAGGATTCAAAGTGATTACCAATGTTTTCTGGTTTGCCAGAAATGTCTAACATCTTGGCAAATTGTGGTAATGTCATAATTACCCTCCCATTACATCTTCAAAAGCTTCTTCCATATCTACATCACTGACATTTGAGGAGGTTGTACTCGAAGAATTCTGATTCCGTCTAGATTCTTCTCTCATTCTTCTTTGTTCTATTATAGAAGAGGGAGAATGATCTGAGATATGTCCATACTTCATATCTACATCAGATCTATTCTGATTTCCTATCTTATAATTTGTGATAGGACGTTTAGATCGTTCTTCTTCTTGTTTCTTCTCTTTTTCTTTCTTAGCATCATCTATGGATTTCTGTACTTGATAATAGTACAGAGCATGGATAAATCCCATTGGCTGGTCTTTAGCAGAGATAATGTCAAATCCTCTTCTAAAAGCCGACTGCAGATGAATTAGTCGATTCGCCAGGTGCTCTGCATTGCCAATTGATGACGTGTAAAAAGCAACTGATAGGGAGACATTGCTTCTGCATCAATATGATTCATAAACTTAGTCCCCTTCTGCGGCCCTTCAATATATTCATCTTCAAATTCTTGTGCAGGAATATGATACTTGATCAAATTGTTTGCTGCCACTTCTCTATAAGTAAAGTAAGAGAGTTTACCGTTAAACATAGAATAGTTATCTGGAGTAATAGAAGAAATCATCTTATATATAACCAGACACTTATTCTTAATTGATTTAACTACAGAATTCTTATCTGCTTTGAAATCAATCGGACGAAGTAATTTACGTTTCTTATCAATAAAGAATGCCCGATCAATGTAACTGGAGATAATATAAACGGATTCATACTTCTGTCTAAATTCATCATCCAAGTATTCTAATTCAATTAAGTTATAGAGGGATCTTGGACGAAGAGTAATAGCATAGTTATCAGATAAAATATAATCTTCTTTTCTAGAAGCAAAGTTATCTTCTACTTCTCCATGTTTAATGATATCTTCAAAACGTTTCTTATCTTCGTCTTTAGCAGATTCATCAAACTCATACATGTCTTCCATATTGCATTTAACCATCATAAACTCTTTTGATTCAGGTTTCTGATAGCCAATATAGTTAGATCCACTAAATGTTGCCTTATATAACCCAAAGTACAATTGATCTAAATCTCCTGCATCGATAGATTTCATCCATGCAGTAAACGATGCTGGTTTATTTGGAGTTACATCATGAGCATACATTGTAGCAAATACTTTCTTCAGATGATCTAATTGAGAATTATAACTTTCAGAAGAAAGTTTAACAATATCAGAACCGGTCAATGGGGTGAAATGAATCAGACGTCCTGTATTAAAAAGAGGAACAGACTGAGATTCTGTAAAAGATTTATCTGTCTTAGCTACATATCCAATAGCCGTATTGATATTCAAAGGAGTCCCAGACATAGTAAATCCAGTCAAATCAATAGATTCCGTAGGATCAATTGTCTTCTTAACTACTTTCTGGAAAGATTTAAACTTATCGAAAGTAATCTTTTCTTCTTCCTTTTTATCTTCATCTGTTTTTACTTCTTTTTCTAAATCTTCATCCGCATTAATATCTGCATCTTCTATAGAAGAAAAATCATCTTCATTTACATCCAATTCTTTAATAGCATCTAAAGAATCTGACACTTTTTCTTCAATCTTCTTATCAGATTCTACCGACTTAGCTTCTGGACGAATATTGGTAATATCTCCTTCTCCAAGTTCAGATTCTGCTTGTTTAGTGGTCGCATTAGGATTAATCATATCATTCATACTTCTGGCTTCAATTTGTCCATTAAATTCTGCTTGTTCTGCCAATTCTTTACATTTATCAATATATGGCTGAATTCTATCGTGCATCATTTCTTTCTTGGTACGTTCGATATTCTCATCAATTCTATCATACATCTCTTCTTCAAACTTCTTAGCAGCAGATACTTCTTCTGTAAACGGTTTGATATCTCCTGCATGAACCGTTTTCATTTCAGCAGACGCTTTTGTTCCTACCATCTTAGGTGTTAAGATAATAGGTTTCCCTTCTTCTTTAGTTATCTGTACTTCAGTAGCAGGGTCTGTTTCTACAACAGTCTCCGGTTTAACCTCTTCTACTTTTACAGGTTCTTCTTTGATTTCCTCAGCAGTTGTCTGCGGATTCTTAATCAAATCATCTAAAGAAATTGTTTTTTCCTGCATCGTAAATATTCCTCCTTAAAATTTAGGTATTCTGTAACCATGATAAAGTTTTGGTTTCAGTATCCAATAGTAATACATACATCCGTTTTCTTATCGTAATATAGATATACAGATTCTTTTGTAATTCGTCCACTGTATCAAACTCTACATCAACAGAACGAAATTCTGGCAGATATATATTCTTCTGGGTATTGACTTCATCTTTCAGTCTTCCCAGATCGTCCATAAATGTATATCTGTAGTTCTCAACAAGACCTACACCCATATTAGGTCTGGTCGGATATGTACCAGGTTTCATCATGATCAGCATAATAATCTTATCTATAACTGCTTTAACTCCGGTATCTACTTGTGGTCTGTTGAATTCATCCAATGAGAGATTATATTCTGAATATCTATTATTGATTTGAGATGCAACTGTATTCAAATTTACATTCACTTTATCACCAGCTTTCATATCCCCTAAAAACATTAAAAATGCTTACTATGGTGTTGAAGGCATTGAATATAATTAAAAATGAGTTCTTGTAATCTAAATCTTCTGAAATGATATATTATATAGATGAGAGAGACTAATATTAGTCTCTCTCAAATTCTGTATATTTATTTTTGGAGTATATCATGGATTTAGATATACAAGAAAGGAGGAGCGGCATAATGACACAAGATATTTATTCTGTAGATTATGCTAAATGGTTCTCATCTGATCTGAAGATTGGTTTAGACCGCCTAAGCCAAATTGAAGAGACTGATGAAAATAAAGAATCGTTACTTAGTCTCAAGAATGTATTTATGAGAAATATCATAAATGCACAAGATATCTTATTGAAGAATCAATAATATTTCTTAACATAGTCTCATAAATATAGACTCTGCCGCTCCACGGAGTCTATATTTATCTCTATGTTTATAGATGGTTTATTTTTTATTATAGTAGCTCGAAAACATCTAATTAAACTGAAAAGACGATTATAAAGGAGGACAATGATGGCTTCTGATAGAAAAATAAAATGCCCTTTTTGTACCTATAGAGAAACCAAAGATAAAATAATTGATCATATTGATCATAAACATGAAGATATGATTCCAGAAAACTATAGTGCAGCCAGAGTATTATTTGATTTTATTCATCATAAGAATCATGGTACTTGTGTAGTATGTAAACGCAGAACCGAATGGGATGAAAATATTCAGAAATATAAAAGACTCTGTGGAAGATCAGAATGTAGAGACAAACTGCGTAGCATGTATAAACACAATATGATGAAGGTCTATGGTAAGACAACCATATTGGATGATCCAGAACATCAGAAAAAGATGTTAGCCAATCGAGGTATTTCTGGTATATATAGATTTGATAATGGTAAGATTAAAGAATATACAGGCTCATATGAAAAGAAATTCTTAGAGTTCTTAGATAAAGTATTTCATATGGATCCGGATGATATTATGATGCCTGGACCTACATTGGAATATGAATATAAAGGCGAAAAACATTTCTGGATATTAGACTTCTTATTACTTCCATTTAATTTAGTAGGAGATATTAAAGATGGTGGAAATAATCCCAATAAAACTCGTATGCCAGAATATAGAGCTAAACAAGTAGCTAAAGAAAAAATGATTACGAATATGGGAGAATATAACTATATTCGTTTGACCAATAATCAATTCGATCAACTCTTAGAATTCATGTATGAATATAAAATGCAATTGTTAGATGATTCTAATGATAATAGAAAAGCAATTATCAAAATTAATGAAAGTACGGATATACATCATGAATCTATTCGAAATATCTTAGGTACAGATAAAGTAGTATCTGGATTTATTCCTAATCTGAAAGCAGAAATAGATGACGATCAGTGGTATGATTATAACCAAGTCGATGAAGTCTATTTTATATATCCCTATCATAATGGAGTATTTGATATTCCTATGAGAAAGATAGAACAAATAGAATGCTTCGATGATAAGAAGAAAGCACTGTATTATGCTTTATATCTCTGTACTCATGGAGCTACTCCATTATATGTAAAAGATACTCTACATATAGATCCAGATTGGTGGAATGAATACAAATCGGAGCAATTCTATTTCCTAAAAGCTAAAAGATTTATTATTAAAGATGGTAAGTATACGATCAACGTAAAAGATAAGCTCTCTTATAGTGCTATAATTACTAATTTGAATAAGATTGTACATGAAAAATGTAAACTTAAGAAAAATGAAATTAAGTTTGATGGATGGGTAAAGTAGGTGAGAAGAAAATGAGTAAAATAAACGAAACTATGGGGTTAGCTGGAATAGGAGGTCCTATAGGAACAACCAATGTTATCTTTGTTTCTAAATTACAGTCTCCTACTATGCTTAGACCTCAGTATTGTGTACAAGATGATATGATCACGGACAATATTATCACTACAGATAATGATGGTGTATTGCGAAAAATATCTTCTGATTATCTCAAAGATAAAAATGTTCGTATGTTTAAGTATATGGGTAAAGATCCCAATAAGAGATTGATGACTATTTTAAACTCTGTAGATACAGAAGTACCAAGAGAATTTATATATGAAACCATCTCTGGTAAGTATCTCTTGGAAGATAATCAAATCGAATTTGACGAAGATTTTCAAGAAGTTAACTTCAATGAGATGAGAGCCATGATAGAAAATGATGCTTATACTGTATTAAATAAGTTTATCTATCTGGTTAATCCGGAATTGGCAAATCGATATACCCAAATCTCTAATCAGGAAGCTTCTGATTTATTAGAAGGTCATTCTTCTGATATCGTTATTATGGAAGACCAATCAATGGGATACTTTGCTATGAATAAAAAATCTCTTCGTAGATCCAGATTCTTCGAAAATGTAGAAGATATTGAAATCTATGATGATTTGGAAGAATAATCAGAGGTGATCAATAGATGAATTCAACAAACAACGATCCATTTAATGAAGCCTTTAAAATAAGAAATAGCAATGCTGATCTGTCTGAACAAGATAAACAAGTCAAAGACTGGAGGCTAAGCTCTAATATCACTCTCTTATATTCTTCCTATAAAAGACCGAATGATTTGGAGATGGATTATAATCGCTTCTTAAAAATGCCTTATTCTCAACAAGAAGATTCTGATGATATATCCATACGTATCTTTGGTAAGAAGAATAAAGAACGCTATGAGGATATGAGACATCAATTCTATAGTGCAGAAGTAATCAAAGACTATGTAGAATATGATCCTAGATTCTATAATATAGATCCGATAGACAGAGTATTCTTAATGAGACATCTGATCGATGACAAAATGTTTCTGCAAAGAATAGACAGAAAAGAATTCTTGTGTAATCTCCAAGAAGATGCTTCTGATTTTGATTTAGATTATCATACCGATATTATTAAAGAAGATTTAGAATCAGAATATAAGTCAGAAAATATCTTTACCAATTATAATTGTCAGTGTCCCATGTTTAGATCAGAAGATGCAAAAATATTATATCTAAATTCTAATGGAGAACCAAAATATGGAAAAACTGATGTAATCTCTTATGATTTCTGGCAGAAATGGAACGAATATATTACTGGAAAAAATATGTCATCCTATGCAACTAAATATGGAAATTCGTACATGGATGTGATTTTGGATCTCAAGGCAAAGGGAGATAAACAGGGCCAGATTGAATTGGGATGGAGTCCTGAAATTTCCATAACTTTAGATAAGCTGGCTAAAATACAACAAGGCGCATATAAATATATGAGTCAGATTATCGATCATGTTCATATTATCAATGTAATGGATTATATGAAGTCTTTATCTGGAAGTGAACAGAATATCAGCCCAGAATACAATTCACCCGATTCCTACTTTTTATTCTGCGAGTTAAATAGAGATAACCAATATATTATACGGCTATATCTAGTTCAGACAATTAACGAAACTAAAAATGCTATAGAAATTGGTATAGACCAGAATAATAAAGTATACACATTCAATAAAAGAATAGATATTTTACCAGAGTCTACAAAGTTTATTGTCTTTGAGATTCCTAAATATGATATACTTAAAGGCGTAACCCAAGATACGCTATACAATACTGGCTTTGCTAAGATAGATATTAATAATATAGGAGCTCTTAAGTTATATCTGAATGCTATTATAGTAGAGCTATATAGAAAGTATAAGATTGATATTCCGATACATCTGTTCTTATATAAAATCTATATGGGCGGATTTAGAGAGTTCTTCTCATTAAACAACCGATACAAATATTTCCGATATTATCTGGACAAAAAGATGATGAAGATCCCATTCAAATCGTCTATGTTAGAAGCAGTTATGACCAACGAATTCCCCGTAGAATTTAATAAAGATGGAGATCTCTTAATCTCTAAAGGAAGACGAATTAATTTTGAAGGAGAATATTCCAGAACTCATTTAGCTCTTAAGATGTATGAGAAAAATAAGAATACAACTGGAATGAAGTACTGTATCTGTAAACTTTGGTATATGAATATACTCTTGGAAGAGAAGATTCATGATAGAAAAACCAAGCCTACAGAAATCAGAACACTAAACAAAGCTCGTTCTAAGATACTAAACGATATCAATAAGTATTCTGAAATTGTATTGAAAGAAGAACCAGATTTTGATATTATCAAGACCTATCAAGATTCTCCTTTTAATAATGATAAAGTTAAGTTCTCTAATTATACATTAGGCCATGCATATGATTGGATCAAGAAACTGCTAACTTTCAAAACGAATCTGTAATTATATATTATTATAATGAAATGAACTATAAAGTACTCCAAGCTATATAGCTTGGAGTACACTATTATTTCAAAAGGAGAAAAGTATGCTGGAACAGGTTCGTTGTAGAACAGGTAAAACTCGATACAACTTTTTATATAATATTGGAACCAGATGGTTTACAGAAGATCATATGATTCGTATTATAGACAGAAATAGACGCAAAGTGACAGTACAAGACGAACGAACTAAAGAAATTTATACTTTATCCATAGAACTATTAAACAGAAAATATACAAGATTGATTCCTACTGGATTACTGCAGATAGGAATTTTACAAGCTAATAGTAAACTTCGTATGGATGATCTCTATATAGAATATTCATCCAATGAAGAAAGTGCTTATTCGAATTATGATGGAGTAACTACAGTCATCCATCCTATCGAAATTATGAAAGAGTATCAAAAGTGTCCTACGGAATATAAAGATGCTTTTCGAAATCCTAAAGATAAGAAAATGGTTTCTGATATTCTATTACAATCTGGAGTTATTCAGGACTATTATAACTATGATCCGTATGAGATAGAAGAGTTTATGGAAACGATTCCTTATCATGAATTCAATCTAAAACATTATCGATTCATTATGTTATACTTTGATGATACGATAGATACTATTATCCCTTTATTAGGGAAGTATGAAATTAATAAGTACAATGCTTGTTTACAAAAAGTAGCAGAGCTACTTAAGCATGAAACGAATGGTATTGTTGATATATCTGAATATATGAATATGAAAACATTCTTAGAAGCTATTAACTTTCTATTTATTGTTGATTGTTCTAACAATATCATCAATATGGAATTTCAAACAAAAGTCTTAGCAGAAGAAAAAGATGAAGCATCTCCTTATGATAAGACGTATATGATGAATGATAAAGCCCTATATACTTTATTGCGAAATACAATTGGATATAATGTAAAAGACATTATTATGTATCGATATTGGTATGATATTGATCTATCCAGTATAGCCAATAAGTATACGTTAATTCGGAATACGATAGATGGCGCATTATACATCTTTATATATAATTCCAATGGAGTCCATAAAGATTCCATTAATGATGCATTTAGTATAGATGAGCAAAATCGAATCTTATCAAGATTCCGTTAAATCTATATTAAATTATATATTATAGGTATGAGACGCTTTATGCGTTTCAAATATTATTTTAGTTAAAACAATATCGTAATGATAATCGTATCATTAAAATTGTTTTAACACTGTTTCTCAAAGGAGGAGAACAAATGAGTGAAGAAGTTAAGAAGGAAAATGTTGTAAAGCTTAACATCGTCAAAAGTGACTTTGTTGGTAATGTAACCAGCAAGCTTATAACATCCAGTAAATTATCTCGGATGATTGCTAAAGTCTTCGGAGCAATTACACCCTGTATCAATGGTGTAAAGATTGGTATTCAGCCTAATGGACAGCTGTCTACTTCTGTAGCATTCCGTTTTGTAGAAGAAAGAGATATTCCGGATGGAAAAGTTGCATTCGTAAAATCTATGTCTAAAGAAAAAGCAGCTCTGTCCATTGTAGAATCCATTAATGGACGTGCAGATTCTATGAGAAATTATGATCTCACCGATGAAGCAAAATCTGTTCTGCAGAGACTGATTCCGACCCATCTCGATAACAATACTTCTGTATTCAGAAATGTACGTAAAGATGGAAAAGAAGTATATGAACCGATTTGGAATCTGGTATCTTCCGATTCTACTTATGAAGTGGATCCGTTCCGTGGTATCTTCAATGGTGTTGTATATGTAACACTCGATCTTCGTCGTATGCTGACTCTGATCTTCGGAAAAGACAATGATGAAGGCGATCATTTTGTATATGATGCTATGGCAATTCGTCCTCTGCAGGGTAACCAGATGATGGCATCCTGGCTGATTCAGATTAGTCAGTTCAATGCTTCTGAAATTAAAGCAATTGCAGAAGAAACAAATATCATTGTTGGAAACAACAACGGATACATCAACTACTAATCCAAGACTTTTAGTAAATTCGAATTGACTAAAATAAGGTAAGAGAGGGGCTTAGTGCTCCTCTCTTATTTTTTACGTAGTTTGACACTATGATAATTCAAAGGAGGAATTCGAAATTATGAAAAATAAAATGGACAAAAGTTTTTCTTACAAAGTCGGAGATATTGATGAAGTTGTAGATTCAAAAGGTAACTCGGTTATCTTACTGCGTAAATTGGCCTGGGGTGAAAATGGTAAAGAGAAATTGGAACTCAGAAAATGGGTTATTGATATTGCCAAAGAAACTCCACTCAAAGGTGTAACATTCTTAACAGAAGAAGGACCCCATAACTTACTTACCGTCTTATTACAAAAAGGTTATGGACATACCAAGGATATCTTAGAAACAATCAGTCTCAGAAATGATTTTAAAGATAGCTTGGAGAGCTTAGGTAAGCCATCCAAAGCAAAATCTTCTAATAAATATATCGACCCTAAAGATATATTATCCTAATATATAGAATGGAGGAATAGCATGGCTCTATCAGATGATGTATTAAAGTCAACCGGATTTAAATCGTCTGATCCATCAAACAATGATGAGATGAAGGGTGATACCGGGCCTGGGCCTTATGAACAGTTTGAAATGTGCAGACATGCCGACGAATATGAATGTAAATTTAAAGATACGGCAGGACGTTGTATCTTTGAAACCTGTGTCATGGATAACCATAAACCTCCAAGAGTAGAACTCTGGTATTATAAGTGTCTCATTTGTAAACGAGATACTTCAGCAAAACCAGAAGAAATGAGAGCACCATTCTGCCAGTCCTGTATAGATAGAATGAACCGAGCAGAAGAACTTCCTCATAATTGTGTCATTTGTGGAAGATCGGTAAACTCACCGGCCAAACTAATGTTTAGTGGCATTTGTGATGATTGCTTTAGTGCTATCAAGCAATGTACTTTATATTGGAAAGGTCATAAGCGTTGGAAACATTGGGGTTGATCAACTCATGATTTATACATCTTTTGATAATTATCCTATAGAGCATAGTCTATATGGGCAATTTATCACATACGATGAACTCAGAAATATAATCTCAAATGAATATGCAAATGATAATTATAGTCAAACCATAAACGTATTTATAGATGTATATCAGTTTCTTATGATTGGATTACGATATAAAAAGATCAATGATCCATATTCTATAGCAGCATCTATTATTAACTATGCTGCCCATATCAGAAGATATTTTAAAATCGTACACGGAATGTACTCAAATATTGTATTGATCTATACAACAAATGATTCTGAAAACACTACTAAATTCTTACCAGAATATAATGCATATTATAAGAATAGAAAGAAAGCCAATCCCTTTATGTGGGAACGTATTCAAAATAATATGAAGTTGGTTAGAGTATTAGTTCCTTATATACCAGATGTATTCTTAAAAGAAGGATCTGTAGAATCCTCCGTAATGATTCATGATTTTATACAGAATCATTATGTAGGACGACACCCAAATTTAATTATATCTAATTCTCAGATGATGTACCAGTTACCGCAATTCAGCAGAAGTGCGGTTATTCTGAGAAAAGATTTAGGACCGACAGCCACTTTGAATAAAACGTTCTCATATAATATCCATAATTGTGTAGAAGCATATTGTTATGAAATCACTAAGTTGAATCTGACAGATATTAAAATCAATCAACAGACAATTTCTTTCACTATGGCTCTTAGGGGTATACCGAGACGTTCTATTACGAGCTTATACGCAATTAAGACTGTTCTAAAGATGGCTGATCAGATCCCTTTGGGATGTGAACATGATCCTGATGTATGGTATGAGATTTGTACACATAAAAAATCTAAGAAATATATCACAAAAGAAATGATTCTGAATCGTTATAAAGCAATCGACTTAGGATATCAGTACAAACTCTATAAAACATTACCAGAATCTAAAGAACGTAAGTTCTTAGAACAGCTCAACGATAAAGAGTCTATTCAAGAAATCAATAATCGATACTTTGCCAAGTCTCCATTAAACTTGGAAGAATTATAAATCGTGCATATGCACGATTTATTTTTTGTATAAGAAGGTGAGATAATCATATGAGATGTGAATACTCTATTAATATGAAATGGATGGACAGCGATGATAATGGAACAAACGATAGCTTCGAAATAGATGACGCTCATATTAATAACATGACCATCATCAATGATTATGAAGAAACCAATATGCCTGTTATCTATGCGGATATCACTATAGATAAGAATTATATGGATAAAGTAATTAAACATGCTAAGACTGCCCATATGTTCATGTATATCTATAAGATGTCTGAGAAGAATGATACAGGAGTAAAATTAAAGCAATTAACTTCATATACTGGTAAGATGTCTTACTTCATCGATCAAGACATCAACTACAATAAAGAATTGGATTATAAAAATACCGATGAACCCAATAAGAAAGAAGTCTTACAGACATTTACGATAGGATTAATGTTTAGCGAATGTATAGAGACCAATAAACAAACAGCCAATACTACATTGGTTAATACAACTAGAATGAATGCTGTAGCTTATTACTTACAGCAATATCCATATCTGATTGATACATTTACTTATAATGATAATATTGATCAGCTTATTGTACCCCCTCAAGAATCATTATCCAAAACAATTCAATTCTTAAATGATATCAAAGTATTCTATGACACACCATACAGATTCTATATTGATCCTGGATGTGTTTATTTGATGAACAGTTCTGGAGAAGGAACTCCTAAAGAGGGAGATCTATACGATACAGTATTATTTGATATCATTCCAGTAGATGAAGGGCCATCTATAGAAGAAGGAATCACAGAAGATTCTGAAAAAGGATGTTATTATATAGGAATCCATGTCAATGATAGCTATTACACTGTAGATACAGATACACAAAAAATGTACAATGAAATTCAATCTATAATCGATCCTGGAATTAAGAATACAATACGTTTCTTAGATACAGTTAACCAAGCTATTCAGGAAATTAATAGTGCGAAAGATAAACTAACCGGAATAGTTAAGAAAGCCACACAACAAGTTAAACCTATAAGCAGTGCTTTGACTGACTATAAAGGAAAATTGATCGATAATGTAAATGCTATCAAATATCAAATCGATCATCCGGCTGGTATAGATTTTGTGGATACAAACAATGCAGCATCGGGAGTTATGAATCCATATTTTGTCCCTACAGCAACAACTGTACCTCAGAATATAGACTATGCTGTAGACAAAATCAGATATATGAAGGGATTAACGCTTCCTTCTGAGAATGGTCCTGGAGAAAAGCTAATATCCGATAAACAATGTGACGAATGGATCGTTAAGCTTATAGAATATAAAGGCAAAATCAAATCACATAAATCTGTTGTAGATAAGATTCCGGGAATATATGGGCAGACAACTTCTCAATTAATTGGAGTCATGCATGGTTCTACATCTATCACCAGTATGATTAATTCTATTTCTCCAATTAATTTATCAGATAACTTATCTTCCATCTTTGATAACGTACTTCATCTGAAATCAGGTATAGCTTCTCATAGTAATGAAGTAAACAAAAATCTGATTCCTAAAGTAAATGATGCTTATGAAATATCTAATTATGCAGAAGCTAGTGCTATTATTATGGAAAAAGCTTCTGGATTCTATTCTAAGTATTTAACGGCTATGGGATTACAAGGAGAACAAGTAGAAGATAATCCATTCCCAGGATGGATAGCCAGTACAAGAACTTCTAAGAACAGTATTGATCAATCAGCAGAATCACTAGCAAAAACATTGTCTGATTATAAATCTGCTAATACAGCCGTCTCTTCATTAGTAGCTAATATAGAACCTCAGATCAAAGCAATGTCTAACTTTAAAACAGACATCAAGTCTACCATTACAGGAACTTGGGATAGCTTAGTTAATATTGGTAAAACGGCTAAGAAATCATTAGATAAGATTGTAGAATCTGCTAAGAATATTCAAAATGATATTAAATCATTAGACTTCTCTATTAACTCTATTAAAGATCTCCAAAAAGACATCAATATGGTTAAAGATATTTCTAAGATTGGCATGCTTGGATTATCCAATTTCAACGTAGATCTAAATTTGACCAAAGATGATAAAGGAGAAGTTGCAGGCACAGGAACTAAGATAGTCAGGCTTAGTAATGATAACGCCAATATGGTTAAGAACTTAAAAGCAGATATTGAAAATCATGCCAATATGTTATCCGTTACTAAAACCGATATGGATACTACCATACTAACTCCTAACAAGAGATATGTAGTCAATAATTATGATGCACATTCCCAAAATAATGGTACATTCTTACTGACAAAGAAGATCGATTATTTCATTCGTTCGGGAGATGTCTTTACTATCTCTACTCGTTTAGATATGGCCAAGATATCTGAAGAATCTAAGAATGGTAAGAAATTCTCTTATCAAAACGAAATCAAATTATTGATGAATCATTCCAGCAAGATTCTGAAAGCTTATAATTCAAATCCACTAGGATTATCCAATAAATCTCTTGGAGAAATTGTTGACTCTGCACAATCTATCCAGGATTCTTATACCCGATTAAAAAACCATCGTAATCAATAATAAAAATTCCATGGAGTCATATGACTCCATGGAACTATTTTGTTTAATCAGCTGCTTCAATCTGAATATCTGGGATATCATTACCAAGTGTATCTTTAGTAATATTGATAGAAATAAACTCAGGTACAGTGGTTGAGTATGTATAATCATCTTTCTCTGTATTCTTATATATACTCTGATACATATAGCCATAGTTATTCAATCCTACAAACTTAATATAGACAATCTGTTTATAGAATTTATTCTTAATAGCTGTAATTAAGTTAGGCATATGAAGATCGGAGATATAGTTGATATTTTCCATATATTCTTTAATATAGTTGATAATATCATTCTTACAATTCTGATCCGCTGCCGTCTGATACTTAACTTCAAATTTCAGACTAATATTAATTCTATCTATTGGTTCTGCCGTATTTAAATACCTTACATTATACAATTTAGATGGTCCATAAGTATTAAAGAACTTGAAGTCTATACCAAACGAATCTTCTAATAAAAAAAGAGACGACTGAATATATAATCTTCTATAATTTAATACTTTAATAAACGTAGATACTCTTTCCTGTAAGCCAGAAGGCGACCTATTTTCTGCAGTATTAGTAGAAGACTTCTTACCATAATCCCAGAAATAACCATGTCTAACCAAAGGCATACGTTTTACATGGAAGTCTAAATCACCATTAGAGGCTTTGGACAAGTCTACATAAGATTCCATCATATTAGTATAATCTATGAATAAGTCTAAGCCCGTACTAACCTCATAGATATTACACAGCGTATATCCAACAGAAGAAGCCGTAGATGATAATCCCGGAACAATGGCAGAGATATCATCTTCGTCCTCATTATTAGCTTGAAGATCTCCATATTGCTGATCAAACTTAGCCAAAACAAAGATCTTAAACTTAATATTATTCGGAAGATATGTAGTGGCTTCCGTTGTTGTATTGGCATAATATAAGCCTTTGTCTATACAGAGTTTGATGTCTCTATTGATTACGTTATTGGTATGAAGATTAAATCTATAGGTATAACTATAGTTAATATTGTCATAATCTCCATCTTCCAATACACCATTCATATATCTGAATGGAATGTAATGACCATTGATATCTTTCTGATAAACTACGCCAATAACTTTCATATCATTCTTAATAATATGACCGTTTTCATCCGTAGTAACCAATCCAAAATCAGTAGAGATATTCTGTGTCAATAATACTTCTATAGAATAAGTATCTCTTTCTGAAGAAGGATAGAATGGTTTCTTAACTTTCACTGGATTTGTCGATGTACTGGAACAGATAAACTGTAGTTCTGATTTATCATTGATATAATCAAACCCAACCATCTTAGAATAATCCAAAATATTCAGATAGTAATTCAGAACAAATGGATCTTTATTGATGACTGTTAAGAATGGATTCATATATAAGAATCCAGCACTTTCTTTAGCTTCCAGTGTACTATTATCACTCATCTCGCTGGTTACATGTTGACCAATGGCTTCTGAAGAACTTCCATTCAAATAGAAAATAGATCCAGCAGGTAATATAAAGTTTTCTCTATTGATATTGTTAAACATATCTCTGGAAATCTTTACATCTGCTGTATTCGTAGGAATAATATTCTTATTCTCATCTTTCATCAGCATATAGCAGAAGAATAATCGCTGTAATTGATTATGAACTTTCTGCAAGAAGTAAAGTCGAATAGTATCTGTATTCAATACGTTGAAGAAGTTATTCAGATCAGTATAAGTAGAAATACTATTTCTCATCAGCATCTGCTTAGGAATCATAGCATGGAGTTCATCCATTGTTTTTCTGTCTACACCATAGTCTGAATTAGAGTTAGGCATAACAACCATGTAGATATTATTATATGCATATCGTTCAGATACCATATCTAATACAGTATTCTGCTTATAAGCGAAGTTACATTCACTTCCCTTAGTTGTGTATACATGAATACTTACATCTGCATTCTGTCTTGGCTGATAAGAATCTCTATTGAATGTAACCCGAATGGTAGATTCATCCACATACTGATAGTTACAATATTCCCATTCATCTTCTGTATTATATAATCCATCATACAAGCACTTCAAATAATGAGTAACAACTCCAGATTCCGTTTGCTCTGCAACTTCTATATAAAAATAAGAAATCTGATCATTGAAAGTAAAAGTCATAGATTTACTTTCTAATGGATTGGTCGTAACAATCTTCTTAGAAATAACAGTATGATCTAATTGCCTGATTGTTGTAGTAATTAGTAATATATTGGTATTGCTGATACTGATATTTCCAATAGCCGGTAAATAAGGATTGGTTATATCGGAGATTTCATTAGTAGCAACCATTCCAGTGGAATATTCCGTATCTGTTAAATGAGTTGCAGTGTATACAAACTTACCATTTGGTAATTTATTACGTCTGATCTTAATATCATAATCTAGACGATAATTATACGTAACGTTATTCTCTGTATTACCAATCTTAATCTCAAAATTCTTATCAATGATGAACTCATCATTGACCATATTTTCTAAGAGTCTATCTTCTGGAATACCCAGATAAACATCCATCTTAGCTGGTGTAGCTCTAATCTTATTGATACCTAATGTCAAAGCATGGCAAATAATATTTCGATCAAACTTTGCTCTGGTCGGAATTGCTTCATTTGCATATTCTGCTGACATAATAGCCGCATTCTCTAAAATATTAGAGCCTAATTCCGAAATATATCCAAAGATACCCATTGTCAGAGTATCTTCCGGAATATCTATATATTTTGCTTTCAAAGAATCTACAAATTTAGCCAGTTCATAGATATTAGTAGATACTGTACCCTCTGTATCTTCTTTGATAATAATAGAATCTTTTGGATCTTGCAAATCTGCAGGATTTATATTAATCAGAGATTCTGACATGTATATCCTCCTTTAAATACCAATACGACGATCTGGTTCTACTTCCAGATTCGGTTTACTCGTATCATGATATTCTATAATATCTTGTGGATCTCCAAACCATTTCAACAGATATGGTGTGTGCGTCATTGTAGTACCTGTTGTTTTTATAATTCTTGGAAATAAAGCAGATTCTCCTGTTACTCGTCCATTCATGTAATCAAACAACGGAATTTCTGCATACTGTTTACCAGGCAACATAGATGCATCTATAATATAATTGAAATGGGTAATGCTTACAGGATCCATATCCTGTTGGAATGTTGCTTTCCAATCTACAGTAAATTTCATTTGACCATCTGTAGGCATATCAGAGAATGATGATCTGGGGACAGATTTAGGATAACAGCCCCACAACTGAGCCCAGTATACAATAGATTCTCCATCTTCTCCTACAATAAATTTAAAGACTGTCATTTGATCAGATAATACTTTATACCACGTATAATCTACATTGGTTGGAGTAACTTGTCCATGATATTTCATCTGTTCATATAGGTCATATGCTTTAAACCACAGATAGCAATCTAAGAAGCGATTATCTTTGAATTCAATATTGAATTCATTATCTTCATCTGCACTATCTGATGGTTTTCTATAAAACATACGAGTGTTATAAATATTGGTTGCAGATTCTTCATCCCCAACAGAGATATTTGACAGGTCTAAGTTTGAAGTCTTATAATTTGATAGCAAATTAACAAATGGAGAAATATATTTTGATCCATTTTGACCTACTCCATGTTGTAATGAAGATAATACAGTATCTCCATAATTTCGTTCTATTAAGTCTCTGAAAAATACAATCGATCGTAATTCAGGATTTAGTTCATTCATGTCTGTATTAATAACAGGATCATTTGGATTTTGTCTGGTTCCAAAGATATGTAAGTCTGGTTTAGTAATAAAGACATATTCTCTGGTGGTGCCCATCATACGATAGGGATCATTTCTTGGGAATATATAGAAAGTATTAAAGTCATCAAAATCTTCTCTTCTATAAATTCCATTGGAATGCAACAATCTCAATAATAATTGAGATTCGCTAGTATGTTCTCCACCATTAATGATATTGGTTTGTTTTTCCGTAAACGGATCGATAATATTTTTAGATGATTCAACTACTTTATCAGAATCTTTGTATGTTAGTCCATCGGCGTTCTTTTCTCGCTTCATGACGATCTGTCCTTGTCTTTCGTTTGGCATATATGTCGACCCTCCTCTATGTTACTTTAATGTTTTGCCTGTGGTATTAAAAGAATCATTAGTTATATATTATAGATCTGAAGTTATAATAAGGAGGTTTATTAAGTATGAAAGTCGTAGTTCCTTATGTGTATAACTGGGAAGGAAAAATTGAACAAAAATTGTTAGAAAAAGCAAATCAAAATCCATCTGAATTGACAAACGATATACTAGGTATCGTTCAAGCAATTGTTGACGATACAAGCAAAGAATTTCAATATTCTTATGGAGTTATAAATGATATGAATAAACGAATAGATCAATTAGATCAGAAAGTCACTGCTATTGAGGGTGATGTAAAAATAAATCGTAAACTCATCGATGCCATAACATTTGTTAAGAATTCGAAGGATTTATAAGATAAAATAATCTATTAGAGATTCATCAGATTATTTTATAAAAGCTAAAGATTACCGGTGTACTAAGGTAATCTATTAAGTGCATTTATGGTATTTGATCGAATTTACATTAGATTAAATACTGTCGGTAATCTTTAGAGGGTATTTATTTTTTGTTTTTGACATCTAAGTAAATCAATATACATAGGAGGTTTTATAATGATACAACTCAAGAATACTAATGGTATCCATGAAGGTGTAATTAAGGATATCGTTGACTTGATTGGCGATGGTGGATTAGATAATATAGCTGGCAAAAACTTTCTGACTGCTAAGAACTCCAGATATTTCTCCAGCATTACTAAAGCGACTTCTAATCTTGTACTTACATTTCCAATTATTGTAGATGAGTCTGTTCCTCTTTCAACTGCATCTATGGTTGCCAAAGCTGTAGAAAGAAAGATGGTCGGGCTTCTGCAAATGCTTTTTTCTGCTATTAATATTAGCAATAACAAGGATGCCTTTGATTTTATCGGTAAAGTTCATAAGAACTTGACCTCTGATGACATTCTTTCTTTTATTAATAAAATGGATAGCAGACCTTATAAAGAATCTGCCGATGGAATGAGTGCTGAACTTGATATCGAAGCAATCAATAAAGCTTTGACCGAGTCTATGAAGCACAATGGAATTTATTTGGATTCTGAATTAGAACCAGCATTAGAAGAAAAGTTTGTATATAAAGGCAGAGCAACAGCTCAAGATCTTATAGATTTTCATAGACCAGTTATGGCTCCAAATTCAATGCATACTGGATTTAGATCTTCTCAGCAAAAAATCGATGATTTAAAAAAATCAATGAAAAATAAAGGATCTTCTTCTTCATCTGGAAGAGAAGCTCAATATGTTGGTAGTGCTAAAATCCAGGATCAGGAATTTAATCAAGAACTTAAAAAATCTAATGAAGCAGTTCCGTCACTTCTGATTATTCATTTCCGTTCTGGAGAAGATGAAAAGAGTGCTGGAGATGCAGTTATTGGTGTAAAGGCTAAATTGGTCTATGTATCTCAGGCCGATATGGCAGATCGTATCATCATGAAGAATGGAGATAACAACGTTATCTTTAGTCTGTTAAGAGCTACAACTGGTGAACTCTCTATGATTAAAGATTTCATGTTTGCTGTAGATAGAGCAAAATTAGATACATTCAGCAATAGAAACTCTTCAACTCCTCTTTGGAAGATGCTTGAACGTAGAGCTATTGTTAATAAAAAGAATCGGTTCTTTGATTCTGCTAATGGTTCTGGTACAGCTATTGCCACACTTCTTATTTCTTCTGATACAGAAAATCTGTTGGAAAAAGATTATAACTTCAGATGCAGACCTTATAACATGCTGAATGTTATGAGTGAATACAGCTGCTTGGGATTCATCATTGCGGACGATGTTACAGAAAAAGTAAAGATGTTGTTTGATGACAATTCAACAAACTTTGAAGTATTATCCTATACTTCTTTGGAAAGAGAAGATAAGAGTCAATATAAGAAACTTATTAACCTGATGGTTAATAGATAAGGAGGATTTCCGATGTTAAAGACTGGAGTTCTTGAAATTTTCAATGAAGCATTGGATATGCATGACTTGGAAGTATTCAAAACAGTTCATTCATTTAATGAAGCTGAACAAAAGAATGCCATTGTTATTCTGGCTAATCGGCTTTATAAAATGATCACCAATAAACTCGAAGATATGGATTTCAAGGAAATTGAAAGATCTGGTGGAGACGTCACCAGAATGAAGAATTATAAACAGACCAAAGAATGTATTGAAACATTGGTTATGATTGCTCAGGAAAGTGGTAATGGCATTGAAGAAACCAATGAAATTGCCAGAGCTATGAAGAATGTAGAAGAGCTTAGACCTTTATTTACTTCTGCATTCAGAAATAATGTGCCACTGGTTAAATACTTCTATGACACTATTCTTCTGGCCATTATTGCTGATATTGGGTTTATGACAACCGTATGTGTAGAGTTCATTAAGAATCCGAATTCTACAGTAGGATTAGAAATTACCAACTTACAGACTTATAAAACCAAATTCTATTTGGTTCACTCTGAATTGGTTAAATTCAATGCTGCTGTTGATAAAGGCCAGATCGATAAAGCATTCAAAGCTCTTGTTACAGCTAAAACAAGACACGAATCTTATGAGATGGTTAATGTACAGGAAGGTATTGGAGATGTAGCAAAAGATATCGGAACTGGTGTATGGAATACAACTGTTACTATTGGTTCTATGGCTATCGTAGGACTGGTTGGAATTGTAGCTATGGTTGTACTCCCAATCCTTAGAGATCTTTCTTATCTCTTCTATTCTTTCAGAGCTCATCTGTCTGACTGGTTCTCTGTACAGGAAGAACTTCTTAAGGCCAACGAAATTCGTCTTCGTTCTATGAGAAATACTGGAGAAGTTGACTATAAAGAAGTTGCCGATAACCAGAGAAAATGGGCTAATCGTATGGGTAAAATGGCCGATATGTTGGCTGTTAAATATGTACCAGCTCAGAAGAATGTATATAAACAGCTTGAAAAAGATTCTAAACTGAAGATTACTAAAGATGAAGTTGATAATCCGAGCGATTTAGATGGACAGCCATCATTATTCTAAAAGAAAGGAGAATATAAGACTATGAATCTGACAAAAACAATTGATACAATGAAAAAGATCAATGCTCAGGACAGCAAACTTATGGCTGGTATGGATCCGAATTCTCCTGAGATGGTAAATGCTCCATCGGCAGATGCTAACCGTATTGCAAAATATATTCCTACAGAATCTGATAGAGATGCAGCATTAACCAAAGAAGCTCTTTATAAAAACTTTGAAGCTGCTGCAGATAAACTCAGACTTGGGGAAGAATCCAAGAAAGTTGGTACAGCATTCATCAACGAATTAGTAGAAAAGAAAAGGAACGAATTACATAATAAGCCAATCAAACCGGCTACTTATATAGAAGCAACTTATCAATATCTGATGGACAAATATATCTCAGAAGCAAGACTTCAGTATGCTAATCTGAATAAGATTAAAGGATACAATGAAGCTGTAGAATCTACCATTACAGATAATTTGATGAAGAATCTGGATCACGATATTGCTAAACTGACTCCAGATAAGATTCGTCAGAATATTGCTGACCGTGTAGAAAAAGCAACAACCAATTTTATAGATGCTAGAAACAATGCAACAGATCGTATTAAGAAGATCTATACAAACGTTAAAGACTTTGTAGGTAAGAAAGATACGACAGAAAAGGATGCTAAGACAGCACAAGAAAATGCTAAGCTTCAAGTATCCCGTATTAAAAATGCTCCAATGTCCATATTTGAAGCTATGGTTACAGCTCTTACCAATGCAGCTATGACCAATCCAGATCTGAAAGACAAATATCTCTTAGAATCTGGTGACGTTAATATGGATAAGATCATTGATGATACTGCATCTATCTATACAGTTATGGAAACTGCCAACGTACTTGGTTTAGTAAAGATCGATGAATCTGTTATCGACGCATATATTAGTTCATTGAAATAAACATATAAAATTATCCATAGACTCATATGAGTCTATGGATATCTATTGCTTTTTATTTTATACATACAAATTGGCATAAGAGAATAATACTATCGAACACAAGTCTTACTGCATCTTGTGATCCTAATTTATCCATTAAGAATTCTTTATTTTCCGTTAAGAGTTTTTTAATACATGCAGATATAAGAGGGAAATAATTGAGTTCTCTTTCATTATAAGATTTATCAATCATAAACCATATCTTGTGATGAGGAAGAACTTTAATATCTATCACCATATCTTTTAATTTTTCATCTTCTTTAATAATTTCCATTAGTCTATCGACTCGTTCTTTATTAAAGAAATCAATTTCTTCTAATTTATATTCTATACAGCCAAGCCGGTTGTATTTCTTAGAATCATTCAATATTGTATCATGAAGATTATCACTATCACAATTCATTTTAACACCTACCATCACCAAAATATCGAATATCGCCTTTATAAGCTTTACTAATCGATTCTGCCTGCTTACTATTGGTAAGCATATTCAGATAATCAATCGTAATTTCTATTCTAGGCAATATAGAATAATATTTTTCTACTGTTCCTTTAATGACCAGCCTATCATCCACCCATAAGTTCTCATTGGTCATATCACAATATTTCTTTCCTATATTGTCCCAATCAGGCTTGTTTATGGGCCTATGAATTCCTAATTCGGCTAAATATGTATCGACTGCATTATATGTACTGGGGGTCTTTAAATAAGCCTCATAATGTACAATACAGGGAGTATAAATCAAATGATGTAATTGATTGAACTCTTGGTTGGATACTAATTTCTTCATAAACTTATTATCTTCTGCTCCCACAGGAGAATAGACTTGAATAAAGTTAGAGTTCTTCATAGCCATATTAGCAAAGTTTTTTCTATTAATTAATCTCATTCTGGGTCTGGGAGATCCTTCTGGAACTTCATACAGAATGACTTTGTATCGTTTATAATACAATATATCTTTCATTGTATTATAATTGGCTATGACTGTATCTGCTTTAACTGAATTGATATGAAGTTTATCATACATCCAAGCTAAACGTTCGTTATAATCTCTGGGTATTTTGGAATACTTAGATTCGTATTCTTTCATTTTCTGATTGCGTTTCTTCATATATCTACCACCTGATACTATAAATCTTGAAGAGCATTAATGCTCTTCAAGATTATGTTTTGTTTAATTTACTTATTTATCTTATTTAATATAGCTTGAGTGGCTTGACCCGTACCAATAGTAACAAGATCAAACAATCGAATATTTCCAGGATGCAATCCAATAATAGAACCATATGTACGAGCAGTTGCTTGTGTATAAGTTTCAAAGAACGCTTCCCGTACAGACCGAACTGTATCTTTAACCTTAGCTTCGGGACTAAGGATCATCTTCATCATTTTCCATGCTCTTGGATAATCCGGTTCGTCTATATTAATACCACAAGTATTAGCTATATAATCTACAAATGGTTGATTAGATAGTACATTCAGATCCATATTATTTTCATTCTGTCCCATACTCATAAAGTTAGTTCCAAAAAGATCTTTAATACTAATACGAAGTTCTAATGTAGTTGGAACGTTATCATATGTCCAAGCACCTTCATTACCTTTAGTAATAGAAAGATCTGTAATAATACCCATATTTACATTAAAGAATCCTTGATAGAATGCTCTAACCAAAAATGGAGCAGTATATGTATTTGGGCCAGTATATTTAGGAGCTGCTAAACAAACCGTGTGAATTAGTGGAACAATAATATTCAGATAAATAGATAATGGGTCATTATCTGGAGACCCAAATTTAACATTGACCGAATAATCTCTACTGAACTGAGAATCTTGCCAAAGTTCTGGGAATAACATTTTAGAACCAGCGATAGTATTATGCAATCCATTCAATATAGCGGCTACAGCACCCTGAGAAGAACTCATACCGCTTCCTACTTTGGCTTTGATATTCTCAAACAACTGCTGTGTATTATTTAGCCCAGAGCTAACAGCACTACTAGCTACTTTTGAAGCGGCTGCAGTTACATCAACTGCCGTATTAGATAGGAACATTAATTCTCTGGCTTGTTCGGATACCGCATTTGTTTTTTGTGCTAATTGAGATTGTGTAGTAGAGTTGCTGAAACTTTCTGATATCTGGTTTTCTGTATTCAGATAGTACAAAACAGAGCCATGATAAAAAGAAGATTTAGAAATTGTGTCTGGAGATAATGATCTCCAGTCAAACTTGCTGAGAGGAGTATTTCCATATACAACTCGATCTCCTACACCCATAAAGATAGCAGCCATTCTACAAATAGCATTCACGTATCTATAGTATAAAGAATATGCAGGATAAAAGTTATAATAAGAACCTCTGGTTTTTCCTTCAGCAACTTTTCTTAAACCATTCCAGGTACTATTTTCATCAACGACGCCTTTCAATATATCCTCTTTTTCAGCAGAATTATAATTAGGCATGAAATCAACCATACCGGGCATGAAGATACAGAATGGCATACGAGATAAAATCTTTTCTCTATATTTAATACCTATAGCAGCAATATCTGTTAAAGGAGTAGTGGATGATTCATATCCTACCCCGGTACTTTTTACTCTTAAATCAGCTACTGGAAGATATTGATAGGGCATACCAAAGATAGATCTAAGCGAATTCAAATTAATCTTAGTTAAAGTGACCACATTATCTAAGGATTCAGAGTTCTTTGAATAAAAATAGCTGTTTACAGAATCTTGAATTTTTTCTATATCACTATTAGAAAACCGTTGATTAAAAAAATCAGCCGCTTTAGTAGTAACCGATTTATCTTCTGGTATTTTACCTCCACCGCCACCATTTGGTTCAGCAGCGTTAGAACTGTAAAATTTATGGTCTGCTTTTTGTTCTATAATAGTGATATCTGATTTCTTAACTTCGTATTGCTTATCAGAAGTTCTGCTTCTAATATATACATATCCATTAGAAGCTTCCCCTACAATAGAAAAATATAAACTGGTCTTATCTTCTACAACCGTTAAGACTCGTTTATGTTTATCCCTATATGTGACTAAGTCTCCTGTATTAGATTTGATTGTGCATACAGATCCTACTTTAATAGAATTCTCTTTAATAAGATCTTTATCTACAATACAAAACCCATCTTTAGAATTAAATGGATATACCCATCCAGTATATTCTTTATATGATATTTTCATCCATAATCCTACATTAGCTAATTTGATAATGGGATCATCTTTGCTTAGTTTATGTATAACTTTTGAGGAAAAGTTGCAATCTTCATGTATATCTAATGAGTTTGATTTTACGATCAGCTGCATGATTACTCCTTTCTTTTCTCTCAGTAAAAAATTAATATAATGTTGGGAAGCTCAAATATTTGAGCTTCCCAAGCATATTATAGTATATTAGTGTTTAGATAAACCAATCATAGAGGAAAGAATCTTTGCAATACTTTGTGTTGGAGTAGAGGAAAGAATCTTATTGGTTACTGCTTGATCAATACCAGGTCCAGCTGCAACAAGAGTTGGATTACCAGCACCGCCAGTAGCCTGAATAGCTGCTAAGATAGCACCTAATAACTGGATAACCTGATTTAACTGATCTGTATAATCTGTTTTCAGTTCATCTCCAGGGTTAGGTCCACCAATAGCTCGATCCAAGTCTTTATTAGCACCAAGATCAATAGCCATCTGGTTAGCACTCGGAGTTGGTCCGGGGTATGAACCAGGATCGATATGATCTCCACCAGAAGACGCTCCTTCATTAGATGGAGGATCAATCTGATAATGTAAATGAGGACCTGTAGAGTTACCAGTAGATCCTATTGTACCTACATAATCTCCAACATGAACTCGAGTACCTTCAGACAATGTAGATGGAACGTCCATATGTGGGAATAGGTGGAAGTTTCCTTTATCATCTTTGATCTGAATATAATTACCATATCCGCTTCCAGATACTCTATTATTGTCTACAACGACGCCATTAACTGGTGAAGGAATCTTAGTCCCAGCATTGGCGCCAATATCTACACCACCATGAACATGACCAAAGTGATTTGCTTCAGCGTATGGAGCAGTGATTTGAGCACCAGGATCCTGTGCTTTGATTCCGTTCAGAACGTATGATAATGCAGAACCGCCTTCAACATTTCCAGCGTTTCCAAGCGGAGATCCAAAAGATCCACCACCGCCACCATTACCGCCGCTTCCGCCTCCTCTGCTACCACCAGCAGAAGAATCAGATCCAAACAAGAAGTCATATTGACCCATCTGCTGCTTGAACCAGTCGTTGATCATTCCAAAGATGCCACCATCTCCAGATTGTTGTTGGCCTTGTGAAGATCCATTACCGCCAAAACCTAAAGCATTTTGGATTCCTTTCCAAGCGCCAGAGAAGAAATTACCGCCACCCAAATCATTAGCAACAGCTTCGGCCATACGACCTCTACGAGATTCCATTCCTAAATCATCAGCAGAACGTTCAAATTCTCTATGGAATAATATAGCAGCATCGTGAGGACTCTTAGCCGCATTCATTCTTTGAATTAAACCGGGATTATCTCTTTCAGCTTCCATAAGCATATAATCTAACTGTGTTTTGATATCGCTTGTAGAAGTTCCTTTAGATTTAGCATAATCTACGAGACCTTGCTGTCTATCAGCAGATGTCCATTGGCAAAGGCCATAACCAGTACTACCATTAACGGTTATTTCCTGAGCATGTCCACCACCTTCAACAATCGTAGGATCAAATGAAGATTCGGCTTCCATATTACCCATAATACCAGCAATGGCATTAGATCCTAAACCAAGTCCTTTGAGATAATTCCAAATAACAGATTTATTATCCATTCCTTCTCCGCCACCAACACCATAGGGAACTCTATTTGGAATATTTCTTCCAAATCTAGATGCAGGTTTAGTGTTATGAGAATACGGAGATCTGCCAGGATATAGGCCACCGGTACCCGGTTTAGACGTATCTTTATTTCCACCAAAGAGATTAGTAACTCCATCTTTAAACCAATTATATGCACCACTAACCATTTTCGTAGCAGAATCATATATATTTGATCCGAGCTCTTTAGCTTTGTCTATTATTGTTTCTCCCCAGCCTTTATTATCTTGATTATCTTTCATAGCTTGACTGGGGTTGGTTGGGTCTACGTAATCTTTAGCTTCGGTTCCGGCTACACTATTCATCATACGGAAGATTGTTTGAGGAGAAATAAAACCACAAAGGAATTCCGAAATAGCATTGGAGATACCACACATGCATTTTATGCCGTCTCCAATTTCACTACCATCAGATGGTCTTCCAGCAATTTCTTCGGCTTTATCACAACCATTGTTATAGTCTAATATAGCATTACCGGCTATCCATGCTCCGACAGCTACATTAAAGAATGGTATAGATCCACCAACAAATTTAGCAATTAATTTACCCAAATTTGGAAGGGCGGATTTACTCATAATCTTTTTACCAATCGTTTCTCCTAATCTGGGAAGAACTTTAGCGACATTGTCTGGTACGAGTTTAGCAACAACACCAAAGATTTTACTCAAACCACTTCTGACATATCCAGCCACTTTACCGAGGAATCCAGTATGTTCGGCAGATTCTGTTGCAGCTTTAGTAGTTGTACTGGCGACTTTGGTACTGGTTTTGATTGCATTAGCTCCTTTGGATAAAGCTTTACTTCCGGCCGCCGTCATAGCTACATCGGCAGCGAGGTTTGCTGCTCCTCCGAGACCACCTCCGCCAAAACTACCAGCACCGGCTACAGTTCCAGCCAATCCAATGATACCTGCACTAATACCAGCCAGTTTCTTAGCAATAAATGACTGAATTGGTTCTTCGGCAGATTCAGGAACAGCATTTTCAGCAGTTTCTACTTTTTTAGCAATAGCAGCTTCTTCTGCTCCAGCTCCAACCAATCCGCCTAATACTCCACCAAGTACTCTAAATTTACCTGGTAAGAATTTAGCAGCTTTACTTATAAATCGACCAGCACCTCTGGCTAATCTACCAGCTCCACGCCACATCCAGCTTCCTGCAGAACCAAGTGCATCGGTTGCTAATCCGCCAGTGGGATCTAAAGCTCTGAAGAGATCTCCAAGAGCTCCCATCAATCCACCTTTTAAGAATCCTTTAGCTTTACCCAATAAGTTTCTGCCTTTAGTTTTAGTTTCTTCTTTAAGAGTCTTATACTTAATCTTGAAATAGCCAAGTACATCGTCCCATCTAGATTCTTTCTTAGCAATAGCTTCATTAGCATCCTTATTCATCTTAGAGTTGGTTTCTTCTAAGCTGCCTTCAGATGTATATTTAAATTCTTTAGGATGACCATCAACCATTTCAATGACTTTACCAGTAGATGTTCCACCAGCAAAGCCTCGGACAGCTTCACCTTTAGATAGCATATATAAACCAGATTTAGAAATATATCCACCTCTGGCTTTACCCTTAATGGTTTCTGCTAATTCTTGCGCATGATCTCCAGCATTGTGAGTCTGGAAGAAATCCATACTAGGTATAATTTTCTGTAGCGCATACATAGCAGCGGCCGCTACAGCAGAAACGCCAGTAGGATCTAAGAACATACCTGCTGCAGCTCCACTCAATCCAGTTTTTGTAGTAGAATTTTGATCATTGAATAATGTAATTCGACTATGCTGCCCAGTATTAAAACGATTGATATCTTTATGATTCTTAACCCAATCTTCTTGAGTAACCGTTTTACCAAGTTCAGTGGATTCTATAGCTTTATGAGCAACCGTAAATTCTTTCAGCATATGATCATAATCTTCTTTATCCATATCTATGATCTGCTGTAAGCTTCCAGTTAATGGGAATCCATGTTTAGCCAATGGTTTAATTCTATTCTTCCATTCACTATCTTTAAGACGAAGAACAGCGGCCACCATATCCATACTTTGTTCTGAAATAGATGTATGGTTGTCTATGTATACAAGTCTTTCAAATTCTTCTTTAGTAATTTTAGAAGGAAGCATACGAATATAGTTAGCCATACGTGGTGATATATGGCCACTATAATTCATAACAAACTCTAAATTATTTTTATTAGAGAAATGCTTTTTATAAACATCATCATTTGTAGCATCAAAGACTGTATTGAATTTTCTATTAAAGTCAATAACAGTTTGCATACGCCCAATAGCATCTAAATCAGATCTAACTTTAGTTCCGCTTTCTACACCAGATGCAGATGCGCTTGTAGCTAAACCGAAACTACTATATTTACCAATACCATTCAGATCGACTTTTTCTCCAGCAGTTAATTGGGCAATAACTCTTAAAAGATCATTAGATTCTCTAGTCAATTGATTCTGAATCTTAGACTCATCTAAAAGCATAACTTCTGGATCATTTTCTTTGGTATCTCCGGCTTCTATTTTAGCTTTAGCTTCTTTTTCCAGGTAAGAAGATGCTTTACTAAGATCACCTTCATATGCGTCTAAATTAAAATATCCAGTCTTACCTTTCTTAGTTGTATATTTTATTCCTTTAATATTAGATATTCTTTTCTTAGCTTCTTCAGATACTGCTCCAATTTGAGCAACCAAAGGAACGACATCTTGCACTTTAGAAATCAGATCTTGTTTCTTATGATCAGGAATATCAGATTCATTAATAATTCCAATAATACTGGATACTGAAGCGGATATTGCTGCCTTATCTGTAGAATTTTCCTGAATGCCTCTAATTAAATCAACAATTTCTCTTTGACTTGGATCATCTAATGGAGAATCTTTGATCATCTTAATAACTTTAGCAGCAACTTTTTCTTTAGTCATTTTCTTACCAGACTTAACCATTTGAATTAAGTCTACATAATCTTTCATGACTTTAATTTCAGCTAAAGAAGAATCCATCATAAGACGATCATTAGATTGCATGGCTTGACCTTTAGAACCTGTATATGAATACCCATGAGTATCCATAAAATTAATACGCTCTTTAGCGGTCATATGATCTGCATTGCCACTATTAATCAGCCATTTATTTAGACGATTAGTTCCTTTATCCAATAACCAGCCAGGACGTTTTCCTAACCACGCTCCTGCTTTAACCATCCATTTATCTACGCCAGTATAATGAGCTCCGGCTCCTAATACACCACCGAGAATAGCTCCCAATGGACCACCAGTCATATATCCGGCAGCACCACCACCAAGCATACCCGTTAGTAATTTAGATTTCTTATTAGTCTCCATCCATCTACCAAAGTTTTTCCAGAATGGTAATTTTAACTTAGGACTAAATATGGTACTCATTATTCTTTCTACTAGTTTATATGTATTTTTAGTTCCTACTTGCATCGCTTTACCCACAGGAACTATAGCTCTTTGCATAGGTTCTACAAAACCTTCTCTAACATAATCTGCAAATTTATCTCCAAAATTTCTTATAGGAGCAATCATCTTATTCAAAGACTTACCTAAGAACCCAGATTCGAAATCGCGTTCATTGGTATCTCTACCATTAACGTCTTTTTTACGAGGTCCAAATAAGAAGTCTTGGAATTTGGTGGAATTAGAAACGTAGTCTATAGCAGCACCAGCAGCCATACCACCAAGTATACCAAATGGTCCACCAATAAATCCGCCTACTACACCACCTATACCCATTTTCTTAAGTTTAGGATGTTCTTTCAGCCATTTAGATAAATTAAACTTATCTTTAGAGAATATGGTTCTGCCAAACATTTTATTTTGGTATTCTGCATTGTTACGAAGCCAACCTACAGCTCCACCAATCATCATACCGCCAAGTAAACCTACCGGTCCACCAAGAGCAGCAGAAGCCAATCCAAGTACACCACCACCAATACCAAAGTTCTTTATATCAGTAGCCGTTTTCTTAGTTTTTTCTATTTTAGCAAGCATAGATTTAGGAAGAAGTTTAGTTAGCCCTCCTCCTATTCTACCATATATACTAAGTTTCTTGGTATCTCCAAATAACAATTCGCTAGCTGCTTCATTACTTTTCAGTATATTATTAGCAGCACCTAGTCCGGCACCAATCAATAATCCAAACGGACCACCAATTAATCCACCCACTAAAGCTGTTGCTGTACCTTCACCAAGAGCAGCAGGATATTGTTTCTTTAAAGATTCCCAAGCTTTACTATATATACTCTTATTTTCTTCAGAAGATCCTTCTCCATCTGCAGAAACAACTACATTGGTAGCATGAATTTCTGTATCAGCGCTAGATAACTTTTTAGCTTTAGCTAATTTACGTTTTCCAGTTCCTTTACCATATCCATGAACAACATTAATGCCCATGCTGGCTCCAACAGCTTTTTCATTAGCCATATCTCTGGCTATAGAAGCAGAGCCTCTAAATGGATTATCTGGATTATCTTTAGATGGTACAACAGCTTCACCTCTAGAAAGCATATATAATCCAGTATGAGGAACATATCCCATACCTTTTGCTTTCCCAGGAAGATTGATTTTGGAAGCGTCCTGATTGCTGATCACATCATCGGCCGCATTTTCAGAACCTACAACTTCATTATAGAATGATCCTAAAGAACTCTTAATTCCAGAAAACATTCTTTGACCAAATTGTGTGGCTCCTTCTCTAAACTTACGTCCAAAGCCTTCTCCAAATAATTTCTCTTTCAACCAATCTCTAGCTTTAGTAAAGGTAGTACCGATTTCGTAACCAATACGTTGAATGAATCCAGTGATTTCTTTTCCATTAGCATCTTTGACTCTCTTATCCCCAAAGAATGCTGTATAAATTAAACTGTCTACTTTAGCGATAATACCAGCCATGGCATGCATTGGGGTTTTGGCTAGGTCTTGTGTATATGCTTTGATAACACCAAACTTATCAAAGCCTTTTGCACGTTTCAGTTTATCTAAGAAACCATTACCTTTGTAATCGCCTAAAGTCTTACTATTATTTTCATAATCATCATCCTTAGCAGCTTCTTTGGCTGCCATTTCACTGGAGGTAATCTTATCTTTTGGATGAATCTTATAATATAACTCTTCTAAGAATACTCTGACCGGAATAGGTAAAGCATAAAATGATGTAGCCGCTTTTCTTATAGCTTTAAAGCTTTCGTCTCCACCATTCAATACATAATAAATCAGCTCTTCAAAAGAGTTATTAGGATAGCTAGATATGCCAAATTCTGTAATCTTATTAATAAAATTAATTACAGATTTATTCATACCGCTAATAGAACTTACATGATCCAGGTCTGTTATATATTTGATTAGATCTCTGCCTTCTGGGAATGCATTGATATCATCTATATCAAACGTAGCAAACACATTGAAGTCGTTTTTCTTTACAGAAGTCGGAGCTACATATTTAGTAGTTAATGAAGGTCCAGGAGACAGCTTTTGTGCTTTTCTCTTATTACGACGCCCTCTACCACCAGTTCCACCACTATACATACGTTCTTCATATGAATCTGTGTACCCATAAGATAAATCATCAACAGCTCGATCTGCATATTTCCATCCACCTAATCCATTATCCATGAGTTTTCTCATCAAATCATATGGATCATTAGATATATCATTGGCTAAGTTATTCTTAGCACCTTTAGCGGATCGGATATCATGAACCAATCCAGCTCGGGTAGAATGATTTAAGTTAATAGCAATCGCTCTAACAAAATCTTCCAGGTTATTATCTCTCTTAGAGTTTCCTGTTGTATATCCAAACTGTTTAAAGAAATCTTTGGCATTATCAAAATCTTTATATGAACCATTATTTTTCAATATACCATTTAAGACTACATTAACAATTTTAGAAACTTCTTCCTGAGAATAAGAATTACCATTGATATTCTTAAGATCTGTATTGCTCAATACTTTCTTAAATACATTGGTAATCTCATCCATACCAGCATTATCAGATGAATGATATCTGGAACTAAACTGTTTGTGTATTCCGGTTACATTTGTCCACCGACCAGTCTTCATATCATAGAAACGTTCTTCTTGACCGGTTAAAGCAGATTCGATTCTAGCTAAATATCCTGGAATTACATCAGTGATCGCTTTCTGAGCAATGCCATTAAATTGCATAGCTCCACGTTCAAAATTTGCTGTGTCAACTCTGGCTTTCTCAGATTGATTAATCCCTAATATAGAACCTAGGAAACCTTTAATACCACCTTCATTAGACCATTTGTCCATCTGGTTTAAGAAATGGCCAAATAGACCACTCATAGTCTTTTGAAGTTTGCCTAATTGTCTCTTAACCTTATCTCCACCCATTAAATTAATTAGGGTACCAGATACAACGAACTCTAATGGATTTGCCATCAATAGATCTTTCATATCCCATAACATTTGGAAAGGAGAGAACTCGGCAGAATTAATTATATTAGATTTGATATTCTTTAGATATTTTTTGGCATCAAAAGCACCACCAAATCCCATAATATCATTATATGCATTATGAGATTCTCTTCTATTAATATTTCCATTTCTGGTTGAGTTATAGAGATTTCTTTGCATCTCCAGCATTTCTTTCATCATAGCATTCTGCTCTGTTAAAAGATTGGTAGAAGTATCAAAGAATTTGGTTGCATTCTGGATATGGGTATTTAAGCGTTCATTCTGAAATTTAATGATATTTTTCATTCCGGCACTGACGGAAGAAAATCCCGCTTCTAATACTTTCATCGTTCTTAAAGACTGCATATAAGAAATAGCTGCTGTATTCTTCACTGTTTCGGAAGTATACTTAGCACTATCCATAACAGTAGCAGAAATAGCAGATGCAGTTGTCTTTAAGCTGGAATCAATTCCTAATCCAAGATTATCTAAATCATCACCTAAACTGTCCAGAGAAGCCTGACTATCATCTTGAGATTCGGTATCAACATCGTTGATATCTTCACTCAGATCAAAATCAAAATCTTCTCCACCCATCATTTTCTTAAAGAATGCATTATCTGCTTTATCAGATCTGGCTTTATCATAGAACTTACCAGTCTTAATAGAGCTCATGCTGTTTCTGTAAATTTCATTACCAGCTTTAAATACATCACTCTGTAAGAATTGGTTTTGTACTCTTTTGATATTGCCTTTATTTCTGAACATAGCTCTGGCTTCATGAGTCAGATCAGCATTTGCTTCTGCCATACTAAATGGCATTGGAAATGCTTCTCGTACTTCATTAATGGCAACATACTTAACAGATTTAGCTACATTCTTTAAGTAATTTTTTACTATAGGTAATTTTGGCAAAATGATTCCTCCTTTCATATATGAACGTTTAATGGTATGTTCTGGCTTGTAAGTATAGAGTTTTAGACAAAAAATAAAAGAGATTATACTCTTTATTTTATCGAAAGAAATATCGTAAAACCAATACTTCAATCATAAATGGAATAGCAAATAACACACATGCTATACATACAGATACTAGATATCTAATTACCCATTCGGTACTGAAACTCATAATACTTCTCCTTTTGATATATAAAAATAATTTTTGTGAAATATATAAATTAGTTGAGATTATAGAGAACTGTCTTATACCAGTTATTACCCCACGACGAAAGGCATCCAATATAATACAATTCTCCATAATCTCTTTAAGGAGCATGAAATAAGTTTCATAGGCCTGATTGTATTGGCGACGGAGACACCAATAACGATATTCCCTACTTCCCTTATTTCATCTCTATAATATATAATTTCAAAAATATTAGATTACAAAAGGATATTTTCTATATATATCTATACGAGAGATAGTGTATAAACGTCTAATACTCATTTTTACATATCCCAAACACATCTAAACATGTTAGTTTAGAACATAAATTTCTGAGACTACGCAAGTAGTCTCAGATTTATCATTGTTTTTGTTTAGATTTAATTTCATCTAAAGTTTTGTTAATATGATCATAAAGTTCTTTTGTAGTTGCTTGATAATCTGGATCGTCAATCTTGAGACGAACATATCCAGAATCCAGTATCTCGGTATTGTCTGCATGATTATATTTTTGGCTCAGCTCATCTAACTTCTCTAAGTTAGATAGAGTATCGGATGACATATATTGTTTATATTCTTCTACAAATGTTCTCCATTTTCCTAAAACAGCCCATGTAGGAATAAAGATTCTGCTATTATGATTCATCTCATGAACAGATTCAGATAATGGAATCAACCCCACATGAAGAGTATAATGATTATACATGACTTCTTTAGCAATCATATCTTCATCCATAGATTCGTGATTCATCTTATGTTTATTTGCAATAGTCCATACAATATCATATAATGTTAGCGGATAATGATGAACATGAATTTTGATTGCTCTATTTTCTTCATTTGATACATTTTCCATAATACTGCATTTATTGAATCCAGCATTATCTCTTAAGAAATTAATGAACTGCTTGTATTCAAACGAATTTCTACAAATACGTTCAATTCTTGTAATAAAGCGCAAATAAGCTTTGGGATTATCTAAATCCCAATCTTTTATATCAAATTCAGGAATAGATGTAATATCTATCTCTTCTACTTTAGGATTATTTGTAGGCTTGTTATAATCTGGGTTTTGAGCCATACTATTCACCTTCCTTTGTAATATGATGTTTCGATGAAATAGCAGACTGTAGCATATGCTACAGTCTGAATTCTATTCCTCCATAATAAAATCCTGAAATATAGGATTCTTAATGCGTTAATGCCAATGAAATCATTCGGTCACTCATATATCAAGACTTTATTATGCGATGAATTACAAGATGCTTAAAATATGGTGTATTTATAGTTGGAAATATGAATAACTATTGAGCAGACTTTTCTGCATGAATCTGAGATTTGCTTTTCTTTTCGCTATAGGATTTGGAAGCATGTGCTAAGTGAGTATATGGTTTCTGGACCCATCCTAACTTATTCAGTTCTGCTTCTAAATGTTTAGCTCCCAAGCTATTGCTGAATATACTGATTCGAAAACTATATTCCAACGTATTATGATCAGAAATGATATTTCTCCATCCAAATGCTATCGGACCTCTTGTTTTATAACCTACTTCATCTGCAGAGATAGAGAAGGCTACTGTTCTTGGATATTCTAAATCCTGTATGGATGGATAATCATTCATCAAATCGTTAAATATGTTTCGAACAACCTGATCTGGTTCTTTACATAAATCAGACTGCCGGCCATCTTCATCTGTGTGTGTAAAAAAGAAAGTCAGACCGGGTACAATACTCATAATTTCTTCAACAGCTTTAGAAAAATCGGCAAATCTTTTGATATTGTGCATACTAGTTCTCCTTATAGTTTAAAAAATAGTTTAAAGCATCTTGTAAATTTCATTACTACTATGTGTAGAGATATATAGACTTTGATTATTTATGATTAGTCAACTCTAACATCTTAGAATTTAAGAAGTCTCTAACTTCTGTAGATTCCATAGAAAGATATTCATCCTTACTAAATAAGAGTAACTTTATATCTCTAGCTATTTGTCTAACTTCTTGCTGAGCAAATTGAGAGTCTCTTAACTTAATAAAATGGAGTAAATTCTTATAGGTAAATGTATGGATTGTTTTAGTCTCAGAATTCATAGGCAGAATAGCACGAGCATCCTGATTCTGTAATCCCTGTTCTTTCAACTGTGGATAAATAGCAATCAAAGATTGTCCCAATTCTTTCATGGTTCCTTTAAATGTAGACCCCATAAAATCGATAGAATATTCTTTATTCTGATCTTCTATATTATCATGAAAATGCAAAGGATCAATAAACTGAGATTCACTATAGTTTACATATCTCTGAGATTCTTGAGATATACCAGACTGATGTCTATTAATCTGCTGAGATATAGCTCTAGAATAATTCTTTAGTCTTAAAGTAACGATACAAGTTTCTAATAAGCAGTCTAATAATCTATCTGGATCTGCTCCATTAGATAAAAGATGAGAATATAGATCATAGATATTATCTCTATACAATATATCTACCATATTCGTAGACAATACAGGTTGATGAACTGCTTCTGTTCCTACATCGGCCACTTCATCTCCATGTTCATCTTCAGACACAATCAATTTCATTTGTGCTTTATAAACAAACTGCTTCTCATCTAATAGTCCAGCCTTAATGAAATCAACAAAGAATTCTTTTTCAAAAGACTGATAAATACATTGCTTCATGACCTCATAGAGATCGGTATTATACCCATTATTTTCTATATAGGTGTCATTGAATTTTTGTATGAAGTATCTGAATGCTCTAACAGATCCAGAAATCAATAATTGAATACTGTGTCTAGTTCCTGGTAAATCTTCCTTATATGGAAGAATAGCAATATTCATATACTTCATAGCTGGTAATGCAAATAAAATGGGTAACAAATTCATATGCTCTCTATCATCTGCTTCTATATTCAATTTAATGATCATATTGGAATGAGCAGATATAGAGTCATGACCATATCCCATAATTCTGGCAATATGTTCTAAGTTCTTTGTATATTCTTTAGCTGTCTCTAAATTATAACACGTCTTAGCTCCAGTAGAGCATAAGTAAGCAGAATCAGAAATACTCAATACTTCAAAGAACATATTTGATTCATCAGCATGAACAGCATTGATTATATCTTGATCAGATGGTTTCTTATGAAAAACTTCTTTTAATTTCATTGGATTAAACATCGTATGGAATCCTTCCTGCTTTACGAGCATAAATAATATTAAGATCGCTGGGAGCATTTTTAGTTATTTGTCTCTTATTACCATGATTGTCTATCTCTATAACAGGAATATTCTGACGTACAGCATGCATAACCATTACACCTGTTGCATTAGAATGTGTATTATCTCTAAAGCAATATATTCTTCCAGGATGATAAGCCAATAATTGGGAAAACCATTCTGCTTCTTTTGTTTGAGTAAGCAGATGTCTCTTAACACATGTATCCATCTCTAATTTAATCAATCGATCTTTTGGAATATTTAAACTTTGTGCATAATCTTCTACATGCATACAGAGTCTTGGTAATCCACCATATACAAACTTAGCATTCCGATTTCTGTTTAATATCGTATAAATAATTCCCATAGGAATTAATACATCCCATATTAAAAAACTTGCATCAAATATTAATCCTATACAAGGTCTATCTTGTTCTTCCATATTTTATCACCACTTTCGTTTATCAAATCGATTGACTATTGGATTGATCTTCTTTAATATATCGTTAAATATAGTTTCTGGATCTTTATCTACCGTATCGATTTCGAATTGGTGTTTCAATCCTTTATAGTTGGTATTATTCAGATCTTCTTTTAAATCTAATCCATTGAAGAATGTATTGACGTCTTTCAGATACTGTAGGTTCTTTTCATATCTATCTTTGGTTCTTCCTCTTTTATTAATTCCTTTTTCTATAGCATCAGGAGAAGTAATCATCTTTAGTAAGATATCTACCTTAGGCAATACTTCATACATTGGATTCTCTCTGATGGTATGTAAGTATCGTTCGAAGTAGTTTTGATAATGATGTTCTTTCTTAGCATAGATCTCTGGAATTAAGTAATACATCATAGAATATATATAGCGATCAAAGATAATAATATGATTCTTAATAAATAACCCTCGTCTTAATGCATCACTATACCAGTCAATCATATCTGCCAAGAAAAACATAGATACTTGTTTCAACTTAGACTGCCTGGGAAATATAACCTGATCATAATCCATCATAAAACGATTGTAATGACCATTTAAATATTCTCTGACAAACCAAGAGGAGGCATGTTTATATCTTGGAAAAGAAACCAATTCTATTTTTAAATGATCTGCTCGAATGGCTTTATCATATACATCTGTTAAATGATCATACAATGCTTCCGCATTAGTATGTTTATAGCTGGCATCTAATCCCTCAAATCCTATCAACAAGCTTTTCATATACTATCAATTCCTCCTTTTAACAATAGAAATCACATCTGAGTCTATACTCAGATGTCAATTTGCGTATATTTTTCAAAAATTATCAAAAATCGACTTAAAATATGTTTAGTTATATTTTAATTTTAAAAAATTTCCCCCCTCCCCCTAAAAACCCCCTCCCCCGGAGGGTAGTTGAGTGTAGGACGGGTATCCGAGCGAGGCAGCGAGGATATGTTTCAGGGGAAGTCCGGAACGAAACCATATGGCAGAGCGACAAGGAGCAGGGAAGCGGATTGCGCGATGCTGAGCTTTATCTGTGATTAGCCGTAGGCGAGTGATTCGGTATTTAATGTACGTGGTATTCCGTTGAGCCTATAGAGGTCTTATGGCCATTATAGTCTTTAGCAAAATTTTCAAAATTACAAATATGTTGTATCAATTTTAAAATTAAAATGATAGTTTAAAATTTACCAATAAATTAAAAAAAAAAGAAAAACTGAAGAAATTATTTAAAAATCAGGAATGTATTCTTATTCCAACAGAAATAACGAAGTTAGTATATATTTTCCAAGATAAATAGAAGTAGTAATTATTCCAAGTTTTAAAAGAATTACTTGGAATTTTAAAATTATTATAAAAATTATAAAGAAAGCATATAGAGTTCCATTTAATATAAGCGTTCCGCTATCCAACTACGAAGAGGGAGCGGAGCGCTGTAATAAAGAATAAAATTAAAAGATATAAGAGATATGTTTTAGAAGTATATGGGCGATAGCCCCATATACTTCGTAAAGGCGTTAGCTAGGTATTCGAAGTTTTTGAAAGTTTAAAATGTTCCGAAAAATTATAGGAAGATTATCGCCTTTCCGAATTTTTTGAAAATTTTTGAATATTGCGAATGATAAATATATAAAACTCCTTTATAATTTATGGAGAAATCATATGGCGTTTTTTTAATCTTGGAAGATATGATGACACTTGAATAATCATTCTAAGTTTTTTAGAATGATTATCTTGCGTTTTTTATAAAAGGAGAACTATGATGACTAAGATTGAGCTTTTTGTATTACCGAAATTTTTTGAAAATAATAAGTTAGTTCTTAATAGACTTGGAAAAGTATATGATATATGCGTTACATATTTTGATCTTATGAATAAATTAGAAGATATCTTTCGTTCCGAAAATCATAAAGAAGATCATATTGTACTTTTTTCTTATAGCATTCCGGACTTTTTTACATTAATGAATGGATATGAGAAATATAAAGAAGAGTTTAGTATAGTCATAACGGCCATTTATAGTAATAGAACTTGGGATATTTTATATGATTCCGAAAATGAAATGGAGTTTTACACCATTCCGCCTTATATAGAAAAAGAAAGAAATATAGAAAATGGAAACTTTGATGAAGATTTTCATTTCGTAAAGTCTGACGATTTATTGGAAAATATCATGAATGAAGTTGTGATAAACTCATATGATATATTAACGTCCGATCTTTTAGATGAACTTCTTCATAGTAATGATCATTCCGAAATTCACCATTTTTACGATTTAATAGAGAAATCTGTGCTGCCCACGTATAAGTACACGGGAGAAGTGTATAGAATCGAATTTGACGATGATGGGGTGTTCAAACCTATTGGATATAAGGGGTTTGGGATGCATATTATCGAAAGATTTACAACTAAGGAAGATTTCGAAAGAATTAGAGAGCTTTTTTCTCATTTTAAATTAAGAGAATCTGATGTGAAGGATTTTAATGACGTTCATATCGCTCATGCGCATATAGAAAATTTTAAATTCTTTACCAGAAATGGATATCTATTTTATTTTACCTATGATGAATCGACAAATAGTCTAAAGATTCATATAGAAAATATCATGACAGAAACAAATACTTTTTAACATAGAATTTCATAAAAGGAGTACATACAATGAAAAAGAAGATGAGTTATATCTTTGTAGCCATCTTAGCTATTATGTGGGCTATTATGGCATATGATATTATCAATGGTGTTTTATTAGAAGATATGCTCTTTAAATAATATAAAGGTGGGTATTATAGACATTTTGTAATCTAACTTTTGATAAATTATATATTATAGAGATGAATAAGAAATGATAAATCATATCATCTAATGGTAACAAGTCAAAAGGAGGACTTAAAAATGAAATGGTGGCAGTATTTTGTATTAATTGCAATCGTATTGATTGATCTGGATTGGTGTGTTCATTTCTATGATCAAGCTCATAAACAGGGTATTAATGTTTTATGTAAACTTGGCGATTGGGCAGCATGTATTGTTCTTGGTTTGAAAGCAGCAATTATATCTCTATTTGTTGTAATTGATCTGTTTCGCTAATAAAAAAATAAAGAGCTTTTAAAAGCTCTTTATTTTTTTATTTTTTATAACCCTTATAGCCCGTCCATTTTCTTGTAGACAATATCCGAACACTATATTGCTCTGAATATTTCTATGTAATCATAAGGAGATTTTTATTATGATGAATAATAAATATACGAATGAATACTGTGCTTGTATGATCTTCGGATTATTGTTATATATACTTTATAACTGGATAGGTTAGGAGGTTATAAATTATGCATTGTAGAATATTGGTTAGCATACTTTGCATTCTATTGTCCATCATATGCGGAAGTTGTTCTGCATATTGCTTAACGTATGACAGATATGGAATTGCAGGATGTTTATTTGTCGTTTACTTAGTTAGCTCATTGTATGCATTTTATGATATCATGAAGTGTGGTGGTAAATTATGGGAATAGGAAATATCATAAAGATATTACTATGTGTAGTGGTTATTCTGGTATCTATATTTATGAATGTAATCTTAGGTGTTGTTATGCCAGAATATATGGCAGGATTAATATGCTCTGTATTTATTGTAGGAGCAATTATCGTACTTGTTAAATAGATAAGTTCCATAGCTCATAGGAGCTATGGGATCTTTTATTGTAATATTGGCGGTATAATTCACTGTACCGGAGAAAGTACAGTGAATTATAAGGAGAAAACAAATTTTCAAGAAGAGGAAATTTATGAAATTTTAGACAATTGTATATAATCATATATGGACGGGTATGATCAGAGATACAAAAGCCTTTACTAATATGTTAGAAATGAAATGCGGCCTTTTGACGAGCGAATGGGTATACGGAATATTCCGTATACCCTAAGAAACTCGCTATCTTCAGTTGGTTATTAGAATGTATTAATCTAAATTGTTTTTGTTTTCTAAGTTAGTCCACTGAATACCTAACTTTTCTTTACATTGTCTAGATAATTCAATTAAGACTTTATTCAAAGCCCCAGAGATCATAACAGAGGGAACCATACGAGCATTAACGGATGCAGAAGTTAATAAAGCATCAATAGGTTCATTCTTTCTGAAATCTGTATAAGGATCTTTACCATCTGGTATAATATCCTTAACAACACCTTTGATGGCTGTATTATAGGTTAACTTATCTCCTACACCCATTTTATCTCTACATTTGATATAGAATTCAAACATAACACCATTTGGTGTGTTTTTCAGTTTACCCTCAGGAAGCATCTTTTCTGTAGATTCTAACATAGATTCTACTTCTATTGGATTTACTCCAGCAGATAAGAGCTTTTTCTTTTTAGCTTTAATACCGTTTTCATATTGAGTAACAATCTTCTTTAATGATGGAGACAGATCGGAAAGTTCACATGTTCTTCTAATCTTGATATCTTGTAATATACCAGTTAATTTAGAATGAACTTGAATACGACCAAAATCTGTAATAGCATCTAATTCTTCATCATTGATATTCTTAAGAAGTTTATTAGCATCTTCTTCTTCAAATGCATTCTGGAATACAATTAAAGGAGATCCTTCTTGAATAGGTTTACCAATTTCTGCTAAAGAGAATACATTAGAGTGTGCATCTAAAGAACACAATTTTTCTACTACATAGAATGAAGTTAATGCATCTACTAATCTTGTATTGATAATAGAAGAATCTTCATATGCTTCATCAGTACACATAATAGCGATCTTTGCTAATGTACCAGCATTATAAGCAATATTTTTAGAATTCTTATCAGAAGCTACAGTGGGAGAATATGAAGTTGGGTCATAGGCTAAGATATCATTCTTCTTTAGAGTTTGACCCTTCTTAACCTGTGGCTTTAATTTAACTGTGACATAGAAACCACCATCTGAGTTCTTCATTGTATGATCGGACAAATCAACAAATTCTTTTGATTTATTTCCATCTTCATCAATAGTTTCATAAATAATAAATTCATCATTGACGTCTAATACTTTGCCTTTAACTCCTTTGAATTTATGGGAGAATATATCGGTTGTAAAGTAAGGAAGAGCTTCATCCATGCCATATGTAATTAAACTGGGAGAAGAAGATTTAACTCTCATCTGGTGTTTAACTGTCTGAACAAATCCCATAGCTGTACGAATAGGATCATCATGGGTAGTAGCATAAGGAGTCAATGCTTCATATATAGTTAACGTATTTAATGTATTCAGATCTTTTGGCCTTTTAGGATCCATTAATCCTCTGCTATTCTGAATAGACGCATTGATAGTCATTGGTCTGGTAATACCAACATTACCTGCAAACCCTGTAGATGCTCCCAGAATACCAAGCATAGATTCATCATATACTCGTTTATCTAAGGTATATGCTCTATCCGCATTCATACCAGACAATCCTTTAAACGATGCAGATGTAGCAGCTTCTGCTTCTAATAAAGGAGAAGACACAGATAAATCGGAGAATCCGGGATCTTTCATAAGAGCATCTATTAACGCAGATTGTTTAATAGAGAGTTTAACTCCTTTACCCACTCTCTTAGACTTGCTGGCATAATCTCCATAGGCATTAGCCAATACTTGATATAAGTATCCTGCTAAGATTTCATTAGTTCTAATTCTATTTCCAGAAATATCAGCATGCTTGTTATATTCCGTAGAAGCTAAGAGTTTATTAGCATAGGCTAAAGCTTCTATATAATCATAGGGAATCTTCTTTCTCTTACAGATATCAATAGACATAGGGTCAAATTCGCAATCATAGAAGTTATCTAAACCATCTGCTTTGATACGTCCGCCAAAGTCATCCAAGATATCTAACCACATAGATTTGCTATTAATATCTTTAATAGAATAGGAACTCAAATCACACTTAGTCAATCCAGTCATTAATAGAGAATCTTCTGGGTGTTCATCATTGTATATGATGTATCCATCAGAAAAACGAATAACAGATTCTGTATCTGTTGCTTTTGGTCTCTTTTCAGAGAAGCGATATTTAATCTTAGATTTATCCATCGCTTTCTGTAAACCTTCACTGAAAGCCATCAAAATAATTACAGGAATATCCGTATTCATAATAGATGCTTCAGAATAAGAAAGTTTATTAGACGGTACTGTACTTACATAGAGATCGCCAAAAGCTTTATCTTTAGAAGCTAAGAAATTTCCAATATCAAAAGATAATCTTTCTTTATCTCCATATACTGCTTTCTTAGTTTTATTATCAAAGCCAAATATAATATGCTTTGCTTGATCATACTTATTATCAGTAGGAAGCTGTAATGCTTTATCATAATCAAACGTCACATAACTTCCATCTCCTAAATTGATTCTGGAATACAAACCAGCCAAATCTCTATATTCGATTGGCAATTCATATTTAGAACAGATAAAACTATTATCTCCTTCAAATACTTCCAATTTAGAAGTTATTGTATTTAGTTTACTTAGAGCTTTGGTTAGCTTAGATACCCCTTTGGTTGATTTAGAACCATTGGATGGATTGATTCTGTAAATAAAGATCTTATGATAAGAGGTAACAATCTGTGCTGTATCTTCATCTGTTTTAATGATAGGCATTAAGATTAACTGACCAGCAATAGTTTTTAAGTTTCCTCTTAGTTTCATAAACCGATGATTGATAAACTTAGGAATATCCAATTTAATAGTGGATCTGGTTCCATAAGCATCTTCCATTACTACAGTCAATGTATTGACATAGTCCATATTGGTCGAAGTATCTTCCATCTTCATAGATACAATAGATAATGGTCTGGATTTATATCGGAATGATTTAAGAATAGCAACAATATCTTCATCAATATCGTATGACTTCTCTAAGTTTAATGAAGATATATTTTTCCATTCTTCATTGATAGAGTCAATCGGAATAGGTTCGGACTTCAAAGATCTGTCTTTGGTATAGTAGTTCTCTAAGATTGTTTTAACTTTCTTACCATGAATTTCTGTATTATCGTATGTCTTGTCTAATTCTTCCATACGTTTTTGTCTAGCTTCATTGATCTTGACTGTATCTTTAGAATTCTCATCTAAATCAGCAACGACAGATTTTAACCAGTCTTCATCAGGGTTAACGATAGGTTCTTTATGCTCTGGAGCAACGTCAACAATTTCTTCTTTCTTTTCATCATCAGAAACTTTGACTGTTACATATTCTGTATCTTTACCAGACAATTCTTTATTCTGGGTTAATCCGGAAGTTACAATGGTTTCTTCATCATCCGTTGTATCTGCATCGGCAATTTCATTAGCAATTAACTTCTTGGTTAAGTATACAAACCTAACCAGTTCTTTGATGCTGAAATTATTTAAGTCTATTTTGAAATAAGCATTCTTAGAGCAAACGATAAAATCAATTCCTTCCCATTCATTTGGGAATATTTTCTTTTGTTTGGTTAAACGGAAGATCATAGAGAATGGATTGATATTTTTAGTAAAGTCAAATAATACTTTATCTTCGATTCCATTGCACCATTCGTTGACTGGAATAATAACTGTCTTTCTGCTATATCCTTCATTAGTTAATCTAGCATCATTCAGATATCTTGTCATCATATGATGTAACAGATCAATTCCTTTATCTCTGATATATAATTCATTATTCTTAAAGAACAGATTTGCATAATATGACCAATCGACAATTAAGTTCTTTCTTTTATAGATAGAAAGATTAATGTATGTATACTTAATCCAATCAATAGAAGCTTTGATCTTCTTATAAAGAGTCATAGCTTCTTTTTGATTTTTGATGCGTTCGTTATATAAGAATCGTCTAAATATATTGGGATAATTTTGATTGATTCCGAAATCTTCATTCATAGCAATCAATTGTGCTGCATCTGGATAGAAAGAGGTAGCTGAATCAGATTTCACATATATATTATTATATTGAGTATTGAGTTCTCCCATAGAGGATTCTAATACAGAATCAACCATATGATCTCTTGGTTCTTCGGCAGATTCTAAATAAAACGTATAGTCTTTCTCTATATAATAAGACAAGAATGTTTTATTATTCACTAAGAACTGATTGGTATTTAAGAAGTCTATAGAACCATCTATAGATTTTGTCAGTAAGAAGACAACACTACCCTTATAACGATCTTTAAGATCTGTAGGGTATTTAAGTTTGGTCTTCATCAAACGAAGAGGAACAAGTTTTTCAATAGATGTTGCCATATAGCACATATCCTTTCATTTGAAAATAATATGAAAATTTATATAAGTGTTCGATAACTACATTGTAAGCTGTCGTTTTGAGAATTTAAAAGTTATATCTCAACGAACTTAGATAGTAATAGGATAGGTGATAACTATGAAAAAAGAAGAATTCTTAGAGACAATTTCTAAATACTCCAGAGAAGAATTAAAAGATTATCTATATAGATATATCCATACAAAGAGAAAACTAATGAATGCTATTACCATCGTTGATGATATGGCAAAAACTAAATTAGATAAAACTAAATCATAATTCTATGATTTGTGTTTATAAAGTTAGGAGGATTTTATAAATGGAGAAAGTAGCAGAGTTGTTAAAAATCATCAATAAAGGAACAACTTGCACAACATCTCATAAGGATGAAATTAGAGTTATGCGTGCAATGATGAATGACACAACCTACAAAGTAGACCTATATGGGGTAAGTGGTAAAGAATCTACATATAACCCATCTACTAAAATTAGAGAAATGTGTGCATCTGTCATGAGTTCGGCGGCAAAGATCCCAATGGCAGAAGCACAGAGCTTAATGAGAGAACATGAATTCAAAAAAAGTGAAGCAGAAGCTTTGATCGAATTCAGCAAAGAATTTATTAATACCTATATCCATACAGGACGTAAACTTCCTCTTGGTGGAAGAGAAAAGTCTAATGTATCGGTGGCTCTTAAAGAAATTCCTGCTGGAGAAAGAACATTCCCACAGGTTGTTGAAGTAAAGAAAGATGGAACTAAGATCTATAGTTCCGGAAGAACATATGTGAAAGCATATGAAAGTGTTAAAGTATTTGCTCCAGCTCCTAGCTGGTTGAAATAATAATTTACAAATAATTCCCATAGACCATATGGTCTATGGGAATACACTTTTGTTTTTTGTAATCTAAGATTTTCTAAATCATATATTATATATTTGATAGAGGGAAGAGATAGTTACCGGCTATCTCTCCCATATCAAATATATGACTTATAAGATTTTATAGCTGTGTAATCTTATAAGCCTCGAAAGGAGAATACGTATGATTACTAAAGACATTAATTCCAAAGAATATGCTCTTTGGTTTTCTGGATATCTGAAAGATGCTTTAGAAAATCTAAAATTGATTAAAGATACGCCAGATAATCACGAGTGTATTCTCGCTTTCAAGATTACCTTGTTAAGTAATCTTGTCAAAGCACAAGATATACTCTTATCATAGTACGATAAGTATATCTCTAAGAAATCATTCGCAGCTAAACTACATGATTTCTTACTAACTAGTTATACGAAATCTAAATTTGTAATCTAATTTATTTTAACTTATATACTATATGAGTGAAAGTAAATATTAATCTATATATTTTCTATGATACGGAAAGTATCAGGAAGGAGAATGGCAATGTTAGTCATTAGAGAAGGTGTTCCGGTATTATCAGTTAAAGCCGAGATGGAAGATTATATTCATTCCAAAGAGGATGAATATTTGAAACTGATTAATCGGCTTCATGCTCACCCTATGTCAGCTAAAGCTATTTCTTTAAGAGAAGAAATAACTAAGTTAAGAAAGAATTGGAAAGTCGGATAATTTTATTATTTCAAAAGGAGCGAATTTAAAATGGACGAAAAATATTATCGTAGAAAATCTTGGAAATGGTGGAAACCGTTCTATGAAGATGAGAATGGTAAGACACAGATTAAAAATGTGTATGCATATCCACTTATGCTGCTGGTTATCGTGATGTGTACAATCAATGATATTCAGTGGTAAAAATATCTGAGAGTCTTAATGACTCTCTTTTATTTTTTATTATTTTTTAAACTTCATAGTAATACTATCTATTTTATCTCTCAGGAAGGTGAACCTATAATGAATCTAATCAATGGAATCTGTGATGAAAAATTCTGTAAAACAATTAATATTAAAGATGGAAGCTGTATAGATGATTTGTCTATTATCAATATAACTATATCTGCTGCATTTAATCGTGTTATTAATCTTCTTATTGATTTTAATGTCGCCAATTTTACATCAAAGAATGTAAAAGATCATGTTCCTGAGTTTTATATAACAAAAGAGCTTAGTAATCTGATTATAGAACAGGGTAAGATGAAGAATATCGGATGCTTCCAAGTATTTGACCATAATAAAGTTCATAATGCTTATATTTTTTATAATAAACTTATAGATGAAGAATATACCAAGGCATATGATATTATGAATACTTTAGCCAATATGAGTAAATCGACTGTTCATGTATCTACTGCTACAGCAATCTATGATGAAATAGAAGGAGAGATTAAATTTATCATTCCTTATGAAAATACAATGATTGAATCCAACAAGCATTATAATGAATTGATAAATTCGCATATAACATTTGAAAAGTAAATAACATTATAGTGATGCATATAATCCTCCCTCACACGTTTTATATGCTCAGGATTGATATATACATAGAACAAAAGAACTATAATCTAAATTCAAGCGATTCCCTAGCTTGCTTCCCGTTGTCTATTATATTCTTTTGATCGAATTCTATTGTATATATCAATCAACTTAATTCTCTCCTTACACTTTTTCATTTTCATGCAAAACCTCGTCATTTTTTTTAACTCCTTAAAAAGTATCCCATGAGCTATATAGCTCATGGGCAATGCTTTTGCAAATTGAATTTTAATTAGATATTATAATAATGAGTAATTCATGAAAATTTATTACAAGAAAGGATGTATTATTGAATGAAGAAAGACAAACTCTTAAAGGAGCTCACTCTGACTAATTCAAAAACAGGAGAAACTGTAAATTTTAGAATTACTAACGAGATTATGCAAAAATATAATAAAATAAAGAAAATTAAAAAATGGCCCTTAGAACAGTATCTATGGGTGCAGTATTATTATGGTAAAAAAGAAGAGACCATATAAAGGAGAAGATTATATGAAAAATAGAGCTTTATTAGGATCTATTGCTATGGAAATTATGAAAACATGCAAAGATTGTAATCCTAAGTTACGAGCTGCTATTTTCATCAAGAATCAAGAAAACGTTAAAGATAATAAAATAGATTTAAATGAAGTAGCTGCTTATGGCGGCTACTTCCATTCTATTCACGACGTTAATGAATTTTTGATGATTATGAGCGCATTAATAAAAAATCAATTAGCTACAATGTCTGAGGATGATTTTGTAGCAATACAAAGCAACCAAACGCTATTGATGAACGCGTTTGGAGATATTTTAAAGAAAGAAGACCTGGATAAATCCACCTATAAAGATATATTATTATCCAGAGAGGAAGGAAAGGAGAAATAATGTAAATGGAACTTAACTTAGATGGTTCGCTCGATGTATTTACTGACGCCAGTACAACAAAGAGCGATAATCGAACAGTAAGTTCCCCAGGATATGCAATAGTATATAAAAATAAAATTATCAAATCTGTCAATAGAATTTTCTATAACACAACTTCAAACTACGGAGAAATGTATGCTATTATTATGGCACTGGGTGCACTTATTGAAATTAAGAGACAGCTTAATTTGAAAAACATGGATATGCCACAAATCAATTTGTTCTCAGATTCTGAGATTTCTATATTGGGATTAAGAAAGTGGATATTCAATTGGTGGAGTAATAATTCGACGCAATCATTCTATAGTGAAGTGAAGATATTCTCCAACCAAGGTATACTTAACAAAGAACTGTTTGTAACGGCTGTGCGTATGATCGTAGATAATGATCTTCCGATTAATCTATATCATACCAAAGCTCATGTTCATATGAGCAGACCGAAAGAATTGACTCATATGATTAATAAGTTCAGTATTATTAACCATTGTACAATTGATCAGAAAATAGCATGTTATCTGGCATACTATAATACGTTTGTCGATAATATGACGAGGGATAATTTGAAAAAGGTTGTCTTTGACAGCCTAAAGTTTGACAAAGAGAAATATGCGCATTTAAATTTTCAATTCATGGGATTCTTAACCAGTGATGTGATGTGTAAGTATGCACGGCTCATCAACAAAGACTAAGAATTGTAAAATCGTGAGGGGGAATAAACTTGGATTTTGCAGAAATGTTAATGAATGCAGTACCTGAGCGTATTGTAAAAGAACGTAAACAACTTCATACACCAAGTACAAACTTATATGATTTTGAGCAAGCTAACTATGAATTGCAAGAAATCTATCAAAAAGAAGAAGATGATTTGTATGCTCATTTAGCAGCAGATAAATCTCCTTTGACATTTGAAACCATTCATCCGAATGATACAATTGCACAAAAAAGAATATTGCGTAAAAATAGGGAAAACACAGGGTACGGAAGCAAGATTAGACCAAAACCATATGATCCATATGAAGTCGCATGGAATATGAATCGTAATGCAAGATATTATACTCCAGGACTTCAGTATATACAACAAAGAGGACCAATGGGTATTCAGTTTGAGAATCCAAAATTTAGGGAATGGATTACCAAAGTGAATACTGGGATTACTAAAGAAATCAATGATCCGGTCACAATGGCAGCTCCTTATTGGGAGAAATATGTTCGTCCTAAGTCCGAATATATCGGAGTTAAAGATGAAATATCTGGGGAAGAACATGATGACCAGAAATATGAGCGAGATAAAGCAGGAGAAAAAGAACTGGATAGAATCGCTCGTGTTCGTGAACAAAAGATCAAAGATGCTAAAGGTCGCTTCGATCCGTTACAATTAGAAACTCTTATGAACTTGGGTATGGTAGACTCTGAGGGAAATCTTCTATCAGACCAAGAAAGAGAGATTCTATATCAGGAGAGAGACAGAGAAGAACGTCGAAATCTAAGAAGTATGGAAGAAAGACAAAGACGCAGACAATCTGAAGTCACTCCTGGAACCAATGCAAGAAAACTGAATAGATTACAAAACAGCATATTTGAAGTAGATGAGACTCAGTCCGCACTAGCGAACAATCAACGACTCTATCAAGTACAAAGAGATGCTATGATGGGTCGTCCATTTAATAAAGAGACAAATTATAGAGAAGTCACTCCACAGGAGATTGCTGAACAACAAAGAAACAGCAGTATTCTGGGAGTGTATGGGGCAAGTAATTATCAAGACTATTATCGACAAATGGGTATGCCTGCTATGCCAGAATATATTCCAGGCTATGGATATAGTGGTATGGGAGGAGTTCCTGATCGATATGGTCTGCCAACTACATATTATGATGATGGATCCAGATATCTGAATCCAACAAAGAGAGAAATCCGACGTCGAGAGCTTCCTGTTGTTTATGTCTGCCATAATGAAGAAGAGTGGAATAAAGCAGAAGAGCTTAAGAAGAAGGATTATGAATTTAGAAAATCACGTAGACCAAAGAGACGAGACATCTTGAAAGATGGAGTAGATTACGAACTCATCCGTAGCAAAACGGATGATGATGGATATACTCACTATTCTATTTATGATTCCAAATTGGGAAGATATCTTGATCACCAAGAGATTCATTACCGATTGGAAAAGACATCACTGCCTCCACAGGGAAATACACCTGATGGAGAATATGTAAATATGGTTATGAATTGTGTAAAGCAGATTGAAAAGGATGATACTTTTAATCTGTCTACAGAATTGTCCAGATATAATACATATGTAGCTGATGTTGTTGGATATCTTAGAGATGTATTGGATCTGAAAACTTGGGAAGTACTACAAGAAGAATGCATGATTCAATTGTTCCAGTATAGAGAAGCTGATCCATTAGCAATCTATAAATCAACTGTGTTCAATAATACCAATCATACGATTGTGGCTGTTCCTAAGCCAGCAGCTCCTGGAGAAATCAAAGGAGTCTTGGATAAAGTCATAGATACTTTGCCAGAATGCTGTAAGAAGGTTTACTCTCATATACCTTTCGATAAGACTGGGAAAGAACAGATTGCTTATCTGAAAGATCTGTATAACTTAGAGATCATTCCAAGAAAAGATGATGAACTTCATGGATTGATCAATAAGATGGTTGGTCGGTTAGACGAGAAGAATCAGATTCGTCTAGCGGACTATTGTATTTATAAGAGTTTCTTTAGACAGAAGTATCATTTAAATGAAGTCGAAGAAATTTTCTTTAATTGGTGGAATTCTCCATTTGGAAGCCATAACCATATGGAAGAAGAAGATTATGAGACAGCTTATGTTAATCGTATGGCGAGATTGGCTGAGATCAAAACTAATCAGTTCTTTGCAAGTACTCTAACCAGACAGCAAGTACTAGAAAGAACAATGGCTAATCATTATGCATGGATGAATCAAATCACAGGAGGAGCTATTTCCAGACCAGATTTGACTTCTCAGCAGAAACTCGACTTGGCTTGTTATATAAATTCTATGAGAGATTATGATGAAATCAGAAAAGATCCGATTAATATCGAATGTGCTCCGGATACATCATATGCGAATAGTGATTTATATAAAGCAGGTTGGGAATATCGTAGAAAGAATTCGGTTAAGTTTAATGGATTAGATCCTGCGGCAGCAGAGATATGGTATAATCCATCCGATCCCGACGATCCTTATAATGAACCTGGTATTCTATGTCCTGATGATGAAACACAGGAAAGAAGACAAAAGTTTATTGATAGGATCTTTAAACGGGTAAGGAGGCCGACCATACTATGATGGAAACAAGAAAGTCTGCGTCCGTTATATCCTATGCTGAAGATTCTGGTATAGGATATAACAATCCGTATCTGCAGATCTTTCTGCAGATGAAACATACACCCATCGATACATATCTGACTAAAGAAGATAAGTATATTCTATGGCGGTTAGCTACATATCCTCCATATAGTGAGGGAACCGCTGAAGAACGTATGGCAATCTATGATCAGATTATGAATCCAAGAGGATTCATTCGATCGTATGCAGGAACAAATAGGGTTATATATACGCATAAAGATGATCCGAGTTTTCTATTGAAGATTGGACTTGATAGCGTAGGTATTAAGGATAATCTGGATGAATTCAAGAATCAGAAGTATTTACGACCGTATGTTCCTAAAACATTCGACGTTACACCATGTGGAACGATTGCATTATCGGAGAGAGTCAAACCGATTATGAATAGGGAAGACTTTCTCAAGAATGCATCTATGATTTATGACACAATTACGTATTTAGTCAATAAGGGTTTTGTATTAGAAGATATTGGTACGGATTTCTTTATGAATTGGGGAGTGAGGCATAACTTTGGCCCAGTTCTATTGGATTATCCGTATTTATATAGAATCAATAAGAGTCGCATGCGTTGTATTAAGTATACACAAGATCACAAACCTTGTGATGGTAAATTGGTCTATGAAGATGGTTTCAATTTCATACATTGTGAGAAATGTGGTCAGAGATATGCGGCAAAAGATGTTGGCACTCATATTGAAGTATTTAAATTTAAGAGGAGAGGTAAAAGCGTCATGAGAAAAAACAGAGATGAAATCGTTGTAGAAGTAAGCATCGGTAACAAGAAGTACACCAGACCTATTAGTCCGAATGCATCGGTAGACTATGTGGCCAAAGAAGAAATCATTGAACGAGTAAAAACTGAAAAGCCAAAGCCTATAAACAATCCGGCACCTCGTATGTATATGGGAGATAGCAGAACACCAACTCGTAAGAGTATATCTCCTAATCCCAATACAAAGCTGGAAAGCAATCCAGGATTCAGACATTTCAGATTGATCGATGATCGTCTGAAACCCATTATGATGCAGCTTGGGAATGAACTCAATTTTGATCCCTTCCGTATTCCGATTATGATGGAAGAATATATTGCGGAATATATGCAAGATCACTGGACAGATTATATTGATATCAAGGTTATTTGCAATCCGACTTCCGAAAGAAGAAAGCTTCCTGCAGCCGATAAGATTCAGTATGATCGCAAGATTGACGAAGAGTTTGAAGTTCCTAATGGAAAAGTGTTCGTCTATGAACTGAGATCATACATAACTAATATGTATATCAGTAAAGCATTCCCGCAAGTAAATGAAGATGCCATGTATGGAACTTTCCAGAAAGCAGTCAGATCTTACTTTGCAGAGCTTAAGAAATCTCAGGAATTTGAGAAAAAAGAAAAGAAAGAAGACGTTGAAAAAGGAAATGATGAGCTGGCAAATGCTTTATTAGATATTGCCAATTCAGAAGAATGGAATCCGCAGGCTCATGAGGGAGAAGACATTCCTGTCAAAAATCCTGATGAACAAGAGACTGTAGATATCAGCAAAGTTTCCTTTGATAATCCAAATACCCTGGGAGCTCCGATTGTAGCAGATATGGCTCAAGATATTATTGCTACTAAGAGTAAACCTAAGTCCACTGAGTTCTAAACAGTAAGAGAAATTTGAGGATATTAAACCATCCTCAAATTTCTTTTTTGTTATATATTATAATGATGAGTGTTAAATATGATTATTATGAAAGGAGAGGAATGTCTATGTGGGGAGCTACATACTTTACCTCTAATTATGAAGAGCTGTATATGGCTCAAGCAAATCCTAATTTTAATATTATCATTATAGACGATGATCGAAGAAGATATGAGATTATGGATCCCAGTACAGGAAATTACAGACTTCCTGACAGGGTATCTTTTATGTCGGTATTATTACCACCATTTGATTCTGTCAGTGCATATATAGATGGAAGATTATTAGATGCAGAAAATATCTATAATCAATATTTGTATGCAGATTATGTAGTAGCTCAGAATCTATCGGCTATCTTAGCTGCTGTATTTTATGGGAAACATTTGTTATTCTTTATTCCACCAGATGAAGAAATCAGTTTTGATTTTAGTCGGGTATTGTTCGGATATATCCAATCCAATTATGGATTACGTATAGGACAAATCAGTATTCCACAATCTGGATTGCCTATGCCAACCGTATATCAATTGGGAGCGATGATCGAATTGATGTATGATATGGGTAATGCACCATTTGATATATTTGTTATGAATTATCCGGATGGTCTTATGCCCAGTCAATTTACGATTGATAAAATCTATAGGGAAGGAAATATGAACGACGATATTATTCGAGGATTATTAAACTTCCCATCTTATATCAATATTGCTCCGGAACATGTAGCGCAGGCTATGGCTGTTTATATTAAGAAAGCAAGAGATATTGCTTTCCGTAAACGAGAACAACAACAGAATAATCAAGAATTGAAATCGCCATTTGTACAAATGGGAGAACAAAAGAAATGATATATTTTGCAGATCAATCATTGTGGAGGTATGTGAGAGATAATACAGATAAGTATTTCTATAGGTCTTTCTTATCAACAATCTCCATAGGATCATCAATAGACTCGGATATATTACCTCCACCAGATATACAAAAATTTTATATTGAGCAAGATATGGAACAATTCAGAAGATCTTATATGGGATATATGAATACATATGGTGCTCATATGGCAATTATGGATATCATGATGGATAATTACTATAATCCAGATGTAGTTATATTAACCGATCTTCAGAATACATTTGCATCGAATGTCGTAGAATGTATAATCGCTTACATCTATAGCCGATATGGCTATAGATGTACTATTGTATACGATGTGGATGATTTAGTGAATACAAAAGTTCATGATGAATTGCCAGCTATGTATTATCCGATCTTTTATGCAGATAAGAGATGGTATATTATGGAAACGATGGATCCGCAAATGATTGTGAACAATATGGATGAAATAGAGGATATGTCCAATGGGAGATAAAGCTATCTATGAATATACCAACTATACATCTTCTATTGGTTTGGTTATTGGGAGATATATCTATGAGTATGATATAGAGCATGCGAATATTAGTATCTTACATGAAGCCAAAGAAATATCCGATCAAATTTTCAATCTGTTATTAAAATCTTCCAAGCAAGATAGAGAAATTATGGTTGGAAGATTATTAGAAAAGGGAAAATCATCTCGTGCAGCGAAGTTATTGGAAGTATTGGATCATGGATTCTTACAAGCTAGAAAGAATATTATAGAGTCTAATCAAATAGATTCTCATAATATTTTAATGACAAGAAAGGATTCTGTCTTTGTATTGGATAAGCATTTATCTCATACGAGATTTGGAGAAGTACAATTCTTATTAAAGAATATGTATACCTCTTATTATAATTTAGGACTAAATAATTTAGTTCTATTATATGGTAAGAAGTCTATAGGATTTATGAAAGAAGAAGACTTCTTAGTTGTCAAAGGAATCTCTAAGTCTAATCAAGATCTTCATAATCAATATATGATAAAGTTTTTATCTAATCTGTTATATATGGCAGAGCATTCTGATATCACTTATGTTTTATTTGAATTGAAAGACTTTATGAAGAAGTATAGAAATCGAGAATTGCCCATTGGGTATTATAGAGAATTCAACGCTTCTTCTAAGTATAGAGTTTTATTGTCTGTTCATCATTTGAACACAGAATATGGATTACAGAGTGTATCGGAAACAGAAGATGTCTATAGTATCGATATTGGATATAACTATGAAGTATTGGTTAAATTGTATCAATTATTTTCTAGTAAATATTTTGGATAGAATACACTATGAGTCATATGACTCATAGTGATCTTCCAAAGAGATAGTATGTGGGAGTCGTTTCAATGACTCTTACTGCACTGTTTTATTTTTTATTTTTGATTGAATATGGTACTACTATATAATGGGAGGTAGGAAACTACCGGAGGAAAATTACATATGCAAACAAGTGGAATTGATAAAGCTTATTATTTAGAAGCAGGAGGAGAAATCACTACTATTTTATCTAACTTCAATACTGACTTCGTATTTGATGTAACAGACGATCTCATGAGACAGCGTTTTGACTCATTTAGCACAATACCGAAGCATAACTTTGTTACTGAATTAGAAATTGGTTTCCGGGATTTATTAAATAGATATCCTGGAGATGTAGAAAATATTAAGTTATGCAGACTCAATACATATAAAGAGATCTTATCCAGAATTAGTAGAAATTCTGGAGTTAAATTCTTTTACGAAGCAGATACGGATATTTTCTATTTGGCTACAGTTGTATTTGATTTGTTTATTACAAATTATAATAATTATGTATTCCGATTCTTATACAACTTTATTATCAGTCAGAAAGAATATATCTACAATGCATTAAATTTATCAAAGTTAAAGAAGTCTAAAGATATCAGTACAGTATATAATAAAGAGCATTATGAAGATCAACAGTTGGCAATCATCAATGCGAATTTGGATCAATGTATTAAATTTATTTCGGCATTGGATTTTAATACAGCGACCACATTGTCTTATATCTATACTTCTACACAAGAAATTATGGAAATGAATTATTTAATGCAGCATATTGAACCAGATATTAACTTATTTGAAGTACTGATACAACCTTTGCTTAAAAATGATTTGATTTATCCTTCTCTCTCTACAGCCATTAAGTTGGAAATACAGAAAAACAATGTTATTTATAACACCAATCCTCAATATGTTAAAGGAGAAGAATAAACTATGAATGATGTACAGAAATCAAAAGAAGCAGTCATTCAACAGAATAATGAAAAATTAGATGAACTCATTGAAGAGTTTGAAAAAGATAAAGAAAAAATACAAGAAGAATTATCTACTGATGAAGAAATAGATAAGCTGATTCAGGATAGTATTTCTGAAGAAGATCTGAATAATTTTAATATTCCTGATCTGACAGAAGAAGATAAAACAAAATTAACAGAAGATCAAATTACCCTCTATAATATAGGAAAGCAATTGGCTGTAGAAAAGGAAGATGATCCTAGCACTAAAATAGAATTCAACGTTAATAATTATATCAAATATTTAGAACAAGATACCGTAGATCTGCTTCATTCTGATAATACACAGCAAAAAGAATCTGGTATTGAAATTGCTAAAAAAGAATTGATTTATAAAGCATACAATATGTATATGGATATGGAACAAGAACGTTTCAATGAAGAAGTATCCAGAGTATCACAGAAAACATATCCAGATCAGATATCTAAGCATTATTTTGACAGCAATAACAAAATGTATGGATATAATGAAGATACAGAAGAAGTATCAGAATATATTCTTATGCCAGAAGATGAAGGAAGAATATTAACTTCTGATAAGAAAATAGAAACTAGAATGACTTATAAAGATACTTTATTCTTAACCAGATTAATTGATCTTATTGATCATTTTGATAATATCCACCAATTGGTTAAGAATTGTACCAATGAAGTCAGATACAAAAGATCTTTAGAAAATATCAATACATTTATTAGATATAGATTAGAACCGGGCAAAGAAAAGAATAACATTACCTGTGCAGACCATATACCAGAATATATTGAACGTATGATTATATCTCAGAAAGATAAATATACTCCATATAAAGATATTCTGGGAAAAGCATTTATCTATATGCTGTATAAACTATCTATGACTATGTCTATTGCAGATTATAATGATATCTTCTTTATCTATACTTTGAATAATAATCTCTATATGCTAAACTATGGAGGATTACAGAATGCGTCTGGAGCCAGATTACAATTATTCAAATCATTGTATACATGTATTGATAAATTGTATCAGAAATTAAGTAATGCAGAATAATCAATAGAATATCCCATAGAGCATATGCTCTATGGGAATCTCTTATAAGTTATCTATATTGATGCCATTATTGATTTGATCGATAATATTTTGTTGTGGGCTGGGAACATTTGGATTGGGTTTATTTTTATCAGATGATTTTGTATTGGTCTCTGTAACAAATCTCATAATGATCATATATATTCTGGAACCTATTACGTTGTAAATAATTTCTTTATTATAAGAAGCACAAAGTTTAGCATATAATGGTTTGCTCATTTTGGCACTCACCATATTGGTTGTTTCATCACGAAGCATATCTTCTTCTTTAGAAGTAAAGAATGTTTTGGAACCCATTCCATTCATCACTAAATATTCTTGAATACATTCTGCAATTAATGCATCTAATTCTTGAATGGATTTAGAAAAATCTGTGGTTAAATAGAACTTTTCTTCTTTAAACGAAAAATGATGATTTAAAAGCGTTAGTAGAGCCACGATTAGGATCATACAAGATGAAAATAAGACGTTTTCGGGACTTACCAGTACAGATATACACCACACCCACAATAAAATGACGTAAGAGTATGCTTTGTATATTTCAATGAAATTGTCTATTAAGTTTTTCATAGAAGCTAAGAATTGTTTACACTTTGGAATTTGTAATTTAAACCATTCTTTCATAGCAAACCAATGCCTATAAAACCAATTATATCCAAGAGAATGTTTCATATATAAAACCTCCTTATATATTATAGAGATGTATAGGACTATATTACAAACAAGATCTCAGTACTATATAGTACTGAGATTCTCATTTAATTAAAGTAAGTTTCATTATAAGAAGACCAATCTATGATCTGGTCTCTGATCTTTAACATTTCTTTTATTTTTTGATCTCGATCATCAGCGTTCTTAAGATCATTCTTTAACATGTAATAAATCTTAATAGCCAAATCTCTAGTGATCCCATATTTATATTTCTGTAATAATTCCCACCATTTACCAAATCCTAATGTAGAGGGAACTTTAAAGTTTTCATTGTTATGATATAATTGATGGCATGTTTTACACAGCATAACTGTACCAACATTATGATTCATATGTTCCATTTTGATTAATTCTGATAAATCAAAACTGGATAAAGATCCATATGTATTTAAGATGTGTTCTGTAATCACTAAGGCTATATCAAATATAGTCAAAACATGGTGATGTAATTCTATAGTAGCCACATCATCTTCTCCATCAGAAGAAACGGTAATATGAGGATGCAATTGACAGCGATTAACACCCATCTGAATCAGATGAGCTTTATAGTGTCTATAAAAATTAGAAGTTCTTACTCTGGTAATCGCTGAATATAAAAAGTTTCTATATACATCTACATCTTGTAGAGTTTCTTTTGTTTGAGCAAATGATATGGAAAATGGAGAGGATGGAGATTCTAAGGTAGGATTAAATCCGCCGTATGAGAATACGTTAGGAAATTCTTTTTCTACTAGAATCGATTCTATATTCGAGTTCATATTTCCATATATTCCTTTCATTATAATTTAATATAATGTCCTAAGATGACGGCTTAGAATCAATATAAATATGAGAATTTGAGGTTGACTACATAGTAATAATATAATCCAAAGGGTAAGGAAAGGAGCATTCTAAGTGAGTAATCTAACGATAAATAAGACATATACGGCTAATCCGGCTATAGATTATCTGTTGTATTATTCCAAGTTATTGGCATTCAACTCTGTCATTAAGAATGAAGAAGAAGCATTACAAAATGAAACTAAACAGAGTATGCTCAATGGGGATGCATTAATTGCCTGCATTGAGGGCAATGCTATATTTGAATTGTTTGATTATGATGAAGAAATCTTAAAAAGCATCGGTATGGTTGGAGATTCCAGAATTGGTAAATGTATAGAAGACCGCAATAATATACCAGATGTTAAAGAATCTATTTTTATGGATCCTGTGAAAGATGCTCATGATCATATTATAGGGTATAAGCTTCCGGATGAAGTAAATAAAGTTCATAAAATAGGAGATACATTTAGAGTTACTACAGGCTCTAAAGCAGAAGCATTCAGAGATTACAAAGTAAAAGAATATGCTGATAATAAAGTTATTGCTTATTACAGCTTACGAGACAGTGCCACACAAGCAGCTGCTAAGAAATTCATTAGAGATTATAATGAACAGAATAACTACTATCGTAAACTCTGTGGTCTTCCTAATATCGGAGACTATGGTATTCCGATTATGGACTATGAATATTTTGATGTGAATGGAATACAGGAGTTTATTAACAATGAAGGCATTACGTATGTACATGAGTTATCTCATCAACAGATTTTATATCTTGAGCATAAAGGTATTCTTGACCAGATTAAAATAGATTACCCAGATGCGGATTATTTAGATTATATTGCTTGTGGATTAACTCCATATAAAGTTAGAAAAGCTTATGAATATCAGTTGCTTTATATTCCTAAGATTGATGATAATGGGGTTGTATCTGAAAAGTTTGAAACAAAGTATGAAGAAAACAGATTATATGTAATGAGTACTTTGTACAGCGAAGCTTTGAAAATTGGTTCTGACTATTATACCAATTTTATGGGCATGATGATCATGATTATGACCATTACCGATATATTAGCCAATGTGCATGAAGATATTATTAAGAGAGATATATTTGATAAACGTTTTGTCCAGTATATTTTCGAGATGTATGGTATTCCGTATTATAATACAATTCCTCTGAAATATCAGTGGCGCATGTGTAAGAATATTAATAGTCTGATTCGGTATAAATCTTGTGCACAGGGTATGTTAAATATTATCGATCTATTTGGAGCAGAAAATATACAAGTATTCAAATACTTTATACTTAGAGATCGTAATATAGATCGATGGGGAGATTTAATATATAATCAGATGCAGAAGAAGTCTTCTAATCTGAATTCTATTATTAAAGGTGAACATCAGTCTATTAAAAATGTAATGACTGGTAAAGAATATCCAATTCCCTATCCAATGTTTAAAGGAGTTAAGATTACTAACTTTACTTCGAATACAAATCAGATGCTCTTATGGTATAAGAATGCTCCTTTAAAATGGGGTGATGATTATACTATTAATAATGGAAAGATTACATTTAAGAAATCTGGATTAAATAATGCAACAATTGATATTGACTTCTATTATAATACAGAATTTGTTAAGCCATATATAGATACAAAGCATGCTATTCATACCAAAGTAGAAAAGTGTATTATTTCTACTTCTGGTAAGATGACTCTAAATGCTTATAAAAGATTCAATCCAACTTATTTTGCTGATGAAAATAAAATTTTGTTGATAATTGACAATACTCCAGTACCCGAAGATAAATATACGATAGATGCAGCCAATTCAACTATCACTTTGAAAAGCAATTTTAATGCTAGCAATGAAGCCACCATTGCGTATATCTGGGGAGAAGGAATATTATCACAGTTTAAATTGGGTTCTCCTACTGTCGTTACAGGTTCTGGAGAATGTCAGATCAATAACCAAATTCCTTTCTTAAAATATTTTGAAAAAGAAAATGATGTTATTCTGATGACAACTGATATCAGACCTACTATTATTCCAGAGTCTGATTATATATTGAATCGAACAGATAAACCTGGGTTGATTAAGTTTACTAATGTGGCTAAATATAAGAACAAGAAAATCGTTCCTTACTTTATTTATTCCCATACTTCAGTCATTAATAATATTCAAATTGTAGATTCTACAGAAACATTTACAGCTAATACAGGTTTCCAAGTTACATTTAAACTACATCCTCCTTTTAAGAATTTCTTTAAGATTGGCTATAAAGCCTATGTAACACTAAGAAACCAGCCAAATATGCTGAGCTCCGATTTATATGATATCTATAATGATACATTAACGATTAGAGATCAGGCTATTGGGTTACATAAAGGACAGAAGATGGTTGTCACTTATGTAGGTGGTCCAGATAATTCTAATATTAGAATTTCTTCTGAAAAGATTGTTCCTGTTTATGAAGATAGAGTGAAGAATAGACAATTCCAAGCTAATCTTCCAGAATCTAATTTCTTTGAAAATAAAAATGCAATTATTGTAGATATCTTGGGTAATTATTTAAGAAAAGATGTAGATTATACTGTCTCTAATACTGGATTGATTAGCATTATTAATCCAAGTAAGAGACCATATAAGAATCAATCTGTTAATATTACTTATGTAATGAATAATTACTCTAAAGATATGATTGAGCTAAAGCAAACTCATGTAGTGGCTGACAAGTTAGGACAGACAGAATTTGATATTACCGCTCCGTTTATCAATTATGTAGAAACTGGACAGTCTGCATTAGTTTTCCATAATTCAGATCTATTATCGAATGATTATAAATTGACTAATACTAAACTAACACTGACTGGTGGAGATGTTGTTAAGAAAGATGATACCATTAATATTATTTGGGTTTATAATAACAGATACGAAGATGTTAATGAAACGGCTGTTTATATTAAGCACAGCAATCCTATTGCAGTCAATGATGTTAATAATGATTTGCAGATTAAAGTTCCATATCCATTCGATAAGTTTGAAGAAAATGGGTGGTATACCTATGTAACGTATAGTGACGGAACTTTAATTCCTGGTAATGAGTATGATATCATTTCTGGATATTTCACATTCAGAGATGTAGGCAAGCATAATGAAGATAAAAAGATCATCTTCCATTTTGTTTATCTACAGAATGAGCGATTTGTATTCGATACGATAGAAGAAGACTATACCAAAGATATAGATATGAAGTTTATTGGTGTTCCTATTGAGGATGAGTATTTTAATAAGAATATTATCAAGAAAACAAATGTCTTATCTTATGATACCGTAACTATAGAAGATTCTTTCTGGGATGGTGTAGGATATAGTGACGATACCGCAGCTTATCATCAGAAGATTAAGAGAGAAATCTTAGCTAAAAAGTTTAATTATGAAAGAACTAAGTATTTTGGATTAAACTATGTGTTTGATATTGCCGAGATGACTTTCAATATTTGCTATTTCTACAATATTTTCTTTGACGATGTCTTCAAAGAAGATAAGTTGAAAGTACAAGTTCCTTCTATCGTACCTTATAAGAGTTTTAATGTGGCTTATTTGTTTACTTATATGAATGCATTGTCTTATTTGTATTCTGGAGTAGAAGATACGATCATTAATACTTTAGGTAAGATTCTCTATGTAAGAGGATTTAACTTTAAAGCAGATATGGGTAAATTAAAAGAATGGATCTGGGAACAAAGAAGAGACCCAGACAATTTTGATACAACCTTTATCTATTCTGCTAATAAAGCAGAAGGATTGCCTAAAAATAGAACTAAGAAAGTATGGAAATTTGATATTAAGCCTGGAGAAAATAATGTCTTCGAATCTATGAATGAAATTGCAGACATGTTTAGAACAGGTAAAAAGAAAGTTTCTAATAAAGACATCTACCTGTTTATTGTGGCAAATATGTTTAGATCTCAGAATGTAGATATCTATAAGATCTGGAAGAAATTATTTGATTCTTTAATGACTTATAGACAAACCTTTGACTACTATAAGATTAAGGTAGATGGAAAAACTCGTATTGCCAATAGTTTATCAGAATTCTTAAAGTATAAAGATCATGAATTGTATACTGACTATATGCAGATTAAGAATATTTCCGATAAGACAATGAGAAATGAGAAGATTGTTGAACGTATTTCGGATATTGTATATATTCTGGAAGAATATATCAATTCTGATTTATTCAGAAATATCTTTGATCATTTACCAGGAATCTCTGGTAATTTCTTCTTGGATATGCTGTTTACCATTATTACATTCTTCAAGTCCTATAAGATTGTATTACGTTCTAAGAGTGACTATATTATCTTCGATGCTACTGATCCATATATGAATACTCTGAAATATATAGACTGTGCAGATACGATGGTTAGATTGAATAAGCATGAATACATTAGCAGATTCAGAGAAACCACAACGATGGATGTAAGTACTCATTATTATGATCATCTTGGATTTAAGGAGTATATAGAACAGCATAGAACAATAGAAGATTCTATTAATCCTAAATATATTCCATATGCTAAAGCTCATAACTTACCTACAACCAATACAATTAAAGTTAAAGTAAAAGTTCCTAAGAATCAGATTATTACTGTATATACATCTACTGGACAAGTATATACATCTACTGGACAAGTATACACAACCAATGTATCATTTGGTGAAATCAATGCTAGAAAAGCAGATCAATTTACTAATAAGAAATTGGTGACTTACTGGTATACTTATAAGACAGATGCTGGAGCTACCACATGGCAAGGATTCACTATGGAAGATGATAAGTCTTATGAATCTTTCCGGTTTATACCAATAGATGCTAATCATCCTACGGGATTTAAATCTAAAGATTTAAAAGACAATAAGCTCTATAGATATACTTTAGATAGACCAGCTATAGCTACAGAAGAGTATATTACTTTTACTTTGAAATATGGAGAAGAATTTTATGCTTTCTTAGATAAAGTTCCGGGTTATACTCCAGGAAGATTAAATAGAAGATATGGATATGCTCAAGATGAAGACATGGAAGTCTATGCCACGGATGCTGTTCCAGAGATGGAATATGTCTATGTAAGCTGTCCTAAACATGTGCATATTACAGCTACTCATGATGATGAAGTCTTGGGTGTAGATAGCTCTTTCGAAGTTATTACAGGAACTTTGGTTACTTTCAAAGTAACCGTAGATCCCGGATATCATACAGATACAACGTTAATCGTTAATGATGTAGAGATTAATAAGAAAGAAGAGCATATCACTATTGATAAGAGCTATAAGATTTCAGCTAAACCAGTTATTATAGAAACATGTACAGTACGTTTGGTAGCTCCAGAGAATGAAACAATTCGGTTTATTTATGATGATAAGATCGTCATTGCTACCTCTGGAACAACTGTAGAAGAAACCGTACCGATGGATGCTTCTTATATTATTTCGGTTACATCCGCTACAGCGTATAAGCCAGGAACTTTAAATGTACCGAGTAGGGGTAAAATGAACAATGTAACTTTATTGCCTGGTAGAATCTTTATGGTTACTACAACACCAGCAGCTATAAGAAAATATAAAGTTAAGATTATTCAGACGCCTAATCAGACAATTCATGCTTATCATGATGGTCATGATTATACGACAGAATTTACAACTACTATCTATAGCAAGGTACAAGTTAAAGTAATTCCTGAATTAGGATATAGTGCAGGAAGACCAGTCAAACCGACATTTGTTATTACTTCTGATACGGAAATTACTGCTATGGAAGCTAAGCCAAACAAATATATTGTACGTCTTACAGCTCCGCAGCATGAATCAATTACGTTTACAGCTGGTAGCGTAAGTGGCACTGCATTGGCTGGAGAAACTAAAGAATTAGCCAATATACTGAATGGCAGCAGATATTATATTAAGGTTATTGGAGATCATGGATATCAGCCAGGAGAACCTAATATTAGTAAATCTGGTACAATTAGCTTTGATATGGTTAATCCGATCACTCAGTCTATCAATATTACAGCGGAACCAGCAACCTACAAGAAGTTTAATATCAGAATTCATCAATCACCACGTCAGACCATTACAGTACGTTACAACAATATCAATTATACCAATTCATTTATGGCACCATATGGAAGCCAGTTGACTGTATCTATAGTTTCTACATCAGTAGATTATAGACCAGGCAATCTGAATGTATCTAATACGTTGATAGTATCTGATGATATTGATATTGAAGCAACAGCAGCAATCATCAATAAACCTTTGATTAAGATTACAAAATATGATCATCAGAAGATTGTAGCCACTTATAATGGTGAAGAATACACAGATAACTTCAGAGTTCCTGTACATGCTAATATAACAGCTCGTGTAGAACCGATCAATGATCATTATGTTGCTGGTATGATCAATATGAATGAAGTGAATAATATCACATCTGATATTACTCTAAGTGCTACAGATGCTGAACTTAGAAGCTATATGGTAAGAATTGTACAGCAGCCAAATCAGACGATTGTTGTACAATGCAATTCTACAGATTATGATACTGTATTTATGGCAGACTCTGGAACACCATATACTATTACAGTTACACCCGATCCAGGATATAAAGCAGGCATCCTGAATGTGGATCAAACTGGATATATACTAAAAGATATGACGATTACAGTAAGTACTGCAATAGAAATTTAATAAATTTATAGTTATATATCCATCCCTATATTAGGGATGGATATATAAATTGGATGTTCAACATCAAAGTAAATCAAAATTGGTTGTAATTTTAAGGAGGAACTATTTATGGCCGAAAAATATTATTTGGTACGTAAGGAACTCGAGAAAGAACGAGTTCGTTTAATTAAAACATATGTAAAAAATAAGTTATCTGAAGTGTATAGTAAAACAGAAGTTAATGGACTATTAAATGGAAAACAGAATGCATTATCATTTGATGAAGCTCCTACAGATAACTCAGATAATCCTGTAAAGTCTAAGGGAATCAAAGCATATACATATAGTAGGTCTGAAATAGATTCTAAAATTGCAGCCGTTTTGGCGACTATTAAAAATGCTGAAGAGCATGGTTATTAATTCAAAGGAGATTATGGTCAATGAGTGAATTAGCTTTAATTAAAGAGCAGACTTTAACAAACATCGGCGACGCTATTAGAGAAAAGACAAGTACAACTGATCTGATTATGCCTAAAGATATGCCGGCTAAGATTAGAAGTATTAGTAGCGGTGGTGATGTTGATTTAAAAAGTCTGAGAAATAAACAGTATAGCATTATTACAGATCAAGCAAATATGCATGGTCAGTATATTAAATATCAGTTGGATGGTGGCGGAATAGATACATCACCTTATAAATCAATCGATAACGCGGATCATTTGTATGCCAGTAATGGGCTGATTGGTTTTATTATTGAACTTAAACCTATGGAAGGATATAACGTGGGGTCTGCAAAACTACATTCTGATGCTGGTATGTTTGACGATATAACTATGGATAAAGATAATAATTATATTAACGATTATTTAATTGGTGGAGATATTCATATTACAGAAGTTACTCCAGGTACAAAAGCAACAAGAATCTCTTTTGAGGACTATATGAGTGATTGGTACCCAGATGAATTTTCGAATCTTACAGAATTAACTAAAACTACCAAAAATATTATTACAAATCCAACAATTAAAGCCATAGGTAAATACGAAGGTCTTGACCCGACCATGAATAATATGTTTCAATCTTGTAGGCAATTAACTACTATTCCAAAAATAGTAGTAGATACATCTGATGTGGTATCTATGAGGAATATGTTTGGTGGATGTAGTATGCTAGAAAAAATTGATTTGTCTGGATTAAATACGTCTAAAGTAAAAGAAATAGATGATATGTTTGATGGTTGTAGTTCATTAAAATCTATTGATATGTCTACGTTTAATGTATCGTTATTAGAATCTTATGATCGGATGCTTAATTATTGTAATAATTTGGAAGTTTTAGATTTAAGTGGGTCGTTTATTATCGACATTAATCGTATGCATGGTGATACTATTTGCAAATGTCCAAAACTTAAATATATTGTATTTAATAGCGAAAATACGGAATTATTAACCAATTCCCGATTTGTAAATTGGTTTAGCAGATTTGAAAATACTGATACAGTAACGATTCTTATTCCTGGAGATCAGGCTAAATTAGATTCTATTAAATCTCAGATTGATCAAACTCAGTATACTCAATATCATATTGAAATTGATTTGATTTCTAATTATACGATTACTAAACCTGGTGATGGTACAGTAGATGTAAAAAAAAATGAAATTGTAAGTGAATGGAAACCATTAACTTTAAGCGATGATACACTATATACTGGATTAGATACGGAAGAATTAAATGGAAAATATATTAAATTAAGAATAACCGGCACATCATCATATCAAGCAGATAATCACACGTTTAATGAATTAGAAATTCCGTTGGTGCTCATGAATCATAGAGATGCTGGCGTAATTAAAATATCTAAAGATCAAATGGACATGCTTAAAGTATTCTTTATGAATAGTGCTCAAATGCGAACATCATTCCCTCAATTGTGGGCGTTAATAAATAGCGGAACATACGACCATGCATGTATGCTAATGATAGCAAATGGTAATAGTTATTCTATTCATACCATTTTAACTTCTCAAGCACCGCAGTGTGGTGTATGTAAAAATGGTACGGAAACTCTTCTACCAGCCTTTAAACAGATCAATTATTTCCATGAATTTGAAGTTACTAAATTAGAATACAAAGTTATAGAAGCTTCTGATATTAAACCAACAGATTATAAATTAAATTTTGATTAATTTTTATAAAGGAGAATTATATATAATGAAATCTTATACAATTGATAAAGTTCTTTTGAATGCTCATATTAAAATTATTAAAGCATATATTAAATCTACACTGGATACAATTATGAATCATTTTGTTAAAAAAGAAGATTTAGAAGCTAAACAGGATAAACTTATATTTGATGCTGTTCCGACAGAATCCAGCAAGAATCCTGTAACTTCTGAAGGAATTAAAACATATGTAGATTCTAAAGTTTCTACAATTCCGAAGCTTTCTTTCAAAGTGGTAGATATGCTTCCTACAGAAAATATTTCTACAGACACAATATATTTGCTCAAAGGACCAGATGCTCATCTCAATAACTTATTTACAGAATATATTTTTGTAGATAATAATTGGGAAATCTTGGGTACTCAGAAACTAGATATGAGTGGTTATCTGAAGAAAGAAGATTTTATTCCGTTAACTTTAGAAGATCTCCAAGAAGTTTGGGGAGAAGATGTTAAGATTGCAGATTTGCTGAAATACTAATATGCTATCAATTATTTCCCAAGAGCTATAATGCTCTTGGGAAATAAACATTCTTTAGCTTTGAAACACTTTAGTAATTTCAATAATTCTTTATATAAGGAGAGTGAATATAGTGGCAGAGCATATAGATCTAACTACATCTACTAAGCTTCCTAAGTCTACAAAATATAGAGCATCTATTCAAGCAGACTCTGAAGAATATACTGCCGGACGATTAAATAAAGAATCTGGAGTATTAGACTCGAATACAACTATATATGCATCACCTGCTACTTCTTCTGTTGCTCATTTGGTATTGAAGCAATATAATCATCAGTATATCCAGGTGACTACATATAATAGAGCTGGAGAAGTGGATGAAGTACTAAAGAAAAAAGAAGTAGTTACATTAAAAATAAATTCACAATATTCTGTAGATCTAGTTGGAGAAGAAGGATATACAAAGTCTGTATTAAAGAATATAGACAATAAGAAGCATAAGATCTTTAAGAATAAATATATCTATGCAAAAGAAGAAGCTGTTCCTAAAACATGTACAATTAAGATTCCTAAGACGACTAATCAAATTATATCTTTTGTATCTACTCATGGTGTATACTCTTCTTCTACTACAGCAGATAAGACATATACAGTCCCTTATGATACAGAATACTTTGTAGAAGCAAAATTGACAAAGCCTGGTTATATTCCAGGAGCAATTAAAGATCATGATGTGAATAAGCCATATACAATTCATTCTGGATCTCCTTGTTTTGATTTATCTACATTAACGTTAACTTTAACAGTATCTTCTGTATCTCAGAAGAAAGTAAAGTTTTATATTCCTTCTTATGCTCATCAGAAAGTATCTGTTACTGTAGGGGCTAATACATATACATCTGCTAATTCTCCTGTAGAAGTGCCTTATGGAAGTTCTTATACTTCTAAGCTAGAAGTGGATAAAGGATATGTACCTGGAAGATTAAGACCAGTATTAAACTATAAAACTTCTCAAGCAGAATCTACTGAAAAGTTAAATGGAACTGCTTATAATGATATACAGTTCTATGCATCTGATGAAGTTAAAATAGACTCTGGTATATTATTAACAGACTTCTTAGATGGAGATAAGAAAACAGAACGTTTTTGTGATTGGTATACTCACTATCATGAGTTGGATGAAACACAACCACAGATTATGATTGATTTGGCTCATCCTCATAAAGATGAACCATTGTATACACAATTGTCTTTAACTCCCAATGTTAAAGCAACTAACTTTAGACATTTCAATTTGAAACCAGAAGAATTTGAATGGTTCTTCTTGAATCATTTGGATGAAGAAAATAAGATTACTCATTGCGTGGTTCATATTATACAATCTCCTAATCAGACAATTACTGTGGAGTATAACGGAATGAAGACAACTAAAAGTATTGTAGTTCCCAAGGGAGCTAAAATTAAAGCTACATTAACTTTAGCAGATTCCGATAAGTATATCAAAGGTACGCTAAATGTTCCCGAGAATGCAGAGATTACTGTAGATCATACCATTACATTGCAAGCTACTCCAGTTAAATTAGCTAAGTGTAAAGTAGTTGTTCCAGAGTATCCCAATCAGAAGTTGGTTGTAACGTATAATGGTAAGAAATATTATACAGATTTCATAGTTAAGAATGGTGATACCATTACAGTAGAAGTTGTATCGACTAATGAACACTATAATCCTGGACATGTACCTCAGCCTACTATAATCGTTACAGATACAACGATATTATCTGCTACTGCGGCTACACCTAAGAATTATCAAATTACTTTACAGACTAAACCTCATCAGAAGATTGAGTATGTGGTTAATGGAAATACGTATAGTGTAAATAAAACGTTCCCATACAATTCTACTATTACATCAATTAAAGTAGTTCCAGAAGCTGGATATACTATAGATAACTCTAATAATTATACCGTTACTGGAGGATTTACAAAGACTGACAGCGGATGGGTAATTACTGGAGATGTAAATATTCAGAGTACAGCTGTAGTAGATATTAAGAAATTTAAATTCTCTATTGTTCCTTCAGATCATCAGACCATTAAAGTAACGTATTACTATAATGGAGTTCTTAGACAGATTACAAACGGTTCTGCATATACAGCATACAATTCTCCTATATGGGTAGAAATTAGTGCAGATACAGGATTTAATGCGGGTTCAATTATTCCCGCTCCTGAAATGATGCTGGAAATTGGTAATAAATATAATCTTATTGGAGATTGTATGATTAGAGCCACTAAGGCTACTCGAAAGAAATATCATATTACCTTAGTACATGCCCCACATGGTCATGTAGTATGCCGAGTTAATAATAACAATATTCTTAGCACATCGTTTGATGCCTATTATAGAGATCATATTGATTATTTTTATAGTGCAGATACTGGGTATACAACAAATACTGTAAATATAACGGGTGTATATGATCTTATAGAATCTGGACGGTTTTATGTAACGGGCGATGTTACATTGACAGCATCCGCTAATGAACTTAAGAAGTATGTTATCTCTGTTCCTCAGTATCAACACCAGACGGTTAAGGTTGTTTATAAAGGAATTACTTATAATCCCGGACAATCAGTTACCGTAACACATGGCGATACAATTAGTGCATCGGTAACGGCGGATGCCGGATATACAGCAGGAAATATCTATTTTGATGGAGATGTTATTGATCATGTAGATGGTACATATACCATTAAGAGTGATTGCTCATTATATGTTACTGATGCTGCTCCTATTATGAGACATATAACAATTGTTCAGCAACCTCATGAAACAATTACTGTTGTATACTTAGGTAACTATTATACAGATTCTTTAGATGTACCAGATGGTGCGATTATTTTGATTCCAATAAGAGCCGATGAAGGATATGATCCCGGAAATCATCATATTACAGGATCAGCTGTACAGAAATCTGGCCATCAACCATTGTTTAGTGTACATTCTGATCTGACAGTAACAGCGACTCCAGCTACTGTTCATCAATATCGGTTTAAGATAGATACAACAGAAAAGGATACGATCTATAAACATCAGGGCATCAAGTTCTTACATGGAGAAGATTTGGTTCATATTCTAACGGATGTTGTTCCTGTAGATGGAAGTATTCATTTCTTCAATATTCCACGTATGACATTGGTTAGAGTTGATTTGGTTCCGGATGCTCATTATGTAGTAGGTAAAGTATCTTATTCTGGTCCTCATAGCGATGGGCCCGGTGGATTTAAATTCTCTGCAGGAGATATGGAATGTATTGTTACTCCAGCCACTTTAGAAAAAGAACGAATTACCTTGATCAATACGGATGCTGACAAACAATTTATCAAAATTACAGATAAGAATGGTGTCGTATATACCGATAATTTTGATATTGAATATCAAGAAGTTATCTATATCTCTGTAGTTCCTAAAGATAAGAAAATTTGGGCAGCTGGGAAATATAAGATCACAGGATCTTATACGGAAGTTACAATTGCTGGTAAGAAAGCATATAAGATTACTGGACCGTGTACAATAAAATCTGACCCTGCATCTAAGAGAAAATACAAATTAGAAGCAGAATTACAATCTCATAATAAACTCTATGTAAATATTAATGGTAATGGTACATCTTCTGATATATATACAGAAATTACTACTTTATATCCAAATGATATTTATTATGATGATATTATTAGATATAAGCTATCTACAGACGATCCTAGTAATTATAGCCCAGGAGACGCAACAGTTAGTGGTGCTCATAAAAATGCTAATAATACATATACCGTTAGAGACAACGTAAAGATTAAAGTAAGTGCTGCTGTATTGGCCAAAACGATTAGAATTAAGAAATTAAATAGTTTCCAAGGAATTTTAACTATACAATACACCAAACCGGACGGAACACTTGCAGTTGAAACAATGAATTCTATAGGAAGTACAGAAGGAATTGATTGCAAGATAACCAGTAATGGTAAAATATTTGTAGCAATTTCTCCTAAAGATGAACGATATAAGAAACCAGATAATATAAGCAATGATTGGATAGAAGCTACCCCGAGTGTTCCTATGCAATGGATTCCTGTCAATAATCGATCTGTTCAGATTATGGCGTCCGCAAATAGTGAAGTCGTATTTAAGAAGTTAAAGGATATAACTGCGAATTTAAGCGGATGGGCATATGATAATATTTTTAACTATGCAAATGCTACAACTATTCCAGCGGATAAATTAGCCTATTTGAATTCTGGATTATTGGCTAATAATATGATGTGTATGTTTGCGGCACATCCTAAGAATGAGTTAGAATATACATCATATGATACAAAATTAAATTCTATTCCTAGATTAAATATAGATACAAAATATGTTGAAATTTTTTCATATTTTGCGTCATATTGTACGCATTTGAGTAATATAGATTTAACATGGTTAAATCTTTCAAATGCTATAACTATACAACGCATGTTTGGTAATTGTGAATCTTTGGAATCGATAGATTTATCTCATATAACAACATCAGATAAGCTAACAAATACTTCAGGATTATTTGAGGGGTGTAAAAATCTTACGTCAATTAAGTTTTCTGCGTCTTTTAATACTAAAAATGTAAATACAGCATACAGTATGTTTAGATATTGTAAAAAAATAAATAAAATAGATTTATCTATGTTAAATTTAACAAATATTGCTAAAATTTCAGGAATGTTTCAAGACAATGAAAATTTAACAGAAATAAAAATACCATCTAATTTTGGAAATAATAATTCTATGCACAGGATAGCTACGTTATTTAATGGATGCAAAAATCTTCCAACAGATCAAATTGTGCATGTCATACATGCGATGAATTTAAGTAATACGTATGGTGATTTATCACATATATTTAAAGATTGTTATAAATTAACAAATATAGATATATCCCATATTGGATTGGTATCGCATATAGATATGTATAATTCGTTCTCCGATTGCATTGAATTAGTATCCGCTAAATTACCAATTATACCGAGTACATTTACTGTTTATTTTGAGAGCACATTTAGTGGATGTATAAAATTAACATCTATAGATATTCCAAACTCGTTAAATTCAATTAAAGTTACAGGTATGGATTATACATTTTATAATTGTAAATTGTTATCTTCGTCTGTCATTAATCCTATTTTAAAAATGGTTAATACAAATGAACTTATTAGCGCTAATGGAGTATTTAGTGGATGCGAATCGGTTACATCATTAGATTTATCATCATGGAATATCGGCGATAAATTAATAAGTATTGCATACTTATTTAAAAAATGCAAAAATTTGGTTAAAGTCAATCTACCAGCTTGGAATTCTACTACAAATGCAAAAAGAATTGAAAATTTGTTTGAAGGTTGTGAAAAATTAACATCTATCGATTTAAGCAAATGGAATATTATAATAGATGATATGGCTTATGAATTATTTAATCGTTGCTCTTCTATAAAAGTTATAGATATTGGCAGTTTTGATACACTGACAAAATTGGCATTGACTAATCATATATTTGACGGATGTATTTCATTAAAATATTTGATTATAGAATCCACAATCTTTAAATTTAATTTAACATCAGACGAATCGCATATTCCGGCTACATGCAAGATATTAGTTCCTAATGATCTTGTTCTACAGTATCAAACAGAACCCCATTGGTTAAATCATGCTTCTAAAATAGAACCTATGGAGTATTATACAATCAATAGACCTGGAGATGGTACGGTATCTGTACAAAGCAAAATAAAAGGATATTGCAAATTCATAAATAATCATGGAGAAACTATTGGTAGAATTGCATTTGATAAAAATGGAACGTTATTATTATCTTCACCCATTCCATCGGTTACGGATGCTCCAGCCGGAAAGCATTTCTTTGGATGGACATTCAATAATGCGGTTGATTATACACCGGCGCAAGTAGAAGCTTCTGGATTCTTTATGATTATGATTAATAATGGAATTCTGGATGTTTCTCTATATGCTGTATATAGGACCTGATCAATTTCTGAAAGGAGATTTATATAATAATGAATAAACTTATACATCTTTCTGATAAAGTGGGTATATCTAATGAAGATATATCGTCTATAATTAAAGATAAATTGGCTACCCATTCTAAATTTAAAACAGAAGTGGTAGCCTATTATACCGATACAGGAGAAGAACTCTTTAGACAGCATAACATCATGACATTGGTTGGCGGTGGATTTATTGCCAGAGCTTTGTTTGATATTGATGAACCTGAAAAAACTCCTACTTACAATTCAGCTTTAGCGTTAGATGATGAACAACCTTCTAATGTATCTAAAACTCCTGAAAAAGTGTATCTCTTCTGTGTAGGAACCGATGGATGCGGTAGAGAAAACTCGCAGGTCTTTGCGGCTCGTTATGCATCCTGGATTAAACCAGACTATGATGATACATACGGTGGTATTATTCCCTTCCGGTTTACTACAGCCGATTCTGATTTGACAGCTGTACAGAGAGATTATACAAAAGCTGGTACATATTTTGGTAGAAAGAAAAATGCCAATTCTGATGGACGTATTGCATACTACTTTAAGAAGTTTGATTCTGTTCCTACCTTTACGCAACAGTTTACAGACGGTACTCCTATAGATGCAAATGTATATACTACACAGGAGTCTACAGATACAGAAGTAGAAACGATTGTATCTATGCAGATGTCTATCTCTAAAGACGATTGCAGAGACTTCTTTTTCTATGGTACGGGACTGAATGATGCCAGAGTAAACTCTATGTCTTTATGTGTTGCTTATCCTCATGCTACAGGACGTACATTGGCTGGAGGAATTAAAGAGTATACATATGAGAACATCAGACCTGTAACAAGATTGAATATGGCTAATTTGCCTCTTATTGATACTCGGCTCTCAATCAGTGTTCGCTATTCAGTCTACTTGTAACTAAAAGTTAATACAGAATATATTGTATTATATCCCAGACTCTATATAGAGTCTGGGATATTTTCTCAGTTCATTTACATTCTATTAATAAATCAGAAATTTATTATAGGAGGACTATGTCTAAATGGCTACTAAAACAAATGTCAGAATTCCTAAGATTATAAAGAAAAAAGAAGATATTGATTATTTTCTTAATCTATCACAATTACAATTAGAATCTCTATCTGCTATGATGGAAACATTTGGCACACTAGATGGAAAAGAACCTAGATTTCATACCTATGATATCATTACTATTCCACCAAATTCTTATGGTCCTGGAAATAAGAAGAATAAGAATTCTTTTACTACCACAGTAGGAAGATGGTGGTGGAATAAGACATTCATAGAACAAGACTTGTTTGATCTTTTCCATTATATCAATAAACCAATTGATGATGATGTATTGGGTGATATAAATAAGAAGTTGTCTTTTGCTTTAATGGAAGATAAGATCGCTGTAGAAGTATTGAAGAGATATTTAATGAGACAGCAGAAGTTCCAGCCATATTGTAATATCCTATGTTCTGGATTTACTACAAATATGCTGAATATGTCTGCTAAGATCAATAAGAAGAAGGATCAGCTTTTCAAACAATATAAAGATGAATTAGCTGATCCTATGAAGAATATGTATGCCGCAGATAAGATAGAGAAAGAATTATTAGACTATGCTAAACAAGAACTAAAGAATGATGTATCTATGGATATGTATGACTCTAAAGCTAAAGGATCTTTCTCTAATAACTTTAAGAATATCTTTGTAATGAAGGGCGCTATGAAAGATCCCGATCCTACTAAAGGATATACCGTAGTTAAATCTAACTATATGGATGGCGTATCAAAAGAAGATTATTCTGCTATGGCTCGTTCATTAGCAGCAGGGCCTTATTCTAGAGCTAAAAAGACCCCTAAAGGTGGATACTGGGAGAAGTTATTTCTTAGAGCCTTCCAGCACTTAACACTAGCCCCAAAAGGCTCTGATTGTGGGACTTCAAGAACAATAGAAATCACTTTAACCAAACAGTATGCGGATATGATGATGTATTCTTATATAGTAGAAGGAAACAAACTAGTAGAACTAACTTCAGAAAATTTAGATAAATATCTGAATAAGAAAGTAAAGTTTAGATTTGCTTCTTTATGTGAATATCACACCAATAACCAAATCTGTAATGCGTGTGCTGGTAATTTGTTTTATAGAGCAGGATATGAGAACATCGGAACAGCCGCACCTCAGGTTGCTAGTACACTAAAAGTTTTGAGCCTAAAGGCCTTTCATGATTCCACTGTTAAGCTACATGATATAGATATAAATAAAGCATTTAATTTAAAATAATGTTTACTCATATATTAATTATTTATATTATAACAGATGTGTTTAAACACATCTGTTATAACTTTTAATTATATATTATACATATAATTAAAAATAATTAATAGGAGGAACAGTGGAATGGAAATTAATGTAGGAGGAATTGTTGATAACAGATATCTGGTAGAATCTATAGTATCCATAGATCAAACAACTAATGAAAACATATATAAGTTTAGATGCATTAAATGTGGGTATATAAATATTTGTACTTATAAAAGACTTCTGTATATTTGTAAATGCACTAATGAATGTAATCATAGAATACGTTCTAGTATAAATAGAATAGGAGAAGTTATTGAAGATCGATATATGATTATAAGAGAATGCGGACGTAATACATATAATGACCGTCTATATGACTTTAAATGTATTAAATGTGGATTCATATATCCAAATACAAGAATTGCTGAAATGCGTCGTAAAGCCAAAAAAGAAAGAAATAATAATGAATGCCATCATGGCACAACTCATAAACATCATAATATTTGGAAGAATAAACATGTATCGTTATTATATCGATCTATTCCTAAATCAGATATGTGTAAAGAATGGAAAGATAATTATTTGGAATTTGAGAAATTTATTTTATCCAATCCGAATTATACCAATCGCTGTCGAGTTATGAGAAGAAATATCAAAGAAGTATTTTCTCCATTAAATTGTGATATTGTAATGAGTAATAGAAAGGTAAAATCATGTACCGACTTAGATTAACCAGAGGAATCAATAATGAATTCTTTATAGATCAATCCTATATACATCAGAAATATATACGGATTATGGAAGTAGAATTAAATGGACGAAAATTAAATAGCGATGAGTTTTTAATGAAAGGTCCAAGAGCTATACAAGTCAATATTCCTTTACAAGAAGATGATCAAGTATATGCTTATGTATTTAATCATGCTATAGGAAATAGAATATTCCCATATATGAAGAGATAGATCCATAGCCAATATTGGCTATGGATATATTCTATTGAAATTATATATTATATAGGTAGTATCTATATATTTATATTTGTTTTAAACAAAAGGAGAGAATATTATGGAAAACATTAATGATGAAATGGAACAGGCTGTAAAAGAATATGAATCCAAATATTATGGAGTATATGAAGTCGAAGTAACAGAATCTAAATTACATAGATTCACAGTAGAAGCAAAAAATATTGAAGAAGCTAAAAAGAAAGCTTCTGTAGAATATGGTCAAGAATGGGGTGATCATGTTGTATTTGATTTGGGTTGGGATATAGATGGTATTTTATTAGTGGGAGAATCTTCTACTATTATTGGAGGAGCAGAGGATCCAAAGGTAGTTATATTGCCGGATAAAGTACTGGTTAAGAAACCGGATGGTAGTGTAGATAAGTATGTATTAGAACAGAAGGAGAAATAATCATGGAGATATCTATATCTTGTTTAGTTAAAATTCCTACAAGAGAAGTTTTAAATGTAAGAAACGCAACTGGAGTAGAAGAAGCTAAAAGAGCAGCTATTGATTATTGGAATGATACTCCAAATCCATATAAAACTAGTGTTACAGAAGATTTATTCACAAATTTACAAAGAGAAAAAGCAGATCAAATGAATCATATTGATTTACCAACTATTCAAGTCTTTATTTATGAGGCTATTGTTTCTGATGATCGTATGACTATAAGACTTCCTTATAATCGGAAATGGGCTATTATTCCAAATGATAATATCGAAATTGCGATAGCAGATGGAGATGGACGGGAAATAATCTCGGATAGGGTTTTGCGTATTACTTCGCATGATGTCGGTGGTAAAGAACTACCTAAGAAAGAACCGGAAACAGCAACAGAACGCATATTAGCAGATGCTTCAAATGCTGTTTCTCATTTGGTAGATACTTTGAAATCTAAAGAAACTACCAATGAGCTTATTAAGCTGAAAATGAATGCTATGCGTCATCAGAAACCAAATCAATCAACTAATGGGGATGGTGAATAATGCTTCGAAATCTTTATAAGATACCGGAATATGTCTCTGTAGATATGGATATATTAGATAAAGTGATTGATATCTATATAGGCAAAATACAGAGACAACCGGGATTTTTATTGACAGATATTATACGGGCAGTATGCCGAACACCAATAGAAGAGATAGATGAAATCTATAAATCTTATAAGGCGTTTGTTAAATATAATCCCGTCAATTTAGTGAAAGTATTGGTGAATCCTTTAGATACAGATCTTGATCAGAAGAAGTTCATTGATATTTGTAAACAAATGAAGATTCCTACTAAAAGTATGATGTGTGCATTCGTATATTATATTTATAGGCATGGAGATACTAAGTATAAGGAGATTCAAAAATGGAAGATCAATTCAAAATAAATAAAATTTATAAAGTTGATGCGGTAGAGAGGCCTTTGAGATATAAGGTTTTTGCTGATACAGAAGATGAAGCTATTCATAAGATATATGATTATATTGAATCTGGTAAGACTAAACATTCTGAAGACATCTTACTTGATTATGTACCTAAAACAACAAATAATAAGTTTGAACCTGTTTTGGATGGTGTATCTGTAGATTTTGGAGATGGAAAGATAATTAACATCCAGAAGAATGGTAAGATACGGATTAGTACAGATAACTTTGATGAAATTGTATTTATTCATGATGATAAAATAGATATTGAATCTATGAATGATTGTACCATGGATATCGTTAACAATGACACTCAAACTTCTATGGACGATACAATGAGTCTCAGAAATATATCGATCAATATGATTTCAGATATTAATGACGCATTGATCAAAACTCCTGAAGAAGGAATTAAGTTATTGGCAAAGAATTGGTTTAGTGATTAGAGAAGATTCCATACTGCATATTGGTATAATAATAAACTATGGTGCGCTCATTGGAATAACGAAGATAATAACTATTTGGATATTTGCGAAGATGGACACCATGAAGTTGTTTGTACCATTAAAGCCCCAAAAGAACTTAAAACAATTCCACATGATATCTTAACAGATATGAGAAAGTTTAACGAATATGTAGAAGAGTATAATAAGAAGCATGATTTGGTAGATTCCAATTCAGTTCAAACAGATTTTAAGAGTTTTGCTTATGATTTCTATTCTAATCCCGAGAATTATTATACTCAATTTTATTATAAAGGAAGCTATTACTATGCAGAATATGATCCATATTCCGATAAAGATCATATCAGCATTCGAAGCTGTATCACTTCAGATGTAGTATTAGATATTCCAGTACCAGAAATCTTTAAAAAGATGCCTGACGAATGCTTCCAAGATCAAGCATTATTTGAAGAATATTTAAAGGAGAATTATGATGAATAAGAAAAAAGACGTAATTACTATTCCTGAAACACCCGTAACTAAGGAGATTGGGAATGGCAAAAAACAAAATGAGGAGTCTATAACAGATTCCCTTGTATCTGCACTGAAAGACATTTATAAAGGCGCAGAAGTCACAGTTTCTAAAAGAAAAGGAACTGATTTGGTAGATATTGATATTCATTATTCCAATAAGAAGGATAGACCAAATGCAGCAGATAAAAAATAAAAAGATGGATCTGGAGGGTACAACCCCTCCAGATATAATAACCGAATCTAATAAAGATATTGTCGTTAATTCTAAATTTGGTACGAAAGTTATTGTCTCTGATGATTTGATCAGAGTGGTTGACGTAAACAATAATGTCGTATTGAATATTGGTAAGAGAGGAATTAAGATTGACATTGATGATCCTCTTAAGAAACATGCTAACGTGTATATTCCTAGAGAAGATCAACCATCTGTTTTGGATTGTGTATACTGTGTGAATAATGACCCTGTATACATTATTGCAGAAGAGGAAGACAATACTGGAAATTCTAATGAACTCTGGTTTGACTTTGTTAATGTCAATTCTTAATTCAACCATATATTATAGCTATGAGAAGGCTAATTACAGTCTTCTCATTTTTATTTTTATCAAAAAGGAGGAGTATGGATGGAAATCAATCTAAATGTAAAATATCCAGAAGGATGTAAATTTACAACAAGATTGGAGAGAATTGATTTAGACAAAGAAAAAGAAAAAGATATGGAATCTGGTAAAGGTTTCATTATCAGCGAACCATTGGATATTAAGAAAACGTTATCCAGATCCGACTCGATTTATTCTGAAAAGTATATGAAAACATTACAAGATCCCGATGCATATGCAGATCGATATTCTTGTGATTGTAAAGAATTACAGGGCAAAAATAATGAGGGAATGATTTGCCCTAGATGTAGAACTAAAGTTAAGTTCGTTGGAGAAGACTTCAGTATTACAGGATGGATTCCTACTGGAAAGTATGCTATCATTCATCCAAATATCTATCAGTCTTTATCTAAGTATTTAGGGCAACAGCTATTAGAATCTATCATTCAACCAGAGATTGATTTGGATGCCAATGGAAATCCTATACAAAAATATAGTTCTAAGTTAGTTCAATCTCAGACTAAAAGAAAATATAGAAAAACAAAGTTAGACGATACCTATAAAGGTATTGGTCTCATTGAATTTGAACAGAAGTTTGATGAGATTATGGAATATTATCATAGTAAATTCAAAGGTAAGAAAGAAGACTACTATAAAGACATTATGAAGAATAGAGAAAAAGTATTCATTCATAATGTACCAGTATATTCTACAGGTTTACGACCATTTAAAGTAGAAGGAACCAGATTTACCTTTGAAGAAACAAATGCGATCTTTAATATGATGGCTAAGATTGCTGCTATGATTAGAAATGATAAGTTGTCTATGTATAACATTCCTAAATACAGAAATGTTATTCTATGGAATATGCAGGATCGATACAATGCTTTGTACACAGAAGTCGTTAATATCTGTTCTGGTAAGAAAGGTATTATAAGAAATCTGATAGGAGGCAGATGTAGTTTTACATCTCGGTCTGTTATTGTTCCAGATCCAACCCTAAGAGTTAATCAAGTCACATTGAGTTATCATACACTCTTAGAGTTATTACAACAAACAATCATCAATATCTTGGTTCGAACGTATAATATTGGGTATAATGATGCATATATGAGATTTAAACAAGCTCAGATTGTGCCCGATCAACGAATCCGAGATATTATTGAAAATATCATTGCGACTAGCGATGGTGGTATACCAGTACTTATTAACAGGAACCCGACAATTGATTATGGTTCCATCAAAGCTATGAAGTGTATCGGAATAAATGATAATTATACTATGGGTATGCCATTACAGGTATTGTCGTCATTTGCTGCGGATTAACGTATTTAGAAAATACAAAAGTCCTCATATATGGTAACATGTGTGAGTAACCTTGTTAAAAGCTGGAAACTCCTAAAGCTTACAAAACCTATATGGTTACGAAAGTAGAAACGATTTATAAGATAACCTATGCTGAAATACAAGAGTTAGATATATGTAAATCTTACTTATTAAAGAGATATATCTAATTTGCTAAGGGTATAATGAGAAAATGGACAATCAGCACCTGTTCAAACAGGTTCAACGACTAACCCGTCGCGGGGTGTAGAGTACAGCGTACTCGAAATGCAAGGCTCCATACAATTATGGATGTGATATAGTCTGGTCTGTATATGAAAGTATATAGAAGTTCATAAGAGAACTGGGTAGATGTAGCGAATCTATTTGACCACAACGTTCGATGGAGATACACTTAATATTATTTATATCGTCAATGATGAATTTTGGAAGTCTGCACAAGAAGTATTTGATCCCAGAAATGCTATGATGATTTCCAGAGATGATGGGAAATTCAATAACTCTATGAATGTATTCAAAGATACCTTGATTAATTCAAATGCATTGATCTATTTATCCAGAAACAAGTATACACCCACACAAATGGATAAGATTATTGCTTTGAAGAAAAAGTATGCCAGATAAATATTCTTTGAGTTATATATTATATCAGCGAGATGAGAAAGAATAGTATGTACTACGGTTATAAAAGCTGCTTCCGAGGGGGAGAGAACTAAAGCCTATTCAGAGGCTTCTATAACAAACTCAAAAAGGAAACTGATTTTAACTACGTAGTACATATTATACCCTCTTCGTCTCCACACACCAAGCTGCCTAATAAGTATAGGGCAGAAAAAATAAAGAGAGCTTTTAGTTGTACTCCTTTTGACTCTCTTTATTTTTTATTTTGTAATCTAATTTTTCTGAAATAATATAATATATCTCTGAGTATATAAGATATTCAGAGGTAATATTTTATATACTTATTATAAGTCTATATAGAGTATAGACAATAAGGAGGTGGATCTGGAAATGTGGGATACAGGAACAGATTTATCCGATATCGTTGAATGATTGTAACATAGCTCATAGAAGAGTAACAAACGATATAATTTTAAGAAAATAATCCAGGAGATTCTGAAGACACATAGAGTAATCAGAAATATATCAGGTGACTGTCAGGTCACCTGGATTATTTTTTTGTGACATTCTTATAATACCAATTATTTTTTATGGAGGTGTTATAGAGAATGCTTAGATATATTGTGTATTTACCATGTATGTTGATTATTATGATGATTTGTTATATAACAAATCCGATTGTCGCTCTATTTTGTGATGAATGTGGAGAATTAAAAGGATTCTTACATTTGTGGCAAACTTGGGATGATACATGTGATGCAGAAGACTGGTGTACAGATTATTCTCCTAAATGGATGAGATATAACTATTATGAGAAGTATACTGTACATAGAAGATTAGATCCTAAGATATGTAAATGGGTTAAATACGTTACACTCAAGCCAGGAGCCACATTCACTATAAAAGAAAGATTTTTACGTTATCTGAATCGTGTAGCATGGTTAACCAGAAATTGTGCATATGGATGGGCTCAGTTTGTATTTGGAGTCAAAGCAAAACCGGTCGATATGAAGAATATTTATCATAAAGAAGATCAATATGGCAGAGCTAAAGATATCTATATAGACAAATCAGTTAAATGTATTTTATTTAGACCATTTAAGATTTATGCTGATTTAACTTTTTTCCACGGTAGGCTTAGATGGAATAATTATATTGGATGGAAGATTCCTATAGAGCCAACGGATATAGATCCCAATAAAGAATGCCAATCCATGATAGCTAATCGTATCAGTATAAGAATAGTAAAACATAAAAAGTCATAAGAATATGAGAAGCTCATATGAGCTTCTCATATATTATTTTGTAATCTAAGTTCTTTGAAAGCATATATTATAGAAATAAGAAAGGTATATATGACTTTTCGATATTATGATAAAACTTTTATGGACGCATAGTATCTGAAAGGAATAATATGAACTCCAAATACTTAAATATAGTATGTATAGTGCTTAAACGATATGAAAGTATTATACTACTCATTATCAAACTGTATCTTATTTTAGGCTAAAAAGAGAAACAAATTTTAAGTAGAGGAATACTATTTTCTAAAGTCATATACACCTTTCTTATTTTTATTTTTGTAATCTAAGTTCTTTTAAAGTATATATTATAAGGATGAGAGATAAACTATATTTTAGATATTATCGATATGCCCGCATATTGTAGTATCTGAAAGGGGTGTTATGAATTATAAGTATCTAAGATTAATATGTATAGTACTTAAACGGTACGAGAGTATTATATTATTAATCGTAAAGCTTTATTTAATATTTGGTTAAATATAAGCTGGGAGGACTTTATTCATGAGCTCGTGTATTTGGTCATAGTTTATCTCTCTTATATATACGTTATTTTCTTTTTTGTAATCTAATCTTTTATAAATTATATAATATAGAGATGAAGAGATATAATAGTATCAAATTTTCTATGATACTAGAGATTATAGTATAGTCAAAAGGAGGCTATTAATTATGAAAGTAGATGCTGGTTTATTTATTTGTATTATAGGTTTTATTTGTTGTTGTGCTTATCTTTATCAAGATAAGATAACAAAATTTATTGGTTGGAATCATAAATTTGATGACTAAGGGAGGAGAAGTCAAAAGATGAAAAGAGGAAATATTGTTAGCATTCTAATGATAGTTATCGCTATCGTTGCTGCTGGATATCTTTATGGGGATAAGATAGCTAGTAAAGTTGGTATTGATCTCCATAAATCTGAGACAACAAAAGTAGTAGAAACTGCTAAAAAGGATGAGCCTAAGAAAGAGGAAAAGAAAGAAGAAGGCGGAAAAGTTGGTTCAGATTATAAGTGGATTAAAGACATCCCCAATATGAAAAGAGATGCATATAGTAGAAAAATCAATGAACTTAGATGCGTTCGTTATTCTCCCAGTAAGAATAAGATGGCGTTAGACTATTGTGCATTAGCAGATAAGGCTTTTGGCAAGAAGCCTGGGACTTTCTATTTAACTCCTAATGGAGAATATGTTATAGAAGGGCCAGATCCATTAAGTATGGATAACAACAAACCAACCGTTTACTATGTATTCGAAAAAGTAGGAGAGGATAACTTTAAAGTAAAACGTAAAGAAGTTCCTTCCAAAGGTATTGTTGTAGAAGCGGAAGCAGCCCAGAGAAGCTGGGATTATATTGTCAAAACATCCTATGAAGCATGGGATAAAGAACTTGATTTGAATAAGTATTAATTTCAAAAGGAGAAGAGTTATGGATAAGAAATTGTTGATTAATGGTGGTTTATTAGCTGCTGCTATCTTAGCAGCAGGATATGTATACAGCGATAAAATCGCCAATACATTAGGAATTGGTCATAAACCAGATGTACAAGTAGAAGAATCTGTCGATAAAAAAGAAGACAAGACTGCGTCTAAGATAACAGAAGTTAAGAACGAACCAGTACAATCTAATGTAAATGCTGGTCCCAGTCTAACTACTGGGGGAAACAGTAGACCTGCAAATAACTATTCTATGGAAGGACGATTGATTCGCGATCTTAGCGATAACGAGAAAAACACAATGGATCCAAACAGAAATGTTTTTCTTAACACAATTTATTCCAATGGAGGACGTAGTTATAAGGTCATTGATATTGTGAATAAAGTATTTGGAAGAACTTGGTTCTGCTATGGAATTCCTAATGGTGATATTGTATTGGAAGGTATCGCTGTATTAGCAGGAGATAAAGATAGAGTATACTTTGTATTCCAAGTCGATGGTAATGGTGCTTTCTCTGTTAAATATGTAGAATCTATTACAAGCAATCGGCGCGCTTCTCGGTCTGAATCACAGATATTGTGGACAACTGTATTAGAAGGCGGAGCCCAGGCATTAAGTGGTAATTGATTATTAAAAAGGAGAGATATTATTATGAAAAAGGAAACAATGATTAGTGGCGCAATGATAGCAATAGCTATTGTAGGAGCAGGATATCTTTATGGAGACAAAATTGCCAATAAGATTGGTATTGATATTCATAAACCCAAGGCTCAGGTAGAAGAAACTGTTAGTAAAAAAGATGAACCGGCTGTAGAGAAAAAGATTAAACAGAGCCCAGATTTGGATGCATTTATGAGCCTTGGCGTAGCATTTAAAAACAGCCGTCCATATACAACTATGCAGATTTTGCAAAAGTTGTTCGGACAGACTTTGGAATACTACGCCAAAGAAAATGGTGATATTGTAGTTGAAGGCGTTTTCCAGCTGGCTGCAGAAAAACAGCCAATGATGCGGTATGTATTTAAGAAAGATAATCCTATGTATTATCCAATTAAATACATCGAAATTCCTTCTCAGAATAAAACAATGGGAACGATGGATGCCGAGAAATATTGGCTAGACATGCAGAAAAAAGCATCTTATGCATTGGATCGTAGCGATAACTACTAAAAGGAGTTGTTGAATATGAAAAAGCAACTTAGTGCATTATTCGTAGCATTGCTCACTATCTTTACTCTTGGCTATCTTGGAAAATATATTCAATCAAATTTCCGAGATACTATTTCCAAATTATTTAAGTTAAAATAAGTATTAATTTCAAAAGGAGTACATAAAATGAATATAGAAAAAATGAAAGATGCTGCAAAGGCAGCTATTGAAGCAGCAAAAGAAGAAAATCCAAATAAGCCGGCAGAAGCAACGCCTCCGGTACAGAATACAGAAGCTCAGCCCGCTTCTGAAGAAGCAATACAGAACCCCAGTCTGATCAGAAGAATTGTAGGCAGTAAGTATACTAAGATCTTTACTGGGATTGTATTTATCTTTATTGCATTGGCAGCGATCTTTGGAGATCCTGCGGAAGTAGAAAACATCCGCAGTCTGAAAGTAAGTTCTAACCCGAAAGTAACTTGGGGTGAAGCGATCGATGGATCTTTTGATAAGATTAAATGGAAAGTCGAATCTACTAAGAAGGATAATATCAAGAAAGTATATTTCTCTGGTATTATGAAGTCTAAGTATAATTCAGACAAACCATATGTCGAAGCAGTCTTTACCTACAGAGATATTCCGGAAGCTGGTAAATTCCGTATCAATATTGATCATATCGAAGCCGATGGCGAAGCTGCTATTGGGGTCAATAACAACGATCTATTTGTTGCGCTGCTGACTCCCTATGCATTGGAAGATGCTGGTGGTACAACTGGTAAGAAGAAATAAATCTTCTTATAAATAAAGAGGTCTTAATGACCTCTTTATTTTTTGTGTCTTTGACAACTTTGACATACTATTAAATTCTATAATATAGAAAGGAGCTCATATAAATTGGGATATAATAAAGACAATCCTAAGTTCTTAGTAGGATTATATCAATCTCCTTTAACTGAAATAAGAGAATTTAAGAAAGAGTATGCTGTATCATTGTGTATTCCTTCCGTATCTTCTTCTTATTCCGTATGCACCGAATACTTTAGAAAATGGGTTAAGAATAAATTCCAACCAGACTTTTTTAAGTCTGAGTATATTGCTGGCAGAAATATATTGAGAGATTTCTTAAGCAAAGATATGATTGATAACTTAAGAAAGAATAAACCAGCATTGGCCATTAAACCGCAGTTAGACTATAGCTTTAATAGAGAGAACACAGATCTATATTTATATGGTCGGAATATCTACAATAACAGAACCAGATTTAAAGACTGTTTCTTTGTAAATCCGATTAATAAGAATATGCTTAGCGTAGAATTAGAACAGATTCGAGTAGAGTTTGCTGTACGTATTAAAGTATCATCTTATAATACAGGAGTAGATCTCTATAAGTTCATGCAGATGGCTTTTCGTTCACAAGCCACAGAAACTAGATTTGCTGATATAGATTTTCAGATTCCAAGAGCACTTATGCTGCAAATAGCCAGAGATGCTGGATTTGAAATCATTGGAACAAATGTAGCAGATAATTGTGCATTCTTAGCATTCATGAATAAACACTCCAGACTTCCTATTGTATGTAAATTCAGAGGAACTAAGGGAGAATACGAGTATTTCTTAAAGATGACAAATGTATATACTCACTTCCGTTGTGCAGAGGTTGATTTGGATGATGGAGAACGAGAAGGACAAACAGATAATAACTTTGTTGTATCTACGCAAGTAGAACTTCTTTTTTCTGCTCCTAAGTTCTATGCCTACTATGCGAAAGATAAACATGATTTTGGATTAATTGATAATACTCTTCAATGTACAATTTATAACCTATATACAGGACCCATTCCTATGAAGAATGCTTCTGGATGGAATCGGTATATGGAAACTACATATACTGAAGATAATGATGAATACAATAGACATGAATTATCAGAAATTATGTTTAGAGAAGTTATAGAAACTACAGCTATAAAGAACTCGTTATTTAAGATTGCAGAGTATACTAAGTCGATCTTTATATCTCCAGCATCGTTTATGGATATTAAACTATTCAATGGTTCTAAAGAGGTTCCTATAGAGATTGATTGGAATACGTATACAATCAAAACGTTAGAAGTATTAAAAGAACAGTCATCTCAATTGGTTTTCTATGTAGACTTAGAGTTTATCAATAACTATGCAATCAATACACAAAAAGGATATTCTAAGAGAGTAGAAGACAATAATAATATGGTATAAGCATTATGAATTCCACTGGGTCATATGACCCAGTGGATATTATTTGTGTTAATTGGTAAACCCTGTTGGAGTGACCATAGAGTATATGACTGTATTTGCTTTCTCTTGAAATTCTTTTTTGTCATAGAAGCTAGTAACCAAAGCATTCTGATTGTTGATGCTCTCCTTTAAGTATCTGGTAATACTTGTTCTGGAGTTGTTTATCTCATTATCAAGAGCAGTTATTGTGTGTTTGTATGTAAAGTTATAGTAGATTCCCAGTAAGCCGGCTAAGATCAGCATACATGTGAACAATGTAATCGATATCTTAGATTCCATTGTGTGAATTGAAAGTTCCATAATTATCATACCCTTCTTCTAAGTAGTTTAAAATCTAAGTACACATTTATGTGTAAAAGTTTTATTCATACTTTTAAGATTAATCTGAGGGAATCTATAATCTGGATGTACTGCATTGCAATTCGATTGATAGTTATAATTCTTTTCTATCGTTTCTGAGAATAGAAAGAAGAAATCTATGTCTGGATATTCCACTCCATCAATTGGTTGTATCTTAGATAGCAGTCCAATTGATCTTGGATATTTGAATATATTGATAGAAAAGTATCGTTGAAATTTGACTGGATATTTTTGATCTATCAGAAGATAACAGTTATATCCAGCATAATATTGTGTAGTTGTATTCTTCATCATTTGATCATTGTATATATTTTCTCCTACAGCTAAATCATAGGCAAAACCCTTAAGATGAAATGGAGAGAATTGTATATACTGATTATTATGAGAAGATTGAAATAAAGATTGAGAGATATTGGATTGATTGCAATACCGGAATTCTTTATCAAACCCCGATCCATAAAAATACATAGACCCATCACTAAAAGAACTATATAGATGCAGGCCACACCCATATAGTCCAAAATATTGAATATCTTGTTTAGGAACTGATGTAAAAGATGTATAAGTATAACGATCTACTTCTCTTACAATTATTCCATTCTTGTATCGAATAAACCATAAGAATGGCTTATTCGAAATATTGGTATAGTATGGTATGTCTTGCACCAAGTCTAAGTTATGATCCATATACTATACCCTCTATATTAAGTATAGTATCCAGATACACGTACCTTAAATTGATGCAGACCTTTCAATGCATTAATCTTAGGAACAACTTTTAAACAAATCTTTGCTACGTTCTCGGGATTAGCATCATAAGAACCAGCATTTTCTGCTCCACTGATTTTGAAATCAGCTTTTGTAGAAGCAGCTCCATCATTGGCGCAGATCATTAACTTATCATCTCCGCCAATTGGAGTCATATCTTTGATTCCATCTCCATTCAAATCAGGAGATAAAGCTTCACAGGAGGCTTGTACCCATTTATCCAGAACAACCTGTTCGTTCAAGTTATCTCCAGATATATTTTTTGTAGTAATATAGGCACTTACCAGATCTGCTGCTGTACCAGTAGAGTTTCCTCTATTATTCCAGATATGAAGAACTTTTGTTTCTGACTCAGGAAGACTGGATCCGCTGTTTACATCCAGAGTTCCAACTTTCCAAGGTCTTGTAATTTCTATATCATGCTCATCACAAATGGAAATGACTGGTGTTGTACTACTTGGCATATAATGATCACCCCTCTTTCGTAATCAGGGGAACAAACTTGTTCTCCACATAACGATATACACATTTCTTGGTAATATATAATTTATTCTCAGAAGGAGACGGTAAAGCCGTCAATGCTTCATAAGAATCTACAAACTGAATGATAGAGTCTAATTTAGAATCTATATCTTCTTGCTTCTTATTTACTACAGCAAAACGGTATCCTGTCATATCTCCAGAACAGTTTAACTCTTCTCCAATGATATGAGGAGTTGCTGTACCATCTTTGGTTACAGAGTAAACAGTATTCCCAGCTAATACAAAGATTCTTCCAGAATCATCACAAGTAATTGCATTTAATGTATCAATAGGCAATTTAAACTTCTGAAGATCTCCAGATTTAACATCTACTTTAGCTAAGTTATTTCCTTCTTCATCTGAACCAATAATCCAGATATGGTCTTGGTTATCAAAAGCCATCTCTTTAGATAATGTTAATGCTTTTTCTACCAATTTAATTGGATTGGAACAATAGGCAATCTCTAACGATGCTGTACTATAATGAACTTTAAACAAAGATCCATCTTCTCTAAGAATATAGAGATTTCTATGATTATCTACAATAACATCTACAGGTTTTACCGAGTCTGTATAGATATTTTTGTAGTTGGTATATTTACAAGAGAATGAGTTAAGTATAGCAATCTCATTACCATGACCATCCGGTAATGTACCACATACATATCCAGTTCCGTCAGAGTCTATAATACTTTTTCCAGGACCAATTTGATTAGATATTATAGTTTCATATCGAATTTGATCATCATGAATAATAGATATTCTATTCTCTTCTGTATTAGATACAAAGAATGGTGTGCTATATACACCAGTATTAGAATCACAAGTCGGATATCCTTCTGAAATGTAAGAAGCACCATCAGCTACTCTAATAGTTTTGGTAAACTTCTCGGATGCAATATCAAACTTAAATATTTTATGCAGATTACAAGACAGTATATATACTGATTTACCGTCTGACGTTACTGTAATATGGCATTTACCCAATACATCTGGTAACACAGGAAAATCATATGAGTCAATCAAACTCATATCTTCTGTTTTATAGGCCATTAATTTATTTTGCTTAGTATCTACCAGCCAAAGAGTTTTTAAGTATTCCACCATTATATTCCTCCTTTAATAGGTCACTATTACCTGTATGTTTTAGAGACCATTATTTATTAGTCTTAGAATGATTGTCTGTTTGGATATATGTATTATTAATTGTAGTATAATGGTTATCATGTACATCAGAAGTTGGATTCTTTCTATGTTCTTCTATGAGCTCTTTGATATTGATATTTAATCCAATCAGTTTCAGTAAGAATCCGATAATGATTATAATAATACCTTTTGGTTTTAATGTATGAATTTCTTTTACTATTTTTAGAATAGTTTCTGTTAAATTGTATCCTAAAAATCCAATCAGAATAATAATACCAGTAAGAGCTTTTACACCGAGCTCATACCGTTTACATAAAGGATAAGCAATATAATAAGAAATCAGTGTACTCATAATAGTAGATATGAATACTTCACTGAGTTTGAATTTTCTTTGGTCAATGACTTTCGATACATAGCCTTTCAAAAAGCTCCCAATTAACGCAAAAATAAGAATAGTGACAATTGTAAATATCTCTTCCCATAATTCTGCGTCATTCTGCGGCATGTACATCACCACCTGTTCGATGTTTGGTGTGTCTGATATATATATTAGAACTCATAACGCCAACCAAAATACATCCAAGCAGGAGCAACGAAATAAGTGTTCCTATGAAGGCTGTTAAGAATAACAATGCATTCATATTATACTTATACTCATCTATTAAAAAATCGTACCGATTGATATCATATATGAACGGCTTAATCGCATAAAAAACATTGATTTCTCTGACTATGATAAAATCATAGTCATCAGGACTGTCATTTAAAGATACATAAATAGGTACAAGGATATTATAGTTGATTAGTTCTCTAGTTGGGGTTGCATGAATAATACTTTCTAGGCTATACTTATTCGGATTAGTAATGCCTATAATAAACCGATTTTGTGTAGCCACATCAGATTCCCAAAAAATTAAATTATGTCTGTTTGATAATAGCTCAAAGATTGCATTTTGAGCCAATGTTTTATTGATCTTATTATTAACTATCTCAGACCAAGGGATCAGTTCGGTATGAGGATATAGAGTTCCTATATCTTTTATATCCAGTATACCATATTTATTGGAAATAAACAAGATATGATCCGTTAAATTTATATTAAACATTTTTGTTATTTTCATATCGTATATGGTAATACGACTTAATATACGGGTCAAGTCTTGGGATATAATATCTGTTTCATTACGGTTAATGGAGTCTGCCAATAATCTCTTATTCTCATCAGTCAAATGAAGTTTAATCGCACTAGAAATAAACTCATTTTGCATCTTGCCTTGATTGATTCGATTATGCAAGATATATTCTATATTTTCTGCTTTGCTATGCTGCATACGATCTACATTATATCCGATATCTTTTTTAATAGAATCTAAGTTATCAAAGGTAAGAACGACCGTAAAATATAAGCAGATAATTGGTATAATAACCATTAAAATATTTAATGGCAATTTTAGCCGTTTTTTACAGGTTCTTTTGGTTAACGATTTAAGTTTACGAATTTCTGTCATTTCAATAATATACCCCCTTTCTCAAAATTATAACGGCATCTATATGCCGGATTACTACTATGTCAAGTGCAAAAGTGCCCATACTAACATAGTAGTAATCGAAGCTAAAGCTATTGAAATACGCTCAAAAAGGAGGTATCCTATGGCAGGATTTGATAAAGAAAATAAACTTATTTATGAGGATTTATCACCCTCATTACAAGCTCTATTGAAAAACAAAGTGAAACTATCAGATCTGCTTGTCTTAATTGACAAGCTGCAAAAAATTGATGGAAAATTAGATCAAACATTAGACAACTATATCCAGAAAGATAAAATCTGGCAGGCATTACATAGATATCCAACCAACTATGTCCCGGCCGATACATCTAATCAAGGTTGGAATAAATTAGGATTTTGTATTATTAATTACTCTATTGATGGAAAGATCAATAAACAGCCTAAGCAATACGGGCAATTATTGAATATACCCTATGGAGAGCCAGGAACAAGTTCTAATGAATCTACACAGATCTGGATAGATCAGAATGGTGGCGACATTAGAGTTCGTGGCGGAAATAGTGATATAAAAGTCAACAATCAACCATTTAAGAAACTATTGACAGAAGAATCTGCTTATCCAATTGGCAGTATCTATATGACAACTAAACCAGGCAATCCAGCCAATGTAATTGGTTATGGAATATGGGTACAGATTAAAGGAGCTTATCTGTATGCTACTGGAGCCGATATGGGCGACATCAATGCTTCTACTGTTAGAGAAGGATCGAACAAAGTTAAACTGAATGCGGCCAATATGCCGGCCCATTCTCATACCGGCAGTACTTCTGCGGATGGAATTCATAGTCATACTTTACACGCCAAATTTGACCCAGATACCTCTGCTGGTATTAATAAACCAGAAATATGTCCTTTTGGTGGTGATGATTGGTGGGGCGATGTGGATTTTTCTGTAGATAATGCTGGGCAACATGCTCATACCTTTACTACAGATAGCGCAGGAGAAGGAAAAGAATTTGAAATAGCTCCATTACGAGTACCTATTTATGCATGGTATCGTTCTTCATAATTGGAGATGATCAGTATGACTAACGAAGAAAAAGAAATTCGAAGAGTAAGATATGATCAATTATCTCCATCTATGCAAGAGTGGTTTGATGATATAGTTTATAAGGACAATGAAGCATATGCTAAACTTAAACAAAAAATAGAAGAAGCATATGCTACAATAGAAGAGGCATTTGGTCCTTACGAGTAATAAAAGAGGTGATGTGCTAATGTCAAAAATAATTAAAAAAGCTTTTGGAGACAATTCTCATTATAAGCTTTTTCAATACCCCCCCTATGATGATACGCAAATTCATGAAGAAGATACTATTAATAACGAAAAAATAGTCATCAGATGGATTGGTAATGATCAAGAAGAACTATATTTTTATAATAACTGCTTAACAAAAGTAAAAGAAATAGAACCAAATCTCAGTGTTTATCAAATCGACAAAAACAAGGACTTGGTGATTGGGTGGAAAAGAAAAGACGAAGCTACCCCAAGAGTAGAACTTACCATAAATGGCGTAAAAGAACGAGTCGAAACTGCGAATAATCAAGAAGTAACGCCGAGTACTATTCTCCACATAGGAGATAAAATTCATTTTGCCCCAACCGCGTCGTCTAACATACAAAGATATGATACAGAAGCACACGAGCCCGACTCTATTACTTGGACAAAGGCTAAAACAATTACAGATTATGGTGAAATACAATTAAACTACCAGAAAGTGGAGTTAACAAGTATAGACCAAGATCCTAAAACTCCGTTTACTATAGTAAACAATTCAAAGGCTAATATTGTAATTACAAATCCGTATGATAATAATAAAGTTGTTCATACGGGAGATGTTGTATTCTATAAGCATAATTTCTTCCATGCAACAATGAATGAAAATTATGCGTTTGATCCAGATAATTCACAGTTTATAGAATTAGTGGACAAATCGGCAAATTTATATAGAATAACAGATAATAATCCTTTTTTCAATATAAAATATGCTGGTAAAGTTAAAATTGTAATACAAGATCCGTCAAATTATAATGTTGAATATCGTGTTGCTGACGGAGGTCTTATTAGCAATAATGACATGTTGCCAGTTGGTAGTATAATCAAAATACGATTAGCACGCGATAATGTCGATTTAAAAGACATGCCCGAACATACTACACTGGTTAGCCAGACTTTTTGGAATACCGACGACGATCCTTATGACTTGCGAAAAGATTATAATGTCAGGATTAATGAAGAAGAGGATTTAACTACAATTGTATTAAAACCTCCGCAGCCTACACCTAGTACTGTATTTAAAACTAACGCAAATAAGTATAATGATAAAGTGACGGTAGAATCGCACATAAATCATGTAACTGCAGACTCACTTCCATCAGATCCTACCTGGTTTAGTCAGTTCGAAGTTGTTAAAATTTCTTTTAAGGGTAATTACGGTGTTACTGGATATAAAATCGAAAGTGTCCAAAATGCGGTACACATGGGCGAAGATTATTATTACGCAACTTCTCCTGAATGTATCATTAATGTAACAGAAGTAACCGACTATAAGTTACATATATTGAAATCTGCTCCAGGAGTTACAGAAGAAGAATGTGGAGTATATGATCCTGCTGAGGTTAATAAAAAATATCCAGATGGAGCCATACTCGCATTAGATAAGATAATTAGAGTCATTCCTAAAGATAACTTTATAATTGATCAGGATAGATTTGTAGATTTAGAACTTGTTGATCCTAATATAAATACATATAAAGTTACTGGTCTTAATCCTACAGTAGCTACAAAAGCGGCACCTTTTGTTACTATTACTAATGAGAACCCCGATCAAATTGTAATTAGCACTACACAGTATCCTCAGGTTACGTTATCTACATATCCAGATAATACTCATGTACGACTTGATAATCAAATTACAATGTATATTAAAGGGTATACGGAGACCACTAGAGCTTTTAAAATAATACATACTGGACTTGAAGATCAGAACTTCGGTTCTTATTACAAAGTAATTGGAATGAATGTAAATGTAAAAACTGCTCCTAAAAAACCACCTCTTCATATCAGATTATCGGGTCCTGATGAATATAATAATGCTGTATACAATGATAGTATAGGTCGAGGCGTTGAGGATAATGACCTCATCTATGAAGACGAACGAATTATATTTAGATATCGTAATAAATTTATAACTATAACTGAAGCAGTTGGGCTTGATACGATAAGTGAGAGCCCTGGTTATCAAAATATATATAAAGTTAGTGAAGATGCTACAGAAGTAAAACTGACATGGGCTGAAACTCCTAAAGCTCATTTAAATAATCTTACTCCAGGTATTATTACAATATCCACTATAGAGACCGATTTCCCAGAAGATATTCTTCATATAGGAGAAAAATTCAGAGTAACCTATGATTATACTATAGAACATCCCGAAGACTATGCTATCAAAGTCACTAATACCGAATTTGTAGAAAATGGGGTAAATAACCGTACATATATTTATAAAATTACAGGTGCTAATCCTACAGTAAAGGCTGTGCCTAAGCCTAAAAATGTAACTGTTTATATTCCTAGCCCTGATGATACTAAATATACTGTTCTTCAAGCAGATGATACTCCTATTACAGATGGTACAGTATTGAAATCTGGACAATCATTCAAAATTAAAATGATTAATAGGTTCTGCAAATATGAAAGCGATAGCATAATCGACTGTACACTTTCTTCTACATCATATTATGGCGAACACAATATTCCTATATATACCTTCACGATTAAAGAAGATATTGTAGAAGATTCCATTACTATTCCTTCGCCTACAGAGAGTGCAAAGATAACCCTGAATATACTTCCAGATGGCAATTCAGATAAGCTGACAGTCACCGCTATAGAAGATGGTAATAGACTAATAACTACTTTCCCTAACAATAGTTTACATACTGGAGAACAGTTTAAAATAGACTTCAAACCAGAATTCTCTGAATGGAAAGTCAAAGATGTTTTCAATGGATCGAGAGTTAGTGATGGAATTTGGCAGTCTACTGGTGATCCATGTAATATTATAGTAGAGAAATCTTTCCGTCTTACTGTATATACAGCGGGTGGCAATGATCCCAAAGAAATCGTTTTCTATCAAAGCATAGATGGGTTAGAAAGTGAAGTAATACCTAATATTAATCTGATTAATTTTGCAAAAGATGATCGTATTTTCTTCCGGTTATGTAAGTGGGTAGAAGTTGATACAGATAATTCTAATTTAATAGTATATACGGATGAACGAGATGATGTCGTCTGTTACACTCTTAAAGGAGAAGGATGTACACTTTATACTAAGTTAAAAGCTAATACTTACATGCTGACTGTAGATAATGCTACTGATGGAATAGGGCATGTTTATAGAGCGGATGAAACTACACTTATAGAAAACCATTATTATGTAGAAAAAGATGAAATCATTGTAGCTAAAGTAGAAGATCCGAAAATTGTTCCTGATGTGACAGAGTTAGAACTGATTTCTCATGAGAATAATACATATAAATTTAAAGTTCTTTCTGGCGGATCCCCAAATATTTCATTCAATGATCATACTCCAGTCCTTATAGACTCCAATCATCCAGATTGGATCGTTGTTAGAAAGGATGATTCTACAGGACCAGTATTGACTCTTCCGGATAATACCACATTCCGTAAATATATGAATGTGCAGTTGAGTATCGAATTAAAAGACGAATTTGATCCTCGTTGTTATGAGATAACAGCCACTGGTGTAATTGAATATGGACCTGGTCAATATAGAGAAGCAGAGCATCCTATAGAAGAGGATGTACATATTACCGTTACTCTGACCAAAGGTGTATTACATATTTTGAAGTCGTCTCCATCTTCTACGGAAGAAGAATTCGATCTTGTTGACCCAGACAATGCTTTGCAGGTATATAATCCGGACGATGCTTATCCTATTGGAACAAAAATGAAATTTGTTCCGAAAGATCCTAAATATAAAGTAGACTTGGATAGATGTAAAGATGTTACTTATGATTCCGGTGTATTTACTATAACCGGACCAGATCCAACGATTGCTTCTAAGGCAGAAGTAAATGTAACTGTTAATATTCCTACTCCGAACGATGTTGTCTATGAAGTATTAAAAGATGATGGATCTGTGCTTCCTGATGGTACTGTCCTCAAAGCAGGAAATACGTTTAAAATTAAGCTAAAAAAGAAATTCTTTAAATATGAAGCCAATAGTATCACAGATTGTACTTTGATTAATACTGAAGAACAAACAGATACTCATCTTCCGATATATACATTTAAGATTAATCCAGATATCACAGCAACCTCTATTACTATTCCATATCCTACAGAAACAGATAAGGTTAAATTGGATGTAGAGCATACCGATCAGATACATGTATTGGCTGTAGAAGATGGTAATAGAATCATATCTGTTTTCCCAGATCAGAGTATTCATGTTGGCGAAAAGGTTAAAGCCATATTCAAGACAACAGAATTACAAGAACTCTGGGAGATTACATCCATAACCAATGCAACACAGGATGGGGAACATTGGGTGTTGACTGGTCCGGAATGTAAAGTTATGACGGAAAAGAAGAAAGCTCATATTACCGTTAATGCTACCTGTGGAATTGATGATGGCGAAATTACTCTGTATAAATCGACAACTCCTGGAGATCCTCCGATTGACCCAGATACTAATCCAGAATTTGAATTGGGTACTAAGATCTACGTTAAATTCCATAAGTATGTAAAATTAGACGATGATCAATCTTCTGGTATTGAATTGGTTGGACCAGAAGGTGATTTTGTTGCTTATAAACTGGTGCATCCTAGTGCCGTATTTACAACAACACTTAAAGATGATGTCTTTGAAATACAGATTACTATTAGTACTCCTGGTAGTGCTGAAGTATTCAGAGAAAATGAAACAGATACATTAGAAAGTTCGGATTATATAGCAAAAGACGAAATTGTTGTTGTTAAAGTTATTGATTCGAAATTTGTTCCCACTATTAATTGTTTAACTCAAATTTCTCATGTAGGAAATAAGTATACATATAAAGTAACCGGTGATGGTAATCCTACTATATTAATAGAAGATCGCACTCCAATTACGATTGACTCTAACCATCCAGAACTCCTTAAAGTAATGGATGAATATGGAGCGATAGAGTTAACGCTTCCAGATAGTTCTTCATATAATTTTAGTAGTTTGAGCCACTCTATTCGTGTATATTTGAAAGATGGATTAGATCACTCATTCTACTCGTTTACTGTAACAGGAGCTACTGATACTGGATTTAATAATATCTATAAATTTAATGATCCGCTTCCGACAACGGTTATGATCAATGTAACAGTTGCCAAAGGAACGCTAACCATAGTCACTAATGAATCTGCTGATGAAGTTAAAGTCACTAATGTAGCTGGCGATACCGAATATCATACTTCAGATCAATTAGAGATAGGTACTCAGATTAAGATTCTTCCTAAATTAGGATTCGCAGTTGATCTGGCTAAGATCGCTGATATTGAAGTTGTAGATGCTGGTCAGTCTATTTATAAGATTACCGGACTTAATCCTAAAGTAGAATGTAAACGAGACAAAGTTATTATTCATATTCCTGATGAAGCTCATGTTGATGTGTTTACTGTTCCTGGAAATGAGCAGATTCATAACAACGATTTTAGTCAGCAGATCAATAATCAGCTTAAGGTTATTCCTAAATATCCATATAAGCTTAAGAATGATACGATTGTTGGTATGGAAGTTGCAGATGCAGATAATGGTATTTATAAGATTACAGGATATAATGTAAATATCGAATTGGAAGAACTCGAGTTTGCTTCTATTGATGTACTACCATCTGGTATATTCAAAGTCAAAACAGTAAGACCTCCGATTCAGGAAATAACAACTTTCCCGAATAATAATACTCTTCGTGTTACCGATCAATTCACTCTTGAATTTAAGAATTCTGATGATGAACTCAAGTGCAATGTAGAAATTACTGGTGCTGATTTAGTATCTGGGAATACTTATCAAGTTAGATCGAATGTCGTAAGTATTATTGCTGTAGAGAAACAGGTTACTGTTCATATTCCCAATTCAACTCATGTTACCGTAACTAAGCATCCGTCTAGTACTCCTGTAGTTGATGGAGATACGACTGTAAAGATACTGGATATACTTAAGATTATACCGGAAGAAGGCTATAAGTTAAGTACAACTACTGGTTTGGAAGCAGATCCTCTTAACGAAAACTGTTATAAGGTTAAAGCGACTAATGTAGTTATTGATGTTGAGCTTCATCCGTTTGTTACTATCAATAATCAGACCACAGATGTATTGGCAGTTTGTACAGCAGACAATATATCTACAGCAATTAGTACATTCCCGAATTCCGATACAATCAGAAAGACAGCTTCATTCTATATTCTTTATAAAGGCTCTAATAATGCAACCACACATAACATCGTTGTTACTGGTGCTACGTTAGTATCTGGAAATAAATATATTGCAGATGAAGATACTGTTGAAGTCAAAGCTGTGCCTAAGTTTACTCCATCCAAGATTAATATCTCTGGAGAAATAGCAGGAGTTACAGTCAAAGCTGTAGATGATGGTAGAGAACTACATAATGGAGATACGTCTGTCAATGTAGATGATAAGATTACTGTTGTACTCAAACCAACCTATAAGTTCGAAGTGGCTATGACAGGAGTAGAAACAACCGGAACCGATAATGAATATAAAATTACCGATACAGAAGTCAATATTAAAATTGGTCGTACAAGTTTTGTAACTATAGAGAATGAGACTCCGACTAAAACTATAGTTAAAACAGTTGATCCTGAAGAAGAACTTACAGTATTCCCATGCTCTGATAAAGTTCGTAAGGGCGCTAATATCAGTGTTGATTTTAGATCTCCATATACTAGTACCGACTACAATTTAGATGTAGAGGGGGCAGTACCGCATAGCCCTGGAATCTTTACTGTAAAAGAAGATACGGTACATATTTCTGCTTATAAAAGAAACATTACGATCAGAATAGTTGGTGGTACATCATATGTATCTTTATTCGATTCGTCAGATTCGCCACTGCCCAATGGTTCTACGGCACATCCTAACAGTTACTTCAAAATTCAGAAAACGAATGCTAACGTACAATATACAGTAACAGGAGCAAATGTTGATGCTGGACATGTCGGAACCGATGAGCTTAATGCGTATTATCTAGTAGATAAATTTGCAGATGAGGTTGTCATAAATGTTCGAGGACAACGTATAACAATCGATAATTTATCTAAAGAGATGCTGGCTATCAAGACGGTCGATCCTGTAGAAGAAATCACAACATTCCCGTGTTCTGATAAGCTTTATATAGACGATGAGTTTACTGTAGATTTCAAAGTCGCAGATAAAGCCAACTATTACGATGTGATTGCTACCAATGCTACGCTAGTATCTGGAAACAAATATAAAGTAACTGCGGATAACGTAACGGTTAAATCGAAGCATAAACTGATTGAGTTGACTACGAATAATGTAGGACATAGTTGCTATAATATATATGATAGTCCTATTACAACGGCTTATGTATTTACAGTTGGAGAAGTATTTAAAGTTATCAAGAATAACAGGTTTGTTACAATTACAGTCACTGGCGCAGAGCGTATACCTGATCATCCAGCAGCAACCGATCTGATAGAGGTTTATAGAGTTATTGATAATACGACATCTGTAGTCGTAACTGGCACAGAAGTGCCATATATAACCATCGATAATGAAAGTACGGCTCTTCTGACCATAAAAACAATTAATCCTGATATGGAAATCAATACATTCCCATGTAATGATAAACTCCATGAGGGACAATTGTTTAGCGTTACATTCAAAGATCCTGCCGATGCTGCTCAGTATACAATATCTGTTGTTGGTGCAAATCATACTACAGGAGAGCAGTACACTCCTACAGCTAATTCAATTACTGTTAAAGCTGTTCGTAAAGTCGTTATTCATATTCCCGATGAAACTCATGTTCAAGTAACTAAGGTTCCAGAAAATACTCCGATTCATAATAATGATAATACGTTAAGCATTGATAGTCAGATTAAGATTGTTGCTATTCCTAAATGGGAATACAAACTTAAACCTGTGGCAGGTGCTACTGTAGTAGACGCAGATAATGGTATCTATAAGATTACAGCAGTAGATGTTACTATCGAAGCTGAACCGGTGCCGTTTATTACTATCAACAATAATAATCAGGATATTGTGGCTGTTTATACCAAACCAGGAAATGGTGGACGTATTACAGTATTCCCGTGTACCGATAAAGTTCATCAGAATCAGGATATCTATGTTAAGTATGTAAATGAAGCTACACAGAAACCTGTATATGATATTTCTGTAGTAGGTGCAACAGCCAATACAGAAGAATATAGCTATAAAGCAGGAGCGGTTGATATTACGGTATCTGCTTCTCGAAAAGTATTGAGTGCTACAATTCATATCGGTCATGCAGAACATGTAACAGTTAAGGCCGTAGATGATGGTAGAGAATTACATGATGGAGATACATCTGTAAGTACAACGCAATTCATCACTATTACTCCAAAATCATATTGGCATATGAAACCTGCATTATTGCGTGGATTAGAAGCTACATCCGAAGCAAATAAGTTCATGGTCGTTGAACGTGAAGTATTCATCGATGTTGAAGAAGACCCAACAGTTACTATTAATAACTTGAAGTCTGCTCTGCTTAAAATCGAAGTGGGCGCACAGACTCTCAATACATTCCCAGATTCTACACATCTGCATATGAATGAAGAGTTTGTTATCTCGTTCTTTGATTCTTCGCTTGATCCCAAGTATGATCTTAATGTTACAGGTGCTACATTCATAGCAACCGTGGGTAATAAGCATAAGTATAAAGTTTCATCTTCCAATGTCGTAGTTGGTGCTGAACTCAAACCAGTTCCTGCAACAATCAATATTATTGGGGATACAAATATAGATGTAACGACAGTACCTGCCGGAGTCGCTATTCATAATGGAGATACTTCTCAGTTCGTTGGAAACAAACTTAAGATTGTTCCGAAACACGGATATAAGCTTAAGCTTCCACTGACTGGTATAGTTGTAGAAGATGCTTCTAATAATATCTATAAGATTATGGATGAGAATGTTACGATCGAAGCTGTTCTGATTCCATTTGTTACTATTAACAACGATTCTATAGATCTGCTTAAAGTGGTAACTACTTCTGTACCATCTGAAGAGCTTACGGTATTCCCGTGCTCCGATAAGGTTCATGAAGATGAAAACTTCATTGTATCCTTTAAGTTGGCTTCTAATGCGGCTAAGTATGATATAATTGTTACCGGAGCTACTCGAGTTGCTGGTAATATTTACAAAGCCACCACGGCAAATATAACTGTTAAAGCAGAAGCCAAGTTCCCACCGGCTACCATTCATATCATTGATGGTGATCATGTAGACGTTGCCGATGCTACTTCTGGACGAGTTATTCTGGATAACGATACACTCATGTTCGTTGGAGATACTATTACCGTTATTCCTAAATCCGGATATAGACTTAAACAAAAAGTAGGACTTGAACTATTAAGTAAACCTTCTAAGTTATACAAGATTGCGAATGCAAGCGTAACTATAGAAGTGGAAGAGATTCCAACTCCTCCAGCTCCACCTCCAGGATCGACACATAATGCTATTCTTTGGTATTTGAAGTCGTTATTCTATGATGGAGTATAATAAGAAAAATAAATGGTAAATCAGTCTGAGCTATTGAGTATAATCTTAATAGCTCAGAATTATTTTAATTCAGAAAGGAATAAAATACGATGGCTGATAAAGTTACGTTTGTCTTTGATTCGGCATTTGTTGATGTTACTTTTAATGGAACTCCTGTTACTACTGGAGTAGAATCCACAGTAGAGGTTGGTCAGAAAGTTAAAATTCTGCCTAAACCTGGATTTGCAATCATATCTATTACTGGTGCTAGCGCATCTGGTGCATTGTATAAGTGCGATGCTAAGAATGTAAAAATCGAGCATGCTGGACCTCATGCAACTATTACATATCCGGCAGATAAAATCGAGGTTAATCCTACAGGAGCAAGAGTCAACGAATTCATTACTATTACGGCTAAACCTGGATATGAAATCGATCAGGTTACTGGGGCTACATTTGATTCTGTAAAAAATAAATACAAAATCAATGCAGTAACCGTAATGATTACGGCTAAAAATGCCCCCGCTCCTCCAACTCCTCCGGATCAGATGGTTGTTAAATCTCCGCAGTTCTGGCATCATGTAAAAAATATTAATAATATGAATTAATACTTGTTTATGTGGAGAATGCTGAGATGAAGTGTTTTTATATAGAAGCACGTAATGAACAAAACGAATATGTATGGATTAAATTTGTCTTCAAAAAATATAATGATTTATATTTGAGTGATATTATTCGATCGATCAATCAATATCTGATCAATACGTTTCCTTCTAATATATTCTTTACGTATCCTAATATCTTATTTGTAGAAGAGAATCCAACTCTATATAGAAACTATTCTAAAGAGTCTAATATACGATTTATTTCTACAGAAGATCATGATGCTGTATATACCTTAACATTCTCCACATATCAATCTTTAAAGGAAGCTCTTTATAATTTGATTTTGGAGGTGAAATAAGTTTGTATCAGGTAGTAAGTTTAGAAGAAGCGAAATCATTGATTTCTGATGCTTATGATTATCTTTGGGATAATGCCAGAGCCTATGGAAGAGATGTTAAAATCTATCTTCATTGGACAGCTGGTGGATATGATGCTACATTTGATGATTACCATTTCTGTATTTTAGGAGATGGTACCATCGTTTATACTGGGGATTTGTTCTCTCCTGTATCTTCTACATATAGAAGAAATTCTGGATCATTGTCTATCTCTCTTTGTGCAGCATACGATGCAGTATGTTATGAAGATGGTACTTATGATCTGGGACCATGTCCTCCTACAGAAGCGCAGATTGAATCGATGTCTATGTTGATTGCCGAAGCAGCTCATGCTTTAGACTTAACTATAGATAAGAACAGAGTTATGACTCATGGTGAAGCAGCAAACAACGAAGATGATATTGCTCCTCATGAGCCATATGCTGTATGGTCTGATCCACAACCTGCTGATGGAATTACAAGATGGGATCTTGCCGTTCTTCAGGATGGTGACGCTTGGCGTAGTGGTGGAGACACCTTACGAGGAAATGCTATATTCTACAGTAACCAGTAAAACTTCAAATAAGCTTCTCTATCGGGATATCCCGATAGAGAATGCCTTATAAAACATTATAATAAATTCTTAAAAAGGAGGTTAAGCTAACGTGAAGAGTGTTTATATGAGTGCATACGATATAAACAGCTATGTAGCAGATGATGATGTGTTATCCAGAGACAGACTCAAGTTTGATTCGGATAAACCATTCTTTCTGATTTGTAATATACCCATCAAAGACAAGACTATGTTTGAGTTCACTGTGCAGGATTATTATCCTATAGCCGATTTTAGGCATATTCCTCTTTATGTAGGTGTAAGCAAACAGATCTCTACAGGAATATTAGCTGGAACTTTCTCAGTTGGGTCAATTTATTATGATATATCGAATCCGAAGTATGACATCATGTCTAATCATGATGGGGCTCCTGTAGAATATCATCAATATATAGATGGAAGTTATACAGATGCTGATGGACAAGAAAAAGTAGGCTGTAGAAAACCTGGTATTATGGACACGATTGGTGTAGGAGTAAATCTGAAAACTAATACGATTACATTCTTTGTCAATTATACTACAGACTCAGAAAAACCTGCTTATAATAAGCCATTTTATTCATTCCATCCTCCGTTTAATATGAAAACAGAAACAGGATTGCGGTTCTGTATATGGAGTGATATTTATTACAAACAAATTACGGATGATAATAACTTTAGATCTGGAATAGAGTTCATAGAAGGTAGAAAGCATATCAAAGGATATTGTAACTTTGGAGAGACAGGATTAAAGCATCCTGTTCCTGGGTATACATCTTTATATTCTGCTTATTATGCTAAGTATGCTACTCATGAAATGGATCCTGTAGAAATAGGCACAAAGGATGAACCATGTACGGTAACAATAACTGGAGATAATTTTGAATTATTATCTAAAGATATAGATGCTGATGTACATGTAGAAAATGAATTAGATCCTATCGCCAAGAATATTTCTTTGGTGTCTGATTCTACTACAGTAGATATTATCAATAAGACGTTATATAAGATGCCTGCTTCTGAGGGTATTGTAGCTACTACAGATTATGGAGATACAAATTCTCATTTAGTAGGATCTAATATTTATATCAATTATCCTATTCCTAAGACAGAAAAGATTTATTTTGAATATACAGTCAAAGAATCTCAATTAAAACCAAAGACAGTAGGCATTCCGATGTCTATGGGTATTACTTCTATACCCAGAGATCCTGCTGTATCTCCGACATATATGAATGCGATTAATCCTGGAACGATTATGACAGAATCTATACGAATGAATTTGTATAGAGGAACTCCATTTATTCAAACCGGATTATTAGATTCTGCTGGATATTTCCAGTATCATATTATTAATGATGGCTTACAGAATTCTAATGCTAATAATTTATTTGTATTAGAAGACATAGAAACTTCTGTATCTCCTGAACAGGGAAGTGTTATTGGCGTATGCTTAGACTTAGCCAATAATATAATGAAAGTTATTATTGATGGAATAGACTTTACTAAATTAAAATTTCCTACAAAATCTACTCCCAGAAATCCATTTACAGTCGATGTAAATAAATCAATAGATGGTAGAACAGAATATGCGTATTTCTTTATTCATGATGAAGGTGCGTTTACTGGCAGAGCTGCTGGTAAATTTAACTTTGGAGAAACAACGTTTAGCTTTAAACCTCCTAAAGGATATACAACACTGTGGGACTTCTATAATGTAGATAAGAGACGTCTGTATTGTAAAGATTGGGATGCAGAAGTTCTTATTAAGTCAGAAAAGATGGTTAACTCTTATCTATTTGCTGATCTTAGAATCAATACAATGCTGAAGATTCCCGAAGGTATGAATAGACTGATTGATTCTGATAATATCATTGAAGATAAATTTCCTCATTACTACGATATCAATACAGACTTTATTCCTCGAATGTTAGATACAATCTCCAGAGATTATAATGGATATATTCCAGAGCATAAAGAGAATTCTATTGCTTCTAGATTTGAAGGAGTTAAGAAGTATAGAGTTAATATTGCTAAGTATACTAATCAAAAGATTATTGTCTATATGAATGGAAAAGCATATGAAGATTCTTTTGATGCTCCAGAAAATGCATTGATAAAAGTCAGAGTGGTTACAAAACCTGGATTAACATATGCACATTTCCCTGGAACTCCGAATATATCTAAAGCAGTTGTTGGATCTATTTTATATATTACCGCTACTCCTGCAACCTATGCAGAATATACTGTCAATATTGCTCATTCTGATACCCAGAAGATTGTGGTTCATCATTATAAAGCCAATGGAATCGTTGAAGATCATGAAGACTCATTTATCGTTACATCTAGATATCCTCATATTAAAGCAGAGATTACAGAAGTTAAACCTGGATTTAATAAGGGTACTTTGAATATTACAGAAATAGATGTATCTCATGATATTATTATCTATGCTTCATTGAACGAAACAGTACGATATAAAGTTACTGTACTTCCCACAGTACATCAATATATCAAAGTAGTTACAGAAGGCATTACCAGAACAAATAAGGATGGTAAGATTGAATTTACTGTCGGATATAAGAGATCTCTGAAAGTATTGCTAATAGGAGATCTTGGATATATTCCTGGTAAACTGTACTATACTGGAGCAGATGGAGTTAAACATTCTATCGTTGGCAATGCAATTACAGAATTAAATGAAAATATTACAATTGATGCAGGAGCTGCTTCTGCTGATATTTGTACAGTAGAGATGTCTCAAGTAGAAGGAGCAATATCTACGTTGTATGGGTATGATGTTAAGATTTCTCCTACTAAGTATCAGACAATGAGAAATAAAGAATTGACCGTTTCTATAGATCCTAAACCAGGATATTATTTAGATTATATCACGATTGAAACGAAGTAAAAGGAGATTTAATAATGGCTATGAAAAAAAAGAAAGCATTATTAAAAACCAGATTAAAAGACAATACGGTTGCTGGAATACATCCGGAAACAGAAACTTCTCAAGTGGTAGATTTAGCAGATAAGTATTATAATAAATCAGAAGTAGATACCAGATTAAATGGTAAAATGAATACTATCGGTATAGATAGTACTCCTACAGATGGATCAAATAACTTGATTACATCTGATGGAGTATATGACGCATTGACCAATTGTGTTAAACAGTCTGAACTGACTTCTGCTTTAACTCCTTATGCTATGAACTCTTCTGTTACATCTGCATTGGCTTTGAAACAGGATATATTGACCTTTGATAGTCTTCCTACAGAGAATTCATTGCATCCTGTAACATCCGGTGGAGTATATAATGCAATTAAGACTAAAGCAGATAAATCTGAATTAACTAATCTGGTAACAACGACAGCATTATCTACAGCAGTACAGAATAAACAAGATAAGTTGACCTTTGATAATGCTCCCACAGAGAATTCTGATAATCCTGTTAAGTCTAAAGGTATCTTTAATACATTTAAAGATTATGCTAAGAAGACTGACTTACATACAAAGTTATCTGAATTTACCAATGATGTGGGTTTCTTAACAAGTCATCAAGATATTTCTGGTAAACAGGACGTATTGACTTTTGATGAAGTTCCTACTGACCTATCAAATAATCCAGTTAAGTCTAAAGGTATTTTTAATGAATTTAAGAAATATGTTAAGCCAGCAGATGTAGATGCTAAATTGGCAGAATATGCTAAGACTACAGAAGTAAATAATAAGCTGACTCTGAAACAAGACAAATTAACATATGATGAAGCCCCTACGGCTGCTTCTGATAATCCTGTAAAGTCTAAGGGAATTAAGTCTTATGTAGATTCATCGATTACTACGGCTATTAATAATTTAAGTTTATTTGGCGCAATGGATGATGCTCCTAGTGCCACATCAGATAATCCTGTTAAGTCTAAAGGCATTTATAATGCATTACAAGCTAAAGCAGATAAGTCTGAATTAAGTGTCTATATGAAAACAGCAGATTTGCCAGCAGCTATAGCTACTAAACAAGATAAACTAACTTTTGATGAAAATCCGACTAAAGATTCTGGCAATCCTGTATATTCTGGTGGCGTATGGAAAGCTATTGACGATACTAAGAAAGCTATTAATATTTCTAATTATTATAATAAATCAGAAGTAGATAGTAAAATAGCAGCTGTACAGGTTGGAGAATTTAAAGAGATGACTAAATCAGAATTTGAATCTATTTGGAACAGCATTATTAGTTAAAAACAATAAAGGAAGAAGGAATATATTATGGCAGAACAACATTTTATAGGCGAAGAACGACTTAAAGATTTAATTAGAAATATTGGCAATTTGGCTAATACAAAGCAGAATAAATTAACGTTTGATGAGGCTCCTACAGATAACTCAACAAATCCTGTTACATCCAAAGGCATCAAGAAGTATGTAGATGATACAGTAACCAGTGGTACAGTTGATTTAACCAATTATGCTACAAAGACTTATGTAACAGCTGCTATTTCTGATAAAGCCAATCGTTCTGAGATTTTAACAAAAACATCTCAATTGACAAATGATGCTGGATTCTTAACTACTCATCAGGATATCTCTGGTAAACAGGATAAATTAACGTTCGATAATGATCCTACAGATAGTTCCGATAATCCTGTAAAGTCTAAAGGAATTAAGAAATATGTGGACGATAAAATTGCCGTAGTAAATACTAATAAGGCGGATAAATCTGATATTCCTACCAAAGTATCTCAGTTAACTAATGATAAAAATTATTTGACTACACATCAAGATATATCAGGCAAACAAGATAAGTTAACCTTTGATAATGATCCAACAGAGAATTCTGATAACCCCGTTAAGTCTAAGGGAATTAAGTTGTATGTAGATAATAAGGTTGCCGTCGTATCAACAAATCAGGCTACCAATTATTATACCAAAGCACAGGTCAATACAGAATTAGACAAGAAACTGAATAAGGATGATTTCGTAGAATTATCTAAAACAGAATTGCAGTCAATTTGGGATAGTATTATTGTATAATATAAAATTCTCCATAGACCATATGGTCTATGGAGACTCTATTATCATTTTATATATTTTGATATTTGATAAAAGATACTTATGGTATAATTGTACTATTAGTTCTTTTTATTTTTATAAAAACCTTCAAATCTATAGATTCTATGCATGTTTTGATTGATAAACAATATAGTAAAGTATTCCTCTTACAATACTTAATTCTATATAGGAAGAGAGCTGGTATTATAATGAATAACAGACATTCTGGCAGTAGCAAAGACAGTGGTGGAGCTTTTTATGTGGATGACAAAATCTTAGGAAGAGCTTATTCTAAATTGGATGTATATCAAAAAGAATATTATCATTCTATTATGGATAAGAATCTAAAGTTTATTGGCATCAACAGTCCTGCTGGAACTGGTAAAACGTATATTGGAATTATGGCAGCATTAGAAATGCTCAGACAAGGATGTATGAATCATGTCTATTATATACGAATTCCTGACTTACGTTCTCTAAAGTTAGGATTCTTGCCTGGGTCAGAATTAGAAAAGGAGAGTATATACTTCAGACCATTCTACGATATATGCGAAGACTTAGGTTTACGTCCAGAGGATGTAGACTATGGAAGAAATAATCAATCATTTATATTGTGTACAGATATTGGATTAAGAGGAACAAATATAGAAAAATCTGTAGTTATTGTTGATGAAGCACAGAATGGCGATCTATCCAGTCTTAAATTAATATTGACTAGAATTCATGATGACTGTAAAGTTATATTGGCCGGTCATAGTGCACAAAGAGACACCAAGAACACCAATGGAGCCTTTGAAAAATATATAAAATATATGTGTGAAAAGAAATGGGCTAAAGAATGTGTATTGACTAAAAACTATAGAGGCGAACTGGCAACGTATGCTGATCAATTTGAAATATAATCTATGATAAACTGGGTAGTCTATATAGACTACCCATATACTTTTGTGAGTTTAACATTCTAATAATCTGGAAAATTATCTAAATAGAATATATAGAAAGAAGGTTTAACAATATGCCTGATAATTGGAGAAGTATGATTATGACTGTTACCAATGGTAGCAAAGAAGAAATTGTTCATTATCAAACTGATACTAAGAATATTGTAGATTGGAGAGAATCTTATAAAAACGAATTAAATGAGTATAGAGGCAAACCCAACGGGTTAGCGTCCTTAGACAATAATGGATATGTACCCAAACCTCAATTATATTATGCTATGAAAGGGATTACTGATTTACAAACACAACTACCACAAGCTATTGCTACAGCTACACAGAATTTAGTTAAGACAGTCGCCGGAGATGGAAATGGTGTTATTACTGTCACTAAAGCTAACGGAACGCAGAATACGATCAATAAAATTGCTAATAGTATATCTGCGGATACTAGTGTTGCGGCTAGTAGATTAATCTTAAGAAAAATTAATAATATGAATGAGCTTAATACACTAGAAGATAACGTTCATTTTTATGGTGACTTTGATATTCTAGATATAAAAGAAACAGGACAAGACTGGACGGGTTGGCAAACGGGAACAGAAGGCGTAACAGGAGAAACAGGTCAAAAAGATCAGTTCATTTGTATTGGTGATAATAACATTTATCATCGCAGGCTAGACAACCAACATGATGGTTGGAGCTATTGGGATAAGATACAAAACCAGACAGAATGGACTAATTTTAATTGGAGGGGTCAGCATAATGCAGTAGATACGTGGATTCCAGTATTTGCTAGCGATCCTGCTCAAATAGATTATGTCTTAAAGAGCGAAATTGCGGCTTCTGGATTTACAGATTGCAGTTTAGCCGAGAGAGGATATCAGAGATTGCCTAGCGGATTATTATTCCAATGGGGTAGAGATAATTTGGGAGGTAATGGTAATGAAGGTATATCTCAGTGGTTTACTTTTCCCAAACAATTTAATAGCGTATGTTTTAATGTGTATTTACAAGACTTAAACCACGATACCCAAAATAATAATGAGAATGCAAATCTTCATGATAATGTACTTCAAATATGGGATTTAAATACAAATGGATTTAATGTATTTAAACAAATACCAGCTGCAAATTCAGATCCCTGGTTCTCTGGTTTCTCTTGGTTGGCTATAGGTGTATAATTACATATTTATAGAAAGGAAAGTTTATCAATGTTTATTTTAAATTGGATTATCTCTATATTGGGTGGATATACTCAGAAAGAGTTTAATACTTTTATGAATTCAAGATCTATTGCAGAATCTAAAGGATTAAAGTATGATAGTCTTTTACAAGATTATGTAGAGCTTAAAAATAAGTATAAGAAACTTTTATCAGAATTAGATGATCTAAAGTTACCTAAAACTGAGTCTTTGGGATCTATACATTTCCCTAAGAGCAAATTTACAGCACCCTTCAATATATCTATACTGCCTAGTGTTAAAACAGGCTTAAAAGCTAAAGTTATATTAGGTAATCAGATTGGATATATTCGTTTAGGAGATGTAGAAGATAAAGATAGAACTGGAGTATGCTATATGAGCAAACTTACAGATAAAGTTATTTACTTACTTAAGAAATAATACGAACTCCCATAGAGCATAGGCTCTATGGGATATTCTATTGACTTTTATTTTTTTTTAATTATATATTATAAGTATGAGAAGTTCATTTATATTTTACAAAAGGAGAAGATATTATGAAATTATTGTGGTTAATTAACGAGAAGTATAGATATTATGTATTAAAACGTTCGATCTTGACCATTACTGGTGATCTTATTGTTCATAAAATGGATTTTTTATTGGATTTAGTAGATAATAAAAAACCGTTAGATCATGTTGAGACCATTCAATCGTTTATGGATACTATAGAATCGATAGAACTAAGCGATGACGGTTATTCTTTTGATTATACTATGAATAAGTATGATAAATTTATTATTAGTATAGGAGTCTTATTTGCAATATTGAAATATGCTAAATTGTATGATATGTATAAGGATAAAATACTAGATTATTATGCAGATCGAATGAACGAATATGGGTATATTTTTGAAGACGATTTCCCATCTACTATGAGAGAAATTTATATTATATTTCAGAAATCAGTAAGATCGAATATGAATTCTGAATTAATACATGCCAGATTACGAAATTTGAGTGAAAATATACAACGTAATAAAATATAAATTATTTTTAAAGGAGGAAAGATAAGTATGAGTGATTTAGAAAACAGTATTATTATTCCACCCGAAAGGGTAGGAAGACTACTATCTCTTTCAAATAGTATCGATAACATTACCAGAATTGCCGCAAGGTATTCATCTTATTTTTCTGCTCAAGCATCTAATGATATTGTTATGTATCTGAAAATATGGAATAGATATATGAGTATAATTCTTGATTCTCAAGATTTTAGAACAGAAGATAATCAGTATATTATTTATAAAGTACCGTTCATCGAATCGTATCATCGTTTATCAAATGCTTTTAAAAGTTCATTTTATAATCATTATACAATTGATGATATTAAGATCAAAGCAGAATTCCAGTACGATATCATACGCGTTATTGGTTATTTATATATTATTGGATGTATTTTAGATATACCAATGTGTGACCAATTTAAAAAGGAGGACAAATGAAAATTATAAATTCAATAATCGGATGGCTAAAAAGTGATAATAAATCAGAAGAATCATACTCGGTGGATATAAATTATATACTGATTTCACCAGAAGAAATGAATATGATTTGTAAAAAGATAGAAGATATTACAACAATCTTATCATTACAAGTTGAGTATTTAGAATCAGAGACATCTAATCGTTTGATAACATCATTAAAAGTAATGACTGGATTTGTGACAGAAATAACAGAGAACGAATATTTTAAAACAAAAGAAAATCGCTATATTATTTATACCGCGCCATTTGTTAATGAGTTTTATACATTAATTGATTTATGTAAAAAGTTGCGTATTCATCATAAACCAACTCCAAATTTTGATAAACGTTCTGCGTTTGAAAACGGAATGACCGATATAGTTACAAAATTATACGCTATTGGCAGTATTTTAAATATTTCTGCTAAGAAAGATTCTTTATAAAGGGGAAACAAAATAAAAGGAGGAGTATATTATGTACGAAGATCAACTCATTCAAGATTGCTATGAGAAGCTTATTCCAGTTTACGAAAAGCATTTGAAATTTGAAAAAGTCGATAGTTTAGATGAGTTTAAAAAGTATTTTATAAAACCTGATATGGTCAATGATGAGACGCCTATGCCATTCATAAGCGAATTAATGGAAGTATGGAACAGTGATATTTATAAATATAGTAGAGCATATTACGAATTTCCTATATATCTATATAATTATATATGCGATGATATATTATTTTTAAATTATTGTGTAGTATTGCAAAAAGTTCCCACATTGGCACTGTGTACCGATTTTGAATCAGATATGGAATTGAGTGCAAAGTGCATCATAGAATATCTCTTGCATAAATATTTCAACGCTAATATTTATATAAATGATATTGATAATATGGTTAGATATGCATCTATGCTATATGTCAATATTGTATATAGAGAGACTGGAGAGTTGTCTAACTCATTCTTAGATAGTCCTGCTACGAAGATGATAATATCTGATTATAGCAATAAATCTATCATTACGGCCAATACATTCTTATTTAAGTATCGTAATCTCAATTATAAACGGTTGACTTCAGCTTGCAAAGATATGGCCGATCGATCTACTTCACAATTGCATCGGCATCCGTTTTGTCGTGTTAATTTTGATAAAGATTCTATATTAGTATATTCGATAGATGATACTCCACTATATAAAATCACTGTTAAATTTGAAAAGGAAAACCAAAATGAAAAAGTATGATGAAGTTAGAGATGAAATGCTAAAGAACCCAAAAGTCAAAAAAGAATATGATAAATTAGAACAAGAATATATAGAAGAACAAGATAAGATTACAAAAACTAAGAAAGAGGTAAAAGAAAATGTATGATGAATGGAATGGTAATAACTACGTTCATATTGAAGTCAGTGAATTGCATATTATTCAAGATGAAATAGAGAATATTAAAGAAATTCTTAACAAACTTGAGGAATCCACCGTATCTGAATCTAATGAAATGACTACGCTTCAAATTAATAAAAGTGAGTCCTTAATTATTTTGGATATATGGGAACGATTCCTTAAAAAGAACTATTTTAAAATATATGGTAAGGATTCAGATAAAATTTCTATATATACTCCTGTATTCAAGCAATATTATTATAAATTATTGGATATGTATTCAAAATGGGATGCATTACAACCGTTATCTATTGAATTCCGTCGGATTCTTATATCTATATTTACTATTGGTAAAATATTAGATATGGATATGATGGAAAAATAATTTCCAATATATATTATAACACTGATGTATTAGATCAAATCATTTTTAGTCTACGTATATTTATCACACACAAAGAAAGGATGGAATTCTAAATGGCAGATTTTAGATTTCATAACAATGGATCAAACAACAACTTCAAACAAACTGAAAATGAAACAAAAGTAGAGACATCTGATACAACATCAGTTAAAGCTAAGTCTTTTTCAGAATTAGCTAACAAAGATGGATCACCGAATGATGGTCCAGAAGAAAGAGAAAATAGAAAGAAATATTATGTGAATGATATTCTTGATCAAGAGATTACCGTAACAGAAGTAAGAATACGTAAGTCCAAACAGGGTGATGATAAAGAATATATGACTTTGAAATTTGTTGATGGAAATGGAGAAGACAGCTATGTCAATACTGGTTCGTCTACCATTAGAAATCAGTTAGAAGGTAAAGTCATTGACGAACCGTTTACTTGCCGTATTGGTAAAAGAACATCTAAGAACGGTAGAGAATATACCTGTCTCTATTAATATTATCGTATAAAACCAAAATATACCAAGACAGGATTTTGATCTATATATCACATGAAATTTCTAAAGATTTTTCGCTATATAAGACCTCCAAGAGTCATATGACTCTTGGAGATTTTTATTTTTATATACAAGGAGAGAATAGAAATGATTATTTCTGAATTAGAAGGCAGTTTATTTTCGGTATTGATAAAAATAGGTGGAATTCGTATTGAAGATGAGGCCTTAATCAAATTACATATGAATTATGAGGATAATAATGGTACCAAAACTGCGGGCGATATTATATTGGATAAACCAAATGCTAACGAATATATGGTATCTCAGAGTACTATTAAATATAATAGACCTGCAATTTCTGAAATAGATGTATACACATCGACAAATCATTATCATTGTATCTTACATCGTAATATCGAATTTAAGCCCGGATATATGCGTCTTAAACTCGAATTTCCGGATGATATCGAATCAACAGAATGTTTATGTACTGTGCTGCACTCTGTAAGAGGAGCAGAAACAGATCCGTCTAGTGTTATGAAATATGAGAATGAGTGTTTTGTATATGATTATTCTCATATCATGCAGGTATATCAAAAAGTAACACGTACAAGAGGCGACATAATAAGATTTGCATCATGTGTAATTCGTGCGTTAAATCAAAACTTTTGTGAACAACCGGTGCATTGGAATGATATAATTAAATCAGATAATGATCGCCGATTTAATTATATAAATTTTCCACCATATAGTGAACTTGTGAGAATTGTTTATAATATATTGGCGTACAATATAGGTTATTCGAATTATCATAAATATATGGATATCATTCAATTTACTATAGTCAAAGAAATTGCAGAATTAACCGCCCATATTTACAAATCGTATATATTAAGAATTTTTAAAGAAATTCTGTTGGGAACTAATGGTTCTGGAATTGTACGAAATGAAGATGGATCCGCTACTATTAAATTCATTCCACCAGAATGCGATGAAGCGTCTGGAGAAGAACCACATTATTCAAAAGATATGGAATTTAATATAACCGTTCTAAATTATGATTCGTTTATAGATGCAATTTTATTAAGAAATTCAAATGTTCACAATTTTTCTTATCCAAATAAGTCATTAGATGTATTTTAACTTCAGGAGAAATTTTATGCCAAATCATGTACGTAATAGAATCATTATGAAAGATATCGGGAGGATATATCCAGAATGTTTTGATTTTAATGAATTCATTCCTATGCCAGAATGTATTAAGTAAACAGCAATCGATGTTCCTTTCGATTCAGAAGAAAGAAAAGCCGAAATAGTAAGTACATCAATCTTTAATGATAGTAATATAATGGACTTAATTTATAAAGAAATTCGAAATAGTCGCACTTCTATAGATATAATACGATATAACAATATTTATGATTTGGTTGAAAAATATGTAGCAAATAGGTTTGACGAAAATCCTCCGAGTACAAAAATGGTTTTAAATTATTTTGCAAATATAATGCATTGCTTTATAAGTACAGGATGTACTGATTGGTTTGTATGGTCCAATACATATTGGGGTACAAAGTGGAATTCATGTGGTTTTGAACGTATCGATGATAATATAATGCAGTTTGATACTGCATGGAATATTCCGATTCCTATCTTTAAAGAACTATTTAAGAAATATCAAGATAGAGAAATTGAAATATGGTTTGCCGATGAAGGAATTCCTGAAAATGCTGGTCATATCTATAAAGAAAAAGGTTCTATCGATTTTCATATTGATTGGCAACACTCAGATGAGGAATATCGTGATTGTATACTAAATACATGGGGAGAAGAATATCTAAACGATGACGAAGAAGAAAATGATACAGTCAAAATAGATACTACAAAAAATGCAAACTATATCCCCTATCCTCCTGATTATGGGAAAATGTTTAAAGATGCCAAACCAATAAATATCAAAATAATCCATCCAGAAGACAAACCTTAATTATTATAATAAACTAGAGCTATATAGCTCTAGTTTATTTTTTGTCTCCCTAATAAGCATATTGTAAAACATTCTTATAATATGAAAAGAAGGTGATATAACTATGGGTTCTTTTAGCAAACAAACTATTCTTAACCCCTCGCAACCAAGAATAACAAACAACTCTACCATTGCAGCAACTTCTATTTCCAATAATGGGAATCAGAGAACAAATATTGTAGAGTCTCTTACCAATTCCAGTATTAATCGTATTACAGATAACCCGTTTTATTTTTTCAATAATTTATCTATGACTAAGGTTACGTTCTATAATATCAATAAAGAACATACCACATTAGATGAAGTAATTGATAATGCATATAATTTCATAGGACCAGCATCCGGATTTAGATTTGATAAAATCAATGGAGTTATTCTCTATGGCATTCAGAATATGGAATTATCCATTGATATGGGAGAATGGGGCGCAGAAGCCGATCCAATAGAAGGAGAAGCTTATTTACCTCCGAATACATTTATTCCTTATCAGCATTCTTATTTCTCTATTGATTATATCAATAAATCTGGAAGAGAAGTACTCTTCCGCGTTACTTCTGTCAATATAGATACATTCCCAAATGGTTCTAATTTTTATAAGATCTCTTATAAGTTAGAATCTATTGGGGAAAATATCAATCCGCAAGTAATCAACGAATACCAATATATGGCAGATAATATTGGTAAATCTGGTACAGGTCCGAATACATCCTCTTCAGGATCCAATAATAATGTATTGGTTGATATGAATACATTTAACCTAATGAATTCGTATAACCAATTGATAGAGATGTTGAAACAAGCCTATGTGGAATTGTTCTTCCAGCAATCTACACAGACATTTGTATTTAAATATGGATTCTGGGATTATTTTTTCTATGATCCGTACTTGATAGAGTTCTTAATTAGACATAAGATCTTCTCAGTATCCAGAGTACCCTATATCCATGTATCTCAGCCAGCATTACCGCCGATGTATTTACATATTGATTATAATAAAACAATCTTTAGATTATTAGAAGATCCGCTCAATACAACAGTTTGTTATTATGATGGCTATGGTATGTTGGTACAAGATCCAATGTCTCTCTTAACACATCGTATTGAACCATACTATATGATTACATATAGAGATGATGATGGATCTCCATTTGGTTCTCCATTATTAGAGAAGATTCCGTTATTTGATACAGATATGATTAATCTCTTACCAGGGTATTCTAACGAAGATCCTAAGAGTTCTTCTTGTCCATGTGGATGCTCTTGTCAAGATATATTGGCTAAGCTTCCTAATTATAAGAAGTACTATAAGATTATTTATAATTACTTTGCCGGATTGCCTATTACATATACAATGATTGCAGATATCAATAATATTGATTTCAAACCTTGTAAAGAATTATATTATGCAATTCCTATGCTGATCTATATTCTACAGCAGACAATCAACAATCTTCCTAGTACATCATCATCAAATAATTCTATGGAAGATCCATCATCTCAGAAATCTAATGGGTCTCCTGGTAATTTATCTCTCCGTTCCTGTCCTAAAGGGTGCTTAACTTGTACAGATAAGCCTTCCGACTAATTAAAATGCTTATTATAAACATATAATTAAATCTATTTGACTATAGAAAGGAGATAGAGAGATGGATCTAAAGGATGGTTTTGTCGATCTCATTAATGAAACCATGAATGAAGAAGATCATGTTGAAATATCTGTGTCCATGGTGGAAGATCTCGCTATAGACGAAGATATTTATAATGGTTCTTATTTGGAAGAACAATTAGATAATTTATTTCCTACAGAAATAACAGATCCCGTTTTACTTGAAAAATTGGGAGATTAATCGAAGGAGGATTATAATATAATGGTAGATTTTGATTCTATTATGGAAGCTGCACAAGATGCTATCGATGTAGTCTTAGATAAATCAGCCGAAGAAGATGCTGATGTAGACTTTGAAGCTTCTACTGAAGTAGATGATCAGGCTCTTGATGCTGTTATTGGAATTACAGATAACGTTCTGATTTCTGATAAAGATATTGAAGATATTGATGCTGGCAAAGAACCGGGAGATTATGACCCAGTAGATGTAGATGCCAGAGAAGCAGAACAGGATAAAGAGATTCAAGAATTGGAGCAGGATGTTAGTGCCAATGCTCTTGTAACTAAAGATGATATTAAAGATCTCAAAGAAGGGGCTTCTATTTATGATTACGTAGATAAAGTAATTAATGAAGATGTAGGAGATATTCCGTTTTCTTTGAATGATGAAAATACTGGTAAAGTATGTGAATTCTGTCATCATGCTCCTTGTGAATGTGGAGATGCTCATGTTCCTCATACAGCTCCCCATACTACAGAATTGGTAGACAAAGATGTAGATACGGATGGAGAAATCTTAGGAGATGATGGTGTAAAATCGGATGCTCCTATATTTAAAATGAATCCGACAGAAGATAATGATACCGGTACAGATAACGTGCCTGGGTCTATTTTGACTGATGCTGATCCTAAACAGGGTGCCAGCTTAGATCATAATGATGATGCCGTTCTTCCTCCCAATATCGATATTGAAGATGACATCGACGATGATACTGATCTGGATGATGTAGAACCCGATATGTTTGATAATACACCAGAAAAACATACTACGGTCGATCTGACCAGCAGCAATGCACCGGCTAATGAGCCTGCAGGGCCTGTTGTTCCTTTAACAGATGGAACTAGACCCGGAATAATTGAATCCCATGAAGAAGGAGACTTAAATATGTTTGAAGATGAAGATTTGAATGCCAGCTTGGAAGAAACTTTTGAAGAACTGGAAGATAGTGTGGAAGTATCCAATGAAGACGTTAAAGGTAAAGATATGTCTTCTGATGGAGCGGTAGAAGATCTGTTTGATGCTATGGGTACTGATGATCTGGACGATGTAGAAATGTTTAATGATTTTGAAGGCTCTGATATCAATGCAGAAACTGAACGTTCTAAAGGATTCCTGAAAGGAATGGATAAGAATGTAGATGAACCTTCTGGCTCGTTTAATTCTCAGGATTCCCTGAATGTTGGAAGAGAAGAAGAAAAGATGTTTGATCTGGCTCAGGATGTAAATAAGGCAGCTATGGCTAAGAACTAATTTATTATAAAAAAGAAATATAGAAGAGATCTATATAGATCTCTTCTTATCTTCTGACAGTTTTACTACTGAAACATAATTATAATTGCTAATACATAAAGGAGGTTATATCTTATGCCAATATCAGATAAACCTGTAGCATATATTATCAACGAAGGGGTTGCAGATTGCGTCTCTTGCGACGTAATTCGTAATGATAATGGCTTCTTGGTTGCTGAATGTACACTACAACAGGCAATGAAATTAAATAGAAACAGACGTTATTATACAGAAGCAGATTTGCGTAAAGAAATTTACTCTGATCGTATCAGAGAATTGGTAAGCACTGGCAACTTTAAAGGAGAAGCTGGTCATCCGTTGGATATGAACTTAGCCAGACAGCAGAAAGTAGACCCCACTTTGGAGCAAGTCTGGTATACTAAGTTATGGATGGATGGAGATTATGTTAAAGCTCATGTCAGAGGAACTAATAACGAACTCGGCAGAGCGTTTAATGAAGATTTGAAAGCTGGACAGAAGCCATCCTATTCATTAAGAAGCCTAGGTTCTATCAAGATTGTTAATGGGCAGTCCAATGTAACTAATTTAAGAATTGTTACTTATGATAGAGTCTATTATCCATCTTATGATAATGCGTATACCAATCGCATTATTTCTGAATCTGCTGGATTTGAAGGAGATTCTTTAGATCATATGATTACTTCTAAAGGTAATCAGCAGATTGTTAAAGAAGGATTTGAAGCTGTAGCTCCTGTTATGAATCAGGATGTAGTAGACTTGTTGATTAAAGAGTCTTATAGCTTCTATCAGATCTGCAATGACTTCTCTCCCATTTATAAGAGCATTACTTTATCTGAAGATAAAAAATCTGTTACTATGGTGACAGAATCTTATGAAACAATTGTTGTTCCTCTTGGTAGATTTGTGGAAAATCAGATAGATAAATTCTGCCAGAAGTATAGTTAATATAAGGGTCAATTATTATGGAAGATTTAGAATTTAGATTAGAAGATGAAAATCAACGCGGATTGTTAGAATATTCTTTAGAAAATGATTGCGATTATTATTTAGAATCTGGAGATAATAAGAAACAATATGCTATTGTTTCGGCTAGAAGCTGGGGTACTCTTATTCATGGTATTTCTATTGTTGGTCCTGGTTTTATAATTCCATTGGCAATGTATAATCGTATTGTGTCTGTATATAGTGCCGATACACCAGCAGATGCATTATTTAGATGGGTAGATTATAATCATATTCGTTCTATAGAATATGATAAGAAAAAGAAAATTCTTGTCGTAGATAAAGATTGGTATGATAGAGAAAAGAATGCGGATGTTGTATTCTTACAATGCCCTAGTGCATCTGTAGCTAAAGCTACATTTGGAGGCGATAAAGTAATTCCATCTCCTTACGCTCAGCATGGTGGTATGTTTAAGAAAGACCCATTTTCTTGGGAGAAACCTATAGCTACTTCTTTTGCTAAACAGACTGGTATTAAATCCGAATTGACTACATTTGATAAAATATGCAAAAGAGCTGGTGTAAAACTTAAATTAGTCGATGCTAGCATTTCTGGTCATGGACTCAAACAGATGGCCAAGAAATTATTCTTTGGTGTAGAGTCTAATGAATACTCATTAGAAGATGAATGTAATATGTATATGGAATCTAATGAAGAAGATTATACAGCATTAGAACAAGCTTTATTGCAACCAAGTAAAGATTAAGAATCTTAATTTATATAGATAACACTTAAGTATATTAGATAATTATTTACGAAGATATTCATTCATCCCCAATCTGAGTGAGTAATTAGTATAATATAATTTGATCTATTTATAGATCTAACTATTTTATTCTGGTATATTCTATGAATATACTAAAAATTCTCTAAATTTCTTCTATATGAAGAATACTAAAATGATTGGAGGAAAGTTAACATGTACGATGATGAAATTAGATCATTCGTAGAAGCTGTAGAACCGGACTTCAGCTATGAAGGTACTGATGGTGCTATGGCTATGGTTGTTGAATCCACACATAATCTGATTGCTCTTGAAGAAGGCATCGAATATGGTGAACTGAGCGTTCAGCAGGAAAATGTTATTGGCGATGCATTTGATGCTATTTGGAAACGTATTAAGCAGTTCTTCAACTGGATTCTTGAACTGATTAAAAAAGTTTTGGCAAAAGTTAAAGCATTCTTCATGATGCTTCGTCGCAAATTAACAATGGCCGCCGCTAAAGCTTTCAAAACTATTGGTGAATTCGTTAAGAATCATACTAATGCTAAGAAAATGGAAAACGAAAAAATCGAATATAATGGCCTTAACGCAGCAAATGTTGCAAAACTTATTGCAAATATTCCTGACGTTCCAAAGGGTGTTAAAATTACCCCGGCTATTGTTGAACAGATTTTGAATTCGATTCCGAAAGATTCTATTCCTGACGAAGCTAAAGCTACTGCTAAAGCGGCATTTAAAACTGCTAGCAACAATTCAAATAACCAGGCAATTTCTGATGTGATGGATATTGTTAAACAGAATATTGGTTCTGATGATATTAGACAACTGGTTTATGAGCGTTTCTTCCCGGGGTTGGATGGAAAGAACTTTATCTCTGAGTTAAAAGAAAAACTCATTGAAAAGAAAACGATTGCTCCATCCGAAAAGAATTTCAAAGAGATTTATTCTAATGATCTTTTGAAGAATCTTGATAAAGCCTATGATGGCGTTATGAAACTTCATAGTTGGGATCTTAAGAATGTAAATGAAATCCAGAAAGTCGTTGAAAAGAAAACTAAAGAACTTCTTGGAATTAAAAAAGAAGGACAGAAGAATATTAAAGCTGGAATTAATAAGACTCTGAGTGTTCTTTTTAAATACATTAGTTCTGGGTTGACCATTATTCATAGCGCTGTAGCAACCGTTGGACAGGCTATCGCATCTACTCTTATGAGTGTATATAAGTCTGCTCTTGGTGCAACTCTTAAAGGTCTGAAACGTAGAGCTGCATATGCTGTAAAGAGTCACGATGAAAGTGTAGATATTACTATAGTATAATGTGTTTATTATATATCCAGAGGTTATATAACCTCTGGATATATTTTTTATAAAAAATAAAAGAAGGGTATATACCCTTCTTTTATTTTTAGTAACCTATCAGTAAAGATGGTTTTTTCCGCATAATTTCAAATGCATCCGTTTTACTGCTGGTTACTGTTACTCTTGGCTCTGACCCAATGTTGTAGAATACGTAGAATTTCTTATTTTCTCCTTCAAGAATAAAGTTATTATTATCTCCTGCTATCGCATTCAATTCAATATCCTTTTTATCGTCTCGATGATTAATAATAAATTCAAATATTCTGTTTTTCAGATTAAATATCTGATTTTCATTCAAACCATTGGTTAGCGAATCGATATGTATATATTTTTTTACATATCGATCAAATGGATTAATTTCTATATCAAGCAAATTAAATAATGATTTGGCTTTGATAAATACTTCTAATCCTTGCTGAACCGTTTTGTCTGCCAAGAGTTTTGTAATAAGTGTTTTATTATCCATAATAATTATCCTCCTTTTAAAAATAAATGTAAATTTATTATGGTTATTACACCTATATAATATATAATTGAAAAAAAGATAGATTCCATTTTAACAATAAATATTCTTTTTTAATAAAATATTATGGATTATTTGATTATTCTTTTTTTTTATACATCATAATAATCATCATATTATAGGAGGTATATTAAACTATGTTATATACAAAAGAAGATTTAGAACAAGCTTATATAGAAGGATATAATAATGCATGTGATGAATTAGAAAGTATGTTAGAATCTAATGAATATTCATTAGAAGATGAATGTAATGTATATATGGAAGCTGATGAGTCTACTCTTAAAGATAATGCAAGATCTATTTTTAATCGGAACGTTCGTAAAATAGAAGACGAAGCGAAACATAACTCTGAGAAACATACAAACGATAAAACCCGTCGGCATGATGATACGGAGTATAATCGAATTGTATCTCATTTCAAAAGTGGGCATGATAGAGTACGTCAAGGATTGCAAAATGATCCCAAAATTAAAAAGTATGATGATTTCATTAATAAGAATTTACCTAAGGCTAGAGAACGTGCTCGTAAACTTTTAGAAGAAATTAAAAATAAAAAAGATAATCATTAAAAAAAATTACACATATAATCCATAGACTCATATGAGTCTATGGATTATAATGATACAAATTAATATGCTTTTTGTATTTCGTCTATCTTAGATTGAATATCGTTATAATGATCTTTGATAAAATTGATAGTAAAAGATAATGCGTTGTCAGAAAGATCCAAATCTTCAATAGAATCGCAATCATCGGATATATTATTTAATACTATATATGTATGCTGATTTGTAGGCTTATTGTGAATTATAGCAATAACTGGAATCTTCTGATTATGATTAATTTTATCAATGAATTCATGATATGTATTTATTACTTGCTTTGTTGATATTGGTTCACCTATTTTCAGAATAGATTCCATAGCATTTGCTATTATATAAGAATTTATAAAGAATTGAGATACATGAACAGCTATTGTTCTAAGAATATCAGTATTGAATATACTGAAATCTATAGAAGACAACTTATGGAACCGCATAATAAAACTATCTATATTATTACAAGTATAATCGACAAACAAATACCATTTTAGAAATTCAAATATAGCAGATCTTGAAATATTAGCTTTCTTACAATCTTTGATTATTGTTCTTAAAATTTCTTTTTCATTATTTGTAAACATATTTTCTCCTTATAGATTGATAATGCCACTGTACGCACTGTTCGTATCTAGCTTAGTAATACCAATACTCTTCAATGGGAAGGTACCGATATTATCTTTAACTATGCTGGCATAATCAATAAACTCTAGTATCCATTTAGGTGTTTGACTATCTCTAGGAATAGCTATACTAGTAATTTTTCGACTATTTAGAGCTAGATTATCATTGAATATCTTCACAGCAATTTTATTCTGAGAAACTTCAATTACTGGATTCTCATAAATAATCTTTCTCATGATTTCATATTTCTCAGGATCCGATTCTTTTAGTTTACAAGATTCTAATGAATGAGCATCAATATTAACTCCAATAATCAATACAGAATTATTTTCATCAATATTGATATATGCCTCATCTTCATCTCTAAATAAGTTATAAACAATAGAAGCTTTAACCTGCTGTGTACTCATTGGATTCTTATATGTAACAAATGGTTTAAGCTTTTTAGGACTATAGTATTTCAATCCGCCATTATAGATATCATCATAGATGGTCTTTTCCAGAACAGCCAATTTATTGATGATCTTCATTTGATCAATATAATTTGGTCGTAATACATCTTCATGTAAAATATTTCCAAGAGCTTCTTTAGTAGATTCTGGTACAACAGACTTATCAATCTGTAATCCTTTAATATCTAATTGCTTATCTAAGGGAACTTTATGACCTTCCTGAAGTTCTACAATAGACGCATAATGCTTCTTAGCATCGGACAATAACATCCGTAAGAATAAGAATTCGTTCTTCATATTCATCAAACAAAAATTATGAGCATCATTAGTTACATTATTCTTAATGCTTATACGATCGAAGTAATCTCGTAATAGCTTACTAATGATATATGCCAGTATATTGATGATGCTATATCTCATAGCGTCTTCTGGAATAATTTTAAATGGATCTACTAATCGTTTTCTTTCCAAAATTTCTTTATTTCTAAAATCGTAGATATATTCTGTTTTACTTTCTTCTTTCAAATCAGATGCATCATTGGGATTTTCTTTATTCAACAATCCAATTATATCCAATTCATAATGTTTCAGATCGATATCCAGATCTTTGGTTAGATTGGCTACATATTCATACCATGGATTTAAACAAATAATACAAGAATCTGTATCGGTTACTAAATCGATTTGACGATACAATGTTTCTACTCGTTCTATTTTATCGATGATCTGATATGGATAATAAATATACTCTTTGACCATATCTACCAATACATCCAAATTAGCCTTAATCATTGGTGGTGGAGAATTGGGATCGATAAATGGAGAATCCAAAGAATATAATAACTCCAATAAGAAGTCTTTGGGTGCGGTATTATTAAAGAAAGCATAGATATTATTTTTATAATAGAGTCTGTTTAAATGAAATTGGGATAATTGATGTAAAATTTTCCAGATAATATTGGCTTCTGTATGATCTGGTTTCCATCGATATCCACAAGAACTCATTAGTTTATCAAAGACTTCTTGGATAGAGACATCTCTATCTAAGATTCGATGGTCTTCATATTGTCTAGTTGGTTTCATTAATACAATATGATCAATGAACATAATCACTTCGTTCAAAGATCCAAATTTAATATTGTTAGCTAAGAAAGACTCAAAGAGCATAATAGATGCTGCAATAGAAGCTCTTCCTTGTCTGGTAATGGAAGCTGCCACTTCAAAGTTATAAAATATAGAAGATGGTTGCCCCATAGCGCCGTAGATCTCATGTGTTCGAATAGATTCGCTACATCTACCCAGTTCTCTTATGAACTTCATGTACTCTCATACATGGACAGACTATATCTTCATCCAATATTATATTGGAGCCTGGCACTTCGAATACGCTTGTACTCTACATAATAGTCGTTGAACGTTCTTCTATAATATATAGAAGCTTCGCTGCTGATTGCGGATTTTCTTATTATACCCTTAGCAAATAATATATATATTCTTTTAAATAAGTAAGAATTTCATATATACTACTCTTTTATTTCAGCTTAGGTTATATCTGATATTGTTTCTGACTTTCGTCACATTCATATATTAAAAATATATTGTAGTTATCAGATCTTTACCGGTTTCCAGCAATTCACCAGGATTCTCTCTATAAATTACTTTATAAAGAGGCCTATCCCAAACGCATTAGAATGCGTTTGTTTCAGCATTGACATCCACCTTAGCGACGGCTTGAGCTAAGTCAAAATGTTTATATTGCTCACTACCTTTTTTATGCTTTAGCATTTCTTTCTTAAATCTGTTACGTCTATCTGCAAATTCTTGTATCATCATGTATAATGGATTATCTATATCTCCATGCCTATGAAATAGACATCCGAAGGATGTCAGTATTGGTCGATCATGCATGATATACTCTGTTAATTCTAACATATTAGTATTATATACAGCATTCTTATATGTGTCATTCAGTTGACAAGCTGAGTTTATAATTCTCTTATTTATGGAATATTCTATAGCTCGTTCCAACTCGTCACTACTTAATTGAGGAAATAAATATCTGATGTTTCTTCTCATTGTATCTTTATAATCTTGAAAAGCAATACTTTGACTAGGTTTCATTATATATCTCCTTTCTTCTCTATGTATTGGAGTGTGTTATAATAAATCATTTTTTAATTCAATTATAAGAACATTTATTTAAACTACATTTTATTGTGGTCATGTATTAAGAATGTTGAAAACACTAATGGAGGTGAAATACTGTGTCATTCCTCGATAATGAAAATGAGAGAGATGGAGTCCAGGATATGGGCGCTCTCTTGGAATCAATGTTTGTTGATCTTGTTAATCATATGGATGATGAAGAACGTGTACAGTATTTGGAAAGCGCAGAAGTTAAAGCTCTTGTTGAAGGCGGAGCAGTTAATCGTCGTACAATCGTCCGTCTTTCCAGAACTGACGATTATAATAGACGTATTACGCTGGCTGCTATGCAGAAAGCCAAAGAGTCTAATTCTGCTGACTGGAAACGTTTGAAGAAAGCTCATATGCTTAAGAAGCAGGCTATTGCTAACATTGTACGCCGTTATGGCAACAACGTTAAACGTGATGTTATCAAAGCCCAGAAGGCTATTCTTAAAACCAATCCGAGATATTATTCCAAGACGAACTTTACGTCTTAATATGTTTATTTTATATTCTATTTGATTTTATTTGAACACTGGTTTTCACACAGCTGTGTTCTTCTTATCTTTTAAACAATCTTTTGATATGCTATGACTTTTGGTAGAGACTCATATGAGTCTCTACCTCTCTTTTTATATTTTTATTCAAATATATATTATATAATCGAGATTGATTTAGAATGGAACTTTTTATTAAGAGTTCTCAGAAAGTAAACGAATTATAGAAAAGGAGTTTAAGAAGATGAAATGAAATAACTGACAAGATTTTACGAGGGACGTATCATAGAAAATGTGTAAAAATATGATAGGAGAGAAAATCTGATGTCTAATCCGCAATTATCAAACTTACAAAATTATTACATGTTTGCAAGTTTGGCAACTCATGGACGTTGTCATATTAAAACATCCGAAATTAACTCATCAAATTGGTCAGATTATTATGAGGGAATATTAAATCTGATGAAAGATGGGATAGAATTAGAAGAAGTACAAAATTTTATGATTGATGTAGAACTGGTAAATGATGGAATAATACAGTTATCAGTTTTCGATTTATATTTTAATATTATGATGTGGTATATTGTTGTACGGTCTAACCAGCCTATCAGCGGAGAGGCGTTGTTCTTCCCTGAGGCTATGACACAAAATGCCATTAAAGATTATTTAGATCATTATATTGATAAGATCAAAAGAATCGTATCTCCAACAGAATTGAATAATATCTTAGATGATACGTTATATAAGTTCAAAGATATTGATCTCTTTTCCATGTATATATCCAATACAATCAACTTAAAAGACACCATAGACTTAATGTCTAGGGTGAAAGAGTTTAACGAATTAATCCACACATCTGTATCGGATTCGAAGATAGAAGATGTTAAAGACGATGGATTAAAGAAAGCAGAAGATAGCATAGAAATTATTGAAGAATCTGAGAAGTATTTAGGACATGATCATTGTATGAAGAATTCTTTTATGACTGGGGAAGGTATCAATAAACGACAGTATAAAGAATTCGCAATTAATATTGGTTCTAAACCAAATGGACAGGGTGGAGTTCATCCATACGTTATCGATAAGTCTTATATTATGGGTGGATTGGATACAGTAGCTGCTCAGTTTGTAGATTCTGCATCTTCCAGAGTCGCTCAGATTCAAACAAAAAAGAATACTGGCAAGTCGGGTACATTTGCTCGTATTATTGGTGTCAATAATATGGATACCATGTTAAACCAGGATATGGACTATTGTTGCAATACATCCAATTTCCAAACAATCTTAGTAGAAAACAAAAAGTTCTTATCCATGTTAGATGGACGATATTATAAACTAGATCCAGATGGAATGGATTACTTAATTAACGCTAAGAAAGATACGTATCTGATAGGCAAAACAATTTATTTATATTCTCCTATGACTTGTGCTAGTGCAGCGCATGGGCATGGGATATGCAGAAGATGTTATGGAGAGTTAGCTTATATCAATCGGAACATTCGCCCTGGTAAATTAGCTTCTGAAATACTATCTGCACAGCTAACACAGAAGCAGTTATCAGCAAAGCACTTGTTGGAAACGGTGATAGAAAAATTCAATTGGGCTGCTCCATTTGATAAGTATTTTGAAATTGATGTAAACTCTATATCTCCAAAAGAAGATACGCACGGAGCATATATTCTTATAGACACCAACACTATTTATTCAGATTCTGATGATTCTTATGTAGATAGTATGGAAGATCAGAAGACTTCATTGGATAAATATATTACGGAATTCATATTGGTGGATAAAAAAGGCGATCGGTACACTATTAAATCTGCAGAAGATACAGAAATGTATTTGACGGAAGAGTTTAATACATATCTGACTACAAAAGCAGAACTAACAGAAGATGATCAATATTTAGTATATCTGAAAGATCTGGTCGATGAAGACAGTATGATGAATATCTTCTTCATCCAGATATTGAATAATGATATTGGTAAGAATCTGAAAGATATTGAGAAGCTGATCAATAAGAAGAGTAGTATAGGAGAGATTGACTACGACAAAGACTCTCTTCTACAGAGATTGGTTCAACTCATTATCAAAGGTAAGTTGACTATTCAATCGGTTCATCTGGAAGTTATTCTGATGAATCAGATTCGTTCTACAAGAACTAGATTGCGCTTACCAGAATGGGAGAATCCTGGAGAAGAATATCAGATCTTAACATTGGATCAAGCTTTGAAAGATAATCCCAGCATTATCAATTCTCTGATTTATCAGAAATTGAATGATGCATTATGTTATCCATTGTCTTTTGAAAAGACACAGCCATCTTTGATGGATTTGTTCTTTATGGAAAGGCCACAAGACTTCTTATCCAATCATGTTAAAGCTCCTAAGAAGAGAGAATTAATTGATGCTGTATTTGAGGTTCCTAAAGAATAGGAGGCATATCTATGATAGAAAATTTATCAATGTCTATTATTCAGTGTATCATTGTTATGCTGACTATTGTGTTCGTTGGTAAGATTATCATATGGTACCCAATAAAGAGTACCGGCACACTATGGTTCTTGTGTATGCTTGCTTTAAAGATTTTTGTATTGTGGGCAGCTACTGGACCTATTGTATATTTGATAAGAGAGTTATTAATTTATATTAACTTTATGCCAGAGACTATCAAAGATGATCAGTTTGTTTGGTATCTGAATAATATCTATTTTCAAATATTGGGCTTAGGAGCTAAATTATGAGTGGGGTCCGTATAGTAGCCTTTAGAACGTGTATAAAAGTGTTTGGCTATATTCAGGGTTCCCAAACAGACCTGGAAACGTTCTTTCAGGTGCCAGATAAACTGGATCCTGCAGCAGGTACCTATAAAGCAATTATGTATGATGAAGAAAATCATATATTAACTTTACCCAGAGGAATGGATATTTCTTCTTTAGAAAGATTGTTTAAAACAGAATGTGAATACAGTCCAAATGTAGACCCATATGATACCAATATCCCATTCCGATTGAGCTATAAACCAAGAGACGATGTACAGCGAGAAGCTATACAATTTATCTTGGGAGAAGGAATGCATCAAGAGACCAAACCATATTCTCAATTAGGAGTCAACCTAAATACAGGAGCAGGTAAAACATATGTAACAATATGCTGCTCTGCTATGATGGGAATGAGATCTATTATGATCACTTCTTCTTTGGGATGGATTGAACAGTGGAGAGATCGTATTATGGAATATACTGATTGTTCTCCTACAGAAATCTATCCTATTGTAGGAAGTGGCAGTATTGCTATGATATTGAATAATATGGTCAATATCTCTAAAGTAAAATACTTCTTGGCTTCTCATCAAACTCTTCATTCTTATGCATCTAATTATGGATGGGATAAGGTAGGAGATTTATTTGAGAAGATTAGAGTAGGTATTAAGATCTATGATGAGGCTCATTTGGATTTTGATAATATTTGGAAGATTGATTTCTTTACCAATACATATAAGACACTCTATCTGACCGCTACACCATTTCGTTCAGATAGAGAAGAAGACAGAATATATCAAGAAACTTTCTTAAATGTACCTAAGATAGATCTGTTTGATAAAGATAGAGATCCTCGAACCAGATATATCTCTGTATTATACAATACTTATCCTACTCCAGGGCAAGAGCGATATTGTACCAATCGATATGGATTTGATCGAAATAGATACTGTTCATATTTGATTAAGAATGAGCAGTTCTATAAGATCTTGACCATAGCTATGGAAATGATCTTCAGAACAGGAAAAACGTTGATCTATATTGGTACCAATCGAGCTATACAGACTGTATACGATTGGATTATAGAAAATTATCCCGAACTCAAAGATCAAGTAGGAATCTATACCACTCTAATTACTAACAAGATAGAAAAAGAACAACAGTTGGATAAGATGATTATTTTATCTACAACTAAATCTTGTGGAGCCGCTATTGATATTAAAGGATTAAAGATGACTATGGTCTTAGGAGAAGTATTTAAATCTAAAGTCATAGCTAGACAATCTTTAGGCAGAACCAGAGACAAAGATACGACGTATATAGATTTTGTAGATGTAGGCTTTGATGCAGTCAAAGGATGCTATAAAGCAAAGAAAGAAATCTTTGAAAAGTATGCGACATCTATGACAGAAGAAGTATTTTCTAATAGTAAATTTAACTATACTACCAGAACATGGGACAAGGATGATACTATCCTGAATGAGAATTATTATGAAGCATTGCAATCCAAAGCCAATAGACGATTTATATCCAACTCTAACGCGGTTTGTATGGAATTACCTATTCCTGAACCTAAAAAGAAAAAGAAGTCAAAGTAATATCTCCAGAGGCATATGACTCTGAAGATATTATATTTTTTGATTATATACTATATAATTGAGTTTGGATATTAATTATAATATCCTATTGTATTTGTTCTTTAAAAGGAGGACGACAAAATGAAAAATGTAATTGAAATTGATGATGGAGAATTTTTAGAGACGCTTAAAGATTATATTCAAGAAAGTGAAAGCACTATAAAAGAAATATCAAGCGCAATTATTGCTGGTGGTAGTGACCAAAATCTGGGAGCATTTTTTATTGAACTTTTAGAGAATATCAATTTGTTAAAAGATATGACTTATCGTAGGCCCGTACAAATTCATATTAAAACTTTTGAATATATTTTACTCGACATTGATAGTTTAATCATGACTATTGATCAGAATGCTGGAATCCATGCTATACACGATTTTACAAGCCGACTTCATAGAAGCACTATTACGTTTAGAAATCATTGTCTTATTGTATCTGAGAATTAAAATAAAGTGGGAGTTTAAACTCCCACTTTATTTTTTATATGATACTATAATATAATTTCTAATTTTACAGTCAATTATATATTATAAGTATGAGAAGTTCATTTATATTTTATAAAAAGGAGAAGATATTATGTTGGAATTAAACGATTTTTACACATATCAAGAAGATGGAAAAACGTATTTGGTTATTGATGAAAATAATGAAGACTTAGCCAAAGATAATACAAATGAAATGGAAAAAGAAACTTTCACTAATATGCTGAAAGATTTAGAGTCTAATCCGGATATGGTATTAGAAATAGACGACTTAAAAACATTGTCTAAAGAAGATATAGAGAGATATGGAGGAGTTCGTTTTGTATGTGATTCTCTCGTATCATATAATGGAGAAGATCAGTATGTATATATGAAACAATTCAGAATGCTAAACGATGTGGCTAAAGCATTTATTAAGATTGTATTGTATACTGATTTTGGTGTAGAAGTATAAAATGTGAGAAGGAGATAATTCTTATGAAAAATACAATACAAGTTGATGAACCGTTTTTAGGAGAAACAGTTAATTATCTTACAAAGGTAGATGTAAATATGTCTCGTCGCTTTGAAGACGCAAAGTTGTCAAATTTACCAGATTATACATCTATAGATCTTTACTTCGCCCAGATGTCTGATTATTGGGAGATGCTGGGAACTTTTATTGCTGATAATAATGGTAAACTTATTCATATTAAAACTTTAGAAAAACTATTAGATCGTATAGAAGAGTTAGCTAGAAATATTCTTTATACCAATAGCATTAGACTTTCCAAAGAAGATTACATAAAATCAATTATTGACGATTTACGAATAATTTGTGCAAATACAATTAAATTTAGAGATTTTTGTTATATTACAGCATCCAAATCTAAAAATACACTTGTTGTATCTAGCCCTAAAAAGATAAATAATGATAAGTAGTATATTGTGTAATCCAGAGCTATAATGCTCTGGATTTTCTTTTTTGTAATCTAATCTTTTATAAATTATATAATATAGAGATGAAGAGATACAATGGTATCAAATTTTCTATGATACCAGAGATTATAGTAGTCAAAAGGGGGATTATATTATGAGAGTTATTGATTTTGATTTTAAGAAAAATGAAGAGGTACTATCTGTATTTATGGATAGTACACACTCCAGTTTGGAGCATATCTTTGAACACAAATTGTTCAAAGACAGAAAGAATTTTCAGAGTATATATCGTCAAATAAAACTGGCATTATATACTATTCATGAATGTAAAACTAATGACGCATGTGTATCATTAGATACTATATGCGAATCTATGGATTTTATAGATAAGTCCATAAAGGATCTCTTTTATGATAGAATTATAAGAGAGAATATATGTGAGTTTGGTTGTGAAGTTGATAATATCTTTATAAAGATACGAACATTTAAGAATTTCTGTAGAGTTAATTCCAGAGAGAAGTGAGGAGAAGACTATGAAATCAATTATAAACATGACGCCGCATGATGTCACAGTATATGGAGAAAACAATCAAGTTATTTCCATATATAAAGCATCTGGGAAACTCATTAGACTTTCCCAGAGAAATGAAACCGTTGGGGATATCGATGATATCCCTACAATCAAGGTTGTATTTGGTGAACCCGAAGGCTTACCTGAATATGACCCAGATATAATTTATATTGTATCTGCGTTCGTTAAGTCTGCATTACCAGACAGAACGGACTTGGTTGTGCCGAGCGATCCCGTAAGGGATCCAGACGGTAGAATCATTGGATGCCGAGCATTCGGTATCTAACGATTCGTCCCAGGATACCGAAGAATCCTGGGTTTATTTTTTATGATTTAACATTCGCTGAGACATTACAGTAATTTTTATTTTTATAAAGGAGAGATTACTATGAAATTTGAAAAGGTTAGTTTTGAAGCATTTAGAAAAGATATTAAGAAATTCTATAATGATGCGATGTCTGAAGAAGAAATTAAAGCTTCTTATGATCGTATACAACTTCCTAAAAGATCCACTAAATATGCAGCAGGATACGATTTTGTAACTCCTATCTATACATATATCAATGGCATGGAACCAACCATGGTACCTACTGGTATTAAGATTGATTTGAATCCTGAAAACTTCTTGCAGATTGTACAGCGTTCCAGTTCTACTAAATATGGCTACTTCTTAGCTAATTCTGTAGGAATTATCGATAAAGATTATTATAATAATGAATCTAATGAAGGAGATATTATCTTAGCTCTTAGAACATATCCTAAGGTACATTCTCCTAAGAAATATGAATATGATGAAGATTATAAGATTTTATCTGTCAGAGCTACAGACCCATCCATTGATGGAATTACTGTTATGATTAAACCTGGTAATAAGGTAGCACAGGGAATTATTCTTTCTTATTATACAGTAGAAGAAGATAATGCAAAAGAAACCAGAAAAGGTGGATTTGGTTCCACAGGAAATTAAGCCAATTTAATACTCAAGTATATATTATAGACATGAGTAAAAATAAAAGGAGGATTTTAAATTGGCTGAAAGAATAATTGATGAAAACATAGTCACACAAGCTAATCAAGATTTGAAAACCTATGCAGAAGCCGTATGTAGAGAACGAGCGATTCCACATGCGGTAGATGGATTAAAGCCAGTAGTAAGAAAAATTTTATATACTATGTATGAATATTTGAAACAAACCAGAACGGGTACAACCGTTAAATCGGCATCTATAGTCGGAATCGTTATGCAGAGATTTCATCCACATTCTGATTCCGGTATTTACGGAGCAATGAAAGGTATGACCAACTGGTTTGAATCTTATATGCCATTAATTAAACCAAAAGGATCTTTTGGTAATATTTGGGGGGATAGCGCAGCTGCTTCTCGTTATACAGAAGCAGCATTAACCCCTTATGCTGTAGAATGTATTATTGGGGATATGACAGAAACATATTCTTCTACAGATTGGGACTGGAATTATGATAACACAGTCATGGAACCATTATACTTTCCATCTAAAGTTCCGAATCTTTTAATCAACGGTAGTTTTGGTATTGCGGTAGGAATGACATCAAACATTCCTCCTCATAATATATCAGAAGTTATTGATGCAACCATTCATCTGATTGATCATCCCAATGATGAGATCATTTTATTACCAGATGATCCTCAGGGTTGTGATATTATTGAAGCAGATTTTGCAACAATATCCAGAACCGGTAAAGGACGATTTAAAGTTAGAGCTAAAATTGATATTGGGGAATTCCAGAATAAACCAGCTCTGATTGTTAAAGCGTTGCCTCATATGGTATATTTTGAAGATATCAAGAATAAGATAGAAGATCTGAAAGAAAAGAATATTCTTCCACAGGTTATCGATATCTATAATAATACCACTACAGATCTTCATAAGAAAGCAATGAAGTCTAACTTTGAAGTTTATATTGTATTGAAGAAAGATACAGATCCTCATTATGTTAGAGATATTCTGTATAAGCATACTCGATTGGAAGCGACCAAATCTGTAAACTTTGAAGTTGTGTATAATAACAATCCGGTTATTTGGAGTTATAAACAATACTTACAGAACTTTATTAACTTCCGTATTGAACGTAAAGCCAGAATGTTTAATGCCAAGTTAAAAGAGTGTAAGACTCGTATGCATGAATTGGATTTCTACATCAAGATCTTAAAGTCTGGTAAGATTGATCAGATTATTGATAAGATACGTAAACAGAAAACCAGAGATGATGAAGAGTTAATTAACTTTATGCTGAAGACAGTAAAAGATATTACTCCATTACAAGCTAAGTTTATTCTGAATATCAATCTGAAGAAATTATCTGTAGGATATCTGAATGATTATATTACAGAATATAATGACTTAGATGCTAAAGCCAGACAATATTTGGATTGGAGTATTCATCCGGAAAAGTTAACCGGTATTATCAAAGAAGAACTGATTGCTATTAATAAGAAATATGGTTGTCCAAGAAGAAGCAGAATTGTTTCTGCATCTGAAGCAGAAGGAATTCCAGAAGGAATATTTAAAGTTGTTATTACAGAATCTGGGTTTATTAAGAAGATTGATGTATCCGATAAATCATTAAGCTTACGAAATGATAAGGCTAGATTTGTATTGACAGCAAACAATACAGATTCTTTGTTACTGTTTGGTTCTTTAGCCAAAGTATACAAGATTCCTGTACATAAGATTCCATTTGCCGCTAAGAACTCTAATGGAATTGATATGCGTATTGCTGTTAAGAAATATTCTGGAGAAGGTATATCTGCTGTTATTCCAGAGTCTATGCTGGATACCATTGATCGGTCTTATAAAGCAGAGAATATGGAAGGTAGTATTATCACTATTACCAGACAAGGATTAGCAAAGAGAATGAATATCTCTGAGCTATTTAATATTCCATTATCTGGTTTGATGTATGCGAAGCTGAATGAAGGAGATACGATTGCAGATTTGTTAGTGGCAGGATCTGCTAATGAGATTCTGATTTATGCTCATAACAAAGTATTGCGGATATGGGCTTCCGATATTCCTTTATTATCCAGAACCACCAAAGGGGTTATTGGAATGAAATCTTCCAAGTATGCTATTGATGGGATGTGTTGTATTATTCCTAACTCAACACATGTGATTGTAGTTACAGAATCTGGAAGAGTTAATAAGATTGGTTTAGATTCTATCAATAGAGGAACCAGAGCCAGAGCAGGAGACGTTATCATTAAATTGAGTAAGACGGACTCTATTAAATATATTGGAGTATGTAATGAAACGGATTCTTTGGCTATTACTACACATAGAAATTCTAAAGTATATCCGATTATCCAAATTCCCAATGGATCTTCTATTTCTCAGGGAGAAAAGATAACAGATTCGTCTGGTGTAGCTTCTGTTTCTATTATACGAGCATAATGAATCTGGAGATGCTATATAGCATCTCCAGATATTATTTTTTTTTTGCAATCTATTTTTTCTGAAATTATATATTATATAAGTGCCAGCATATATAATATATGTATTCGTTATTTTTAAAAGGAGAGATTAGAATGAGAAACAAAAAGATTTTATTAACTACGATGTGCGCATTATGCGTAACATCAGTAACGTATGCAGTAAATATTGAGAAAGGTGCTAATAATACTGTCACAAGTAGTACCGAATATACTGTTATTGGGAATAAACTCAAAATGAAAAATTCCGAATGGAGTACTATGATCGGAAGAGAATCGGAAATGGAAAATGCATCTATGGGACTGTCTGTAGGTGTGTACAACAAAGTTAAAGGTTTTGACGCTATTGCTATAGGCAACCATAATGAAGTTGATGGTACCAATGAAGACAACAGCAGAAATTGGATTTCTGTTGCTGTGGGTTCTGGATGTACAGCTAAGAGTCATGGTGATGGCGAAGCCGTTGCAATGGGTGTTAATGCCGAAGCCATTGGTCAGGATGCTGTTGCGTTTGGTAATTTGGCAAAAGCACATGGGTATCATGCTGTAGCTATCGGTACACAGGCAATGGCGCTTGCAGGTGGTAGTACTGCCATCGGTGGAGAAACTCGAGTATATGGTGGCGATTCATTAGGAATTGGCAGTACTACCACCAATGTTTATGGGAAATATTCTGTTGGTATTAATGCATGGACTGTTAGAGGAGATTATGTAATTGGTATCGGTGGAGAAACATATGCTGACGATGCTATAGCAATTGGCAAGTTCTCAACCACTAATGTTAAAGGTGGTATTGCATTGGGCAAAGAATCAAAAGCCAATATTGATAAAGGTGTTCTCGGTTGGGATCCTGCAACCATGAGTATTAATCCAAAACATTCCGGATGGTCAGTATGGGAGTCCACATCCGGAGCAGTCAGCATAGGTAATGATCGCTATAAGCGTCAGATCGTTAATGTAGCCGCTGGCACAAGTTCTGATGATGCTGTCAATGTAGCGCAGCTTAGGTCTTTAGCAGAAGTTGTTCATGGTAACAACATTGTTGATGGATCAATCAATGATGATGGTACCATTACTTTGCAAAAGAAAGATGGCTCCAAAGTCAATCTTAAAGGTAAGATGAAAGACAACTCTGTGCAGCCTGGAGAATATGATATCTCTACTGATAACAAGGTAACTCTGGAAGTTAAAGATAACTACTCTGGTACTAAGCTTGGTGATGTGGTAATCAAAGATGTAGCTAAAGCTTCTGATCTGAAGAAAGAACAGGATGCTCGTAAAGCTGCAGATTTGAATATCACCAATACGATAGGAGCTACAGATCCTACCAATTTATCCAGTCAGTATTCTTCTACAACCTATATCAAAGGTTCTACAAGTTTGGTAGAAGCAGATCAGAAATTGGATGCTGCTATTAAGCAGAACAAAGACAGTATCACCAATATCAACAACGATATTCATAATATCCATCAGGATATCCATGACGTTCGCAATAATATTACGAATATTAATGGTCGGATGGGTAAACTGGATAGACGTATTAATAAGGTTGGTGCGAATGCAGCCGCTTTGGCAGCTCTTCATCCGTTAGACTTTGATCCAGACAGCAAGTTGGATATTGCTGTAGGATATGGTCATTATAAGAATGCTAATGCAACAGCGCTTGGTGCATTCTATCGTCCGAACGAGGATACCATGGTTTCTTTGGGAGCTTCTTTCGGTGGTGGAGAAAATGCAATCAATGCGGGCGTAAGTCTTAAGATTGGTGGAGGAAACCACGTCAATGGTTCTAAGATTGCTATGGCAAAAGAGATTAAAGATCTTCGTGCTGAAGTAGAAAATCTTAGAAGCGTTATCAAACAGTTGGTTATTGGAGATGCTATCGATACAGGCAAGATCAAAATCTTCCCAGATGTTCCGAAAAATCATTGGGCCTATGAATATATTGCTACGCTGGCAGGCAACGATATTATCAAAGGCTATCTTGATGGAGAATTCAAGGGAGATAGAGTTATGACTCGTTATGAATTCGGCGCTATTATCTATAGAGCTCTTCAGATGGGATATGAAGTTCCGGAAAGAATGCTAAACGAATTCGAACCAGAAATTGCTCGTTTCCGTATTGATGTGATTTCTCAGAACAAAAATGGTACACCAACCATTGAACGTGTAAGAGTAAATGCTTAATGCATCATAAATAAAAGAGACTCATATGAGTCTCTTTTATTTTTTATAATTATATATTATAATTCTGAGTATAGAGATATTTATACAGGAAGAGGTGGTTAAATGGAAGAAAAGGAGCAGATAGAGCGATATGCTAAAATAAAAGAGATTGTTAAGTTGGTCAAAGAATTACCATTTGAAGACAGATGGATTATACTTCGTATACTCAATATGAAAGTAGAATCTCAAAATATCAAACGATTTAAATTATTGATTGATAAAATATTGGAATACTTCTTAAGTAAATTTGAAGAATAAAAGAAACTCTGTATATTCCCAGGTTTCTTTTTTGTTCTTTTCAACTTCTATATAATATAGAAAGGAGTTCAATTCCTATGAATACGACTAAGAATAAAGCGGCCATTAAGACAATGATCTATCCGACAATAGAGAAGAATATACAGAAGAATCTGAACCGATATAAACAATGTGTGGCGGAGTTTATTACAGATAGAAACAAGTCTCTATTTGATACTATGCCATTGGATAGAATTTATTATGGCGCTGATGATATAGAAAAGATGTTTAAAGCTGTCGATATATCTATACCAGCTGTAAAAACTGCAATACTAAATACATATTATGGTAATAAAGCAAATTTTAACCCCAGAGCAGCTAAAGATGAGTTGACTATATTGATGATTTGTATATGTAGATATTTCTTTATGAAGAAAGATACGAAGAACTTAGAATTATCTATGGCCTATTTATCTTTCTCAGGAAAGTTTTATCCATCTATTCATTACATGTCATTTCCAAAGCTATTGCCACAAGACTATGTCATGCAGTATGTTATCAACAATAGTCTGAATAATAAGTTTGTATTAAAATCTACTGGGAATATCTTTAACTCTATTGTGTACTTATGTAAAACAATGATTAATACGTATGCCACACGTTTTAGAGATTTTGAAGACGATGACGTTGTCTATTTAATCGGACAGCTTCATGGGCGTATTCGTTCTTTTATGATCAATATAGCTCGAGCATATTATAAAGCGTATGAGAATAAAGATTATATTACATTCAATTCAGATAATGAAAATCCTCAAGAATTAGGAGGAACGTATCATTTAGCAGATTCTGACTCTTTTAAGGCTGAAAAATGTATTCAGAAGACGATGCAATATATAGTAGCCTCAGGAGCAGATTATAAGATCTGTAAGATGTGTTCCAATAAGACCGTAAAAACAGAAGAATTGAAGTCTATTATTGAAACTATTCTGAATGATAAGCAGAACTTAGTTTTAATACGTAAGATTATTTCTACTTTAATTTATACATACTTTATTCAGACTCCCGATAAGAATGTAGTCTCTATGAGCTTTATTACATTCTCCATTACAGCAAAACCAAACTCTAAAGATGAGAATATCATTGAAATGAGAAACCAATTAGAAAAATGGTTAATGACATCTGCTTTATATAGAAAAAAGAAAACAAGATTAGCATCTAAGAATGATTATAACCGAGCATTGCTGATGTTCTTTGCTATGGTTGTATATGCGGCCAATAAATAAGCAATATAATATACCAAGAGTCATATGACTCTTGGTATATTATATTTTAGGAGGACTTTACTCAAGGCCCAGACGGCAATGTGAGCAATGAGAAAGCATGGAGTAAGAATCAGATATATTAAAAGCCCGCATTAATAATATATCTTTTATATGAGATACATAGTTTCGCCCTATGTATCAATATGATGTTCAGATTACTTCCCAGTAAAGTCATCGAATGTTTTATGAATTGGATTGTCTAAGTCTAAGCCAGTTTGATAATTCTTCATGTATTTTTCATTTCTATATCTGGTATAATATGAGTCTCCACTCTTTTTACCATATAATTTATTCATCTTATCATCAATACGGTTTAACTTAGCTTGTAACGCTTTCTTATCTTTATCAGATAATTTATCATTCTCCATAATTTCTTTTCTTAGTTCTTTGGTTGTATAAGTAATACGTTCTTCTAAGTCAGGATATCTAGTATTATGAAATAATCCATATAAAATCAAATTTCCGATATCTCTGAAGAGTTTATGGAATTCAGAAGATTGTTCATCTTTCTTTTTTATATTTCCTACAGCTTTATCTATATTAATCAGTGCACCAGATAATTCATCGGCATAGCCATAATGAGCAGAAAAGTGATCTGCAAATTTTTCATGTTCTTTATTAAAATCATCTATGATGCTATCGCTTAACTTATATTGTCCATAGAATCTGGTTAAGAATTTAATAAACCCATTACGAGCATTGTACTTTTCTTTAGCATCTCGAATAGATTCTATATCTACAAACGTCTCTAATGCTTTAATGGAATATGCTAACTTGATAAATGGATAGGCAAAGACATGACCTACTTCATGTAACAAAGCGGCCGTAATCTCTTTTGCACTAAAGAGTTTATTGTTTACCATTCCAGCAGTAAATATGATATCACATTCCATAATTCCTAACTTAGTAAATTTAATGCGCCCGTCCTTAGACGTCTTAACAATACTATCAAAGTTATCAATATTAACTTTATTTGTATCCATGATTTGAAAAGTTGTCCACATATTGACAGTAGGACTATATTGGAAATTAAATCTAATCTGTAAATTAAACTCTTTTTCTATATTATTGATAATAACTTTTCCTAAAGCTCGAATATCTTTGCGATATTGGTTTTTAAACTTTGAATCATTATCCAGTCGCTGTAATCCTTCTAATGTATTGACTTTAGTTTCATCATATTTATCTTTGAATTTCTTAATGGCAGCTTCTATTTTGGCTATTGTTGCTGGTTTCTTATAAACCATAGATTCTTGTATAATCATCGTTATATACCTCCATTTAATAAAGTGTCAATATAAATGATCTCTACCCAATACAGGTAGAGATCATTTATATCATGGGAAGTAAATAAATTTAGAAATCTGCGGTTAATGAGTTGGCATTGGGAGATTCATTAACTTTTCATTTCTACTATAATGTTTTATATAAATTTTATTTTTAATACAATTTGTAATCTAATATATTTTAAAAGATATATTATAGAAATGTGAAAGACATCAGAAATATCAAGCCTGGAAAGGATAATTAAATCATGTTGTCCAAATTCCTTAAAACGATCGATAAGTACAAAGTTCTTATAGAGCTTTTGTGTAAATTGATTGTATTGTATCTATAATACATAAGGGAGAAAACGAATTCGAGGCGATTTATGATAGGTAGCACTGTATATGGACTATATAAACAGAGATACCATCTGATGTCTTTCATAACCAAAGAGAAGTATTGAATACGTGCGTCCAGGAAGGGCGGTGTGTTTTATGGAAAAATTTATAAAATTCATCCATAAATATGATGCTCTCATCCAGCTCATATTTAAATTGATCATAACCTATTTAATAGGATAAAAGTTTGATTAACCTTCCAGAGAGATAGTTTATATATCAAATAGGATAAATCGGTCAATACTTCTCTTACTATGATGTATACCATAGGATAATATTCTATACTCTATATAGAGTATAGAATATTTCCATAAATTTATTTTTTGTTATATATTATATTGATGAATTAGAATTCATCAGACTGTCCTACACCAACAACTTTTAATTTAAAAGTTTGATTTAAATTGGCATTACGAGCTATACCAGCTCTAATATTGACATTGCATCCGTCTCTGACAAAATCGGGCGGTACAGGAATACCAGGAACTTGCATACCTGTTCTAGTATCAATAACTTCAAACCATTTTGATTGGTCGGATTGATTGTAAACCAAAACAGTTTCAATATATGGATTCTTTTCATTGACCATTGCTTTCTGTTCTGGACTTAGATTCTGTAAGTAAGCATCGTATCCAGGTTCAGAAGACATAGCATAGGCTCCATTGTCATTATGAGTAATATTTACGCCATCTGTATTACTGTTGATATAACCAGCCGATACAGGACTCATAGGACCAGTCTGTAATTTGCCAACAGGAGCATTCAGATAAGCATTGTACATATCCATGACAATCTTATCATCAGAATCTCTTTCGTCAATTTTAAGCTGATTCTGCTTTTTCAATTCAAAATTATTAGAATCAGTTACCATACCTCTAAGTTCTCTGATAGCACTAATCTTGCTGGACATAATACCGGTTAAAGCGCCGGAGAGATTGGAGATATATAAGTATTTATTCTTAAGTGTACGAGAAGAACGCACACTATTCAGATCTGCTGTAATTTTGTTGCCAAGATCATCTATTTGTGCAATAACACCAGCCATCATTTGAGCGGGTGCATTATATGTTTCTAAATAAGTCATGTCAGAATTTAATGGACTTCTATTACGTACAGAAGGTCCTTCTTCTACTGGCTTCTTTTTAGGTCTGCCTCGTTTTGGTTTGTCTTCAACTTCTACGGGGACAGTGGCAGACTGGGTATCTACTTCGAACAAAGATTGCCCGAAGTCCATAAGGTCTTCGTTTTTATCCACGGGTAATTCCTCCTTCAATATAGTTCAAATTACTGATGTGTTGAGAATATAGCAAATAAATCTATATGATACAATGTAATAACATTTGAAAGGAGTTTAGAATAGTATGTCAAATTTTCCTAAATTAATTCCAAAGTATCCATTAGGCTCTGATTTAGTTGTTATGGATACTGTATATAGATATGGAAGACGAGATGAAGAGACAGGATCTTACTCCAAAGATTTTATGACGATTTTATATAAAGACAATATAACCAAGCAAAAAGGAATTACCTTTATCGAAGAACCCGAATATTTTTATTATGTGTTAAAAGATGAAGTAGAAACCCCGAGCTATAGAAAGTTCTTTGAAACTAAAGATCATCTAAAACAAGTGATATGTAAATATAATAGCTTAACTAAATCTATTGCACAATCGATAGGAGAATTGGATTATTATAATAAGCAGATTAAAATAGACCGCAGAGCGACCAATGCATATTTCCAGCAAAACACAAGAGTATTTGAATCTGATATTCCTATTACAGATTTCTATAGAATGAGATTTGCTGAGCAATATAAGAACACGGAGACTCCTATTACAAGAGCTTATCTGGATATCGAAGTTGATAATAAGTTATCGGATACACCATTTCCAACAGATGGCAACTGTCCAATCAATGCAGTATCTTATTTGGATCATGATAAAAAAGAATTAACCACATTCTTATTGAATCAATCAGATATTAATCCATTGATTCAACCATTTATAGACTCGTTTGATAACGATTCGTTTAATCAAGAATTTATGAAGCTTTTAACCGATACTTTGGGTGGGCAAGATAAGGTTGAGTATTACCAATTACAGAATCTGAAAACAAGAGTCCTAATGTATGATGATGAATTGGTTATGCTGAATGATTTATTTGGATATATTAATCATGAACAACCGGATTTTGTCTTGGCATGGAACATGGCATTCGATATTCCATTTATTATTGATAGAATTAAAAGACTGGGAGTGGATCCAAAAGAAATCATTTGTCCTCAGAATATTCCAGCAAAATATAAGCGTTGTAACTATAATATCGATCAAAGAGCTGTTGCTACGGAATTTGCTGAAAAGGGAGATTATGCAGACATTACTTCCTATTCAGTATATTTAGACCAATTGATTCAGTTTGCTTCCAGACGTAAAGGCAGAGCTAAATTCAGATCGTATAGTTTGGATTCTATAGGAGATGAAGTAGCTGGTGTCAGAAAATTGGATTATCATGATATTGCGGTCAATATCCAAGACTTACCTTATAACGATTATCGAACGTTTGTTAAATATAATATGATGGACGTTATCGTACAGTATTGTATAGAGTTCAAATCTGAAGATATTCCGTATATCTTTAATAAAGCATTATTAAATGGAACACAGTATAGAAAAGTTCATAGACAGACAGTCTATTTAACCAATCGAGCCTCTATTATGTTTAAAGGTTTTGGAGACTTTGTATTGGGAAATAATAACAACAAGTACAAAGACCATAGCAATGTCAAATCCTATGAAGGAGCTTTTGTAGCAGAACCAACTAAGGTGGCAGACTCTATTAAAGATAATATCAATGGTAGACCTATTATGAGAGCATCCAATGCAGTTGATTTTGACTTTACAAGACTGTATCCATCTATTCAGCAAGAATATAATATGGCTCCGAATACATTGATTGGATATATTCAGATTCCAAGTACAATTTATGAAAACGAAAATGCAATCAATAACCCAATGTATACCAGATCTGGTCAATTCATAGAAGATTTGACTTCAGACAATCCATTGGAATGTATGCATAGATGGTTTCATTTGGCTAATTTCAAAGAGATGTATGGAGATATCTTAGAATATTTCAATACTATAGAGATTCCATTCTATCCAGTTAAGAATGAAATCTTACCTTATGATCCACAATATAATACCAATAATCAAAAACCATTGACCAATGCTATGAGAATTGATGAAACAAATTATGGTATTGATGGTATGGTTGTTTTGGATCACTCTAATTTGTCAGAAGAACAAAAGAATGAATTGGATATTAAGTTTAAAAGGAGACTTGTATAATTATGGATGATATTCCGTCTATTATTAAATATAAAGTATCTCCAGAAGATATACTCAAGTTAATCAATATAGGTAAAGAGATGAAAGCCAACGTTGTGGTTTATTCTCAAATTACAAAAACTGTGATTGGATTTGCACAAAGTTTTGTAGATGCTAATATTCTGAAAACATTCAAAGAACCTGTAAAGATTGAGCTATCAGAAGACTTTCCAAATATAGCTATCATGAACAAAGATCTGATTGCTTTAGAGAAGTTTTCTTATACTAGCAAGTTTGAACCCTATGAGATTTATGCAACTAAGACAAAGTATAATGGCATAAACGACCAGCTGTTAAATATGTGGTGTAAAGATGAATACAGACTCTGTTATGATTTTAAAGATTATATTAAATTATATAAGTCTATTATGAATGAGATTTCTCATTCTAAGAAAATAGCAGAGTATAAAGATATAAAATCTATCTTAGAATTTAATCGAGCATTGTCTGCTAAAGCAACCGATGGAATACAGCATATCTATTATGATCAAAGGTTGCTGTTTATTGCTCCTACGTTTATTAATGCTAAGAAATCAGAAGTAGTAGATATGGATATCTATGAAGACAGATATAGAAATTATCTGATCAATATCATCATTCATAAGAAGAAAGATGATCTCTTCAATATATATCGTATCTTAAGACTATGATAAATAATCCAGTTCTTACTCTGTAAACATTTGAGTAAGAACTGGAACTATATTTTATTTTTTGAAGGAGTGATATAATGGCAGATGAAAGAATGTCTTCACTTGAGAAAAAAGTGAAAGACTCAAGGGATGTATTATACTCTGACGTGTACTATAATGATAATGTATCTTCCCAACAGATACGTTCTCTTAAAGATAGAGTCAATTCAGCCATAGAGAAAATATCTAATAACAATATAGCAAATACTGGGGAATCTAATATATCCATTCTATATCAGAAGGCATATAATATCAATCCTTCTAATGGTGGAAATAATTATGATTTACTGAATAATATTAACCAATCGTTATCTGATAGAAACAATATGAACAATGTATTGGCTATCTATACGCAGAATACATTGGTTAGAGATATAGACAGAGAAATTGATATGGTTTGTAAATACATGCCTAAATTACAAGATGCATTAGACACTCGTAGAGAGCATGTATTATCTGCTGATCATTTCAATAAAGAATCTATTGTTATTCGATCTGTAACACAGAATTCATCAGATGATTCTAGTATTGCAAACAATATCAAGACGTTAAAAGAGAAATATGACCTCTCTAAACTGCTGGATGAAGATGTGTATAGGCCTGCTGATAAATACGGAGAGGCGTTTGTATACATAGTCCCGTATAAGAGAGCGATAGAGACATTAATAAGAGCTCAATACAACGGAATGGGTAATACGAATGCTGATGTGGCAGGACATGTTGCACAGGAAGCTTTTATAGAATCAGCAGTCAATGATTATGTAAAAGACAGAACTTCTGAAATAGATATTTCTGATATCATTCAAGAAGCCACTATGCCTGTAGATAATATGTCTGAAAGAAATAGAGCAGAACAGAAGGCTGCTGATCTGAATAATCAACTGATCAAAGAAGCATGTGGCGATTTGAAGATTGAATTCAATACCAGCCGTATTATCAAATCCGCTATCTTAGATCGTATGAAGACATATAAAGTCTTCAATGAAAACGGTTCTTTATTTTTTAATGAAAAAGCAGACAGTAATATCTCCGGCACTATAGATAAAGGCACAAATGAGTACACCAAAGCTACAAATGATAGAAATTCTATGGCAGCCAATGGAGTTACTCTGACTAATGATATCAATCAACCCAATACCAATAAAATTGGTAAGATAAAGATTCCAGGATGTGTAGTCAAAGTTTTAGATCATGAAATGGTTAAGCCATTGTATATAGACAATATTTGTTTAGGATACTTCTATATAGAATGCGATAAAAAGATGGCCTTAGAACAAACCACATATTCTTCTACTATAGGCGGTATACGTCCAAGTGGCGCATATAAAGGAACGTATGATTTCCACAGAAATGCGTCTTCTGAATATACAGCTATTAAAAATATTGCTGATGCAATTTCTAAGAAGATTGATGCTAAGTTTGTCAATACCAACCAAGATCTTTCTAAAGAAATATATTCTATTCTGAAATACAATGCTTCTGTAGATGCTACTGGTAAGATAGCTAAGATTACAGTTAGCTTTATTCCTCCAGAAGATATTGAACATTGCTATTTTGAATTTGATAAAGAAACTAAACGTGGTATATCTGGCTTATTTAGATCTTTATTCCCAGCTAAACTATTTTCTTCCTTGTATATCTCTAACACATTACAGTCTATTACTAGAGGATTTGATAAAAGAGTATACTATGTAAGACAAACAGTAGATACAAATATCGCCGGAACACTGATGAACGTTATCAATCAAATTCAACGTTCTAATTTCGGTATCAGACAGATAGAATCTATGTCTAACGTACTGAATATGATCGGACGTTTTAATGATATCGTTATTCCAAGATCTGCATCTGGAGATTCTCCAGTAGATTTTGAAGTCATTCCTGGACAGCAAACAGAAATCAAAACAGAATTGATGAATATGCTGGAAGAGATGGCTGTTAATGCTACCGATGTTCCATTTGAAGTGGTCAATGCCAGGCAACAGGTAGACTATGCAACCCATCTGACTATGACTAATACCAAGTTCTTACAGAAGATCAACAATAGACAAGGCATTACACAGAAGATATTTAGTCGTATTGTAACTAAGATCTACAATTATGAATTCAATATGGATACAGATAATGTAGATGAGTTGGAAGTATTATTACCTCCTCCGATTTATCTGAATGCAGTTAATACCGGACAGATTGTAGATGCAGTTAACTCAATGGCTACTGCCATAGCATCCGCTTATGTAAGTGAACAGAATGATCCTAACTTGTTAACAGAGTTTACCAGGCAATTAAAGATGGATATGGTTGGTTCGCTCTTCCCACAGGATAAGATTAAACGTATTTTGGATAATTCTCGAATTGCTTTATCTCAGCACGCATCTTCTGATGAAGGTGGTATGTAAATGTAATATAAATCCCAGAAGCTCATATGAGCTTCTGGGTATCTTTTGTAATCTAAATATTTTAAAATTATATATTATAAAGATGAAGTAAATTTGTTGATATATTTTCTATGATACCAGAGGGTATACTTAAAAGGAGTAGATATTATGAAATCAAATATTGTAAAAATTAATAAAAGTTTTAGAAAATATTTTAATTCTCATATGAATAATATTAACAAGAAACTGTCTTATATAATGATCAATCCAATAAAATATGTAAGAGTATATCGAAATTGTAAAGAAATCAAATCTTATTTATATCAGCTATCGATACTATGTAATAGTAAATATATTCATAGTAGAGTATTTGTCGAAACGATGGATAAAATCAAAACGCCAATGGGGTATCTTATAGCAGACGCTGATATGTTGGCCGATAATGATCGATCTTTAAAATTTACTATCGATGCTATTAATGAGATTTTCGTATTTATACGTAAGATTGAAAATTATTACTATTGTATGTGGAATGATCCCAGTTTTGAAATTAGAAAGGAGAGTAAAAAGAAAAGAGGTGGCCATAAAGATAAAGCTCTTCGCATTCAATTTAGTAATGACGTGAATAAGGTTGTTTTTAAGGAAGTAAAATAAAATGAAACCAAGAAACGTGGTTGAATTTTCCTATGATGTCAGAGCAGAAGCTATTCGGTTTTTTAATAATGTTGAAAAATATATAAATTTAATAATTACCGATTTGCAGAAAAAAGGAGTATTTAATACTTATTGTAGAACCACTTTCTATGATATTCGTCGTGAAGTCGAATTTATGAAAAGCTCGATGATTTTCGATGGTACAAGCAATATGCCAGGATTTGTATATCATCCTCAAATACATATAGATATAATTGAAAAGATGTGGGACAGTATTGGCACTTTGTTATTTAATAAGTATTTCAGTGATTTGGATGATGGAATCAAAGCACATATGATACATATTAAAAGAAGTTATATTGAGTTCATTAATAGCTGCAAAATTAATGCAGAAATTGAAGAGGAGGACTAAAAAAAAATGAATAGAGTTATGAGAATTAATAGCGAATTTATAGACGCGATAACAAATTATGTTTCTGATATGAAGCAATGTAATGATAAAGTAACGGTAAATATTCCGGAAGTATTTACATTTTTTCCATCATATTGTAAACAAATAGAGACTACACTTGATTCATTGCTTTTTATTAGTGGGTATAATACTGCATCTTATAGAATGGAAATTATTCACATATTTACAGTCGATTATAATCTGAATATTATAGAGGATAAGATTAACGATATTTTGTATAGTGACAGAATTTGGGGGTCTAAAGACACAAAGATATTAGAAGCAGTATGTGATTTGAAAAGGATGGTATATTTGACTGAACTATTTAGGAATTATTGTTATTGTAATAGCAAGAAAGGGAAATAACCATAGAGGAGTAGAACTATGATTAAGAATTCAGGAAATTTGAATGCTACTATACATTATAAGAATTATGAGGAAAATGAAAAACCTCATATTGCTTATTCAAAATATAAAGCAGAACTCAATGAACTACGTACTCAATTTGATGCGTTACATGAAGAGTTAGACATGATTGTACAGCATAGTAATCATCATAAATTACGTCATTCCATTGATGATGATTTGAAAGATATGAGACGTGTAGTTGAGATTCATACTATTCAAGGCAATATTATTGAGCGTATGGAATATCTTCGTAGTTGTTCTATTTATATGGACGATATTGTTTAAGAAGGAGATAAAAGAATGAAGTCAAAACAAGAACTATATAAAGATTTCGAAGCGATAAGGGCAGATATAAATCGTCTTAAAGACCATCTTGAGTTTATAAATGCAATTAAGATAACTGATGAAAATCGTGAACAAATTGAAAAAGATCGTCAAGCGATTTACGAAAATATAGGAAACCTTCGTGCCGATTTATTAGACACTATAGAGTGTATTAATTATTATAACGTACTAGAAAAACATAAGGGAGAGCTATAAGGGCTCTCCCTGCGCTTTATGCGTTTACTTTTTATTTGATAGATTCTTAAAACCATTGAAACTTATTAATATAGGCTAAATTCATTTATTTCATGGGAGGAATAAATATGTCATTACTATCCACAATGTTTAGGGAAGAAGTATCTAAAGACAAAGATTTACAGATGGCATCAGAAGCTACCACTGATGTAGGATTTCCTACTGGGTTTCCTAATTTTGATTTTATGAATGGATATATTCAAACCGTTGATAATGATGAGAAAAATATCCATCAGCAATATTATTCCACAGGCGTTTCTAATGGTTCGTTTATTATGGTTATTGGTCGTTCTGGATGTGGTAAGTCCACATTCTGTGAACAGATAGCGGCTAATATTGTTAGACCATTTCCTAAAGCAATGGTATTTGAAGATTCTTCTGAAACGCTCTCTATGACATGGCAAAGACGAGAACTTTTAACAGGATATCATGGAGACGAATTAAAGAAAAGATATATCATCAGAGATTCTGGAATAACAGCAGAAAACTTCTATAAACGAATTAAGATGATTTATAATTTGAAGATGGATCATAAAGATGAATTTATGTATGATACGGGAAAATTGGATACTTTTGGTAATCCAATCATGATGTTTGAACCCACCGTATATATTTTAGATTCTATTGCTCTTTTGATGCCGGAAAATGTATTAGAACAAGATGAGTTATCTGGTGGTATGTCTACAACAGCAGGAGCTAAAGTTATTACTCAGGTTTTCAGAGGAATTATCCAGATGCTGAAAGCTGCCAATATCATTCTGATTGCTGTTAACCATATTTTGGATGATGTATCTATCAATCCAATGATGCATAAGAAAACAGCATTGGCATATTTGAAACAAGGCGAAACTCTTCCAAGAGGTAAGACAATTATCTACTTGGCAAATACTATCATTCGATTGGACGATGTAACCAAATTGAAATCGGATGAGAAGTTTAAAGTTCCTGGGTCATTAGTTGATGTAACATTGGTAAAATCTCGCTCTGCAAGAGCGAACCAGAAGACCACTTTACTTTTTAATCAGAATACTGGATTTGATCCTGTATTATCCGCATTCTTATTCATGCAGGAACGTGGTAGAGTTCATGGAGCAGGAATTGGTTTGTATATAGATGAGCACAAAGATATGAAGTTCTCTATGGGTAACTTCAAAGATAAGATGCAGAAACCAGAGTTCTATGATATGTTTATGAATGCATATTCTGAAGAATTGTTTAAGATTCCTCAATTAATTGGAACAGGTTCTGCTGATTTCAGTGCTAAGATGAATAATGATATGATGGCCAGACTTAATGCCGCAAAGTAAGATTAAGACATATATTATATTTAGGAGTAGTTCAAAATGTATTTAAGTTTAAGGAGAGTTAAATACGATGGCGAATAGTCTGGACTTACAAGGTATAGCAAATGAAATTGAACAAAACTTACCGTCTAGAGAATACACATTAGGAAAAGGGTTATTGCAACCCTTTAATGAAACAAATTCTGGTTCCAGAAAAGTTATGCAGGGAATTCAGAAAGAGCAATCTATTCAATTATGTGAATCGGAAGTTCCGATTATTATGACAGGGTATGAGAACCAATTCGGTACCCTGTCATCTAATTTTATTACAGCAGACGCGAACTATACAGTTATTGATAAGATCCATAAGAATGGAAAGAAATACTGTATTCTATTACATGATATTGATAATAATATTCTTCACTCTATGATGAGAACAGAATACGAATATCATACAGAACTCTATGGGTTCAATATCAATAGTGAATTCTTAGATAACTCTAAACCAGGAGAGTTCATCGCTAAAGGAACTCCATTGGTTAAAAGTGCATCTTTTGATAAGTATAATAACAAGAAAGATGGAGTCAATCTAACCACCATTTATATGGCACTTGGACTGACTACAGAAGATCCTATTGTCTTATCACAAACAGCTGCTAAGAAATTTACAGCTCCCATATTCAATGAAGTGGAAATCATTATCAATGAAAATGATATTCCATTGAATCTATATGGGTCTGATGAATACTATAAAGCATTCCCAAATATTGGAGAATATATCAATAATAACATTCTCTGTGCTATTCGCAGAGAACGTAAAGACGATGAAGCTTTATATTCTCAGTCTAAAGACAGACTGAAAACGTTAATGGTATCCGACACTCCTTATATTTCGGAAGGAGAAGTTGTAGATATCGATATTTATTGTAATAATCCTGAAAAACTGCAGGATATGTATTACCAGCAGTTAAAGGAATATTATGATAAGAATATGGATTATTGTGTTAAGTTGTATACTACAGTAGACCGCTTTATGAAGAGTCATCCAAAGGTAACGATGTCGTATGACTTACAAAAAGAATATACCAAGTGTAAAGATACAGCTAACAATATTCCATATATCAAAGACAAAGTATTCAATAATGTCGTTATGAGAATTATCACTCGTTCAAATAAAGTTTTGAACGTAGGTGATAAGATCACAGATAGATATGGCGGCAAAGGTGTTGTCTCGGCTATTTTACCAGACAATCAAATGCCGCATTATCTGAGAAACGGGGAATATCATGCGGTAGATGCGATTTATAACAGTTCGACCATCATCAACCGTTTGAACCCTGGACAGTCTTTTGAGACAGAATTGACTTATATTGCGGCTAAGATCTTAGAGCATATCGGTCAACTGTTTTATACGGCTAAAGAGCAAGATAATAACTCTGGAATGGGATATACAGCAAATGTAGATGCATTGATTCCTATGATGGAAGAAACAGTCTACACTTATATCCATATTATTAATCCAGAAGAAGCCGATGATTGGAAAGACTTAATGAACAAATCAACTATGGAAGAAAGACGATTCTATATGGAATCGATGATTAACCAGGGTAGTATTAGTCTGGTTATCGTTCCTATGAAGAATATCATGACCATAGATCGATTGAAAGAAGTGTATGATGCTTTTCCATGGATCCAAGAAGAACATTTGTATGTGCCTCAAGTCGGATCTAATGGACAAGTTAGAATGGTCAAAAACAGAAGACCCATGATTGTAGGTAAGAAATATATCTACAAATTAAAACAGCTGGCTAAAGAACATTTCTCTGCTGTATCATTGGCATCTACCAATATACGAGGAGAGAATACAAAAACCAAAGCCAGCAAGATGCATATATCTCCTATTCCGAAGACTCCAGTACGAATAGGAAATATGGAAGCCAGCGAATTGATGCAGCTTCCAGAATGCCAATTTACAGTAGAAGCATTTATGATGCTGTCTACTTCTCCAACAGCCAGACGATTAATGGAACAACTATTAATAGGAGATCCATTTGATCGGAATATTGTATTGGATGAAAACGCAAAATCCAGGAATGTAGAGATTGCCAATGCCTATCTCAAATGTTTAGGATTGCGTTTAGTCTTTGAAAAAGAAGAAAAGCATACGCCCAGTGGGATTATGATTGATGCTATTCATAGATATGAATCTCCCACTGATAAAATAAAAACGGATGCGATTCGGCAGGTACCGTTTTATGTTACTTATAATGGCTATGTAGATGCTCTAAATGAACTTACAAAAAGATATTATAAGTATAATAAGACTAAGTCATCTGATGATCAAGCTAAAATTTTCGACAAGATGTTTGATTTAATGCAAAAAGCCAAAACAGATAAACAATTAATGACTCTTGTTAAGAATACAACAGATTTTAGAAAATTACAAACAGCTATGCTCGTCGATGCTGTACATAAATTCTAAGGAGAACAACTATGAGCAATTCAAAAGATGAGTTGCGAATTCATGAAATCCTGGTTAATCTTGAGGCTGGTAAGAATATTCTTACCAGCCCAGATATTGTCGCAATTAATCAGATATGTAGTGAATTCCTAAATGGAACAATGTATTCCAATGATTTAGAAACTATTAGAGAAATATTGGTGATATCCAATATTCTGTACAATAATACAGATATGGATATTCTACCATTAGAAGATGGAATCTATGATTTGGTGGTGGTCAAGTACAATAAGCTGACAGGAGGAAATGCGCCTGTTGGAGCGCCACCAACAAACAATTTGAAACTAAATACAAAAGATTTGCGAAATATTGCAGAGAACAACTCTATGGGAATTGATGCTATGATTACTATTCCCAAAGACAAACAGACATATGCAGCTAATATTTTATTTAATAAATATCCTGTACGAGAAGAAGATTTTATAGTAGATACTTCTGATCATACAGTAGCTAATAAACTGGTTAGAGATACCACACCATCTTATCCAGAATTAATTGGGACATTAGACAAGTGTAAGTTTGTCAGTATGTATGATGCTATTAATTCTGGAGTCAAAGAGGATGATGAATCGGTTATTGCATTTGATAGAGACTTCTTAACACCAACTTATCCATATGCAGAACAATCTGCTTATCAGAGAACAGGATTGGCTAAACCAGAAATGATTTTGGAATTAAAATATGATGGTGTATCTGTAGAAGCAGAAATACAAGGAGATACCATTGTATTTGCCAATAGTCGAGGGGATACGGCTAATCAGCAAGCTACTGATTATACGGGTATCTTTGGAGGCAAGAAGTTTATCAGAGCCAAAGGAATGGATCCTAATCTGAAATTTGGGATGAAGTTTGAGGCTATTATTACATATTCTAATTTGATGAAATTAGAGCAGATGTTTGGAATTAAGTATAAGAATCCTAGAGTGGCTGTATCTGGTTTATTAGCCAATGCCAATGCGACCATGTATAGAGATTTTATTACATTGGTTCCTATTAAAACATCTGGTATACAGTTTGAATCTGTTGCACAAGAAATAGACTGGATGAATCAATATTATTCGTCTGGTGTAGAAATGCGATATGTACTAATACGTGGAAATTATTATGAATTGGTGGATCAGATTAAGCAATTTACAGAAGAAGCAGAATATATGAGAACTTCTATGAACTTTGCTTATGATGGGGTAGTTGTCTCTTATACCGATCCTAATATGAAACAAATCTTAGGAAGAAAGAACAGCGTAGATAAATGGTCAATTGCCATTAAGTTTAATGCAAAAGCCAAGAATACTTATTTCATGAAGTATGAGTTCTCTGTAGGACAGGATGGACGAATCACTCCTATCGGATATTTTGCTCCTGTAGAGTTCTTTGGAACCACTCATGATAAGACTACTGTTCATTCCTATAAACGATTTATGGAATTAGGATTAAGAGAAGGATCAATCGTCAATATTAAGTATAATAACGATGTGATCTGTTATCTGACTAAACCAGATATCTCTTATAATGCAAGAATGGATAGAGAACAACCTCCTATTCCATTTCCAGAATATTGTCCATCTTGTGGGCAAGAAATCACGTTTTCAGAGTCTGGAGACAGTGCATGGTGTACTAACCCGTATTGTCCAGAAAAAGTGCTGGCACGTGTTTCGGGCATGCTCAAAAAGCTCGGAGTTAAGGACTTTGGGAGAGCGCAATTAACAAAATTACAAGTTACCAATTTAACAAGCTTCTTACATATACAAGAAAACAAAGCCATAGAACTGCTGGGAGAAGTCAATGGACGAAAGTTAATGTCCAGAATACAAGATCTCAAAACGAAATCTATCTATGATTATCAAATCGTAGGAGCTATTGGATTCAATGGAGTCTCCCAGTCCAGATGGGAAAAGATCTTACAACATATTCGTTTAGAAAGAATTGTAAAAGCCAATGCTAAAGATTTGTTTGATATGATCTATAATATTCCTGGAATGGGTAGAACTATAGCAGAATCTATTGTATATGAAAGGAGTACAATTATGAAAGAAGATATGGAAACGATCCTATCAATGCCCAATGTTATTCAGACATATGGACAGAAGCAGGCATTACCAGAAGTTCGTTTTAGTGGAGTCAGGGATAAGCAATTAGAGCAAGAGTTTAACTCTCATGGATTTAGTGCAGATGGAGATAAATCTGTAACTAAAAATACTATGTTCTTAATTGTTCCCTACGATGGGTTTACTTCTTCTAAAGTAGAAAAGGTAAATAAAATGATCATGCAGGGTAAGTCAAAATGTATGATCATGAATCCTCAGACAGCCTATGCTTACTTACAAAACTTGTCTGGAAATTGAAATCAAAAGTTACACAAACACAAATATAATTACATAATATATTAACGAGATGGGTAATTTGTACCCATCCGTTCAATATAGTTATTTATAGGAGGAATTGACATGAAATTTGAAGAAACCACACTGAACTCAATCTTAACAAAAGATTTGATTGATGATGGTATTAATTGGCCGGCAGGGTATACAACGTATATCTATAAGTTCTTATTCGAAGCCACTGCCGCTTATTTGGGAAAAGTCAAAGCTGAAGATGATGGGGTACCTCATGCTATTGTAATCCGCAACGGGGATTATATGAATTGCATTGGTGCCGCCGAAAAGAATAAAACAGCTCCTATTGTGTTTGCTGCTATTGTATCTAAGCAGAAGAATGATGACAGCGATTCCTATACATTGAAATATACATTTAATGAAAAAGATATTCCGGAAAATGCAAAAATTGCTGAGTTTAATGATCCTGTTGTGGTTCCGGATCTGGCAAGCACAGCATTTTACAAGTTCCGCATTCAGTTCCGTCCAGTAGAAAACGGAATTGACTATATGACTCATATCACATTAACAACTATCCGTTCTCTGAAGAAATGGTATAATGAGAATGTGAATATTGATCCTGTTTTGGAATTGAAAGATTATTTCAAGATGGAAGGTTCTGTTGAAAATGGAAAAGTTTCCATTAATGTAACTCCTTCTGAACTTCTGAAACAGCATATCAAAGATGATGAGTCTGTAGAAAAGAAAAAGAAAGACAAAGTTGCTTAATTATCCAACCTCCTAAGCATATATAAGATGGGAAGGAGGAGCATTACGCTCCTTCTTCTTTTTTAACCTAAAGGAGTCATGCAATGTACGTTGCAAAGAAAGTTGTCATTAATCGAAAGACAATGACGATCGTCACAGAAGACGAACTGCAAAGAATGTATGATAAAGATCAATTGATGGATGATATTTGCCTCGAAAAAGGAGACTATGTATATCCAATCTATAGTCGATATAGACCAGATGTACCATCCGCATTTGCAAATAAAGCAGCCATTATTTATACAGAACCAGCAACAGAAGAAGAGAAATCAGAATATTCTTCATCTAAGATTATAGATTTTAGTTCTAAGAATATCAAAAATTTTGCAGATCATATTAAAATGATTGATGCATTGAAATCGGAACAGAGTATTGGACTCAGTACACTGAATAATGCGTTAACATTACCATCGAATGAATATGACTTACCAGAACTTAAGATTGTAAAAGAGGCTATTAATGCAAAGCATATTGATGCCGATGCATATAAAGATAAATTTCCTTCTACGTCAGATTTCAATAATGATCTCAGATCATTAAAGAACCCAGCTACACATGCTATATCATTTCTTAAGATTAAGAGAGTTTTGAAATCTTTTGATATTGAAGCAGAATTGGTGATTAGAGATAAAGAAGGAGCTCTTAATCCGATGGGTAAAGAATTTAGAACAGTTCTGACAGAGGAGACCTAATATGGACCAGTATGAGTTTATCCATAAGTATATTGATAATCATATTGATAAATTCAATAGTGATCTGTTTCAACGTTCCGATGAAGCCATCATAGATCAGGTTGAAAAGATTATTATGTCTTGTCAGACCAATGGAATATTCAGTATTCAAGTCAAAGGGTTTACAGTTATCAATGACTATATCAAAATCCAAGAGACATTACGGAATTATTATGATGCTTCCAGACGCACCAGTCGTTCTACCAAAAGAGGGGAAGATGACAATCGATATAACTATATCGATTTGAAAGATTCTGATTTGAAACTCTTAGTAGTACATTATCATATCAAAGTCAAAGAGGAAGAAGCGGATTGTGATGTATTGATCGAAATACCCAGGATAGTTAATAAGTTCTATTTCTATATCAATGGAAATTATTACTCTCCTATGTATCAGATCGTCGATGCGTCTACATACAACAACATGTCTGCTAAAAATCAGAAGACCCATTCAGTAACGTTTAAGACCAACAAGAATCCAATACGAATCTATAAGCATGATTATCCGGTTTATGATACGAATGATGAATGCCACGTCTTAACTCAATATGACTGTAATGTATTTAGCAAAACAGTACCGACCATTATGTATCTCTTTGCTAAATATGGATTGACCAATGCATTAGATATATTACAGTTGTCTAGCTATATTTATATTGGATATGAAAATCTGGCTGATGAAAATCATTATTCTTTTAATAGCGCACAGATGAAATATTCTGGTAATAGAGAGAAAGATATCTATATTACGATTCCTAAGATCTTTATTGATCGAAATCCTGTAGTGCAACATATTTTGTATACGATATTAACATCGATTGATAATGATTGCATTGTACAAGATCTCTATACCAAAGCATTTTGGACAACAAAATTAGGAGGGCGTTTTAGTTCTGCTAATAAGTTGGAAAAAGGATATTCGGTATTGGAGTCTATGGAGGGAATTCTGGATATCAATATCCAAGAGCAACTTCATTTACCCTGGGAATACAAGAAAGATATCTATAGAGTTCTCTTATGGATGATATGTGAATATGGATTGCTTAGACTGAAAGATAACAAAGATATTTATACCAAGAAGCTCAGATGTGCAGAATATATTGCTGCCATCTATGGGAATAAATTATCGACCGGTATCTATCGGCTCTGTTCTATTGGAAAGAGAGTAGATATACGAGCTGTTAAGAAGGTTATCTATACTAAACCAGATTACATTATTTCAGAAGTATCCAAATCGCAATTGGTCAACTTCAGAAATATTGTCAATGATATGGACTCTGTACTAGCCACTAAGTTTACTTATAAGGGAATCAGTGGTATTGGAAATAACTCTAAGTCATTCCCTGAACAAATGAGACTGCTAAATATTTCAACAATGGGCATATTGGATCCAGATGCTTCCTCAGCGTCCGATCCAGGAGCCAGCGGTTCACTTGTACCGTTTGCACATATAAATAATAATGGATACTTTTCTGCAGCAGATGAACCTTTGACTTGGTATACAGAATTGGGTAAATTATCTGATGAATATACTAAGACCAGAGGATTAGTAGAAGCTATGGAATTCAAACGAAATGTATTAGGTAACGAAACATCGCAAGATGACATGGCTGTAGCTAAACAGTCTGAAAAGATGGTTGAAAATATTAATAAATCTCTCTCAGAGATTGTAGAGTCAAATGATCAAGTGTTAAAGAAACATGTTGATTCATTAACGGGTCGTTCATTGGAAGGAAGTGGACTTATTTACTATGAGTAAGAATAATATCTATTACAGAGTTTTTGTATTTTCTCAGACACAACAGGACAAGCTGATTGATTTGGAAAAATCAAGAGGCAATGTGGCTCCTGTATTTGGCAGGGTTACTGTTCGAGGATCTCAAAAGACATATACCGATATTTTAAGATCCAGAGAAGATATCAGATATCCAGATTCTAGAGTATTGATTGAGGGGGATATCAGAACCATCAAATATACCGAATCTACTATAGGGAAGTGATTGGTATGAAAGAGAAAGCGAAAAAGTTGGTTGATGCGGTCACATTCAACCAATTCGGAACTTGCCCCATCTGTAAGAAGCCGATGATGTTATTGAAGTCTGATTATAAGGCTTTTACATTATCGTCTTCTGGATGGATTACCAGTATGGTGGATCAAACGGTCGATTGGGAAGTGGTATGCCCCAATTGCCAACACCATCATACCATGAAAATTACCAAGAGAGGATTGACTCCTATTGAACTGGCAGAAGATAATGATGATCGGCTTCCTATATTGGAAGACAATCCAATTGGTGAAGTATTCATAGAGGAGAAATGACATGGAGTGTAAGCATTTATATGAAAAAGTAAAAGAGTCAAATTTTCTTGAAACATTGTTTTATCATTGGGATGAATGCAACTATCTTGCTGTCAAAGAATATGGTGAATTACCATTAGAAGACGGAGATCGTTTATACAAACGAACCAAATTGAATAAAATGATGACCAAGATCTTGAATGATTGTGGAAAATGGAGCATTGTTAAATGTCACACGCACCTCTATGGAGAGGATGAACACAAAGCTCAAGTTATTGGTGGTCGTAAATTTACAGCCAGATATAATTCTGGAGGAGAAGATAGACTTATCAATGCTCTTTGTCAATATCTGATTGCTTCTGGAGAATATCCGTGGGTAT